AAAAACCTGATTCGATTTATTTTTAACTTAGTGCGGAATTTTTCTTGCGTTTCAAAAAACGCTCCTCATCGTCTAGCTCGTTAGATTAAACCATAAACAAAACTAAATCGCACTCATATGAAATCCCTTAACCTCTGTCTCCACGCTGGCGGTTCCGAAGTTGCCTTCGCTGACCTGATGAACGTCCGCACGCCATCCGCAACCGATACTTGGCACCCTATCCCGCACCATGACCTTGTGAACCGTGTTCGCGTAGGTCTCAACAACGCAAACCTTGAAATCGTCAAGGAAACGCACGCTCTCGCGAAAGAGGGAAACCGTTATTTCGGCATCTTTCAAATCGCAAAGCAGGGAATGCAAGCAAGCGATTATTCGCTTGTGATGGGTTTGCGTAACTCACACGACAAAACTTTTCCCGCTGGCATTACTGCGGGTTCCGGCGTGTTCGTATGTGACAACCTCGCCTTTTCCGGGGAGGTCAAGCTTGCCCGCAAACACACTATCAACTTGAATCGCGACTTGCCCGGAAAAATCTCTGAGGGTATCGGTCGCTTGGGTCAACTATGGGTGAATAATGAACGTCGGTTTGACGCGTACAAAAACACGCGTCTTGACGATTCAAAAGACGTTCACGATTTGCTCATCCGGGCAATCGACTGCGAAGCTTGCACCGTAACGCAAGTGAAGCATATCCTTGACGAGTACCGCAAGCCATCGCATGAAGAGTTTCAAACGCCTAGCGTCTGGCGTTTGTTCAACGCCTTTACTGAAAAGTACAAAGGCAACCTCGAAGCCCTTGCCCCGCGTTCAATCAAACTCCACGGTTTGCTTGACGCTTACTGCGGGATTATCGACAAGGACGCAATCGCCCTAAACTAAGGGATGCAACGGGGGAGGGGTCAAAAGCCCCTCCCTTTTTTATTTAGCAAAAATTTCTCCAAAATAAAGTTTGACCTGCGAACGTTTGAGCCGTTTAGTGATGACATGAACAAAATCCTTTCCTTTGTTACTGATGACGGTTTCACGGTTCGCGGTGAACTTTACGTGTCAGCCGATGAAACGTGGTTTGCCTTTCACTCTGCGGAAATCGACGGTAACAAGTTTTCCACCTTAGAGGCAATGAACGCCTTTGAAGACGGTTACGCGTACGATGACGAAACCCTTTTGGAGTACGCTTTGACCGCTGGCAACGTTGACCGCGACGCACTCAACAAAGCGGCACGAATCGCCCGCAACTCTTTTCCCGCCTAACCATGAAACTCTTTCTCATAGTCGAAACCGAAAACGGCTTTGACGGCTACGCGTACGAAAACGACACTTTGCAGAGTCGGACAGAGTACAGTTCCGCCCTTGCATACCTCAGAGCGTCCGCAAACAAAGTCTTGAACGGCTACGCGGTCGCGTTAGAGTTCCGGTCCGGTCGCGTCGTCAACCTATCCCCGAAAGTCGTCTCCCATCCTTACCTTTTCGCCTGAGTTTATTTGACAAGTTTTTTACGCGGTTAGGTATTGACGAAAGCAAGCCGCGTGTCATTGTCTAGGGCGAAGGCTAGGGCATGGCGTCCTAGTGAGGGTGGTGAGGCTACACGGATGCAAAACCAATCTGTGCAGGGTGGGTGGCTCGCCTGACCGTTTGACCGGCCTTTCTACGCACTAGCAAGACAGAGGGGAGACGATGCGTCAAGACTATTTCGGAAAAGATTTCAGATTTATTTTCGTGCCAAGTGCAGAAAGAAAATGAGTTGGCATGAGAATTGTCCCGATTTTATTTCGGAAAAAGATTTGACGATTCAAGTTTGCGGGTCATTGTCCGTTTTATCCCTTATGAAAAACCAACTCCTCCGCCACACTCCAGAGCTTGCCCGCCTTGCCGATGAAATGGAAACCGCTAACAAAGCCGTTGCCGCTTTGACTAAGAAAATCGGAATTGCCGCTAACCGTTCCCCCGAGTACAAAAAAGCACGTGCCGCTTGGCGTGCTTACTGGGATGCAGTCGATGCAGACAACGCAAAAGCGAAAGTTTAACATAGTGCCCCGAAAGGGGCTTGCTTTTCTCCATTTCCCTTTTACTCTCCTAACTAATGAACGTCCTATTTACTCTCGTTTCTCGTAACACCAAAACCGGACCGATACCCGTTAGCACGTCGTCAAAGGCTACTTGCCCCGACTCATGCCCCCTTAAGGCGGGGGGCTGTTATGCCAAGCTAGGGCATATAAACATTCACTGGCAAAGGGTCACTAAAGGACTGTCTGGCATGTCTTGGGGTGAGTTCTGCAATGCTGTCAAGGGGCTATATGCGGGGCAACTATGGAGACACAACCAAGCGGGGGACTTGCCCGGGGAGAATCTAAGCATTGACCGCGAAGCATTGACCATGCTAGTGAGTGCGAACAAAGGACGCAAGGGCTTTACCTATACGCACAAACCCGTACTAAAGGGGCAAGCTAACGCTAACACGGTCAAGGCTAACGCTAAGGCTATAGCAGACGCAAACGCCAAGGGCTTTACCATTAACCTATCTGCGGACAACCTAAGCGAAGCGGATGCAATGCACGCCTTAAACATCGGTCCGGTCGTGTGCATCGTACCTAGTAGCCAAAACACCAATACAGTCACCCCAGAGGGACGCAAGGTCGTTATATGTCCCGCAACGCAACGGGATGGGGTTAGCTGTGCGTCTTGCAGACTATGCCAAAACGTCAAGCGTTCTGTTATCATAGGCTTTCCCGCTCATGGCATACAAAAGGGGCTCGTTAGTGCGATTTCTCAGGAAACCGCTTGACGCTTACTTGTCCTTTCTTTTAGCTCATTCACGTCAACCTAAACAAACAAAACAAATGAACACTGTTACCGTCTCCCTCCCCTCCCATCACGTCGCCCGCCTTGTCGCCGCTGTTGCCGCTATCAATGGCGTCAAGTTTGTGGGCGTTACCTATCGCAGCAAGTCAACGGGTGAACTCGCCCGGCATGTCCTCATTCTCGGGGCTTCATATAAGGAAGTCACCCGTAAGAGCATGGAGGAAATCACACGTAAGCTCCCTACCTTGTCGGGCATTGACTTGCAGGCCGCGAATGACCTGCTTGTCTCTTACTCTAAGAGCCTGCTTGCGATGGACACGGGGACGGAACACGAGGACTACACAAAGGCGGGTTTGTATGACCTTATCTGCCCCGGCCTAAAGGTCTCGCGTGCAGATAACTCGCTTGAACTGTGCGGCCTATCGCATAGCAAGACCGTTATAGAGCAAGGGACATATAAGCATGTCAACAGCAAGCCCCTTACCCTTGCAAAGCAGGCCATCGAAAAGGAACTGCCCCGGGGTAAGTTTCGCACGCTAGCCCTAGACGTAGGAGCATTAGAAAGCATTCGCATCGGTGGGGCTGAAATCGACGTGACATAACATAACACACAAGCCCATTGCATCGCCTCACCTCGCAAGGGTGGGGCTTATTCATGCCCTATTCCTGCCACCCCTCCCCACTTACCCCACCCCATCGAATCGCACGCCTACCCGTACCCCTTGCCCTCCCCATCAGGAACTAGAAAGCAGAGCAAGCCTAAAAGCGAACGCGAGACGCATCAACAGGGAAGGCGGGACATGTCAAGCCACCCCTCCCACTTTATGAAAGTTTAACAACTTTTTTACACGCGAGATAGGCCCCGGGGGCTAGTTTTCTATCTTTCAACCGCATCTCCGACAGCCGAACAATCACCTTTCTCAAAAAATCCCGCACCGTCTTTTATACCAGACGTTATCCCGTACAATGTCTGATATGTCGTACACTAAGCCTCGTACTTGTCCATTCTATGAGACATCCACCACTCCCCCTCCCCACTTTCCAAATTCGTACAGGGCTCATCGTACCAGTACGTAATGGCTTTCTCAAAAAATTGGGCGACCCTTTTTCTCCTGAATAGTGTTTCATATGCGGAACGCTACCCCGCTTAGTGTTGCATATACGAAGCACAACCTTATTCTGCACAGATATATTACTAGTGAGTTACTAGGGCATCAATGAGTTACAAATCATTCTGCACAGATATTTGTCGTAATACTTGGTTGTGCCCTATGCGATACGTAACACGTCATAAGTGATACTTTAATAGCTGTTACGCCCGATAATGTGTCATAAATGATACTTTAATAGTAGTTAGCTAACCGGACAAATATCCGCAAACACCAATGCATTGCTTCTTAACCACGCTTAAGACTCAGTACATTGCGTCTTAATGACCAAGTACGTAAACAAAAACCGCCCACCGGAACCTTTCCAGTGAGCGGCTTTGCAACACGCTTAACTCATAAACTAACTAACACTGTCCACACCCCTGTGAACTGATTATTATGTTAGTTCAGGCCGAGTTCTTCAAGTTTCTTTTGGACTGCATCGTTTAAGATGTTGTTAGCAATAACTTTCTTTACGTCCGCTAACGCCTGTTCAAGCCCGACATCAATAAACCTCTCGTCAAAGTCAATTTCGCCCGACTCTTCAGGCTTATCCGTGTTTTGGCCGAAGACAAAATAGTTTAGGTTATATTCGCCTACATAGTATCCGACTTTTACAGTGCGGCCCTGTACAAGAACTTTTTCTTCGATAGTTTTCTTCAAGCCCGCAAATCTTTCATCTACGGTGATGTCCGCAATGAATGTACGACGCTGCGTAATAGCAAGAGCCTTGGCTAATTTTTTGAGTTTCTTAAATAATGATAGTTGGTCAGACATAGTGGAAATTATACGCGACTGTAATGCGGCTTTCAATAAAAATAAATGCCAATCTTTGGTTCTAAGTGTAAAATGAGGTAATGAGGAAGGCGTCTTTCATTACTCTATCCATGTTTGCTTTTGCAATGCTATTTGCAAGCTGCAATCACATGCCTAGACCAGTCATTAAGATGAAGCCCTCACCATCCGAAGTTGCTCTTGCCGAATTGAATACAAAGCAAGCCGAGGATATGAAGAAGTTACAAATTCAGCTAATCGAGGCGGCTGACAAGTTCAAGCGTGAGTTTGACGCAAATGTTAGTCTCGCTGCCGCATCTGTGATGTCTGTTTACGACACGATGCTCGCAGACCCAACCAAAGACAAGTATGATGTCGCTGAGATGGCGGGTCTAGAAGTCGCAAAGAAAGCCCTTCCTGAACCTTCACTAGCGGATTACAGAAAAACGACCGAGACACAGCGTAAGCTTTTGTCTGAGTTAGCACAGGAGGTCGAAAATGGCAAAAAAGAAATTGAGGTCCAAAAGGCCCAAGCAGACGCATCCAAAATTGCTCAAGAAAAAGCTCTTGCTGAAAAGGCCGCTCTTGAAGCAAAAAAGATTGAAGATGAAAAGACGTTCCAAGCAGAAAAAGACTTGTTGAACGAAAAGATTAAGCAGGAAAAAGAGCAGTCTATTGCGGACGCTCAGGAAGCGGCCCGCCAAGAAAAGCTAAAAGGTCGCAAAGAACTAGAGAAGTATGTGGTAACAATTCTTATGATTGTCGGCGTCATTGCTGGCATCATCTCCTTTATTGTCAAAGGCCCTATGCAGATGTTCGCACCTGCACCAGCCGTTGCCTCTGCTGGAGCTATTGGATTGGCTATCGCCGTCAGCTTCTTACCAACGTGGGCCATCATTGGAGGACTTGCTATAGTCTTCGGCCTTATCATTACCGCTGTCATTATGGAATGGAAGCAAGAGAAGGATGGCAACGATGTTATGGTTGGAGCTATTCATGAAGAAAAGACCGAGAACCCCGAAAAATTTAAGACAGGCTTAGGAGCGAAACTTGACGATTGGAATAAAGATAAACCAAAAGTCAAGGCTCGCGTAACCAAAAAAGTAAAGGCCCTAAATCTTGAATAACCTCAATGGAACAAAAACCACAAAAAACTTTTACAATGAATATTGACAGACTAGTCTCTATCGGTGCTCTTATCCTATCTCTTGGAGCAGCCACGTTCGGCGTCCTCTCCAGACAAAATAACTTGGAATTTCTTACGAAAACCGAGTTCGCTGCGTTCCAAATTCAGAACGTGCAGAAGATGACATCATTGGAGTCTACAATCTCTTCAGGATTTATGGCCGTCAGCCAACAAATCTCCAGTCTCCAATTCGTTCCTACAAAAGAGTTTTTGGATTTCAAAGAAAAAGTTACAGAGTCTAACTACGAACTTAAGAAGAGCGTAGACTTTGTTAAGAAAGATATGGAGGTCTTAGAGAAGCAGGTGGACGGACTAGACCAATCTGTCTCAACGCAATCTGCACGTATCAATCTCCTTACAGACGCCGTAGTAAAAGGCGAAATCAAAAAGTAAGGTACACACAATAGTAGAAAATTGTAGTTCGATTGGTATAATAAGTTCTAAGTCGAACTTTTTATATCATATGTCTGCATTACTATTTTGCCCTAAATGTGGCACCAAAAACGAACCTATAAACGGTAAGTCAGCAAACTTCTGCGGGGGCTGTGGATATAATCTAAAGTCACTTGCCGCATTTGGTGGAGACCAGCCTGCACCGGCTAGACCCGCCGCATCTCGTGCTCCTAGAGCATCTACTGTTATGGATATTACAGTGGGCGAAGAAGAGCATGAAGATATTCCAGAGGCAGCAATCTCCGCAAATGACGTGGAGATTATTACGCCAAAGGCTAATGTACCTACTGTAGCTCAGGTATTAGGTACGGCAAGTGCAGGCTATGATAACGCCCGCCAACCTCTCGCCGCTCGTGCGAAGAAGAGGGCCAGTGGTAAGACTACCTTTGCCAAGTTCCAAGAGGAAGCCGGTAAGGGCGGCACCAAAGGCCAAGAAATCGGTTAATCTATAACTACATGTCTATCACTTTCGAAGAAAAGATAGAGTCTATCAATAACGAGCTTAGGAAAAGACGAGGAAAGTGGCAGCTAAAAGCACGACCTGATTTAGACTTTGGGGATGTCGAACAAATCATTCGAATCCATATTTACTCTAAATGGTCGCAGTGGGACCAAGCTCGCCCCTTAGAGCCGTGGCTTAATAGAACGATTACGAGGCAGATAAGCAATCTGTTACGTAATTTATATGGTGGATTCGCCCGCCCGTGCCTTAAGTGTGCGGCCAATCAAGGTAATGATTTATGTGCCATCTATCAAAAGCAATGTGCCGAGTGCCCGTTGTTTGCTAAATGGTCGAGAGGCAAAAAACAAGCTTACGATGTAAAGATTCCGCTTCCTCTAGAAACGCATACGCAAGAGGCCGAATCTATCTCTGGCGACTTCATTGACTATGAAGGTTCCGCCAAAGTGATTCATACTAAGATGCAGCTTAAACTTACCAAGGTGCAGTATAAGGTATACGAGATGCTGTTCGTGAACAATCTTTCTGAAGACGAAGTGGCCCGCCGTATGGGGTACAAAAAGAACGAAGACCTCAAACGCAAAGTAATCCGCTATAAACAGATTGAGAACTATAAGAAACGCTTTGTAGAATCGGCACGTGAAGTAATCGCAGAGGAGGGCTTAGTATAATGAGCGATAATCCATTTGATGATGAAGGTCCAGCATTCGGCCAAACACCTCCACCGCCCCCAGACACTTCTAGTAAAAAGAAGAGTACCAAGATTACTCTGACTGATGAACAGAAAAAGTTTATAGACGGTAACTGGGATAAGATGGACCTTATGGAAGTGGTCCGCCATATCTTCAAGAACGACAATCTAGATGGTCGTTCGAAGGAAGGTTCAGCAGTACGCGACTATATGCGTGAGAAGAATTTCACGTATAAGACTTCTGGTTACGAGAAAAAGGCCGATATTGAGCTTACTGAAGAGCATAAAGAGTTTGCCATTAAGTACGCCAAGGATATGAAGCCTTACGAGATTGCACGCGTGCTATTCAAAGACGATACGCTGCACCAATTCTCCAAGGAAGCCTTTGCGGTCCAGTTCTACATTAAGCAGACGAACCCTGCATTGCTACGTAAGGACGATGAAGCTACTGACGAGGATTACTCGCCGCCAAAAACATTCAAGGCTTGTTGGAGACGTATTTGTGAGGTGACTGCCCAGTTCATAGAGGAAGATAAGCTTAACGTCAAGACGCGTAAGTGTGTAGAGAAGGCGTTAGAATTTTTGCAGACGCCACGCTTTGTATTGACCGCGACAAACCTACGCAACGTCTCGGAAAGAAGCATTTTTGAGTCCGAGTATTTGCGTTCCGTTTGGGACAAACCTGACCTTACGGCAGACGAAATCAATCTATACATCTCACTTACCAACGAGTACGTCATCCAAGACAGAGTAAATAGAATTGTCGGCAAACTCAACTTTATTCTTGAGAATGTCACTTCCGACCCTGACGGCAAGGTCTCAATTTCTCTATCTGAAGCCATTAAAGGCAAGAGCGAAGAACTACATAGGTCTCTAAGCCGCCAGCAAGATTTCGTCAAAGACTTATCTGGTAAACGCTCTACGCGTATTGCCGCACAGACTGCTCGTGCTAAATCTCTAGTATCATTGGTCGAAGCTTTCCGTGACGAGACGGAGCGTAAGAACGCTATACGTCTTGCAGAACTTCGTAAGAAAGCCGTCGTAGACGAGATGACTCGCCTAGAAAACATGGACGATTGGGAATGCCGCGTCTTCGGTATCAGCAAAGAAGAAATCGAGGAATAACGATGAATAACAAAGAAGCATTTGAGGCGAGAGCTAAGGCACAGGACGAAGTTCTAGCGTACTGGAACGAACCAAAAAAGGAACAACAAAATATGATAAAGGCACTGGAAGATAATAGTGCGGTTTTTGCCGCGTCAATACATAGAATTTCGTCAGCTACAGGCCACACTTACAAAGAGGTGTCCGACGTAGCCAGCCTGTTCGCAAAACAAGGAATGAGTTTCCACAAGGTCTTGGAGCTTACTGAGTCCACATTACATTGTATAGCGGCAACCCCAACCCTTGCAAACATGGACCAAATCAAGAAAGACGTTGAGGCGTTCAACGCATTAAAGGAGCGGGCTAACGGAAATGTTTCCAAACCTGTCTTTAGAATGGGTCTTTCCTTCGGTCAATTACACAAACTACTCACCTGTAAGTAACATTCGCTATTCGCGAACAGCGTATCTCGCTTGTCACCAATGAATACTACGTGCAAAATTTGTGGAAAGGAGTTCTCTGAAAGGGGGCTGCACGGCCATATCATCAAAACGCATGAAAGGTCCGTGGAGTCTTACTATGAAGAGTTCTTTCCTCTTGCCGACAAGCTGACCGGCGAAAAAATACCATACACGGATTATTACTCTTATTTTGACAGTGATTTTGTGTCTAGGGAAAATATGATTGGCTGGTTGAAGTCCGCCGAAGTTGAAGAGGTCAAGAAGCTTCTTCTAAAGTATCTCAAGGCACGCATCACTGAAAAAGACCTTAAGTTTGCACCTTCTTTTGTAGAGTTAGATACGTTACCTAACATGCCTCCGTACAGGGCATACGCACATTTTTTTGGGAGCTATTCGAACGCATGTAAAGAGTTGGGGGTAGAACCTCTCTTGTACGACCGAAAAAGTGTGGACGAAATCAAACCAGCAAAAGTCCAAATACTGATAGATACCAGAGAGCAACAACCATTGGAGTTTCCGAACTCCAAGGAGCATAAGCTTGCTATTGGCGACTACACACTAGGCGGCAACAGCTATAACTATACATACGTTGATAGAAAAGCTGAAGGCGATTTCAAATCCACGGTCACCATGAATCAAGAACGCTTCGTGCGAGAAATTCAGAAGGCCGTAGACTTAGACAGTTATCTGTACGTAGTTGTAGAAAGTTCTACAGTTCTAATTGAAGAGAACAACGCATTGGGAGCACACAAGTCTAATATGAAGTATGTCTGGGCTAGTATGCGTCGCATTCAGCACATGTTCCCTCGTAAGATTCAATTTGTATTTTCAGGTAGTAGAGAGAACAGCCAGCGTATCATACCATATCTATTAAGGTACGGAGAGAAACTATGGGATACTGACGTTCAGTACCTACTAAACATAAAGGGAATTGTCTAATGGCATGGATTACGGGAGAGCAACCAGTTAGTCGAAACAAGGTTCAAAAAGTTCATGAAGAGCTTGCAAAGATTCAAGGATATCTTGATGAAAAGCAGGCGAGCACTGAGCTTGTCCGCTTCCTTCGTTCTAACATAGGTTTCACGGCCAAATTGATTGCGGGCGTGGACTTGTTCCCGTTTCAAGAGATTGCTATTAAGACGATGTTCAAGCGTGACTACGTGCTTGGCATCTGGTCCCGTGGTCTTTCCAAGTCTTACTCCACAGCTATCTTTGCGTTCCTATACGCAATATTCCAGCCTGAAGCTAAACTCGCAATTCTATCTAGGTCTTTCCGTCAGTCCCGAGAAATTTTCAAGCGTATTGAGGAAATAGCTAGCAAGCCGGAGGGTCAGCTTCTTGCTGAATGCTTTAACGGTACGGTCAAGCATATGAATGACGAATGGAGCATGAGAATTGGCTCCTCCGAAATCAAGGCTTTGCCTTTGGGTGACGGTGAAAAACTTCGTGGTTTCCGTTTCAACTGTCTGATTGTTGATGAGCTTCTTCTTATGCCCGAGAAGGTGTTGAACGAAGTCATCCTTCCTTTCTTATCCGTTAACGCGAACCCAAAGAAGAGACAGGATACTTACGATACCGAAACTGAATTCATCAAGCAAGGTTTGATGACTGAAGAGGAGAGGACTAAGTTCCCGAACCCTAAGATGATTGGTCTATCGTCCGCATCTTACAAGTTTGAGCACTTGTACAAAATCTACGAAGAGTATGTGAGTAAAATTACGACTGGCGTAGAGAAGGATAAGGATGGAAACATCGTACCTATTAAAGGTAGCTACGCGGTCCTACAATTCGCATACTCTGTTGCCCCTACACAACTTTATTCTGAATCACTTATTAGCAAGGCGAAGTCCGAAATGAGTCCCGCTCAGTTCAAGCGTGAATTCGGAGCCGAGTTCACAGACGACTCCAAAGGCTTCTTCAGTGCGAAGGCGATGGAAGATTGTACGGTTAAGTTTAACGAGTCTCCTCTTGCGGAAATTAAAGGTAATCCAAATCACAAGTATGTTTTGGCGGTAGACCCTTCTTGGGCCGAAAACGAAGGCTCCGACTTCTTCGCTATGCTTATGTTCAAGCTTATGCCAGACGGCAAGTACATGCAGGTGCATTCTTACGCTGTCGCTGGTGGCAAGTTAAAAGACCATATCAACTACTTCCACTATCTCCTTACTCACTTCAACGTCCAATTCATTATGATGGACAATGCTGGCGGTGTCCAATTCCTCAATTCGGTAAACGAAAGTAAGAAGTTCAAAGACGCGAAAATTCATCTTGGGGAAATCAAAGAAATCGACTTCGAAGACGTGAACGACTATCAGGGTCAATTAAGAAAGGCCCGCATGGCTTACAATATTGAGACGAGAAATATCGTCTACATGCAAACCTTTAATAGTAGCTGGATTCTTCGTGCGAACCATCTTCTTCAGGCCAATATCAACAATCGTAAAATTATCTTCGCTGGCGACCCACAAGGTATTGAAGAAGAATATAACAGAATGCGTGGAACCGTCATTCCAATCCATGAACTTAAAATTGTCGGTCAAATCGACGCGGACCCGGTTGAGGGAGACTACAATGTGGACTTGGGTCTTGATTCTGGTCTAAGCGATAACAAACAATATGATGCAAAAATGATTGATATCATTGAGCGTCAAGAGTTTCTGATTCGATTAACAAAGACTCAGTGTGCTCTTATTGAGCCAAGGTCTACGGACGGCGGTCATATGTCATTCTCACTTCCTAACAATTTGAAGAATCAGAAGGGTGCCAATAAGGCCAGAAAAGACTTATACACAGCACTTTTGATTGGAAGTTGGGCAGTCCGCTGCTATAATGACATACTTACCCTACCCGAAGAAAAACCAAATGACTTTATGCCGTTTCGCATCAGATAAGTGTAAAGTCATAAGTTAACAATTTCTAACTTTCACTAATGGCAGACAAACAAAAACGCTCATACACCTTCAGAAACCAAGCTTATTGGGACAGTTTGAAGGCCCCAAAATCACAGCCGCAGCCTAATCTTATCAAGACTGAGGTTCGTGATGCGAATTGGGCTCCGTTAGGTACTGCCTCTGTATCTACCGCGTCCACCTACACACCCGGGGCTAAAGGTCGTGGAGCAACAACAACTCGTAAGAACTATGTTTCTACGAATGAGCTTGAAGACAGGTATGCGTGCCTAAACGCAATGTCTCTTCCGTATTTTGAAGAGGGTGGGAGAATCAGCATTAGTGATACGATTTACTTGTGCCAAAAAGTTTACGCCAATATTGGTATCTTCCGCAATACGGTCGATATCATGACCGAGTTCGGTGCTTCTCCAATTTACTTGGAAGGCGGCAACGAGGCGAGCAAGACGTTTGTTGAAAATTGGCTCAAGAAGATTAACGAGCCGAAGCTTACAGAAGAAATCACCAGAGAGTGGTATCTCACAGGTAATGTATTCGTATTTCGCTTTGACGGTATTTGGAGCGACGAAGATTTCAAAGAATTGAAGAAGGTATATGCAGCAAAGTCTAATAAGCTTCCTGCCCGCTATACAGTCTTGAATTCTGCTCACATCGTAGTTTTCCCAGCGGCATCTTTCGACCACAACCCTTATAGGAAAGTTCTTAGCCCTTACGAAATTGAGAAGCTTAGAATCAGAGAGACGGACGAAGACAAAGCGATTTGGAAAGCTCTTCCTGAAGACGTTAAGAAGCAAATTGAGAATAAACAGTACGGCTCTGATGGTATTTGGATGCCAATCCCATCTGACAAACTTACAGCCCTATTCTACAAGAAGCAACCTTACCAAGCGTTCGCTACTCCATTCGGCTACCCTGTATTCAAAGACTTGAATCACAAGGAAGAACTCAAGAAGATTGACCAAGCCATTTCTCGTACAATTGAGAACGTGACTCTTCTTATCACGATGGGTGAAAAGAAAGACCCGTTGACGGGTTATGGCGGCATGAACCCAACGGCGATGGAAAAGATGCAGGAGCTTGTGGCTAATCAAAGCGTTAGCCGTGTCATCGTATCTGACTACACAACAGAGATGGAATTTGTCATCCCTCAGATTGGCGACATTCTAAATCCACAGAAGTACGAAATCGTCAATCAGGATATTAAGGAAGGTTTGTTGAACGTTCTTTCTGGTGACGACAAGTTCGCCAATGCAGTGATGAAAACCAAGATTTTCTTGGAAAGACTTAAGGAAGGTCAGAAGACTTACCTTAATCAATTCTTGCAGCCTGAAATCAACAAGGTCTGTAAAATCATGGGCTTTAAGAAAGTCCCTACGGCGAAGTTCCAAGAGATTGACCTTAGAGACGAAGTACAATTCGCGAAGTTATTTACCCGTCTTATGGAAATCGGTATCCTTACTCCAAAGCAAGGTAAGAGAGCATTGGAGACGGGCATCCTTCCTGAAGAGTCAGAGATGGACGCAGCTCAAGCAGAGTACGTAGAGCAGCGTAAGAAGGGCATGTGGAACCCTCTTCTTGGTGGCGTACCTATGGCTATTTCTCCTGATGCGGAAGCTAACAGAAAACTTAACAAAGAGCTTGGGGACCAGAAGATGGCTCAACAGGCCGCTAAGACAGGTGGAGCCTCCAATCCAAACGCAACTAATAATGGTCGTCCAGCAGGTACAACCGCTCCTCAATCTACAAAAGAGACCGCTCCAGTAGGAACATCTACGGCCAAACTATTTACGGTGGGCGGACTTAGAAATACGATGCAGTGCGTATCTGACTTGATGAATTCGGCAGAAGCAGAAGTCAAGTCTAAGTATAACATCGCAAGTCTTAACGAGGCTCAAAAAGATATGGTCTTCAAGCTTAGTCGTGCAGTTATCAGCACGACAAAGAAAGAAGATTGGCCTTCACAGCTTGCCGCTGTTCTAAAGGAACCGGAAAAACACCTAGCTTCATTCACGAGAAACGAAATTTCTCAGGCTGTGGAAGAACTTGCGGCAGAGCATCAAGTTGATACGTTCTCCGCTTCACTTCTTTATCACAGCAAATGTCCAAAACAGTAAGATATGATACGCTGGCCGTCTTTGTAGGCCCTACAAAGGTTCAAGGCAGCTACACTAGTGGTGAAATCACTCAGCTCCATAGAATTCAGAGTTCTGAATATGGAATTGAAATTCAACGCGAAAATGTACAGGGGCTTGGTACGGCCAATGTTTTAGACGGAGTTTTGCAGAGTCCTTTCGTGAATTTGAACTTCGAGTATCTTGTCACGGACGGTGCGAACGAAAAAGCTTTGGGGCTGGTTGTTGACGGCTCTCACGGAGCGTTAATCAATGTTGAAAGTGGTCAGAATGACTATTTCATGCTTATCGACAAGACGCCAAAAATGGTTCTTGCGGTTGGTAACGGCATGTTAGAGAGATATGCGGTTAATGGAAGGGTCGGTGGCTTTTTACAGGCTACCGCAGGCGTACGAGCTTTCAATATCAAGTTAGACGAAGGTACTTCAGGCAACCCTACGCCAAGAGTTGATTTGTATGGTAATACGAACGGCTCAACAAGCTATCATCTTCCTGATGTAACGGATGGAATCTCTAACAGGGAAGACGGTTACATAGAAAGCAATATCTACATCGGTCCTAAAGACATACAAGTCGCCTTCACAAATGGTTCTGCTTTTGGCATGATTCTTAGTGGCCAAGGAGCGTCTTACCTTCAAAGTTTCGATTTAGCTATTAATCTAGAGAGAAGCGAAGTCGCAAGACTTGGGGAAAAATATCCGTTCTCAAGATGCCTTAAGCTTCCTGTAGACATCTCTCTTAGGACTGAATTTGTGTTAAGTAATTTTACAGCGGACCAAATTCAAAACTATCTCTGCCAAAATACTTACGATATTGACATTGATATCAAAGACAGCAAATGCACCCAAATTGGTGAAGACTGGGATACCGTAAACAACATCTCTAAACTCAAATATACATTTCGTGGTTTGAAGTTTAAGGGAATGTCTACTTCTGACTCTATCAATAATAGAAAAACCGTAGATATTGAGTGGGGAGTTCAGGTAGGTAATCTACTCGACCTTCAGAAAAATCTTTTCATTAGTGGAAATTTTGGTCGATACGTTTTTCCTCCAGAAGCGTGGAGATACGTATCTGGCGAACAAGGTATTACTGGCTACGGAGTTCGTCCATTGGTTAAAGAGATTACTTACAAACGTGTAAAGGCGGACGCAGCTTTCCCAGACTTCTATTTAGATTTCTCTGGAGAATTCGATATCAGAGCCTCAGATATAGACTACGCTTCTCTACAATACAGAGGTACGACAGGCATCTGGGATATTTCTGGTGATTTTGGAGAAGGTTTGACGAAGGAAAGTTTCGTATGGAACTCAGACTCTTTTTCTACTAGCTACGAAGGGCTTCCACGCTCTGGATTTGCTGAAAAGTTTTCTAATCTAAAAGCGGCATACTATATTGGCTTCCCTGAGCATCAAGACGCTCATTCTGGAATAAACTACTTCTTCACAAAAGGAGTTGGTTTGAACTACGAGCCAATGACGTACACAATCTCTAACATTCCTTCTTACGCTCGTGCGTTTGTGACTTCTGGAAAAGCGTACATGGACGCATACGAACCATACTACTTCAATATTCTGAATATTGCCGTCACGGACCCACTCTTCCCTACGGGACAATCTTTCACGTTTGACGTTATTGCGGCCACCCCAAAAATTAAAAGAGTCTACACTATTTCTGCGACGACTCCTTATAGTCACCATATCAATTTACCAAGGGCTTACTCAGGAGGTTCGAATATCTGGATTGAGGGTTACGACCCAATCAATTTCTCTACTTCAGGCTCTACGATTACTTCTTTGGTAGAAAACTCTTTTAAGCGTAGAGGTTACAATGCTATAGGTGCCCCTCAGTACAACTTCCAAGGTCTAAACGGAAGCTCATTTTTGGAGTTCGGTACATCAGATTATGTTCAGTACACTGGCCTTACTAGAGAAGACCATACCCGCTTTACCTACTTTGTACTCACAAGTGGAACCGCTTCGTCTGACGCCAACGCATCTATTCTACATTTTCACAACAACCGTGTAACCAACACGGGCTTGGGAACTACAGGATTTTCTGGTCATTTTGGCATTTATAGAGATGGAAGTTCTGAAAACATGGCGATGTATTCTTCTAGCCTTACGTCAGGTAACAAGTTCGTCATTCCGTCTGGATTTCAGTATGATACATGGACAATCAATACTTTTTATTTCGACGGCTCAGTAATTAGAGGTAGAAGAAATGGAACCCAAGTTCCTATCAGCGGAACATCTTCTCAAGCTGGAAATAATTTCTACACTCATTTGACCGTGGGCTCAGGATTTAATGGAGGCATCGCAGAAATCATTGGCTTTCCTTATCAAATGACGAGCGAAGATATGAGTAATATCGAAGATTACCTTAGATTTAAGTGGGGTGTTTAATGGATGATTTCGGCAAATATATCGACAAGCATCCTCTTAGGTACTACTCTCTAGGGCCGAGCGGAGTTGGGGTCAAGTCTCCTCAGCCTTTCACTACGGAGTGGGTGGGTTGGTTTGAGCCCGGCTCTGGCTTCAGATACCTAGAGACGACTAGATACAACTTGGCGACAGGTTACTTCAGTCCTTACGCGGGTCGCCAATCATCTCAGACATTCTCATTTACTTTCGATTCTGGAAATGCCATGTATTTCGCTCTTGGCGATGCGGGTCAAATCTTTATAAGAAGCGTTTCAGGTGCGTCTACAGTAGACTACAACTTCTCGGGTTATAACCCAATGATGTTCAATAATAGCGTTCTTACTAGGGGAGCGAATCAGACGAACTGCTTCTACACGAAAACGTATAACGAAATTTACTGCAAAACTCAAGCGGACAATTTTGCGACGGAAAGGCTTGTATTCTCTGGCACCTCAGACATTAAGTGGTTTACCCAAGTCGCGAATACCAAACCGTATACATACAGATATCAAATTTTTGGAATGACTAATGGTGGAGATGGCAAGAGCTGGATGTCTAGCAAACATCCTAGCATTTCTACCGGAGAAAATGAAAACTTTGAGTCTTTGCCTACTGGTGCAACTTTCGCCATCCCGTCTCTGGCGGCAGAAGTCTATGCTCCAAGCGGCAGATTTTTCCTCGCGGGCATCGCTACAGAAGGATGGTTTGCAAACAACAACTTCGAAAACTATCAAATAAGCGGGAGACTAATAAACCCTTCTCCTTTACTTTCGGACGATTTCCAAAGATATGAAGTTGCAGAAATCGGAACTTTTGATACAATATCAGGTATGCGTGGAGGAAGAACACATAGTTACCTACAATACCAAAACGACAACTTTGAAAGTTATGCGGTGGGTCCACTATTCCTTTATTTAGTGGGTGCGGACGTTTACAGAGGATACTTTATTTATGGCTAACATCATCAACAGAACAAACGGCGACAAAACATTAGTGCTTGGACAAAGAGAGGGTCTTGTTTATCCATTACCTTTTGAAGACTGGAACTCTATTAAAATTGGGGCGTTTGTCTCTGTGTGCCCAACTACGGGGTTCGATAATAATTTTGGTGGAGACCAAGTGGCCGAGAGTCAACAGCTTAATATCAACGGAAGTTCTGACAGATTTTGGTTTGGTTTGAAAGGTAATAATAATTCTTTACCCGGAGACAATGGAGAGCCTTTTGTTGGATTTACGGCTATTAGCGGGGCAGTATCAATGGATTTTGACGTTGGCAATATAAATAGTGCGATTATAGGAACGAACGGAACCAATAGAGATATAAGACTCTCCATCTTATTACCTAATGGCTATCATCCCGCCTCCTCATCACCAACGCTTCCTAATTTGTTTTTACAAAACCAAGCGTCTGTATCTGCCTCTACTAATTATTGCACGTTTTTTGGTATTCGAGCGACTTTTGTTGATAAAGGAACCGCAACACAAAAACTTACGATTTCTATGGCGGCAAATTCAAACGGAAGTTACAAAAGCGACACAAGTGACCAAGCTCTAAGAGACCATATTTCAGACAATTACCTTCTAAATACAGTGACTCTGGACTATCAAGTTGGTGGCGTTCCACTTCCTCCTCCAATGGCTATTTTCGTTTATTGTCCCGCAACTATCTTTCAATTCAGAATCCATAACATTGGAGTCTTGAAGTCCGCTTAATGCTTGATTTTACCCGATACTTTGACAAGAAATCTACGTCATCTTACGCAGTTGGGCCTAGCGGTCTAGGCGTGATACAGACGGGTTTTGGAGTATTGTGGAGAGGTTGGCATAAAGAAGATTTAGGAATTTATGTGGAAAAGTTTGATTTGTACAATCCGCAAAGCGTGGGATTATACATTTCTGGCTCTAGTGAAATTTTGACAACAGAGTCTTTGTCTTTTGCATGGGATGCGAACTCTCGCGTGTGGGCGGGTACGCACGTAGGTGGGACTAGCACAGTCTACGCCTTTTCAGGAGAGAGTTATACGGGTTATACATTCCCGGGCATCTTTCCTCAAGTGTTCTTCAACTCTTGTTATGTAAGCGGCACAGATAGAAGAATAGAGTGTTACTATTTGAAGCCGGGTCAAGATAAGATTTATCTCCGCACCGAAGATGACATGACTAACGAAATAGTTTTTCATAGCGACTTGGCACACACTCCCGTTCGGCTTAATCAGGTAATTGCAACAGACTTCGACACGAGGCGAGTTTCTATTTTTGGTAGGTATGATAATGGACACCATTTCCGAATGATTTCGGACATCTATAACGGGCAAACCGACCACTGTTCTAACTTCGAAAATATACCTTCAGGAGAAGTGAAAGGCTTCGTAAACAATAATCTCAAGAGCATTTACCTTTTGTATAGGGATGTCATGTGGAGTCAAGACTTCAAGACCTTCGAATCAGGTAATTATGGCGGCTTGACCGTAAATAAACTTCCTAATATGGTCTATGATGATTTTCATCTTTATACGTCTGGTCAAATCTCTGAATTGAATTTGGGTTATGGATTTTACCAAGGATTATTTGTTGATAAAAGTGATGCGTAACCCTAAGATGATGTATGGCAGTAATCTATCCTAAACTCACGGCCTATGGCACAAAGAATACCTTGGTATTGAACCCACGAGAGGCTTTGGTGTACCCGTTTGATATTGGCGACGACTGGACAAGAATTCGCTATGGATTTGTTTTGTCTGCGACGCAAACTGGTGCAGTCGATTATAATGGAGATATGGGAGGTGATGCTGGACCGTATTCCGTTGCGGTTGAAGACGCTTATTCGAAATACTACTTAGGCTTAAAGCGTCAAGGTACAGGATTCGCAACCACAGACGGGGATTTTTTTGTTGGTTGGAGCAGTTCTCCTGACTCGCCAAATACTTGGATGTTAAATGGGACGCATTGGAATAGAGCGTCTTTTGGGGTCTCGTATAAAAACGGAGTATTCTCTGGCCTGTCTACCTACAGCTCCTCGTTTACAGTGGGAAACAACATTAATCCTACTGGTCAGTCGTCCTTTGCACAATTTTTTAGTTTTGAAATTACAATAAATGATAGAGGTCTTCCTACGCAGTCTCTAACTTTTAGAGGAGGAAACGCAAATGGAGATATGGGTACGCTGACAGATACTTCCAAAGAGAATCTGTTCAATAAAATGCTTACTGTTTCGTACGTAGGCAACGCAACTCAAACAGGCACCGTAGATTTTCATACCTCAAACATTCCATACGAACTTCCTAACGCATTCTTCTTTTACACTCCTCAACCAAACGCTCAACTAAAAATCCACAACCTAGTTGTGGTAAAAATGAACTAATTCCCTAAGTTCTTCAATCAGTGTAACAATCTCAATAGAGGTATCCTATGAAACTACAATACAAATCCAAGTTTGAAAAGTTTGCAAAAGATTTTGCGACTCACATCAAAGCTGAAAGACAGCTTGACTCCACTATTACGGAACAAGATGGCGTATACACAGTTGAGTATTCCATCGCGGACTACTGCGGAGAGAAATCAGAGAGTGGCGACAAACCGTGTAATCCGACCTTTGACGACCTTTCTAGATGGGCACGTTATATTTTCGACGAAATTCAATACCAATCTAATTGGTTTGCCGCAAGAATTTCTTACGTTGAAAATGAATTCTACAGACATATCTCAAGTGGTCACTTACCTCCAATCGAAGGTCCAGAGAAAATGCAGAAGGCTATCGACGCTCTTGGTATTGGCGGGGATTACAAGGTAGAAAAGAGAACAGTTTACGCATCCACAATCGAAGTTGATTTTCCTGACACTAAGAAATAATGTCTAAAGTCTTCCCATATAAAGCACGCTTCGGAGGAGGCGTGGTTAAAGCTTCTGTCGATGAAAGCATAGATAAATATCTAAGTAAGGCTTCGCTTGAAGATTTGAAGAAGCTCGACATTAACTCTATCGTCAACTTGGAAGACAATGTTGACCTTATTGGAACCGTATTCAATGCTGCGGTAATCAACCGCCTAAACAAGAACGATGACGGTATTTCTACGGAAACCGCATTGGCAATCAAAGATTTGTTCGCTCATAAGCCTCATAATCTTGAGCACAAGAGCCAACGCATCGTAGGTCATATTGTAAAAGCTGGTTGGAGCACTTATGGCGGAAATCAAATGATTTCTGACGAAGAGGCGGCAAAGCTTACGGAGCCGTTTAACTTGGTTCTTGGTGGCGTAGTTTATAGAACCATCGACGAAAAGTTTGCAGACCTTTTAATTGAAGCGTCCGACGAGTCTAGCGACAAATACATGATTATCGCTACGAGTTGGGAGATTGCTTTTACGAAGTATAATTTGGTCCTTGGCAGTAAGAATGTCAATGAGGCAGAAATCGTTTCCGACCCTGATAAAATCGAAGAACTCAAGCAACACTTGAGATGCAATGGTGGAACAGGCAAGCTACCTGACGGTAGATACATTGGAAGATTAATCGTGGGTGGAGTTGGAGATGTTTTGCCTATAGGCGTCGCATTTACAACAAGACCCGCTGCGGACGTTGAAGGCGTTTTATCATTTGATTGGAGTCAGGTAGAAGAGTCTGTAGCGAAAGCAGAAGATGATGACACTGATGAAGATGAAGAGGATGAAGACGACGAAGAAACTCCAGAAAACAAAGACAAAAAGAACGATAAAAACACTGAAGAAGACGAAGAAGACGACGAAGAAAAAGACGATAAAGAAAAAGACGAAAGTCTCTCTTCTACACAAAAAAGTGAAAATAATAGTTCCCAAATAATAGAATCAGTTGTAAAGAACAATAATCAAGAAAATATTGCTATGAAATTCAAAAACATTCAAGAATTGGTTGCCGCAGTCGCTTCTAAAACAAGCGTAAGTGAGGCATCCGTCTCCGAGTTCATCCAAGAACAAATCGAGCTTAAGAGCAAAGAGTTTGAGACGAAGGCGAACGAGAAAGAGACAGCACTTAAGACAGCTTCCGAGAAAGCTGCACAGCTTGAAGCTGACCTTGCTACAGCAAACGCAAAGATTGCCGAAGTACAAGCATCTCTTCAAAAGCTTGAGTCCGAAGCTTCCGCAAAAGCAAAGCAAGAATCTTTCCAGACAAGAATGTCTGCACTAGCTAACGAATTTGAACTTTCTGATAAAGAGTCCGCTCTTATCACAAAAGAAATCGTAGGTCTTGACGACACGGCATATGCTTCTTGGTACGAGAAGTTCTCTGTCCTTGCTGACAGCAAGAAGAAGACAGTTATCGCTGCTGCAAAAGAAGCTTTTGATACAAAAGTTAAGGAAGAGGCTATCAAGCTTTCTGAGGCATCTAAGTCCACAGCTTCCGTAACACCAGCCCCAACCGCTGAGACTGCTGCGGCAGCTCTTGAGAAGGTCACAGAGGCTCCAAAACAATCCATCGCAAACGTTACTACTCCTGAGACAAAGACAGATTTCAGAAAAGAGTGGGCTGACGCTTTCGGTGGCACAAACCTTATCGTAACTAAATAACCAATCTAATCTTTACTATTTAATTAGGAGAACTATAATATGAAACTACTTCCATTCAGAAGCTTCAGCGAGCAAGACATTAACCAACAGTTCGCACTTTCCGGTACGGGCGAAGCGGGCACATTCGTTGCCATTTCCGCAGGTAACATGGACGACCAGCACAACTGGGACTTCACTAACTCTCCGGGTGCTCAATTCGAGAGAATTTCCTCTTTCACATATGATGTTAAGACAAAGGTCCGTCCTGTCGCATCTGGTGACACAAAGTTCAACGTTCTTGGCGTTACATTGTTCAACGTCGCAATCTGGGACGAGAACGGTGAGAAATACCAATACTACAAGCAGAAGGCAACGGAGAACAACGTTATCCTTTCTGGTAAAGCAATGCCAGTTCTTACAAAGGGTCTTGTTACTCTTGGTTCCGGTGCATACAACGGTACACCAGCAATCGGTAGCGTAATCATCGCTTCCAACACAGTTGCGGGTGCAGTTGACGTTCTTGCAGTAGGTTCCGTATCCAACAAGGACCAAATCCTTGGTAAGGTCATCGGTACAGGTGCAAAGCATGGCGGTTACGCTATGGTGTACCTTAATGCAGGCGTCTAATCTCACTTCGAACTTTATAAACCCAATCTAATCTAGGAGATATTTTACAATGAGAATTAACATCAAACCAACAGACAAGAACGTCGCTCTATTGAAGCAACTTGCGTCCAAGGACGTAGTTCTTGCTTCTCAAGCACACGTAGCACTTGCTGAGTTTATCGGACCAGTCCTTCAGGAAGTCATTAATACGGCTCCAACATTGTCTTCATTGTTCAGCACAATGACATTCAATGAGAATGACAGCCCATCCATCCCACTTGACCTATACACGAACGTTACCGAAGAGGATTATCTTCGCGTTTGGTCTCAGTCTGAGCCGGGCGGTCTTCCATTCAACATGCCAACGCCTCCAACTCGCGAGTTGAAGTTCTCCACCTACCGCCTTGACTCTGCTGTCGCCTTCCACAAGAAGTTCGCACAACAGTCCCGTCTTGACGTAGTTGGTAAGACAATGGAGCGTCTTGCACAGGAAGTCATGCTTAAGCAGGAGCGTAACTCCGCAGCTATCTTGCTTCGTGCTCTTGCACAGGCAACGACAAACATCAAGGGCGTCGCAACCTCCCACATCATCCGTTCCCAAACGGCTGACAGCTTCATCCTTCACGACTTCAACAGATTGTTCACCCTTATCAAGAGAATCTATTCTTCTTGGAACGGTGGCACACCTGACTCCACGCGTGCTCGTGGCTTGACAGACCTTATCGTCTCTCCAGAAATCGTACAAGAGCTTCGTTCTCTTGCTTACAACCCAATCAACACAAAAGCCGGTGTCGTAACTGGTGGTGCTGGTGTAACAGCAATTGCTCTTCCAGACGCACAACGTCAGGAAATCTACAATAACGCTGGTATCCCAGAGTTCTATGGTGTCTCTATCAGAGAAATCAACGAACTTGGTATCGGTTACAAGTACAACGACTTGTTCGACTTCTTCGCAGGTTCTACACAATATCCGGGTCACGGTGGCGGTTCCGCTGCTGTATTCGACGGCTCTGCTGAAGAGCTTGTCATCGGTCTTGACCTTGCTTCTACACAGTCCCTTATCCGCCCAGTTGCGGTTGATGCGGAAAATGGTTCCCAGTTCAGAGTCTCCCCAGACAATCAGTTCGTGGACCGTTCCGGCAAGGTTGGATTCTACGGTGCCCTTGAAGAGGGCCGTCTTATCCTTGACGACCGTGTTCTTACAGGTATCATCGTCTAACGATTACCCCAAAGTCACTCTAACAAAGGCCCATTTATTTGGGCCTTTTTTATTCCCTAAATAGTCGAACGTGTGTAAAGCGTCCTGAAGATTAAACCCAAGGAAAACATTATGGCAAAAGGTAAAACAGCAAAAAAGATTGTACTAAAATCCGCTCAAATCATTGATGGACAAAATCACAGGCCGGGTCTAGATACAAATATCAGAAGTATTGACGAGATTATGGGTGTAAACACCTCTTCTCCGTTTAAGGCAAAGTCTCTTGCAGAATTTGAGAAGCTAATTGATGAAGACATGAACCTCGCAGATATGCAGGCGATGGCTACCAGAATTGGTTTGCTTCCGGTTCATGATAGGGTCGTATTAAAGAAAAGGCTTCTCGACGAATTCAAGAAAGACCGCCAAAAGAAAATATCTTACGACATCTCAAATGCGGTAGGTCAGACAGAAAATCTTAAAGAGAGCACTTCTGACAAAGCGAGAAAAATTCTTAACGAAGGTCGCTAATGAATACAGTCGGCCAGCTTGCATCTGGAATATGGGAAGATTTGGATTCTCCCGTCACTCCATCTATTACGTATATTTCGGGTTGGATTAGTAGTTCACGCGGACTTGGTAAAATAAATCTATTGCTTGATACGTGTTTCAGCGTCGATATTTCGGGCTTGCACGCGGGCGAAACCTATAACGCGGGTTATGGTTATTCAGGCGTTTATGGAGTAGGTGACTTTTATCCAGCTCTCGGCAATGCGGAAATCAACATCTATAGTGAAATTTACAAGGCTGATTACTACGACAAAGCCATCCGTGATTCATTGAACGGGATTCTTACGAATGCAAGTGGGGCGGGCGTTGATTGGAGCGAGCTTCGTGAAGGTGATTCCGTCATCAAAAGAAGCAATAGAAGCGAGATTGCAAAGACGTACAGACTTTTACTTTCAGATAGTAAAGCTGACCTTAATGCTCTCGTTGGTTACTACAAACAAAATCTTGCGAAACCTAGACAAGTCGCAGGTGACGACACACCATAATGGGAAGTCTTATTACAGGCAACCAGAAGAGTTCTTTAATCGGGGAGATGGTCAATATCCACGATACCTTCAAACGCCCGCTAAAAGCGTTTAAGGAGGGTAAGAAAGTGGTTCTAAGCACAAACCCGAACTACAATCACATCTATCAAAAGCCAAGTGATGGGATTCAGGTTGTTAAAATCGAAAGAACCATCGAGGCGAGAGTTTATTACTATTCTAAGAGCCAAGGGAAGCAGGGTATGAACATCACTTCCGAAGACGCTCTACAAGTACAAGGTTCTGAAGGGGACGTAAGAATCAAGATTACAAACGAAGACTTCGAGTTCTTTACTGATGTTGAGCGTGTAACTCTAGATGATGAAATCTTCAGAATCGCCTCTTCTCCTCGTCGTCACGGTTTATTTGGTGCTGAATTTGTCACACTCATATTAAAGCGTCTCGACTAATGGCAGTAAACCTCAATAGCCTCAGAGTTCAATTCTCCAAGCAAGTTTTTGAAACGACAAAGTTCAAGAATCTAGCTAGGGGCGTGGCCTTGAATAAGGCTAGGGCCGCTCAGGAAGAGATGGTTGAGGAGTTCGAGGGACACAGAGTTACGCAAGAACTTGACGCGGGTCCAAACTTTGCGGGCAACAGTATAGTAAATTACTTCAGCGAAGAGGGTACTCCAAACCTTTACTCATTCATTGGTTTCCCTGCGGGTACGGACCCATTGAAACTTCTTAGGGAGTTGTTGAAAGCTCCTATCGAAGTTCGCCTTACAACACGTAGCAAGAACTCATATTATTTCAAGGTTCTCGTTCCTACGGTAGAAGATATTGAAGAGGCTACAGCAATGCCTGACGAATATTTCTCCGGTAATCTTAGCTGGGCAAGAGGCGTTGAAGACGGCGACATTTTGGGCATCGGTCAGTACCTTTCTGTACAGGCGTCCGCATCTCGCTCTGGTAGAGGTATTCAAGTAAAGATTAAAACAGATTCTTCCATCGAAGCGGTCCCTTATATTACGGACATCTTAGAGGCGTTCAGAAAAAGACTACAGGAGCTTTCTAAATGATAGAACTTTATACACACAAAGTAATGACAAGCTTTTGTATGTGGTTTGACCATACATTACTTCAAAAGGGTCAGGCATTTTCCAATCAAACTACTCCGCTTTATTACAGAGCGGATGATAGAACGGAAGGTGTTTTCACGACCTACTCTAGCCCATTCAAGCAATGGGTGTCGGACTCTAGCGTCGATAACGCAGTGGTGGCGAGTGGCATTACAACCTCCGCAGGTTTTATTCCTAGAGGCGTGTCTGGATTGATGTTGGATTTTGAAAATGGTAGAGCATTGTTGAATCCAAACATTCCAGAGACAGAAACCATCACCGCTTCATATTCTGTCAAAGACTTCAACATTTACATGACTGAAGATAATGAACAGAAGCTTATTTTCGAGAAGCTTTTCAATCTTAATAGCAGATACGGAAATATTGAGCCTTCTGGCGTGCCTCCTTACGAATATGTCTTGCCTGCGTGCTTCATCATGCAGAACACAAGTAACAATACTCCTTATGCATTTGGTGGTGAGCAAGATAGCCAAAGTAAGATTCGCGTCATTATCATGACGGATTTAGGTTATCACTTGGATGGATGTATCTCTATATTTAGAGATTTGACAGAATCTAACATAGCTCTTTTTAGCTCTCAAGACTCTCCTATAAATGAGTATGGAGATTTGAAGTCAGGCAGCTACAATTATCTTGATTTAGTAAACAGAAATCAAGACGAGCGTATGCTTTTCATCACGAAAGTCACTTCTTCTAAGATTGTAAACGTCTCTGAAAGAAGAAACTTTCCTAACATTAAGTTCGGAATCTTAGACTTCTATTTGTCTGAGCCTAGGGTTCCGAAACAAGACCTTTAAGTGTAAATCTTTAACACGCCATGTCTTTATTCTATCAATCTGAAATCGTTAAAATCTACGTCTCCGGCCAGCCGCTTGGAGAAGTATTTCCTAACGTACAAAGCGTCAGCACGGCTTTTACAGTGCAGCGTGTAGATAATATGCGTCTTGGTCGCTTTGCACCAATGCCATACAGACAGTCTAATCAAGACCCTGTAGTGACAATGAATCTCGACTTTATTCCTACAGGCAATAACATTTTCCGCTCTCTTGGTTTGCTTGGCACTGGTTCTGCGATTGATAATCTTGCAACGGGTGTAAATAGAATTTACGACTTCAAGATTCAAGTCAGGGAAATGGTTGGTGGTGGTTCTGCTGTAGGTACGTTCAATCTAAGGTCTGGTGTTCTTACGAATTATTCTTTCCAAGCTGCCGTAGGACAAACTCCTCGTAGCAGCATTGCTATTGAATTTTTGGACTTGGGTATGGATGCGGTCACCTCCGTCACTCCTCCACAAATCGACGACGGATATCCAACGCTACGACCTCAAGACATGCAACTTACTTTGCCTTCTGGTCTATTCGGCGTCAGGACCGTTTATCCACAAAGCTTCACAATGACGCTACCTCTTCCAAGAGCAAACGTTCTTAAGCTTGGTCAAAGAAAAGCGGTCTCACGTGAACTACAGTCTCCAATCGTTGCAAGCTTCCAATTGCAAGCCATCATTGAAACTTTTGATAGCACAAGCGATGTTAACGGTAGCTCTGCTCAAATGTTTGGGCTAACATGTGGACGCTTCTTGGAATCTGATTTAGTCGTTGATATCAAGACACCTACGTGTACTGGTGGAGCGTCTTCTACAATGCTTAAATACACTCTAAGAAAACCTTATCTCGATAGCGTGAACTTTTCCAATGCTGTCGGAGGGTATACATCTGTAGAAATGCAGTTCACTGTCCCTGTAACTATGGAAAACAATTTGAATGAGAGCAACTTGGTTATTTCCTAATTGTTCCCATTTCTTTATTCGAAGTGTAAAACCTATAAACTTTTAACTTAAAAAGGAACACAATCTATGGCAACAAGAAAAAGAGTCATTTACCAATCTGAGGCGGTCTACGTTGGCCCATCCCCAGCAACGGGCTTCAACTTCACCTCTGGTAACAGCGGTGACAATTTGATTTCCCAGCTTCACAGAGTACAATCTGCGAACTATTCTTTCAACGTCTCTCGTCAGGACATTAACCAATACGGTCAACTTGCCGCTATTGACAGAGTTATTCTTCAAGCTCCAACTGTCGCCCTTGACTTTTCCTACTACCTTACAAACGGTGTCAACGAAAAGCGTCTAGGTCTTAATATCGACGGTGCTCTTTCTGCTATTTCCGGTCTATTGAACGGTACGCAGGACGAAAAGAACTACTACATCTCCACTTCTCCAGAAGGTACGGACAACGTAGGTGCAAACGCGGCGGCACGTGAAGTCTTCGCTATTGGTAACGGCTTCTTGTCTAACTACTCTATCGAAGCAGCGGTTGGTGGTCTTCCAACAGCCTCCGTTTCCGTTGAAGCTCTTAATATCAAGGTTGACCCAACAGCAGCAGGCAACCCAACTCCAGCAGTTAACCCAGAAGACGGTCTTGCTATCGCAGGCGTTAACTACAGCCTTCCAGTCGCAGTTGCGGGCGTTCCGGGACAAATCTCCGCTCTTCGTCCGGGCGACATCACGGTTGACGTTCAAACTCCATTCGGTGCTAAGGTATCCGGTGAAGGTAAAGCTCACTTCCAAAACGTTTCTATTCAGGTTCCTCTTTCTAGAGAGCCATTGGAGCGTCTTGGTTCTAAGTTCGCTTTCTCTCGTGAAATTCAATACCCACTTACGGTTACATTCAATGCGACAGCTAACCTTGCAGACTTGCAATCCGGTAACTTGTCCAACATCCTATGTAACGACGAAAACTACGACTTGCAGCTTACGCTTCGTGAGCCATCTTGCTCTGGTGTCGGTCCAATCGCTATGATTTACCAACTTAAGGGTGCGAAGCTTGACTCTCAGTCCTTCAGCTCTTCTATCGGTTCTAACAAGTCTGTTGACCTTACATGGTCCGCACAGATTGGTGGTCCACAAGACACAACCAAGGGCTTGTTCATCAGCGGTTCTTACGTTGGTTCATAATATTGTTTTAAGTTAAAAACGAAGGCCGTCATGCGAAAGTATGGCGGCTTTTTATTGATTACAAAGGATTAAGGTATGCAGAACGTCAAAGGATATTTAGAGTCTCAGGTCAAAAGAGATATGGCCCGCTTATCACGCGGCCTACTCTCCTCCATTGAAGACCTACAAGCCCAACAAAGGATTAACGAGGCGACTCTGTTGGCAGCATTGCCAGCGGAATACCACAATCTCGTCAAAGCGGCCAATGTTTTAACAGAAGAACGTGTAAAGTTACTACGTAAGCGTATATTAGATAACACAAACGACCATCATCGTGAACTGCTATCCAATCTGGAAAACTACGAAATAGAGTTTAATTTTGACTCTAAAAGGGTATAATACAAACCAAGGTAAAAGGAAAAACATATGATTAAAGAACAAGACAAGGAGCTTTACTCTTTCGAAGTAAAGTCTGTTAAGGAAGTAGAAGAGACAACCACACTCATTGACGAGGTTACTAAAGAAGAAAGTAAGCTCGTAAAGAAGGTGAAGAAGGAGACTCCTACACGTATTGTTATTAGGCGTCCAACGCGTCGCCAAACCGAAAAGGCCGACCTGCAATATACGATTAAGATGTCAGAGCTTATCAAGCTTGGCGTTCTTTCTCGTGCCATGATTACCAAGAAATATGCGGATACTGGCGGCGTACTTACGGAAACTGAAGCTAAGTATTTAACGTCTCAATACAAAAGGCTCGCAGAGATTCAGACGGAATTTGTGAATCTTAGCGTGAACGCAGAGAATTTGAGCGACGATAAAAAGGCAAAGCTTAGAGAAGTCACCGAGGAGATTAACTCTCTTCGTCGTGGTATCGCTGAGACAGAAAGCAGCTACAGCCATATCTACCAGCACTCTGCGGACATCAAGGCAGTTAATCACGTCATTCTTTGGTACTCTCTTATGCTTACGTTCATAGAAGAGCAGAAAGATGGAGCGGCACCTACATACACGCCATACTTTAAGGGCGATACATTCGAAGAGAAACTTGAAGATTACTATACGAAAGAAGAAGAGTTCGACTCTCTTTATCTTCAGGTTAGGCAGAAACTTGCGTATTTCATCTCCTTCTGGTACAACGGTGCCATTGCAAGTAAAGAAGACTTCGTAAAGCTTGAAAAAGATATCGACTCCGGTAAGGCTTAATGGAGAAAGAGGACCAGCTAAGGCTTTTGAGGAAGTCCTTTAGTGATATCTCTCGTGGATATTCTGTCGCTCTTCTAGAAGGCAATAAAGTTTTTATCAGGCATCTAAGTCACCATGAGCAGGTCGATTTAGATGTCCTGCATAAATCTTTTATGTTAGAGGGAGCTAAAGAAGGGCTCCCTAGGGAAGCCACCGTCCTCAAGCGTCTCAAAGAAGAGGGTGAATGGACGGATAAAGACGAAAAAGACCTCGAACAACATAAGTTAATTATAGAGAGGTTGACGGAAGGTAAGAAAGTCATCTTTAGAAAATCTGACTTAGAAACTCAAATCAGACTCATCGAAGAAGAGCAAAGAAAGTACAATGAGAAGATGGCGGTAAAACTTGCCGCCATAGGTACGACCGCCGAATTATATGCAGATAGGAAGCTGAATGAATACTACATCGTAGAGAGCTTCTTTATGGACTCGGCCTGCACTAAAAAGGTTCTAACAGAAGACGTATTCGAGCACATGACGGACCAAGAGGTCCAAGACATGATTCGACTGTACAACGATGAGATGGAGGTAGTCTCTGATAGGAACGTCAAGTATTTGGCTATTCAAGACTTTTTTCAAGTTTATTGGAGCATGTCTCCAGACAATTTATATCACTTTTTTGGCAAGCCTATATCTCACCTTACATACTTTCAAGTTAAGCTTGGTTCCTACGCACGTATGTTTAGGGATATTTTGTCTAAGGCGGACGGCTTACCAGACGATGTTAAGAACGACCCAGATAAGCTATTAGACTATGTACGTGTAGGCGAGAACGCTAGAGAGAAGATGGAGAATGCCAAAGTAGCCTCAAAGAATGATGTTGTGGCGTCTACAATGGTTGGAGCAAAAGCTGAAGAATACAAAGCAATTGGTGTAAAATCCGATAGCTCAGTAAACTTGTCAGACGAACTTAAGAAAAATGCAGCACAGGGCAAAAAGGGCCTAGATATGCACGACTTGATGAAATTGATGGGCTCTTAACCCATGAATCATGCATTTTCAGTGTAAATATTTAGGTCAATAAACGACTATGGCAGACGATTTTCCAATTATTCTTCAGGCAAGAGCGGACACAAAGCAGTTCGAGCGAGACATCGCGGCTGCAACAGAGCGTGCAGGAAAGAATATCAAACCGCTTCCACTTGGAAAAATCACGGGTCAATTCACTGAGTTTAATAAGTCTCTTGACGCCGCTACTGCCCGTGTTATTACGTTCAGTGCCACAACTGGTATCATCAATGGTGTAGTCAATGCTTTCAAAGCGTTGGTTAAAGAAACTGTTGCCGTAGAGAAGGCTCTCGCAGATATCAATACGGTTTTGAATACCAACCAAAAAGGGTTGGAGGCTTTCAGAGGCGAACTTTTCAACATCGCTCGCAATACAGCTCAGAGCTTTAAGACTGTTGCTGAAGCAGCGGTCGAACTTTCCCGTCAAGGTTTGAGTGTCACTGAGACGCTTAAGAGAACAAATGACGCGATGGTTCTTTCAAGAATCTCCGGTTTGGACGCGGCTCAGGCCGTTGATACTCTTACGGCAGCGATGAACGGTTTCCAAAAGGCCGCTCTTGATACAACTACTGTCGTCAATTCTTTGGCGAGAGTCGATTCTAACTTCGCTGTTAGTACGAAAGACTTGGCAGACGCTTTGACACGTGTGGGCTCTACGGCTGACGATGCGGGCGTATCTTTCAATGAGCTTCTTGGTGCGGTCACCGCAGTTCAACAGACAACCTCTCGTGGTGGTGCTGTCATCGGTAACGCTTTCAAGACAATCTTTACGAGATTGAACCGTGCAGATACGGTCACTCAACTTAGAGAATTGGGCGTCGCTATCGACGAGTCCCAAAACGGTATTCAGAAGCTTCAAGCTATCTCTTCCGCCATCAAGAACGTTGACTCCGCTACGGCAAACACAATCAAGGAACTTGCCGGTGGCGTCTTCCAAATCAACGTCGTCTCCGCTGCATTGGGCGACTTGAGCAAAGAGTATAGCATCTACGCAAACGCCGTCAAGATTGCAGGCCAGTCTACAAATGACGCTATCAAGCGTAATGAAGACTTGAACAAGACTCTTGCCGCTTTGAGCAGCCAGTCTCTTACAAATATCCAAGACCTTCTTTCCAAGATTGGTAATATTTCTCTTGGTAACAACCTTAAGAATCTTTTTGCAAGTTTCAATGGTATTACCAAAGCTCTTTCTGAATCTTTAGATGGAGAAAGTATTGGTGCAGACCTTGGTAAGGGTGTTTTGGCTGGCCTTGGTAACTTTCTAACGGGTCCGGCTGTAATCGTTGTGTTCGGTGGTCTTCTTAAACTTGCTACTCAAGTTGGAAAAGATATTGCCGCATCTTTCAGACAGACTGTAGGTATCACTACTGAAGCCGACAAGCAAAAGCAACTTCAAACTCAAATCAGTTCTATTCTTCAGCAGAATGACGCTTTGTATGGTAAGTATTTGAATACTTCTAAGGGCGTCGCTCTTGTACAATCTGAAATTCTTGGTATCTTGAAGGCTCAGGCGGCAGCAAGTCAGAATATCATTTTAGCTTCTAATACTATCGCTAAAGGAGTCTCACCGCAATTCACAAGGGCGAAGACAGGTAATCTCGTCGCAAAAAACGCGGCATCGGGTCTTATTCCTGCGTTCGCAGCCGAGTCTTCCGCTATCAAGCGTGGCGTAGGTGGAGCGAGTGGTAATGAGAAGTTGGCTTACATTCCTTCTTTCAATTATGGTGGAGGTAAGAAAGGTCCGGTCGTAGCAAACACGGGTGAAGTGGTTGTAGAAAACTTCTTGGGCGGAGATGCGAGTGCAATCCTTACGAAGGATATGATTGAGGCTCTTGGCGGCGAAGACAAGCTTGGTTTGCTAGGCGATGTCAAAGAGTTTGCTGCGGGCTTTATTCCGGGCTTCGTCAAAAAGACCTTTATGAAGGGTGCGGAGTTTATTGGGGACGGAGCTTACGGCAATGTTTTCAAGAATGAGTCTTTGGCTGGTGTTAAAGGTCTTCCTGACCTTGTGTTCAAAGAGTTCAAGCCGGGCAATGACGCTGGCGGTACTCGCGACCCAATCGCCGCAGAGTACAACGAATTTAAGTTGGCTGAAAAAATGGGGCTTCCTGTCGCTAAAGTTTTTGGCTCTTTATCTCGTAGTAAGAAACGTGGCGGAATATTCAAAGAGCGTGTTGACGGACCTCATGGAGATGATTTCTTGGATATTCTTAATTCAGGAGAAAGAAGGGAGTTTAGCTTCTCTCTTAGAAAAATGTTCAATGACAAAGGTCTTGACGCGGGCGACCTTCATGGCGGAAACTATAAAGTCCAAGACGATATTGGAGAATTAAAGAAAGTTTATCAATCTGAAGGCTACGAGGCGACAAAGGCTCGTGCCTTGTCTAAAGTAAAATTCTTCGACGGATTCTTTAAGTCTTCTTCCCCTGAAGCGTCTAAGGCTATTAAGGAAATTGTCGCCTCTAACAGGGCAGAGGGTTACGTCCCTGACTTGGCGTCCGCTATGTCTAGAGAAGTCGTGGCTCTTATAAAGATGGGTTATCCAAAAGATAAGGCTATCAAAGCGGTTGAGGTCGGTAAAGAACCTGTCCTTAAGAACTCCAAGAATCCAGAAGGTCTCGGCGTATACAATACTATCCAAGGTCAGACATCTCTTGCTGACGCGTTCAGTGACCATAAGGGTGAGAACTGGAAAGTTTCTGGTAAGGCTCGTGGGCACGTTCCAAATCTTGCGTTAGAAGGTGACGACGCACTTCGTTTACAGGCTGCTTCTATCAAATTTGGCGGCATCGAAAAGGCTATTCAATCTATCGACCTTTCTAATATCGACTTCACAACAGCGGAGTCCACAATTAACAAAAAACTTAAAAAGGCGGTAGAGAAGGGTCTTGATATCGACTTCTCTTCAATGTCTCGCACAGTGGCGAAGAATTTCAAGGACAATTTGTTCAAGGAAATCAAAGAGGTTCGTGGACCAGAAATCGAAGAACAACAAACTGTTTTGAGACAACAGCAAGCTAAGGCTCAACAGGCTCGTGAGGCTACTGAGTTCAGAAAGCGTCTTGTTCAGACGAATACAAGGACCGTATCTCCAGAAGAATTCGCAAAGAATCAAAGGGCAAACTCTATACCTTTTGACGACACTGATTTTGATAAAGAGGTTCAGCAGGTGGTTGCCGCACAGCAGAAGGCAAAGAAATCCGCCGTCACGAATTTGAGAAAACTTCGCCAGAAGAATTACGAAGACGCATTCGCTCAAGCTACAGAAGAAATCAATAAACGCTCTGCGTTCTCTCCTCAAACTTCAGCACGTATCCTTAAAAAGATTGATACTTCCAAGTTGACCGTGGAACAAAGAGAGAGTTTGGGTCTTGATGTTAGACAGGTTTCAAGAGCACAGAGAAGACAGGCTTTTGGTGGCACTGCGGGCATCGGCCTTTCTATCGGTGCGTCCCTTGCTTCTCCATTGCTATTTCAAGGAGCACAGGGCATCAGAAACGGTGCGGGCAACAGAGCATTAACAGGTGGCGAACGTGCTGGAGCGGCAGCTCTAGAAACAGCGGGCGGTGCAGCTAACGCACTTTCCTTCGCAGCTCCGTTCGCATCAGCTCTTGGACCAGTAGGTTTGGCAGCGACGGCAGCAGCGGGTGCAATCTTTAGTTTGGCCGACGCTCTTGACGACTCTGACGAAGAGGCTGCAAGACTTACAAGAACGTTTGAAGACATGCAGGCTAAGAATACTGCGTTCGTCAACAGCTTCTCTACATACATTCAGACTCAAGAAAAACTTGGTTCATTGATTAACTCTGGTGGTAGAGACGGTGATATTCAAGCGGTATCTAAAGAGCTTACTAAAGTCTTTGCTACAATCGACGACGAAGGTGCTCGCAGAGACATCTTGTCTTCTAACGGAGACATCTCTAAATTAAGCGAGGCGTTCGCTAAGGCTCAAACCCGCGTATTCGCAAATCAGAGCGTGGCAGCGGCAGTTACTACGGCAGCTCAGTCCAAAGACGACAGAACAACTCTTGGAGTAAGAACCGGCAACGCGAGTGCTAGTGCCGTCACGGGTATTTCCCGCTCTTTGATTTCTGCACTTGATACAAAGAAACTTGGCGAGTTTTCTCAGAAACTTGAGGCTGCAAAAGACAACCTTACCGAGACTTCTTTCGTAGAAGCGTTCGAAGGAACAGGTGTTGCCAAAGACCAAATCAAATCCATCTTCGATTCTCTAGGCGATGGTGTATCCAGACTTTCTCTATTGAATAGCTTGATTAAGGAGTCCTCAATCACGCAGGAGCTTCAACAGTCTATTCAAAAAGCTTCTGATGCAAAGAGGGCTATTACAGACTTGAACAAAGTTCTTGGCACGATTACAGCTATCCAGTCTCTTGATAGAAGAGCAGGATTGGGTAGAGAGGCAAATTCATTTGCCGTTCAGCAAAATGCCGGTCAAAATCAAGCGGCTTCTAGATTCTTCAATGTTGGAGAAATCGGTCAAGCTCAAGTATCTACAGCTTTCCAAACTAAGCAAGTTCAATTCGACGCTGCACAAGAGAGAGAAAGAGAAACGCTTGATTTGAAGGACGCGTTGTCTTCATTTGCCTCTGAGAATAGAGACTCCCTTTCCGTCGCAGCAAACAAAGATATTGCCGACGCTCTAAACAAATTTGTAGAGACTGGTCAAGGCAACCTTGGCGAGTTAGCAAATCGTGCTCTTCAAACGGGCGTTGGTACGGGCGAGAACGCAAAAAGCTTCTCTGAGTTGGCTCAACTTATTGCCGCTTCAAACGCTCGTCTAAGCTCTATCGACGATAACGCTCAGACGCAAATTCAAATTCTTAGACAGAATCTTGATGCGGTTAAAGAACGTGTCACTCTTGAAAACAGACTCAACACTCTTGGTGGAGCTTCTGGACAAATCGACTTTGGTTCAAACGGATTCGACAGAATCAGAAACAGAGATGTTAATGCAGAGTTGTCTACAAGAAGCGGTGTTACAGGTCAATTCGGAAGGTCTGAACAGGCTCAGGGTATCATTGAATTCCAGAACGCCTTCAGCAAGCTTGAAGGATTTGACGCAAGAGATGTCATCCCTAATGCAGAACAGCTTGTAAGAGACTCTATCAGAGAGAGCCTTATCCAAGGTTTCACAAGAATCGGTGTAGAGCTTGATTCTAACAAGCTAAAGGAAATCAATTCTATCGCGGACGTATCCGCGTCAAAGCAGTTCGAGAAGCGTGAGCTTACAGCCGATGCAATCGGTGAGGCGGTCAATTCTAAGTTCGCTTATGACAGGCTTGTCGCCGGTAATGAACAAGGTATGGCGTCCGCATTGACATCTACAAATGTCGCCGCGAATACATCTGCCGCACCAAAGATTCTTGAGGTTCTTAAGGAACGCTTCGGTCTACAAAAGGAAAGAGAAGGAGAGCGTCTTGCGTTGACTGGCCTTAACACTGAAAAGACCTCCGCAGAAACGAAGATTTCCCAACTTACAAGCGATAGCAGAAAAGTCGTCGCAACTCAAGCTAAGATTGTAAACAAGGGAGAAAATACATACGGACCAGTCTTTGATGAGGGAGTTAAGAAGGCGGTTGTCCAACAGATGGGTCTCATTGAGAACTCTAATATTCCGGGAGCGAGATACCGTAGAGATACAGAGTCCTTTGAATTTGCACGTCTTGGCGAAGGAAAGTCTTTGGAAGAGTTCAGAAAAACTCTTGACGACATTCTAAACTCTACAAATTTCGATAGAGGTAAGAGATTCGTCGCGGCTGGATTGAACGCCAGCGGATTTGTTGAGTCCGCTTCAGACGGAAAGAATAGAGTTTCCGAAGCTGGATTTGCGAAGCTTATCGAAAGACTAGAGTCTTCAGGGGTCGTTAGTGTAGACAAAACTGGTCAAGAGAAAATCGACGCCAACAACGCGGAGATTCAAAGACTTAGAGATTCTATTTCTGCACTTACTCCTCAGATTTCAAAACTTGAGGGTAGCATCGAATCATATGACAAGAAAATTGCTGCTACGGTTCCTGCGGCCACAACCTCAGTTCCTACTGCATCTAACGCTCCCGCTACTGTAATAGCAAAGCCTTCTGCACCCGCACTGATTGGTACGACGCAGAGTGCTGGATTGGCCGCTGAGTTCGTAAAGGTTTCTGAATCCGCAAAGCAAGTCACAGAGTCTCTAAACCAGACGACGACTTCTTTGGATGGATTTACAAGCAACGTTGCCGAGCTTAATAGATTTGGTAACAACTCTCAGGTCGTAGCGAATCTTAAGACGGCGGATAAAGCGGTCGAACTTGGAGGCGGCAAGAATAGAAATCTTGATAGAGCACAATCTCAGGCTCAGGCGGACCTTCTTAGAGTCGCACAGTCTCAACAGTTCAACCTTGGACAAATCAATCCTGCGTTGCAGGGCGATGTAAACGCTGTTCGTGACGACAAGAGCGTACAAGCTAAATTGGGCGAACTTAACGCTGATGCATCATTCCAAGGCTTGATTGACGACGCGAACGATGCGTTCGTAAGCGGATTCGCATCTGACGCAGAGATGAAGAAGGTTGGTATCAGAATCTCTCAAGGCTTGAACGAATATGTAGACTCTCAAGTTAAGCTTGGTGTTGACCAAAAAGACGCAGAGGCAGACGCAAAGAGACTTCGTGACAAGTATCAAGAGCAGCTTAACAAGCTTAAGATTAACATTCCTAAGTCTGAACTTGGTCAGTTCGGTCAAGGCTTCTCTGCTCGTATCAGTGAATTGAAACAGGACTTCAATGATGTTGGTCAGTTGGGTGCTCAAACCGCAGACTCTTTGGTAGACGGTTTCGGAGACGCATTCGTTGATATCATCTCTGGTGCTCAAGACGCTGAGACGGCTACTCGTCAACTTCTTTCTTCTATCGCTGCGGACCTTGCAAAGTTCTACGCTAAGAAAGCTCTTACAACAGCAATCACCGCAGGCGTATCCGCAGCCGGATACAATCAGGGTGGCGTAGTCAAGAGAGCCGCAGGCGGAGCAATCGGAAAAGTTCCCGCAGTCGTTATGGGCGGCGAATATAAGTTCGGACCTGATGTCGTTAAGGCATACGGCAAAGACTTCTTCAAAGACCTCAACGCAGGTAAGATTGAGGCTCCAAAATACGCAACTGGTGGCGTTATGAACGCTAACGGTAGTGGTATGATTTCTGGTGGCTCTGGAAACAAAGACGACATCTTCTCTCAATTTGATGAAGGTTCCTTCATTCTTAGAAAGAGTGCTGTCAAGAAGTATGGTAAAAACTACCTAGACCAAATTGCCGCAGGCGGTGCTTCTGGTTATAACAAGGGTGGCAAAGTTCAGAAGGCGTTCTGGGGTGCTCTTATCGGTCAAATCATCGGTGGTGCCGTACAAGGAGCCGCAGTTGGTGCGGTCACCGCAGAAGTCTCTGGTGGAGATTGGAAGAAGGGTGCAATGTATGGAGCTATCGGTGGTGGTATTGCCGGTGGTATTGGTGGCGTAGGCTATGCAAACTCTAATCCAAATGCTGGTTTTGGTGGCGGATTCAAAAACTCCTTCAGTTGGACTGGCATGGGACAAGGCACGGACGGAGCTGGTGGTAACGGTGGAAGTCTTACAACAAGCTCCAACACGGCTACGGGCTCAGGTTCTACGGGAGCGACGGGCACAATCTTCGATAATCCGAATCTCGTAGCCGACTCAAAAATCAACACGGACCTATCTCTTTCTGGTGCGAACAGAGGTTACGCTTCTGGCGTCGGTAATAATTCTCTTAGCATCGGTCAGACAAAAGCTACGGGCGTAGCTGGTGCAAAGTCTCCTTGGTACAAACAAGCGGGTGCTCAACTCGCGGTCGCGGGTGCGGGCATGGCTGCTTCTATGGCCCTTGCTCCAAAGACTCCAAAAGAACAAGTACGTAGTGCCGAGTCTTGGGGCTCCGTCACGACTTACAATACTGACGGAAGCGTTGCAATTAATACTGGTAATGGTATCAAAACAGTTCGTCCGGGCATCGACTTTAACTCTACTGCCGAACTAGAAGACATCGTTCGCCGTAGTGGTGGACAAGCTAGAACATATGCGACGGGTGGAAGCATCACAAGCGGTTCTGGCCGTACGATGATGCGTCCAATGAATACGATGGCTCGTCCGCAAGTCATGTCTGGTTCTGGTAACAAAGACGACGTATACGCTAAACTTAAGAAGGGTGAGTTCGTTCTTAACGATAGAGCGAACAGCATGTACAATAGGAATGGTCTTGTCGATAGAATGAATCGTCAAGAACTTGACCCTGAAGAGTTGGATAGAAGCATGGGTATTATGAAGTTCAATGATGGTGGCCCAACTTCACCCGAATCTTCTAGCGGCGGTGGCAACTTCAGTCTAGGCCAAAAGAGCCAGTCTCCAGCGGCTCCTACCCAAGCGGCAAGTGGCGGCATCAACATCGAAATCAATGTAACGATTGGTGCGGGCGGTGAGGCTTCAATGACAACAAAATCTGAGGGTGACGAAAAGAAAGGCGGACAACGCGATATGAATAGTGTTAGCGGTCAGGCTTTTGCTCAGAAGGTCAAGTCCTTGTTCATGGAGCTTGTCGAACAAGAGAAGCGTCCGGGCGGCTCGCTTTCTAAAGACAACTTAACGCTATAAAAATCGCCCCAATCGCGTAGAATGATAGACAGCTATGGGCGACATCATTAGAAAATTCACAATTCCAACTTATTCAAGCGGAACCGTTTACTCAAAGTATGACGTGGTAAAGGTTACCAGTTCCAATAAGGAATACTACTTTGTGTCGATTCATGAAGGTGGTAACACCAATAACATCAACACTGGCAATCTTTTAAGTAATAGTTTTTGGAAGAGGTTTGACGATATCAATGTCGATATTAATGATATTTGGACTCCAAGCTATACATCTTCTGTTAATGCGGAGCCTAGGACAAACACTTCTCAACTTGAAGATGGCACTACTCTTATGGGTAATGATGGTATCAATGGGAAAATTATTAGATTCCAGTTAAACTTTGAAAATATTGGAGACAAAGAGGCGTTCAGCCTTCTATGTTTTGCAGACTTTGTAGGGCCAAAACGTGCGTTTAATTGGACAGCTCCATCTCCTTACGAAAAGCGTCTTAAATTCAATTTGGCGGCTATTAGACATACGTTCGAAAGCAAGAACAGAAACAACGTCAGTATAAGTATCGAAGCTGCCTTCACTATCTTTGGGGTGGGTGCGGGACAACAAAGTTTCGGTACGTTTGAGAGTTAAGTGTAACCTATATTAGGTATGGCAGGTTACATCCAAAATATCTTCATTTCTGGCTACAGCCCAACTCATCCATTTCAAAAGTATGATGTGGTTTCTGGGTCTGGCTGCTATTTTGTGGCCACACAAGACACGTCTGGTCAGCTCGACACATCTACGTACACGTCGAACACGTATTGGAAGAGATTTGATGAAAGCGGGTTCAACTTCTCTGAGGTATGGACTCCTACGTACCAAACGTCTTTAGCTATCGAGGTAAAGCCAAGGGCAACCTTTTTTGGAGACGGATATTCTCAAAGGTCCGAAGCCAGCGTCTTTTTCAATCGTCTCAATTACGAAGTTCAATTCAAAGATATAAATAACAGGGAGCTTAAAGGACTTGTAGCATTATTTGAATACAAAGGCGGAGTAGAACCGTTCCAAGCAAATATTCTTCCGTTCTTTTCGGGCAGAAGGTTTTTAGCTCAGAATTGGACACACGATTACAAATACTTTGATTTGAACGACCTTACGGTGACGTTCCTTGAATACATCGGACAATAACCATGAAAGAATCAATCAATAAAGAAATCCATAAGCTAACTCCTTCTACAATGATAGAGTTGTTTGAGCTTGACACTGGTTCTATCGACGGAAACAGATTACCAGAATCTCAGAAAATTATTCGTTTTCACAATTACGTTTCTGAGGCGTATCTTCCAATTTATTTTGGCGGAGTAAAGTACAGTCCTATACCTGTCCAGTTCAAGAATAACGAGCTTAAAGGCGATGGTACATCTCTTCCAAGACCAAGAATGAACATTGGCAATGCGGATGGCCTTGTATCTTATTATATGGCTCAGGCTGACGGCCTGATTGGTGCGAGTCTGCTTAGAAAGCGAACGTTTGCAAGATTTCTTAATGGTGATACGTGGGGCCTGTCTTCTAACCAAAATCCATTTGGAACTCCAGATTCAGAGGCCGTCCTTTCCGATGATATTTTCTTTATCGACAAGGTTATCATGGAAAACAAGCAGGTCGTTGAATTCGAACTCGCTTCCGCACTTGAGCTTAATAAAGTCAAGATTCCAAGAAGACGCATGTTTGCAAACTCTTGTGGACATGAATATCGCAATTCTACGGGTTGTGATTATACAGGTTCTCCTGTGGCTGATGTTGCAGACAAGAAGTTTGGTGACCCAGCCGGATACAATCTCACTCTTAATGACGCGGGTCAATGGAATTCTTCCTCTACGTATAACGCGGGAGATTACGTTTATATCGAGTCTAACTTCTTAAAGGAAGACGGCACCGGCAAGAAGCGTTTCTACTACGTCGCTTTAACTAACGGCATTACAGGTACGGGAGACCGCCCAGCAATTTCAGACAAGTGGAAATTAGACATGTGTTCTCGTAAAATCAACGGATGTCTATGCAGATTCACGCAAGACAACCTTCCTTTCGGAGCGTTTCCGGGACTAATCAGAGTTGAATTTGAAGGCTAATGAATAAATACATCAAAGAACAAGTCAAGGCTCACGCCATGAGAGAGTACCCTAATGAGTGCTGCGGACTAATTGTAGTCAGCAATGCGGGTGTAGTCACGGTATTCCCATGCAAGAATGAAGCCAAAAACGCAAAAGGTCGCTTTTCAATCGACCCTAGACAAGAAGACGAGGCGGAACAATTTGGAGAAATTGTTGCGTTTTATCATAGTCATATGGATGAGGTCGCTGACCCTGCCAGAAACAAGTTTTCTCGCGAAGATTTAGACATTGCTTATGAATCTTGTAGGCCAGCTTTACTGTACGTTTACCCTCAAGATGAGTGGCACTATGTAATGCCTGACACTTACGAGCCTGCCCCGCTACATGGCAGACCGTTCGTTTGGGGAATTTGGGACTGCTATTGCTCTGTACGAGATTGGTTCTTGGTTAATCGCAAAGTCAAACTCCATGACTTTTTTGCCCCTGAAGAGGGAAATCTAAAAGCAGATTTCGGATACGAAAAGCATATAGCTGAATTAAAATATCTAGAAGAAGTTCCTTTAGAACAACTTGCAGAAGGAGACATCATCATATTCAAAATCAATTCTCAGTTCTGCAATCACTCGGCAATTTATTTAGGTCACAACAAGTTCTTCCATCAACCAATTAACAAAATGTCTTCCGTCGCAACTTTAGACGAAAGGTATTTGAAATACATTGCTAAAACGTTAAGATATAAGGTATGAACCGCATCTTTCTAAAAGGCAGGCTAGGCCAAGAATTTGGCAAAGTCTGGGAGCTTGACATCAAGACTCCAAAAGAAGCCTTGGTCGCCATTAACGCGAACACGGACGGTAGATTTTTGCGTTATCTAGACGATACGTTCAGAAATAAAAATATCTCTTACGCTTTTCAGGTTGGAAATTTGACTATCAAAGATAAGGAAGACGTTGCTTTGATGACCGGCCCTTGTGGCAAAGAAGACATTATTATCAGACCTGTCATCGGAGGTGCCGCAGGTACGACCGCAGTTATCATTCAAATCGTCGTCGCCGTTGTTTTGGCCGCCGTCTCCGTGGCTCTTGCTCCAAGCCCTCAAATTGATACGGGCTCCAATAACGATAACGTTAGAAAAGACTCCTACTTGTTCTCTGGTGGTCCTCAGCCAGCTCGTCAAGGTAAGCCTGTTCCGTTAGGTTACGGAACGATGATTATCTATCCGATTCCAATTTCCGTTCAGTTCGAATACAATACAGCGAACCTTGGTGCTCCTCCTGACGATGCAGAAGCGGCGTATAACGCTTGGCTTGGCTACATCACACAAAAGAGCTTCGACTCTGCAAGAAAATTGGGATGGAGATAATTAAATGAAGAGAGCTAAATTACAGGGATTTAAGGGCGAGACGCCACCAAAACCAATTGAAATCAATGATACGATTCAATCTTCTGGTAAGGCGTATATTGTCGATTTACTTTGCGAAGGAGAAATCGAGGATATGGTCGCAATGTATATTGACGAGGCGGAGTACAACACCACGGACTTTCCTACCGTTGACTTCGTTAAGGCTACCAACTTCAGGGCGGGCAAAAGAAGAACCGCTCAAACAATTCTTGGAAATCGTTTTGCAGGGGCGAAAGTTCCTCTACCAATCCCTCAGTCTAGCCAGTTGAAGAAAACTCGTCCTATAACGGTTAACTTCAATTCAAACACCTATCCAGACGCAACGAGCGTACTTGTGAACATGAAGTTCCCTAGTATGCTTAGACAGGTCGCCCCGGGAAATCAAAGAGGACAATGGGAGGTAGAAGGTGACGTTCGCCAAACAAGAGTTCAGTATCAAATTATTCTTACTGAAAACGGCGTCGCTCGTCCTGCAATTACAGAAGTTATCGACCAAAAAAGTGGTGGCGGATTTATTTGGTCTACGAGAATTCAGTTGAATCCAGACCCAGCTAGGGCCGTTAATGAATGGAAGATTCGTATTGAAAGGCAGACGGCAGATTCTACATCTATCAAAATCAGTGATGACACTTTTCTAGATTCTGTCATTATAGAGACGAGCTATTCTTACAACTATCCAAATACGGCTATTAGCTCGCTCGCCTTGGACGCATTGAACTTCCCTTCTATCGCTCAAAGAGCTTATAAGCTAAAGCTTTTGAAGATTAAGGTTCCGAACGGTTACACCCCTACACAATATGATAGCGAAGGAAATGTCACGGCGGCAGCTACATATCCGGGTGTATGGAACGGAACTTTTAGCAGCACTTTGGTGTGGACGGATAATCCTGCGTGGATTTTCTATGACCTTCTTACAAATAGGAGGTACGGCCTCGGAGAATTTATCAACGCAGACGCACTTGATAAGTGGACATTGTATTCTATCGCCAAATATTGCGACGAGTTAGTTGACAAGGGTAATGGAGAGTCTGGGCTTGACGGTCTTGAGCCACGCTTTACCTGTAACTTATTTTTAACTACGACTGAAGAAGCCTACACGGTCGTCAATAACTTAGCGTCCGTATTTAGAGGTGTCACTTATTGGATGAGCGGAAAAATTTTCCCGGTACAAGACCGTCCGAAAGAATCTACTCAACAATTTACGAATGCAAATGTTCTGAACGGTATTTTCAGCTATTCTACGACCGGCAAAGGGCAAAGAAGAACCGTTGCTCAAATTCGTTGGAACGACCCGAAAGACTTCTATAGGCCAAAAATTGAATACGTCGAGGATACCGAAGGTGTGATTCGATTTGGCGTTAGAGAGATGGAGGTTGGTGCGTTTGCATGTACGAGTCGAGGTCAAGCTTATCGTGTAGGTAAATGGTCTTTACTGTCTGAACGTCTCGAAGCAGAAGTTGTAAACTTCGAAACAGGTATGGACGGTACTTACGCAAGGCCGGGCGACGTTATCGAAATCTACGACAATTTCAGAACGATGCAGAAGCAGGGTGGGCGTACGTTAGACATGAATACGAGTAGGACTCAGGTAGTCTTGGACCGTGCGATTGATTACGATTCCAATCTCGACTACGAGCTTTCTCTTTCTATTCCAAAGGCAAATCGTGACCCGGGCTATACAGGTTCCGATACATCTCAAACCGTCACTAGCTCTTCCCAGACCGGCGATATCAGAAAATCATTCATTGAAACAAAAGCGGTAACTTCTCTAAGCTTTTCCGGGGACTATACTGTGTGCGACGTTGGCGACGCATATTCTGAGCGTTATATCGGAGGTACTTGGGTTGTCCAAGCTCTACATAGCGTCTCAGGCAAGATTCGCGGCTCTAAGCCATACAGAGTTCTTAATATTCGCGAGACGGAAGAAAAGAATCTCGCAATCAATGCTCTTGAATATAGCCCTGAAAAATTCAACGTCTCAGAGACGGGCTTCACGGTAAGAATCTCTCCATCTACGGATTATGGCGAAAACCCAATCAATCCTCCGACATCTCTTTCCGCTTCTCAACAGTTCCAATATCAAAGCGAAACTTTCAACGGCTATATCCAAGCGTCTTGGACAGCTTCGACTGGTCCATACTTAAGTCACCACGTTGCGTCAGGTAGAAAACTTCCTAGCGGTCTATTCACGGGTCTTCTAGTTTACGATAACGGCTCTAAAGCCACAATGACCCCTACCGAAAGTGGCACATATCAAATTCAAGTGGCCGCAGTACAAGTTGGTGGAGCAATCTCCGCAGCGATAACGGCAAACGTTACATACGGTGCTACAAACCCTCTTGGCTCAACAGTAATCCCTGTCAGCGGTATTGTCCTTGAGAATAGAAGGGCTGGTTCCCAGACCGAATATGATGAAAGGCAACCTCAGTTTTCATTTCTTTTGTCTCCGACTGGTACAGATGGAACAGACCAACGCAGAGCTTTCTTATTGGGCGTAGAAACAAGATTCAAGGACATCGCAGGAAATGTATTGTCTGATTGGACCCTTGTGGATGAAGACGCGGTTCTAACTATCCCTTACGACTATACGGGTATTTCTGGATGGCCTATGAGGACGGGCACGCTTGAGGTTCGTGCAAGAGACTACTGGAATAACTATTCCGCAAGCAAAACTCTCACATTCGTAAACCCAGCTCCTCCACTTGCGTCTATGACTGTGGTCTCTAAGACGAAGGACCAGTTCTCCTATATGCTTGAACCTTTGGCTGGTATTCCTACGGATTTCAGCGGCGTGTATTTTTGGGCAAATACCACAAGTTCAATGCCTCCTACAAGCACGATTAAAAACTCTCTTGCTGGCGAGCTTGTTCATAATCTCAACTCAGATGACGTTTACGCTTGGTGGTCTCTCGCGGACGATTTTCATCCGTCCGGCTTGAATATTAATGGTCCTTATTTGATTGCCGTAGGCTCTTTGGGTTCCGCCCCAAGCAACTTGACCCTATCTCTAAGCGGAAACTTAGACGAATGGAACAACGAACACTTCACTCTATATTCTACTTGGGACAGAATGGAGAGCGGTGACGTTCGAGATTACTACATTTATTTGACCGATAACTCTGGTGCGAGATACAATTATGTTGTTCCTCAATCCCCAAGCGGTACGAAACCTTACTTCCACTTCGACAGCGTTGTTCCTGATAGAACCTATCAGGCTCAAGTTAGAGGTCGCAATGGAGAAGGAAGAACGACCGCATTATCTGCGTTGACTGCGGGTGTGACCGTAGGTAAACCAAAGATTCGATTCCTTCAGGTCGAAGGTAAGAGCTATTTCTTCGAGCCTACATATGTAAGAATGTCTAACCAGAACGTTTCCGCTAGTATGAACGTTGACTATGGTCAAGGTAACATCATCCGCCTTAACATGACTCATGGTGGAACTGCGGTTCTCGGTGCTCAAAATATTCAATCGGGTTCTACGTACCTCGTCTATCTTTATAGGCAGGCAAACGCTGGTGGCGTCACCTTCTCTTCCAATTATAAATGGCCAGATGGAGAGCCGCCAGATATTTCTACGTCCGTGGGTGCCGTAGACGTAATCAGTGCTTTCGCTATAGATAGCAACAACTTATATTGCGTCACGTCTAATAACTTCAGCTAAACTTAGTTGATGTAAGCGGTTGAAATATACCGCTTAAACGTGTAAATTAGTCGTGATTACATATCCAACAATCTTCTTTGGAAACCTTGGAGGTTCCAAGATTAGGGAGGACTTCGACGATTATGCCGATGGTCGCCTTCCTGTGCATTCACAAATTTGGCAGTATCAAGAACATCAGTGGTTAAATGATACGAATCCAGCTAAGTTTAACGGCTTCACTTGGAAAGATTACGGCATCAGTGGAGCGTTCGACGAATTCGATAATTATAACGTTGGAAATCTCACGTTAAGCTTCGGTAATCTTCACGGTTCAGGTAACTTTGATACTAACCCTTGGACAGGTTTTAGTGCGGGCTTCTATCGCGATAGAAACGGATACTATACTAGTGCGGACCAACTTCGCGGCTACGGATTTATTTATTTTGATTGGGGTGCAAATCCTCCGCTTCCCGGTTACAAGTCTGACTTTTGGGGAACGAAGTTTATTGGCAATTTCATCATTCCTACCTCTGGTGCGTATACTTTCTACGTAGAAAGGGATGAATGGGCTAGAATCTACGTTGGTAGAGAAGATGGCCCCAACAATCTTATTTTCGATAAGTGGGGTATTAGTCCTCCGCTTATCGGTGACGAAGCTACGTCTCCAATTACGTTCACACCGGGCATCACAACGATGCTCATCCATTTTTACGAAGACGTTGGAAATGCCAAACTAAAGTTGAGTTGGTCTGGGCCGGGATTTGGAAAGCGTCCAATGCTTCCTTCTGATTTCGGTAACTCTGGCTATGTTCGTGAGTACGTCGTAAACTACGGCGGACTCGATATGGGTTGGGGCAGCATCAACTTTGAAGGTGCTTATCGCTTGGGTATTCCAGAGATTCCTTACGGAAATGACCGCACTCGCCAAGACATGGGATTCAGTGGTAACTATTCCCTTGGCGTCATCAACATGGGTACGTTTCGTGATAAGTCTCATCAGAATGTTGACCCGCGTGGATTCTACGATGTAGCTTACGTTCACGAGTTACTTGGAGACAAATCTCGTGTCAATCTATCCCCTCAAGGTCTTTACTATTACAAGTATCAACCCGTCGTTTATAATGAGAAGGTTAACTTGGACCTTAACGGTGCAGGCCACTACGCGTTCAAGAACGAGTTCGTTTACCAAAACGAAAAAGTAAGAGAGCTTCTTAACTTTGCGGGTTTCCACATTACGGGAAGAGCAAATACTGATAGAATCACCGACCGAATCACCAACACGATTCAGAGTAATGGTTTCTATGCGTATCCAATTGTCGCCTCTGACTACAAAGATTTCTCTTACGATAGATTGTCATTAGCTGGCAACTATTTCCCAATTTGGGTTTATGCCCCTTATTCTGAACAGAGCATTAACCTTGTTGATTTGGCGGGCTATCACTTTACTGGATACATAAACAGTTTCAATGCCGATAAGAGCGTAAATAACATCAATCCTAACGGTCACTACGCCTACGGCATTGTGACTGGAGATATCAAGAACGACAAAGCTTACGTTAATCTTCGTAATGAAGGTTTTTACGCGTATAGATACATGACCTGCTACACAAATGAGCAGGTGTCCGACGTTCTTGACCTTAATGGTTACTACGCCCCTCGCTACTTGCACCTTCAATACAAAGACGCAGCTTCTACGAGCTTGAATACTGATGGTGCTTACTACAGCAGATTCTTAGACCAAAGATTTGGAGACAAGTCTCGTAACGAAATCAATCCTTATGGATACTACGCGAGCGGGGCCTTTCATCTACCGCTTAAAGACCATGCAAAAACGGAAATCAATCCTGTCGGTCACTACGCCACGGGTTATATCCCGTTTACATATTTTGAGAAGACAAAGAACTTGCTTGACCCTCAAGGCAACTATTTCTACGCTATCCTTTCCTATCTATACAACGATAAAACCCAAAATGAAGTCGGACTTGAGGGTTACTACCGCTCTATCTATGCGTACTTCATGTACGAGGACCAAGCTCGTGAATTGATTCGTATCGACGGTAACTACTACTACAGATACAGTCAGACGAGACAAAAAGACCAAGCCTCTAACGTGCTTGACCCACGTGGATTCTACGCTGACGCAACCGTTCGCCCATATGGATTAGACTCTGCTCAGAACTCTCTTGATACTGCGGGTAATTACTTCTTCCGCTACGTTTCTGGCGTGACTCAAGAAAAGGTAAGAGAGTTGATTAACATGGACGGTAACTATTTCTTTAGATACTATCCAGCTTATTCCGTGGATAAAACGTGGCACCTTCAAGGCATGGAAGGTACATATCTACCAAGGTATCCTATTGCCGAGGCTGCAAACAAAGACCTTTCTTACAACATACTTAATACGGCGGGCCGTTACGACGCAAGGTACTCCAACTTCCATCGTAAGGATGCCGCGTTCGACAAATTAGACTTGTTCGGCGAATACTACACAACTCGTTTGGGAATTCGTGCGGGAGATAAGGCATGTAACATTCTCACTCCATCTGGTGAATACTTCTATGGAAGAGTCCCGCTTAATCCTCTTGACCAAGGCTTCAATTATCTTGGCGTAGGTGAGGGTAGCTATTTCTCAAGATTCGTTTCTTTCTACGCAACTCCACGTACGCAGGCCGCAACCCTTCTTTCTTGTGCGGGCGACTACACCAGAGAGTCTTATGTCATCGTTGATTCTGGAGTCTTGTCCGTGGACTTCACTTCCGAGTTCGTGTCCTTCGTCGAGCATCAAGACTTGGGCAAGCTATCTGCCGAATTTACAGGTAATTATGTCGCCATGTCCTCCGCTTCCACAATGGAGTATTGGTTAGAAATTTACAGACGTTCTGTTTATAATATGAGCAAGACCCAGCAATACTTTGGAATCTAATGTTTGATTTTTATGCACAAGGCTTCTTTTCATGGGCTGTCATCAATAGCGATGACAGAATAGTTCGCTATTCTCGTGGCAAGAAGAAGAACCTTATTTTGAATCAGGGTCTTGACGGTATCGCGGTGAGAAGTTGGGCGGAATCATTTAAGGTTTGTGCCGTAGGTACTGGTGCAAACGCTCCTGCAAGTTCGCAAACGGGATTATCAGAAGAAGTAAAAAGAACCCAGCTATACTTGGACATGGAGAACGCCTGCTCTGCGGAGTTGGTGGACAATAAGTTTCTTCTTAAAAGAACGTTTGTGTTTTCTCCTGAAGGAACACCTATCATTTATCGCGAGGCAGGATTTTCTCATTCTACTTCTGTGGGTGGAAATCTTTTCTCAAAAATAGCTTTACCTCTCGTTTCCGTAGACGCTGGAGAAAGACTTATTATCCAGTACGAACTTCTTTTATCTTTAGAGCCCATTACATCCGTTGCTCTTACCAATCCAGTTTTGAATAGAACATCTAGCGGCCTATTTCAATTTCAGAACATTGGCCTAGCTGGAATAAACTCTGTAGGCGAAACTATTCATTTCGACGAAGCGTTGAGTTGTAATGAACCATCTGCTTCAGCTAAGGGCTTCTTATCTATTAACTCAAGTCCTCCCGCTGGCTTCCCAACTGCGGAAGATAGGACCGGAACAACCTTCGAAAAAGACCTAACCCTTTCATCTTATGTCGCGGGCACCTACACGCGTGAGAAAATACTGACGACAACCAAGTCAGAAGCAGCGGGTTCTTGGAGCAGTTGCGGAGTTGGTTCGAGTGCAGGCAATTCTTTCGCTAACACTGGGCTCGTATACGTCTTCAATGCCCCACTTGTAAAGGCGAGCGGTATACTTAGTCTCCATTTCAGATATCGCTGGTCAATCGTTACCAAAGAGAATTTCTCCACCCTTCTTTACTGGCTTGATGAAGAAAAGCCATTTTTGAAACAAAATCCAATCCTTCTTTATTTCAGACTAAGTGAATAAGTACATACAACATAGCCTTCGTGGTATGGTTACTTGGTCCGTTGAGAAAGACGGTCAAGTAGTCAGGGGAGCGAACCCAAAACATAACTTAATCCTCAATCAAGGGTTAGACTTTATTGCGTCGTATTCATTTGCAGACTGTTTTAATTACTGTGCTGCGGGAGATTCGAATGTCATTCCTACGAAGACCGACGTAGCTTTAGGTAACGAGTTGTCACGTACAGGCACAAAATCCGCAACTGGCTCCGCCAACGGAGCAGAGCTAAGTAACAACGTATTTAAGCTGTTTAGGACTTTTGAGTTTGCTATAGAAGTTTCCGACGTAATTTATAGAGAAGTAGGCATGTCTCCTTTCGGCGTTCCGGGAAGTAACATATTTAGCAAGGCTCTTTTGCGAGACAACGCGGGAGACCCTATTGATGTACCCGTAGCTACGGGAGAAAAACTTGTTGTTAAGTACGAGCTTTACATAGAGATATTTGATGCGGAAACTCAAATTGGCACGGCTATCAATGGGCGTGCAAATTCTTCTGGCATTTTGAGGATACAAAAAATTGGACTCAAAGGTATCTCTGCTCTTGGCGATACTGAGGACTACGATGTTGTTGGAAGCTGCAACGAACCTTCTACCCAAGCTTCGATGTTTATTTCTACGGACAACAGCCCTCCCGAGCCATTCGGTCAGTGCATTGATAGGTCTGCCGGGGCATACGAAGATGACGGCTCTATTTCAAATTATCAGGCTTCTACGTACAGAAGGAATAAAAGCTTGCTCATCAGACCTGCTGATTTGGCGAGTTCTTGGAGAAGCGTTGGAGTTGGTCCCGCCGCCAATAACGGAGCCGTCTTCGTGTTCGACCAAGACCAGAATAAAGAAAGTAACAAAGCTTATTTTATCAACTTTACTTACTTCTGGACCAAGAGGAACTTATCAAACTTCTCACCTTGGTTGGACTTCGAAGATGCAGTATATTTGAGCAATAGGTACAACAAACAGAACTCCTTTGCTTATTTTGCACTCTAAATTGAAAAATCTGGTGTAAAATTCTATAATAGTTCCCATAAAAGGTCTAAGGTATGTCCGATACATCATTTACATCAAAAGCTCTTAACACTGCGTTGCCCATCATTTCTAGCGTCCCAGCTAACCTCGTGGGGGCTATCGCTACGGGCATCTCAGGAGTTTCGGGCATATGGAACTACGTCGTCACCCCATTTAATGGTGGAGAAGGTATGCCTTCTACGGCTTTGAACTATGTTCATTCATTTAACTCTGGTGTTAGAGTTTATTTTGATGCCGTAGCTAACGCCACGGACTACAGACTTTACAGAAGCGGGGCGGGATATACCGGATACGTTCTCGTCGATAATTCTACGTCTTCTCCTTTAATCGACACGTTTACGGCGTCCGGTGGGTATCTTACAAGCGTCAATACGACAAACTCCGAGTCTCGTGCGTTGTCTAGTTCTCCAACAAAGTTCTATCAAGTCGCCGCAGGTAGAACCCTTCTTAAAGAAGCGTTGCTCGCGAATAGCTATACGGACACCTTGTACTTCAGCTTGTACGTTGTTCCAAGTGGTGATGCCCCATGTGCTGGTAACGTTTTGTTTAACGCCGTTTCTCTTGAAACGAACGAAACAAAGATTCTCTCCCTTAACACAGTCCTTGAACAAGGTGACTCTATTCAGGCGTACGCTACAGAAATCGGTATGGTTCCGGGCTTCGGCTGCGTCAGCTTGAAAATTTCAGGCATCGAAATTTCTGACAGCTAATCTCTATGAATCTAAATATCATTTGGGGCGAACAGCCTTATACTCCTCCTCCATCTGCTGCTCCACAAGAACGTGAAGTTAAAATGGGAGCACGCGGCAAGTTCGCGTACCAAGTCCTTAATCATAACAAGGAGCCGTTCTACTCTGAAGAGTTTAACCCGAACTTCATCTTTGATTGGGGTCTTGACCAAATCGCCAGCTTGACTTGGGCGAGAGCGTTCGAATACTGTCGTGTCGGTAATGTTGCCACAGGTTCTCTTCAAACGTCCTCTGGTAGAAATTCTCTTGGACAATATAGTTTGCAGTCTGAAGTGGCGGTCAGCAACCTTTACTTTACGGGCACTCTTCCTGCTCCATTTAACTTTGCTGGTTGTGGCGTTTCTGGAGTAAGCGGCTCAGGTATTTTAATGAGACGTACGTTCGACTTCAATCCTGAAGTTGGCAACCAAGTCTATACTGAAATCGGTTGGTCTCCGCAATCAAACGGCAACTTGTTCTCTAGAGTTATTGCTACGTCTGGTGGCCTTACTGGCGTCACGGTTCTTGAAGGTCAGTCTATTCGTGTTATTTACGAACTTGAAGTCTACCTTGGACCAAGCGGCCAAATAAACGGCAACCCAGTCACAGGATGGGCAAGTTCTGGTACGATGGGTGTCCAATTGTTTGGCATCTCCGCAGTCGGCCCAACTGGCAACTCTACCTTCTACGACGCAGGCTCCGGTGCAAACGAACCTTCTGTAGGTGCAAGAGGTTTCATCAGTGATATTTCTACCGCATTGGCTCCGCTTGGTTCCGATGTCAACAGAAGCTCTGCAAACACTTACGAGTCAAACACGACAATCTTCCCGTACGTCAACGGTACATATTCTAGAAGAAAAAGATTCTTCATTCCTGCAAGCTCTGGCGTTTTCGCTACATATCGCTCTGTAGGTATTGGTCAAAGCGGTGTTGGTGCAAACGCTGCGGACAACAATACGTTCGTTCACGTCTTCGACGCACCTGTCAACAAAGAGCTTGACTACATCTTGAATCTAAACTTCTTCTACTCTTGGGGTAGATTGACAACGACATAAGATGTCTAATGTCATCTATTTACATTCACTACACGGATAAGACTCTTGTATTAGATTCTGCGGAGAATTTAATGTACCCGCTGCTGGGTTCGTTGCTCAAATGGGACGAACTCAGAATAGCAATGTCTATCTCTTTGACTCAATCAACGAGTGACAATAACGCAGGATTCACCACAAATGAGAGCCTTCCGATTATAGGAGGCACGCCAATCCTCAATAGAGTGTCGATTGGCTTGAAAAATAGAGGTACTGAGCTTCCGGGTGAGGCTGGGTGCTCATTTGCTGGCTTTTCGAACGCTAGCGACACGGACGGCTCTTCCTTGGGCTATTACGACAGCACATTAATGTTGTCAAGTAGGCGTGCGTTTGGGTTCAATCTAAACCTAGCTTGGACAGGCTCAAATCACGTCATCTCAGGTTCCCCAGTCACACTGAACCTATCTTCCGCCTTTAATGCGTCAGGAACGACTCAGGTTCTACCTGTAGGCCAACCTATCAGCTACAACGGAAACGTCGTATATCTTCAATCTCCAGTATCTAACGGGCAGACCTCTATTACGGTATCTGCTCCAAGCCCTATCACTATTGGCATATCTGAATTGGCGGGCTCTACCGAATCTACCACGATGGTGAGACCAAATCTAAGTCTGGGCTGCTCTATCAACAGCACTTATCAATACTCTCAGACCGACTCTGCGTCTCAGACCATCAACTTTCCCGCATCTTTTGTTATGCAGGGTTCCACGAATTACTCTTCAGTTGTAATGATGAGTTTTAAGACGACCAATAGAGGAACTGCATCTCAAACCATGAGAGTAGGCTGTCAAGTGGTTCCGAATATTGGAGACACGTCCTCTACGAATTTAGAGGCCATGCTATCCACGTACGTGCCCGCGTACGAGTCCTCCGTCTTTAACTTCAACACTTTGATGCCCACAACATTCTTTGTGCGGTGGCCGTTTTCCACCACGCGACTTCGAATGCATTCATTCGTCATCAAGAAATTCTAAAGAAAAAGGCCGCTTATTACAGCGGCCTATTTTTATGTTCCTTGGGTCTTGTTTAGTTGACCAATCAACTTCAAACTGGTCTGAGGTGGAATATCTTTCCAATCCTGCCAGCTTTCGGCGTCTGGCGTATTCTTGGCGATAAGAGCCGCCTTAAAGTCCGCGAAGGTCTTGAAGCCTTCTGGATACTTCTTAGTGACCGCGTTCTTTGCCGCTACAGCCAAAGCCATCCAAACTTCGGCTTTACCCGTCTCTTCGCCGTCTGGCTTGTAAGTGACGGAGTTCATTTCGTCTTCGCCAACGATGTCGATACGAAGGGCGTTACGAACCGCACGAACGAACGCTCTGTTAGATGCGATGGTTTCCAAGAAGAGTTGGCTACTCTGGTTGGTATTTGCAAATGTTGCGTTTGCGACTTCGGAATAGTAGATAGGCATACCATTCTTTGTTTCGTAGTTCTCGGTAAGAATGACCGTACATTCGACAACGGCCCTCTCGTAGTTAGACTCTACAACGCGTTTCTTAACCTCAACGATGCCTCTGATAACCGCAAGCTCTTTGAAGCCCGGGAGAAGAATCATAAGCTGCTTGTCCGCCAGACCTTCAATAGAAGTTGGTACGTCGATGTTACGTTTTTCGAAGTAGTCTTTATTTACTACGATATATTCCTTTGGAATCATCGCCTTCCAATTAACGGTTCCATCGTCTTCAAAAACGTATGTCTTGTTAATAAGAAGGCCATTCTCGTCTCGCTTGAACTTCTCGACCGCCAATTCTCTGCCAAATTTTGGCGTGACCTCTGGAGGTGTCGCTGAGGCTTCTACTGCGGTTTCGGGTGCTGCTGATTTTGCTTTTGCCATAATTATTGATTAAAGATATAGAAGTGGTCTGCCTCTTCCCAGAAGGATTCGGTGTCGGTAATCGTCTGAATATTATCATCGAATCCCTTGATTGGCCTCTTGGCTTTCCAATCAGCTTTACTCAAGAAAATGCCGTCTTTCGACAAGATGAATTTATTCGTCTTGAAGTACGTATTATCGCCTAATTTGTCAGCCATGTCAAGCTCTTGTTTAGTACGTGAAGTTTCCTGTGTAATTTCGAAGTCGAAGAATTTGAGGCGAAGATTTGCCAGCTTCTCTGGGTCTTTCTCTTTCGTTTGGAGGTCAAGAGATACGCCCGCCTGCTTCGCAGCCTTAATATATTCAATGTCTCTGTCGTCCATAACATCGTAACTAATCTTATTGATGTTCTGTTTCAGACCACGTAAAATCTTCAAGTTAATAGGCTGACTCGCCAAGATGTTACATTTACGGGTATAGAGTGTTTGAGCAAGGATATCTTCATTGAACAAATAGTCCATACGGATGTTGATAATGCCGTTGGCTAGTTTATCTGGAGCCATCACGAAATCTGGAATTTGCTCTACAATATGTACCGGATAAAACTCTCCAAAGTAAAGAGATTTTCTCTTCGTGCTTGCATCGAATCGTTTTAAGATTGCGTTTGCAATTGTTTCAGGGAAGATGAAGTCTACCGTCTTAGGAGACTCTTGATTAGAGTAGGATGGAAGCTTTCCTTTTCTATCGGACTCCAAAAATACAGAGTCCTCATGATAGACTAGTGGGCCGTGATTCTTAAACGTCGTGGCTCCATAAATGCAAACTTGCGGGATTTTTGAATGACCCGCTACGTGAGCACTGAAGGTATCGTTGCTCATATGGAACAAGCTATTAGAAAGAATGTAGGCGGTTTGAGCCATAGAGACGACGCCAGTAAGGTGGAAGCATCCCTTGAGTCTTTCGTCTTCTTTGCCGCCAATTTGCACGATATGAATGTCCAGCTTATCTAAGACTGGCTTGATAATTGTGACGACATCTTCCCAGAATGAGTAGCACTTTGCGTCTGTACTAGAGGACGCGTGAAGAGTTACGTACTTCTGGAATGGAAGCGGATAGAAAGCCTTGTAAATAAAAGGCTCGTCAATCTTTAGACCAGTTGCGAGAGAGTATAGTTCAAGAAGTTTCATGTAAGCGTCAGTGCGATTTTATCGTTAGATAGATAGTTCAATTGGCGTTGAGAACCAATGCCCGGATGGAAGTAAACGTCCACATACTTTGGATTCCCAACCTGACCAATCATGGCAAGCTCGTTTTCCATAATTGGGTGATACGGAAGAATTTTATGGATGTACGGATTACCCAAAAACATTTCAGCAAACTTTCTTTCACAAGCTACGTAAAGGTCGTGCTCTGGATATTGCTCCTTGAAAGACTTAAACAAAGAGGATACGAGATAACAATCACCAAAACTTTCTTTCATGACTAACAAAGCCCTCTTCTTGTCGTTCTTATCGAAGACATCGGCAAAATCCATCTTGGCATTTTTTTGATTCTCTTGAAAAGCTACGTTTCTGAAATAGTTAAGAACTCCATCACGATTCTGACGTTTCTCATCCATTTCTTTCATCCAATACGCAAGACCCTCGTCGTCATCCTTGACGTACATACGAAGAATGTTACGGTAAATATCTTTCAGCCATTCTTTGGTATCTTCAAGTGGAGGTGGAGCGTAATCTGGATTCTTTGGTGGTTCAGAAAAATCCCAATCCCACTCAACGAATGGTGCTCCGTCGATAATGTCTTCGACTTGTTTACCAATGGCAGAAATATCACAAACTTCAATCGTGAATTTGCGGGCGAGTACGCCAAGCTCTCTACGTTTTGCAGGCTTCATCTCCCAAACTTTCTTGAGGTTCTTGGCGATGCTACTTGCAAATGTGGACGCTTTAATGAACTCTGTGCCGGGCTCTCTGTACTCTTCCCAATCTAGCGGAAAGCCGCCACTCTCTGGCGTGCAGTATTCTTCTCCGCAAGAGTAGTTTGTTACGAGCGTGATAAGCTCCGTCAACTTGGCCTCTTGTACCGGAATTTCTTGACCGCCAGAAGTAAATGGGTGGCAGTAGACATCCATCAAGTTATAAACTTCATTCAACTGCTCTTCGGTCACGCCATCTGTTACGTTTGCGGTAACTAGGCCGTTCTTAGAGCCGCAATGTTTACAAGGAATGTTTTGCCCAAGATTCACATTGATACGAGACTTCTTCCATTCCGCCGTAGGAAGCTGGTACGGTTTAACCTCGTATTGTTTGCAGTCCTTACATACGTATGTCGTAAGTACGCGTGCGGGGTCTAGACCGAACTCCTTGATTCTCTCTGGAATATTCCAACCTTCAGACCAGTGCGTATGCAAAAGAAGATACGCTTTGCTTTCTGGATTCTGGTCGCAAAAAGTCTTGAAGCCTTGAAGAAGTTTGACGACGCTCTTACGAAGTTGATTTCTAAATACGAAACCAATGATGAAGGCGTCAGGTTGAATGTTGTGCTGCTTTCTAAGTTCCGACCTCTTGGAGTCTGGCAACCTATAAAACTTGGAAGATTCGATTGCCCCATGAAGAGTCTTTACGTGATTGTGTCCGTGCTTCTTCATTGCCGTCTCAGCGAACTTCGCCCAGACGTAATAATTCTTTACCTTATCCGCTGCTGACAAAGCGTCAGGAAGGATTGGCAGACTATCCAAAGTGGTATGAATGACGGAGTGAACCTTGTTCCACCACTTCCTGTCGAAGTAGCCATTGAACGCCCAGATGTCTTCTATTCCAAAGTATACGTCAGGCTTTTCCTGCTTCATCAAGCGGTCGATATTGTACGCACCGTAAGACACGTCTCTTCCTTTGATGTGTTGGTCATGCTGGTTCAAACCCTGCATGATTTGCTGCCACTCTGCATTAGAGTCCGGCAACGCTCCATGAGTCTTCCACGGCATTTTCTTCAACGCCTCATTGTCCCAATTGACACCTGTGCAGTATTCTACGAGGTCATACTTTCCTGTGTTATGCAGGTATGTAAGTAATGCTTTCGCATGTCGTCCAAAGCCAGACTTAGATTTAGAGTGATTGCTGTGGATTACAACTTTCTTTTTACGCATGAAAATGATGTCGGATTAATGAAGAAATTCAAGTAAAAAAGAAGGGAGACTTTCGTCTCCCCTCTTAATAATCAACTCACCTAACTATATTAGCGGAAAGGATTTTGGTCGCCCTCTTCCTCTTGTGGAGGAGCTTCCTCTTGGGTCTCGCCTTGTTCAAAAGGGTTCTCTTCTTGTGCTGGCTGGCTAGCTTGCTGTTGGCGAGTAGGAGCCGCTGGGGCCGCAGGAGCCTCAGTTTGCTGACCTTCTTGTCCGCCGAACTGAAGCCTAAATCTGTTTGAGTAAAGTGTCTTCAAACCAAAATCAAGATAGGTTGCAAGAGCTTCGCACTCTCCAAGGGAAATCGCAAGCGTAAACTTATCTGTGCTATTTCTCATGAGAGAGAAAAAGAAACCTTTGACGATTTCGTCTTGAACCGCAGGAGAGAAAGACAATTGAACTTTGTCTTTGCTGCCCGGATGGGAGTGAAATCCTTTCCACTCAGTAAGTCTACGGATGGAATTGATGATTGCTCCCGCCTCGAATTCATTCAACTTAACATTGATGGACTTCGCGGGGTTTTGGGAGTTTGCAGAGAAGGAGCCTGTTTTAGTCGTTGGGTTCCAAGAAGCTTGAGCAACAGAACTGACGTAAAGTGAAAGCTCACCTTTTAGACCCGTACCAGACTTGGAAGGACCGAAGTTGAAAGAGAAAAGAAATCCTGCGTTTCTTGCGTTTGGTTTGAAAAATGTGATACCTTTAGCCATATAGTTAATTTGATTATTTCCGCTATGAAGCCAGTAGTATATCAGGTCTTTTCATTCCTGTCAATAGTTTTTACGTGTAAACTATTTTACCCCTATGAGCGATTTCATGGAAAGCTCCTCATTGATGCGTCTCTTCAAAGAAGAGCGTGAGGAAATCTTGCGTCACAAGTGGGTACTCAGCGAACGTGCTGGACGCGACGTAGGTTACAATACAGCCCTTTATTCTTGGCTGCGTAATCATAGGCAGAAATGGCTAGAAAGTCAAATCAAAAGACTTACCACTTCGCATTCGGACAATGTGCCGCCTGCAATTTGACCTTAGTCTCCATATGACAGCCGCATAGGCTGCAACGGTTATCTTCGGTAAGGAACTCGCACTCCAGACATACTGAAATGCGAGCTTTTGCGGTCGCGTCATTAGAAAATAACGTACCTTCCTTCAGCCATAGCTTGAAGGCGTCCTTTGCGGTCTTGGCTAAGTTCTTAGCCATCTCTGTATTACTTGGTAGATTGTTCTCCTGCATTTTCAATTTCTTCGACGATGAACTGTAGAAGCTTGCTTCTTACAATGTCCGTCTTATCGAATTCAAAGTAGTGAATACCTTTCTCCGCACTTCTTTCCGTGCCAAAGATTTTACAGAACGCTGGGAAGCCGCTACGGTCTCCAATGTCAGCCTGCCTTGTGTCGCCAATGATAACGAGCTTAGAAAACTCACCAAATCTCGTAATCAAAGTTACGAGTTCTTGAAAGGAGAAGTTCTGGGCTTCGTCCGCAAGGATAAACTTTGCATTGAAGCTGGCTCCACGAAGATAGTTGACGGGCATTGCTTTTACTCTCTCATCTTTGACAAGTGCATCAACTTGAGCCTTTGGAAGTAGCTCGTCAAGTTTGTCTAGAAGAGGCATCATGAAAGGTCCGAATTTATCGTCGATTTCACCCGGAAGAGAGCCAAGACTTTTGCCCGCACTTTCAATAATGGTTCTGATATAGAGAATATCGGAGACGCTTCTTTTGTTTAGTAGGTGGAGGCCGCAATAGACCGACAAGAATGTTTTGGATGTACCGGCTGGGCCGTTTACAAAGACGATTTTGGTCTGTTTATCCATAAGGAGTTCAATGAACTCTCTTTGTTTGTCGGTGAGGTCTTCTCGCTGGAAGATGGTTAATTCATCTTTGATTTTGTCTCTCTGTGGAACTTTAAGCGAGCTATCTTTTTGTTTTGGTTTCTTGCGACTCATATTTGATTTGATGTTGGTCACTGAAAAGAACGCGGAGGTTTTCGGCTCCACACCATTTTACACGTCTTCCAAAGAAATGCAATAAAAAAGGAGAGGAATATTTTCCTCTCCTTGATTGATTAAGATTGAACTGATAGTCGAAGGTATCCGCTCATTCGAACCTGCTCACTTCCTTCGGTGTCGTAGTCAACAAGAACGTTAAGAGAGGATGAAGCACTTCCCGTCATAACAATCAGGGATGGATTTCCAACCACTGTATAACAGCCAGAGGTGTTTGGAGGAATGGTGAGATAATATTGATTTTCATATTCATTTGCGACCAAACGTTCTCCGCTGCCCTGCAAATAGAATCGAATGTTTCTTTGATAAGCGGACGGTAGTACGTTCAAATCAAGTTTATAGTTTGCGGTATAATAACCTGAATTACTAATCGTCGCCAATGTTACAATACTTCTACCAGTGATTGCGTTTGTAAAACTAAGACTGTTAACACCACTTATGAACCTCGTTCCTCCTAAATTGGTCATCGTTGTGTATCCAAAGTAACTTGGAACAGAAGTTGACCTTGGCATTCTAGTGTCGTCTCCGACGCCCCATATCTTAGTGTAAGTTACGCCATCCCCACCACGCGTATAAATTTCAAAAGGATTTACTTTATTTGCGGACAAGACCGTCGCGTAACCCGTGTAAGGCATTCCAGTTCCGCCGCCAAGTTTAGACGCATATTCGAATCCGAGGACAGGAGAACGATTGTTAATCGTAGAGGAAATCGGCTGTCTACCAATATTTTTCAACCAAATACCTGAAGGGCTTATTACGCTGATTACAGAGGAAGAGGTGTCGATATCATACTCAATCTCCCTTGTTGCTGGATTAAGAATCATTGGACCTATGCCTGACACATCGCCGCCACCGCCAGCCGAAGATACGATGTATGGGCTCAATGCCGTACCATCTCCTTCTACGGTAATGTTAGAACCTCCAGTTATGTAGGTCGCACCAGCAATACCTGAATCGGATGTCCAATTTCCCAAGATTTGCTTATTTCTCCAATCAAGAGTAATAAGAGGAATGTCAAAATCTTCATCCGCATCATACACTGTCGAAATAAGAGTTCTGTCATCCCAATCAATAGATTGGTTGCCGGATATGTCGAAGGTTAGACGAGTTCCCCAATTAAGAGAAGTCTCAATAAAGCCGCCTTCATTTAGACCGAAAAGTCTTCTTTGGTTGATGTTGGCAAGAGTTTTACTGTTGTTGTCTTCAAAGTACATGCCTTCATCACTCATGAAGAAGTATCCGAAAAGGGGTCTCTCTCCCGTCTCTTCGTCTAGTAATCCATAAGCTGCAAGACCTCCACCGACAAAACCCCAAACATTATAAAGTAATCTACCGCTCCAATCTAGAGATGTTTCACTTTGCCAGTCTGGAAATTCTTCGCTACCAAGATTTGCGAATGAAGAAAGCTTTCTATTTTGCCAATCTACGGAAGGATAAGCTACGAAAGGTGCTTCCGCTCCATCCTCTGGCTCATTTGAATCACGTATCGCGTAAAGAATTCCTTCGAACCAGTTAGCTACTGCGTGATTAGATGCGGCTCCAGAAGAGTTCGTTCCCGTAGACATCAAGACTCCACCTTCCCAATTAAGAGACGCGAAGCCGTTTGCCTCACCAATAAGAAGCTGTCTACTTGCCCACGCAAGAGTTTCTACAGGAATGATATTTACAAAGTCTTCTACGTATGTTCCGTAGAGGGCTTTATTATCCCAATTGACAACAACGTCTCCGTTATAGGCGTGTAATTGTCTAAGACCCCAGTTAATACAAACTCCGTCTTCTGCATGTAGTTCTCTTGATTGCCAATTTGCAGTTACGTCGCCAGCACTATTATACAATTCTCTAAACTCCCAATCAACAGAGATGTTGCCGTTTTCATACAGAACGTTAAAATCCCAATCAATGGAAGGGGAGCCTCCTCTATCATAAAGAGCCCTGCCTTGCCAGTCCAAGCATAATTCAGGAATTCCAGTAAGCGGAACTCCTTCATCTGTATATCCAGTGATTGAAGACGATAATGTTCCGCTATTGGTATTGAAATTAAAACCAAAAATTCCATCTAGAAATCTTTTGATTCCACTTATAGATTCGCTTCCAGTCTTGTGAACAAAATACGTTTCATCAATGAGTGCCCCGCTGCCACCTCCGCCTTGATTAATTTCCTGCTGAAGTTTACCGCTCGCCGCAAGAAGTTCTGCGTCTGTGGCGAATTTAGAGTAGATTTTGGATACCATGATTACTTAAATGATGCAGTGATGAAAAGGTCGCTGCCACCGTTGGCTTGAGTAACTGGCGTAAGGCTGTTACGAATGAAGATACCGGAATTCATGGTAATACCCTTATCTCCAAAGTCGATAGAAAAATTATCTCTTCCATCAATAGCTACAACACTAATAAGATTTGCGGATGCGTCTACATTATCAAAGATGTGAAGATACTGTACGCCCGTGTAGTTGTTGTATCCATTTACACTAAACAGTGTACCCGCAGAACCTTTTGCGAGCAAGCTTCCCGCAAATGCAGGAGTAAAAGACTTAGATGTCGGAGCTTCGTAAGTAGCGATTTGAGCCAAAGACGCGTTACCGCTACCGATGGCCGCGATTACTGGACCGTTGTCGATACTGATTTCTGCACCGCTAATGCTGATGCTACCGAAGTCTGTGTTAGAAAGTGGCCTCCAGCCACCCGCTCCACCGTAAAGTGTCGCGTCGTGAACGTACTGAAACGCGAGAGCTGATTTACCGATATCAAATGCTGCTGTGAATGTTTTGTCTGCCATAATCTTTTGTTGCTAATGCTAATGCTAATCTAACCAAAAAGGGAAGCTATGAAGCTTCCCCTTAAGTTACACCCAAAAGATTACTTATGGAAACGTTAATCTAACGTCACAGATATGCCATTTTTTTCGATAACTTTTTTCTTCTTGGCGTCGGGATGGTCCAGACCATTACGCTTTTTCTTGTAGTCCGCAAAGAATTTCTTCTTAACTGGGTCTACGCCGTCGTCAGTTTGTTTGGCTCTAGCTTCGGAAAGCTCCCTGCTTTGGTCCCACAAATCACCCAAAGACCCTTTCTTTTGAGCGGTTTTATTAACAAAATCGTTCATATTGTTTGGGTCAAGCTTAGTATCGGAAGCTGCGGAAGGCAAAGAGAATATGCGTTTCCACTCTACTCCGGCCTCATCAATGTGAACCTGTCCAATTTTTGGATAGTTGGCTACGCTATAATAGAAGACGGTTTTTTCACCAGCCTCATTCTCGAATTCATACATTGGCATACTAATAATAAGCCAATACTATTACAATTCAACTTCTAGGTTCCAACTTAGATGCCGTTCTAAATGACAGCAAGCCTCATGGAACATTTCCATCATATGGACTCTCGGGTTAGGACCGACAAGTCTCATGGTTGGTGCGGAGCCGGTTGCCGTGGACTTATCTTCATTCTTCATCCAAATAAACCCATTCCTGTCAAGTAAGAGCTTCCAACCTTCATCAGAAGCCTTCTTTGCCACAACCTCACAGAATTTGACGGCAGGATGCACGTTATGCTCCATGCTTTACCATTTCATGAAGAATGGCGTCTAGGGTCTTACCCCACGTGAACTTCGTTCTCAACTCTTCGCCCTTTGTGTTCTTCGTCTTTGCAAGCTTTTCGGCCTTCTCGAATGCAGCCGCAACCTCATCTTCGTCCCAAGTGTAGATTGAGCCCTGATTGAAAGGCTGGCCTTGAGCAAAGAAGATGTTGTCGTATACAGGAATTTGTCCGTTTGGACTTACAAGAATGCAGTTATCTTTTGTTGCCCAATCCTTGTGGGCGGTGGCGTTCAAGACAATACTCCACTTACCAAGACCAGTTGAATTAAAAGATGGAAGATTCCATCCCTCTGCACCAGACAAGCCAGTAAGGTCAATGTCAATACTGTTCATGAAGTCGTTTACTTGGACATTTGTCTCAAGATGACCGATGAAGTTTAGGTTGAAGTATCTCCTACCGTTCACGGCCTGCATAATGACTTGATTCATCTGCTCTGGCTTGTAGAATGGATTATTGACTACGCAGCTCAATTGGAAGCGAGGATTGTCGCCATATTTCTTGAGCCAAAGTTTGATAATCTTTTCCGTATGTTTACGATGCTCCCACTTGCCCATAAGGCCGAAGTGGATTACGTCCATAGGTTTCTTTTGAAGCGGCTCGAACTCCTCGTCAAAACCGAGGGGAATGTAAGAGACTTTCTCTGTTACGTTATTAAAGATGGTCTTGGAATAAGTGGAGCTGAAAAATGTATGGTCCTGAAGATTGACCAAGTTGATTTCTTCCTGCGTTGGAGCGTTCGTTTCGTAGAACGTATACAAGAACTGACGACTAGTATTCCTTGTTTCAGACCCGTTGATATGCCAAAGACGTAGGGTAGGCGTATCTTTTTTGATGGTCTTGAGCCTGTTGCCGACGCTCTGTGTAAACCAGTCTCCAAACTCTTTAGAAAGCTTGTACGCTTTGAAGTCTAGGTTCTGGCCTACTGGAAAGAACGAAACGTCCATGTTTTTCTTCTGCATCTCGCGAAGAAGGTTTACAGAGACGTTACCCAAAGAAAGGGAATTAATAGGAGCGTTGAATACTAATTTCATAGAAGATTCTAAATGGTTGGATTGATTTTTCAATCGAAAAGATTGTCTGGGACTTCGGTGGCGGGTTTATTATCGGTAGGCATTAGAAGAACGAGGTCAGGGTCACTCTTACTCCTCTTCTGTTCATTGGTCTTAATGAACGCGAGGACTCGTAGCTTTATGCCGAGTTCAGGAATTTGAATGTAGCCCGTTAGCATATCGGGCCGTCTCGTTTTCTTGAACTCTCCGATGTTTACTAGAGAGCCTTTTGACATTAGACGTTATCTTTTAAGTCTCTAACTTTCCTACGAATTTCTTTCAGTGCCTTGTTATGAAGATTAATGCAGCCTTGAATAGTTAGATGCCTTCCTTTTGATTTTGCATGAGGGATTCGTTTGTAAATCTTACTCCAAGGTGTAGCCCTCTTACCTTTAGAGTCTAGGTATCTGAGTTTGAAAATTTCATAGACTCGTTCATCTGGAATCTGTTTAATGATGTCCACGATTCTCGTAGAGATATTCTTGTCAATTTTCTCGTGAATCTCGCTCTCTTCGGAGAAGATATTCTCAAACTCTTTCGGCTCGAACGGAACTAAAGTCTTTGACTTGTTGATTTGTCCTAGGCAAAAATAGCGAACTTGGTTTCCGATATGAGTGCTGAACTTTGCACCCCTATCCTTATCGTAAGACAAAGCAGAGTTGTAGATAACCAAATCTTTGCTGTTAAACACCAGCTCTCTGTCAATGTTGAATCTGGACGAGGCAGCTCTAGACTCAGGGAAGTATTTATTTACGATTGAGAAATAAATTCCGCTATGTCTAGCGATAAGCTCCTTCAGGGAGGCGTCCGTATCAGTGTTGTTCTGAATACTTTCAATAAGGTCTATATCGCTAACCTCAGCATCTCCACCTCCGCCGTATCCTGTTACGCTCATAGGTTGTTTATAAATTGTTCGACGTACGGAGTCATGGACTCCAAGGAAGTGTCTGAAAGCGTGGGCCATTCAATAATAGTGTGTGCAAGCTTTCTTAGATTTGGGTCATTGCGGGCCTCGTCTTCGTTTGGTGGTTGGACGAAAACTTTTTCTTGGTACTCCGTATTGTATCCGCCCTCTTCTTTGGAATAGATGACGCGAGGTTCAGATAGTTTATATCTACGGACGTAGACAAGTTTTCCACCAAGATTATTTAGCCATGTAACTTCGTCGCAGTCATATTCTGCGTAACGCACGTCCGTGATAACTGGAATAATTCCCTGAGCCATCGCAGCCTTTACGAGAGGGGTCACAACCCCTGTCCAGTGCGTACCCTTAGACATTCTTCTGCGAACGCCGCCATGAGCTACGAGCATTGGACGAATGAGCTTCTTTTCTTCCGGGTCTTTTGTCCAAGCCGAAATTCCATACTGCTCTTTCATGAACGGGTCGATTTCATTTTTCAGACTATCCGCGAACGCGTATCTCTGAGCAACAATCCCGTGCGAAGCCAAATATTCTACAAGTGCCGCAAAGAACGTGTCCTTGCCCGCCGTTGCCACTCCACCAATTCCGATTACGAATGGGGTCTTAAACTTTTCTTGAACAAATTCCCTTGATAAAGCCATGTCGAATTTTAACATGTCTTTTCATCAAAGTCAATTAGTATTTTGTTGTTCAATCTCATTTTCAAGCATCAATATAAGCTTCTGAATGTCACGCTCTTTGATGTTTGATGGGTCGCAAATCTCTTTTGTGTTTTTGATTTTCTTGCAGTAATTGTTTACCGTCTCAGCGATAGCCACAGCCGTAGAATAGTTAATCGAAACATTCTGCTCGTACATCTTCAAATGTTTATTGAGAATCCAGATGTTATTGCCCGCAACGACAACTTTCGTAAGCATGTTAATGCCCTCTAACTCCTCAAGAATCTTTTCGATGAGGGCGTACTTGAGACTTTCGTCTTCGCAGGTAAAATCAATCAAGCCAAGGTGGGCTTGGGCATTGAAAACGGATTCTTGCAAAAAGAATAGTAGGACTGCGTTCCTGACTTCGACTAACGTTTCTTTCATGGGCGTAATGCTTTGAATAGGCGGGAGACTTCGATAGAAAGTTTGTGATATCCTAGGTCTTGAAGTATTGCAGCGGGACAAAAGAACTCATAGTTCTTGGTACGAACTTCTTGTGCAACGATTGCAAATCCGATGTTGAAATTTACACCAAGATGCATATACTGTTCCCTTGTGCCTATGAGAACTGCGTCCGTTGCGGACTCCGCGACGACCTCAGTCTCCCAATCCGCACTGTAGACTTTGAAAATGGATAGCATTGAAAATAATAGCCATATGTTCAAAGATTTCAATAACCAAATAATTGAAAATTATGCTTGACAGAATTGACAAGGCCCATATAATACATACTTGTATGTTGAATGTAATTTAACGTCCAAGACCATAGAAGACTATGTTCTTTAACTTTCTTTAGACTGTGAATATAATTAACTACTATAGAATACATTAAAGAACATTAACTTTCTATAGATTACGTTAATTAAGGCCATGAATGGCCTTGACTTTTTTGAAAGTTTTGATAGAATGGGTCTATGTCCGTAAAGAAAATTAACCTTAGACTCGAAGGTGGTCTTGGAGACCATCTCTTAGCAATACGTTTTATCCCAGCCATCAAGGAGAAATATCCTGATGCAAAGATTAAGATTTACTCTGATACCGCAGGTAAAACGTTTCAACGTGACGCACTTGTTTCCTCTTACGGTCATCTCTTTGATGAGATTGAAGTCATCCCCGCAAAGAAGCATAAAGAGTTTTGGGTAGACTGTCAATTTGGAGTCGATAACTTTTATGGGGCGTTAGAGAACGTTCCAGACGATATCCGCAAGGACATGACCGAGAACTGTGACAAGTTCTATGACTTGCATATCGACGGTTTGAAATGGATGAATTATGATTTCGACTGGTTACGTTACTTCTATTTCTTTCCAAGACCGAACGTACACATCTCAGAAAAGAAGGATAGATACGCAGTTTTACACCTTCACTCTGCAACGTCTAAAGGACACAATCTTGAACAGTTCTATATTGACGGTCTAGTGCAAAAAATTTCTGAACATACCCGCGTAGTTATTATCTCTACGAGGGAAGACAATCATTTGTTTACGCATTTAGCTGGAGATAACGTCACGATATTTAACGGTTCTGTTGAAGACGTGTTTTCAATTATTGCCAATGCAGATGTTATGGTTTCTACAGATTCGGGTTTCCGTTACATCGCTTATGGCTGTAGCGTCCCAACAATAACGTTCTCCAAGAACGCTCAAGCCCCTCATTCAGTCCCGCGTTCCCATCAGGCTCGTTGGCTCATGTACCCAGAGCAATGTTTTCCGCTGAACTACAGCTTCACGTACATCGCAGGCATCGTAAAGAAAATTCTTGAGAACAAGGGGCAGGCATTGTTTCCGGGCGTGCAAGACTTCGACAGGGAAATGGTTTTCCGTAAGTACACAATTAACACGGAGAAAACAAAGTGAAGAAATTAGGTCTTTGGAACGACGGTCCCGGAATCGGGGACAAGCTTCAATTTGGAGCTGTGCCCGAAAACTATTTCCGCAACTTTGGAGAGAAGGTTGTGGACATGAGCAACTGTTGGGTTTTTGACCACAACCCATACGTGGTTCGTGGCGAACAAGCACAGCATCATTTGAACTTGTGGCTAGTTCAGTTTCCAGCGGAAGATTATCTTTCATACGGAGAGCGTCAGACGATTAAATTCGGCTGGCCTAAGTGCTATCTCCGTCACCCTCGCTTGTACAAGTACGAGGATGCCAAGACGAATCTCGGTACTGTAGTTGTTCACACGAACGGCAAGTCTGAAGGCGGAGTTATGAGTGACGAAACAATCGCTCAAATTCAAAAGAACTACGACGGCTACCGCATTATTCAGATTGGTGGCACGAATGACCGCAATACCCCATTTGAAAAGGCTCTTGGCCTTAGTATGTGGAACAGTGCGGAGCTTATCGCTACCAGCCAAGTATTCATCGGGGTCAATAGTTCAATGATGAATATCGCGAACTGCTACCCACGCGTACACAGGAAGGTCGTTATCAACAGAACAGATGTCGAGAAGTATTATCCAATCAGCGTCATGAGTAGCTGGATTGACTACAACTGGACATACATCAATCAGTCCGAAGAAGATTTGGGCGTCACCTACTCATACAAAAAAATCTAATGGAAGACATCGTTACAAATTTCTACGTCAATCAGTCAGTAGCTCAATATGAAAAATCTCACGGCCCCCGTCTTAATTTTCTAGTAGAGGACTTGAAATTAGGAGAGCTTCAGAATTCAGTTATAGGAGATTTTGGCTGTGGGTACGGTCCAATATTCGCAAGGATGGGGAGAGGTAAAGGAAACGAATACTTTGGATTCGATGGAGCAGCGGTATCCGAAGAGGCGTCTAAAGTTTGTACGTATCGGCAAACAGACCTCAATCTTCCGTTCGCTGACAAATTTTTGCAGGAATGTTATAAGCTAGATATAGGAATGACATTCGAAACGATAGAACATCTAACGAATCCGTACAACTGCCTTTCTGAAATGAAGAAGGTCGTCAAAGAAAACGGCACGATTATCATCAGTATTCCTCATGAACAAATTACGCATAACACGATTTATCCGGGCCTGCTTTATCCAGAGAGCAATTTTCAGGAGTTTTTGAGGCAGATGGCGTTGCCAGTAATGCGTCACGCAATCCACGACAAGAGCTTTAAGCAAAACGTCTACGTTTGCCGCAACGCTCCGTGGGGAGAAAGTCAGATGCGTTGGCATAAGAACGAGGATAAGTTCCGCAACATTCCACCCGTAGTCGCAGTGAATCTATGAAGGCGGTAGGTTTCAATCAGGGCCAGTTTGGCGATGTTGTGATGGGGATGATTGCCGCGAAAGCATTCAAGCGAGATAATCCTTACGACGAGCTGTATCTTGGAATTAACAAGAAGTATGCGTCGATTGCACCATTGTTCGAGAACAATCCACTGATTGACGGGATTCATATTTGGGACCAATACAACGACTGGCCCTCTATGGAAGATAGGATTGCCGCAAGCAAGTTCGATAAAGTTTTTAACGCAATGCCCCAGCATACACGTGGGGATTGGTACAATCATATTCACCAGACAGAAGAACTCTGTTTGATGCATGATTTGCAGCCTCCATTTAATCTTCAGATTGAGCTGGTGAAATATTTTCCAGTAAAGCAAATCAAGGGACGCATAGGGGTGTGTCTATTTGGAGAGACTAGAAGTAGAGACAAAAATCCTTCTGTAGAAAAAGCTATCAGGTTGACTTCAATGCTTCAAGATTTAGGATATGAAGTAATACAGATTGGTCTTAAAGACGACCCTCAAGTAGCACCGAAATATGAAGGAGATTTTTTTGGAGCGGTAAAAACAGCCTTGATGTGCGACGTAGTTATTTGCGTAGATACGGCCTTAGCATGGATACTTTCGGGATACAAACATCCTGTCGTTGGACTCTATGGATTCAACTACTACCCCGGAGCAAAAACCTCAAGAAACTGGCAACCCGTAAATCCAAACGCGATATATTTGGAAGCCCCAAGAGTTGAAGAAATCAACGAGGAGCATATAATTAAAGCAGTCAAACTACGAACATAATGGGACACATTTCATTCTACAATCTAAAAGAGCTTCAAGCCAAACACGACCTTAAGTATTTTGTTGAGACCGGCGTAGGCAACGGAGACGCAATCATCGAGGCACAAAAATACCCGTTCGAAAGAATCCTGTCCATCGAAATCATGGAAGAACAGGTCAAGAGAATGAAAGAGAAGTTTAAGGACGACCCTCGCGTAGAAATCATCCTCGGCAACACGCTGGACGTTTTGCCAAAACTTCTTGACGAAATCAAGGTGCCCACATTGTTTTGGTTAGACGCCCATTTCCCCGGTGCGGATATTGGTATGGGCAGGCACGACGATACATCTATTGATGACGAAACCCGTCTTCCATTAGAGCGAGAGCTTTTGATGATTAAGAACCAAAGGAATGGTAAAGACGTAGTGCTATTCGACGACCTCAAGATTTACAGAAATCAAGGTAGAGACGCTTGGAGACACGACATCAAGCCTCGTCACCAGTTCTCTTCAGATTTTTTCTTTGCGGAAATTCTAGACGCAACCCATAACTTTCAATCTTCAGAGGCGGATACTGGATACGCCGCCCTTACTCCTAAAAAATGATAAGACTTGAAGTAGATGAAGGCTTCGCCTTCGACGTTTTCAGCATCAATACAATCAAGTACGCCAAGAACGTTATTGACGTGAACCGCTTTAATCGCGTTCGAGACAATCTGATTATTGAGCTGGGCTTGGAGAAGTTTCAAGAAGTCGTTGACTCTAAAGAGTACGCGGAACTTATGAAGGCGAACTTGGAGACATTCACCTTGGTAGACTTAGCTAAAGAAGATAAGGTCTTGGCATCAGAAGTACACGCAGGCAATGACAGACGCTATATCAGCAAAACCAAAATCATGAAGAGATTCTTCGCGGACAAACAACAGCTAGAGCTTAAGAACTAACATGAAAGTCGTAGATTGCTTCACATTTTTTAATGAGCTGGACCTCCTAGAGATTCGCCTCGAAATCCTCAATCCGGTCGTAGACTACTTCGTCATCGTCGAAGCCTCAAAGACTCAGACGCTTAAAGACAAGCCGTTCTACTTCGAAGAGAACAAGGAACGCTACGCGAAGTTTGCGGACAAAATCATTCACGTCAAAGTCGAGAACTGTCCGTCAAACGAAGGAAATCTTTGGACGATGGAGAATTTCCAACGTAACCAAATCAAGCGAGGATTGGAGAGGTTGAGTCTAGACCCTTCGGATTTTGTTATGATTTCTGATGCGGACGAAATTCCAAACCCAGAAGCTATTACTCAGCTCAAGACACAGGCCGAAGAATTTCATACTATTGCTTTTGCAATGGAGTTCTACGCGTACTTTCTCAACCTCACCTCTCACGGTAAAGGTTGGATTGGCACGGTGCTAGCAAGGGCAGAAGTGCTTGAGCATATCGAACCTCAAGACCTCCGCAACATCAAAGACCAAGCTCCACGCATTGAGAAGGCTGGCTGGCATTTTAGCTGGTTAGGTGGAATGGATAAGGTTTACGAAAAGCTTCATTCATGTATTGAGCCGTTTGACAAATCTACGGTTCCAACGAGAGAAGAGTTTACTAAGATTTGGAGAGATAGAGTCGTATCGAAAGGTCAATTTCACCTTATTAACAGAGACGATAATTCTATTCCTATGGTCATCGACAACAGAGGACTTCCATTCTACGTTGATGAGTATGCAAGAGAGAAGTACCCACATTTGATTCTATGAGGTTAGAGATTAAGACGTACTCACTTATGAGGAGCGGCCACCACGCCGTCCTTATTTGGCTGGCTAAGAACTTTGAGCAACAAGCCGAAGTTCTGCACGTTGCTGAACAGATGGGTGGAGTCACGAAGACGATTGTCGAAGGCGACGGCCCAAAGATTACAGTCTACGAGAATCTTAGACTGAGAGATGAAGTCAATCCAAGTATCATAATCTTGAGAGACCCGTACAATAACTACGCGTCATATCTCAAGATGATTCAGAACCCAAATTACGGTCAGTTCTTCGCGTTCCCAATTCTCGAATACTGGAAAGAATATGCAGAGGAAGTTATTGGCAACACAAACTTTCTCAGGAACAAATATTTCATCAATTATAATCTCTGGGCTGAGAGTGAAGAGTATCGCAGAAATCTTGTGTGGGAGATGTCTGTCATCTTCAAAACCAAGATGAATTTCGACGACAGCCTGAAAGACAAACTTTCTCTGCTTGGTGGAGGCTCAAGCTTTGACGGCTTGGAGTACGCCAAGACTGCAAGTAAGATGAAGGTCAACGAGCGTTACAAGAACTATGCGGACAACAGACTCTACCGCTCGAAAGTCGATACACCCGAATTCCGCAAATTGAGCGAAAGAATTTTTAAGTTTTATCCATTTCCAACAGTTGAAAAACCGCAAGAGCAAGATATGCATTCCATTATGGACAGGCTCTTTTGAACCTTGACTTTTTGGAAACAATCGAGTAAGATAGATTTTTCGGCAAGAGTTTAGTTTCCACAAATTTTTCTTCAGAGCGAAGGCACGAAAGGGTGTTCCTCATAACAGAGAAAGGGTGTAAACTTCCTCACCTAAAAATTGATTTTACTATGATTTTCGACGAACAGATTAGCAGAAAGCCAGACCACTACCCTTGGACCAAAAAATTCTCTAAAGCGATTCATGACGGATTCTGGACGAATGATGTGTTCAGCTTTTCCTCAGATATCCAAGACTTTAAGGTCAACCTTAACGACCAAGATAGAGCAATCATAACCAAGTCGCTATCAGCGATTGGTCAAGTTGAAGTGGCGGTCAAGAAGTTCTGGGCAAAGCTTGGAGACAATTTGCCGCATCCGTCTATCACGGACTTGGGTTATGTCATGGCGAATACCGAAGTCATTCACGGAGACGCCTACGAGCGTCTACTCAACGTGCTTGGAATGGAAGATATCTTTGAAGAGAATTTGAAGTTAGATATCGTAATGGGTCGCGTAAATTACCTACGCAAGTACAACCACAAGTTCTACAAAGACTCAAAGAAGCAGTATATCTATGCTTTGATTTTGTTCACGCTTTTCGTTGAGAACGTATCATTATTCAGTCAATTCTATGTCATCAACTGGTACTACAAGAACAAGAATGTTCTGAAGGATACAAATCAGCAGGTGAAGTATACGCGTCAGGAAGAGCAGATTCATGCGATGGTTGGCATGAAGCTTGTCAACGTTATCCGCGAAGAGTACCCGGAACTATTCGACGAAGAGCTTGAGCAACGTATTGCTCACGAAGCAGAGCAAGCGTTTATTGCGGAGAGCAAGATTATTGACTGGATTATTGGCGACTTTGACCAGCCCGGGCTCAGTGCGTCCGTATTGAAAGAATTTATTAAGAACCGCATCAATTCCTCTTTGAAGGAAATCGGTTTCAAGTCCGCATTCGAAATTGACGAGGGAGTTATGGCAGAAACCGCATGGTTCGACGAGACTCTATTGGGAAGCACGTCTACAGACTTCTTCCACGCTCGTCCTATCGAATACTCTAAGAACGGTCAAAGCTTTGACGACCTTGTTTAATTTTTATGGATATCAAATCTGACTATTACTGGCTAAACGAAGACTCAAGAAAATTCCTCCAAAAAGACTATATCGAAAAGGGTAGCACCCCGGAACAAAGGTTCCGTCAGATTGCTGAGAACGCAGAGCGTATCCTAGGCATTGACGGCTTTGCCGACAAATTCGAAGGCTATTTGAAGAAGGGATTTTTCTCTCTTTCCTCTCCCGTTATCTCTAATTTTGGTAACAGAAAAGGTCTTCCTGTATCTTGCTTTGGCAGCTATATTGCGGACGATATCGAATCTATTTTAGAGAAGAACTCTGAGGTGGGCAAAATGTCCAAGGTCGGAGGCGGCACATCCGCATACTTTGGCGAGCTTCGTCCACGCGGCACGAAGATTAGTGTAGGTGGTGAAGCAGACGGTCCAGTACGCTTCATGGAGCTGTTTGATAAGACCACAAGCGTAATTTCTCAGGGCAGTACGCGTAGGGGAGCCTTCGCGGCATATCTTCCCGTAGAGCATCCTGACGTTCTAGAGTTCCTTCAGATTCGTGCAGAGGGTAATCCGATTCAAGAAATGAATTTCGGAGTGACCATTTCTGACGCATGGATGAAAGACCTTCTTGAGGGCGATAAGGCCAAGAGTAAGATTTGGAGTCAGATTGTGAAGAAACGTTTCGAGACAGGATACCCATACATCTTCTTCTCTGACACAATTAACAACAGTGCTCCAAAAGCATATCGCGACAAAGACTTGAGAGTCTGGGCTTCGAACCTTTGTTCTGAGATTTGTTTGTCCACGTCCCCAACTGAGAGTTTTGTTTGCGTTCTTTCTTCAATCAATCTTTTGCATTGGGAAGAAATCAAGGAGACAGACGCGGTTGAAACGCTCACGTATTTCTTGGACGCGGTTACGGAAGAGTTTATTTTGAAGTCCAATGGAGTCAAGTTCCTTGAGGCTCCAAACCTATTTGCAAAGAAGCAGCGTGCGATTGGTCTTGGCGTTCTCGGCTGGCACTCCCTTCTTCAGTCCAAGATGATTGCTTTCGAATCTATGGAGGCGAAGTTCTTGAACACTCAAATCTTCAAAGAGCTTGATAAGCGAACATTGAAGGCTTCTCGCGAACTTGCAGAGAAGTATGGCGAGCCAGAGGTATTGAAGGGTTATGGAGAGCGTATGACTACGCGTATGGCTATCGCTCCAACCACGTCTAGCTCGTTCATCCTAGGTCAGGTCTCTTCTGGTATCGAACCACTTAACGGTAACTACTTCACGAAGGATTTGGCAAAGGGACTATTCCCTTACAAGAATCCGTTCTTGGAGAAGCTTCTTGAAGAGAAGGGCAAGAACACTCGTGAAGTATGGAAAGAGATTCTTGTTCGTGGCGGTTCTGTACAGAAGTTAGACTTTTTGACGCAACACGAGAAGGACGTATTCAAAACGTTTGGCGAATTGAGCCAGAAGGAAATCGTTATTCAGGCAGCTACGCGTCAGAAGTATATCGACCAGTCTCAAAGCTTGAATCTAATGATTGCCCCTGACGTGTCTGCCAAGGACGTATCCGCCCTTCTTATCGAAGGTTGGAAGATGGGTATCAAGACATTCTACTATCAGAGAAGTGCGAACCCAGCTCAGGAGCTTGCGAGAAAGATTTTGACTTGTGCGAGCTGCGAATCCTAAGAGATACGTTTACCACGCCGAAGCCTTATATTTAGACGGGGCGTTCGTCAAGGATGTCGAATCCATATCCATATCTTTTGGCAAGCTTGAGCTTGAAAAAATTGGAGGAACTTTTGCGGAGGTCATTCTTGAATACGTAGTCAAAGGAGAGAGTCTTAAGCGTATATTTGATAATATAGTCTCTTCTTCTGAGGGTGACTTATTCGACAAGCTAACCTTTTCCGAAGGAAATTATCTACTCTTCAAAAAGAAAGCGTATAAACAGATTGATTCAGGTAGTTAACACAAAGCGTCATGAGCCAACCAGCTCAGACTTTTATATCGGTAGGGGTTCTCCTCTCGGGAACCCTTATCGCATTAATCATAGGAACACGAGAGAAGAGGTCGTGGCAGAATACGAAAAGTATCTCGCCGAAAAGATTAGAACGAAAGATAGGCCCGTTTGTAACGAGCTAAACAAAATTTATAGGGCGGCAAAAGCAGGAGACGTAAAGCTCTTGTGCTTTTGTAGTCCGTACCTGTGTCATGGAGATATCATCAAAAGAATTATAGATGAAGAGCTAGAGAAGCAAAATATGCGGAGAAGTTAACCTTGACTTTTTCGACATTTTTCAGTAGGATATCTGTCTGCCTTACTATTTGGCAGATGGATTTCTACCATGAGTTTACAAGCCCTATCTGATTACACAACGCATTCACGCTACGCCCGCTATCTAAAAGATAAAAAGCGTAGAGAAACATGGGAGGAGATGACCAATCGGGTCTTCGACATGCACGCAAAGAAATTTGCAAAAGCGTTGGAGAATCTAGAGTTCAAAGAAGCCTTCGACTTTGCGAAGAAGATGGTTTTGAAGAAGAGGGTACTCGGCTCTCAGAGAGCCCTACAGTACGGAGGAGAACCGATTCTCGCCAAGAACGAACGCATGTTCAACTGTAGCTCTCTTTACATTGATAAGCCAAAAGCTTTTCAAGATGTGGCGTTTTTATTGTTGGCTGGTTGCGGAGTAGGCTTCAGCGTACAAACGCAACACGTCGCCAAAATCCCATCTATCAGTAAGAGAAGCGAAGATGAGATGGTGTATCAAATTCCTGACTCTGTAGAAGGATGGGCGGATTCTGTTGGTGTTTTATTGTCTTCGTATTTTGTAGAGGGCTCAACATTCCCCGAGTTCAAAGCGAAGAGGGTGAAGTTTGATTATAGCCTCATTCGTCCTAAAGGAGCGTTGATTGCGGGTCAATTCAAAGCCCCCGGTCCAGCCCCGCTTAAGAATGGATTGGAGAAAGTTCAGGGATTGATTGAGAAAGTTTTGTCAGAAGGTAAGACGAGATTATCTCCAATAAATGTCTATGACATTTTAATGCATTGTTCTGACTTTGTAATTAGTGGAGGCTTGCGTCGTTCGGCAACGATTTGTCTTTTCTCCAAAGACGACGAAGAGATGATTAAAGCAAAGACGGGGAATTGGTTTATCGAGAACCCTCAGCGTGGACGCTCTAACAATTCCGTCGTTCTCAAAAGAGACGAAGTTACCGAAGAGGAGTTCAATTCCATATTTCAATCTATCCGTCAGTGTGGAGAGCCGGGTTTTTATTTCGTAGATGATTACGACGTTCTTGCAAACCCATGTGTCGAAATCGGGTTCTACAATAAACTAAAAGACGGCAGGACTGGAGTTGGTTTTTGTAACCTTACTGAAATCAATGGTAGATTCTGCGACTCAGAAGAGGACTTTATGCTAGCCTGCAAAGCGAGTGCTATCATAGGCACCATGCAGTCAGCTTACGACAGCTTCCCATATCTAGGCTCCGTCACCGAAGAAATCGTTCGCCATGAGAGATTGCTTGGATGCTCTATCACAGGCTGGATGGACAACGCGGAAATCCTGTTCGATAAGCAGATTCTAACCAAAGGAGCAAAGTCGATTCTCAAAGAGAATGAGCGTATCGCCACCTTGATTGGAATCAATCCTTCTGCAAGAGTTACGTGCTCTAAGCCCGCAGGCTCTACAAGCTGCGTTTTGAGTACCGCCAGCGGCATTCACCCTCACCACGCACGTAGATATATCCGTAGAGTTCAGGCTAACAAACAGGAATTCTCTCTTCAATACTACAAGAAGATTAATCCTATCGCAGTAGAAGACTCAGTGTGGTCCGCAAACAAAACGGATGAGGTCATTGCTTTTACGTGCGAGGTTCCAAAAGGAGCTATTACGAAGAACGATATTAACGCCATCGAGCTTCTAGAAAAAGTCAAGACCGCACAGCAGTATTGGGTGCTCGCGGGTAACGCACCTGAACGTAGCCTCAACCCTGCCGCGACGCATAACATCTCAAATACAATCTCTGTTTTTGAAGAAGAATGGGATTCAGTTCGTGAATACATTTTCAAGAATCGTAAATGGTTTGCGGGCATCTCTCTACTTTCCGCGTCTGGAGATTTAGACTACATGCAAGCTCCATTCGTCACCATCCTAGACGAAAAGGAACTTGTTCAGACGTATGGCCCCGCAACAATCTTTGCCTCTGGCCTAATTGTAGATGGGTTAGCAGCCTTCAATAACAATCTTTGGGCAGCGTGTGACTGTGCTCTAGGTATTGGAGAAATTCTTGGAGATAAAGAGGAGCCTTCGGAGCCTATCAAGCCCCGTAGAAAATCATTCAAGACCGAGCTTCAATATAGCGGAGCGTTAGCAGACTATGCTATCTACCTAAATCTATTCTTCCAAAGCAAGGGAGAGTTCAGAGCTTACGAACTCAAAAAAGATTGGGTCAGAAGGTTTAAGCAGTTCGCCGATAGATACTTTGAAGGCGATTTGAAGAAGACCTCTTATTGTCTAAAACATGTATCTAGTTGGAAGCTTTGGATTGACCTTAAGAGAGAGACTAAAGTAGTGCCTTGGGAAGATATCATTGAAGATTCGGAAACGTTCGAAGACGCCGACAAACAAGCCGCAGTGGCTTGCTCGGGAGGTAAGTGCCAAATTTAATTATGACAAAAGAACAAAGTAACGTAAAACAATTCATGCAAACGTTTGGTCAGGCCACGCCTGATAAACCCACAATCCCAGACGAGAAGACACGCGTGCTTCGCGTCAAGCTCCTACTTGAAGAGGTATTGGAGTTGGCAGAGGCAAGTGGCGTCAAAATCACAAGTGAGATTCCAAAGGGTGAACAAGTCACGGGCGGCAACCTTTACTTTAGCACGAACGATGACGAGGTAAATCTAGTTGGAGTGGCAGACGCTTTAGCTGATATCGACTACGTTAATCAGGGTGCTGCGGTCGCTTACGGTTTAGACCTAGAGCCGTTCTGTGAGGAAGTCCACTCTTCCAATATGACGAAGCTTTGGAGCCTAGCAGACCTCAACCTCATGCCCCCAGACCATACGTCCGTGGCAAAGGGCGATAAGTACCTAGTGCGTAGACCGGATGGGAAGGTCGTTAAAGCCCCGTCTTATCGTCCAGCGGACCTCGCGTCCGTCTTGGCAAAACAGACGGCTTAATTTGAATTCTGTGGCAGTTGCCGTATAATAGTCATGCTATCCAATGTTTCCATCATTCACGAGAGTTCCGAAGAGCCCATTCTCACGTTCCTTGACTTTAAGGATAAGGACGACGGCACGATAGATACAGATATTCAAATCGAGGACGACTTCTTGATGGAAGCATGTCATGATTTGACGGCGGAAGAGATGTCAGAACTGGTCCAAGAACTCATTATAAAGGCAACGAACAAGGAAGATGGGCTTAGACTGTTGATTGAGAAAGCGTAATGAAGTCTTATATCCAGTCTACGAGTAGGGTTGAAGTAAAGAATTCTTTGAACGGTCATGATACCGTAGGGGTTCCGTTACTTCATTTGAACACGACAGAAATTATTTCTGCCGTAAATAAAGGCATCGCTTTGGTTTTCGCTTCTTCTGGCGATACCAATGGAGTCGTCTATTACATAGGTACAAACGGTCTACAAGTCGGATTCTCAAACCCGCATCCAGCGAAGATAACCAACTCCGCTTTAAGCGTCACTCAAGGCTCTGTTACCATTCTTACAGATAGACAAGAACAAGCCTTCTCTACAAGCTCATCTGGTGACAATTGGATTAAGATTGACTTGGGGCCAACACGTACACTTGCTGTCAATAAATACACACTAAGAAACAGAGGTGAAGGCGGCTGGCATATTCGCAATTGGAATCTCCAAGGCTCCAACGACAATACGACTTGGACAAATATTGACGAGAGAACGAACGACTCAACGATTAGTTCGGGCGGAGCTTGGGGAGCGTTCGACACTCCTCTTTCTGGGGCCTTTCGATATCTCCGCGTAATCATGACCGGAAATAACAGTTCAGGAAATCGCGAGCTAACTATCTGCGAATACGAGTTTTACGGAATTCTCTTCGAAAGTTAAATTTTTCTTTTGACAAAACCCAAATTTCTGGGTAACTTATAGTAGTTCTTTTTAATGGGCGTGTTCATGGATTCGCCTTCCGTTGTATTTGAAAGTGGCAAGCAGAAGAATGATTACCGTCTTCTTAAAAAACGTGGTCAAATTACAAACGACCTTTGTATGCTTAAAGCGTCCTAACCGACCTTTCGTCAACCCATAGAAGCCTGATAAGTGGAGTTTGACGTTAAACATTGGGCAAAACTATTTACGCTCAGGGTTGTTGGTACAACTAGAGAAAAACTGCCCAGAGTAGGTCGCTCGTTAGCGAAATGGGTTGTACTTAGAAACGAGACAAGCTTGTAGATGCTGTAGAAGAATACGGGAGATACAGGGGTTCGACTCCCCTCACGTCCACCAATTTATATGTTTCACAACAAAAAACACTATCCTCAGTTGGCTGTTCTCGAAGACAACTTTGAGGTCATACGCAAAGAGTATGAGCAGATTAAAAAACTGAGAATGTACAAGTGGCCAGAAAAGGAAAAATACAAGGGTAGCTGGTCAACTTTTGGACTCTATCATAACGGCAGGAAGTTAAAGACAAGTTCTAAGCAATGTCCGAAGACGGTAGAGTTGATTGAAAGTATGGGTAAGGTCGCTATGGCAGGCTTTTCCATCATGGCCCCGGGCACACAGATTCATGCTCACGTAGATAAGGTTCCCACGTTTGTTTATAGGGTGCATCTTGGTATTGATATACCAAAGGGAGAGTGTAGTTTTTGGGTCAATGGTGCATGTAAAAAATGGGGCGACGGCGAGGCATTTTTATTTGACCCTTTACTGGTTCATAGTGCATGGAACAGGACCACGGAAAACAGAGTTATTTTACTCTTAGATTTTGAAAGCTTTAATCCGCCAGCCTCCAGACAGTAATTCTTCATCATATGCAGCGGCCTATGACGCAGCGTATAGATTTAACTACAAATTGTCGTATGTACAAGTTAGGTTTTATATGAAGTACCTTGGCAAATTGCAGTGGACCAACTATAAACAAGGCTACAAAGACGGGCACGCCAGAAGAAAAATCCGAAATAGGATGGGCCAAAACTCTTGATTACGGGTAAAGATAATCATGAAGTTATGGCTTACAAAATGTCATGGTGGTCGCTATATGGTTACGTTATTCAAACCAATTATTGCGAGGATTAGAGGAACGGAGTATATGGATGCGTTTGAAAAGGTGGGAGAACCAATTGCGGTAAAACATCTTTGTGAGCCGGGTATAAAATCCTTGCTCGGCCTGACGCTTGAACCGCTCACTCCAACGAAAATCGAGATAACGGCAAACGTTCTCGTCACTCTTGAAAAAGAAGAAGATGAAGATTCTAGTTGACATTCTTGAAACTCTAAGTATTATAGGTATAGTTCTTTTAAGTTAATTTCAAACGTCCCATTCTCGGGACTACAAGGAAGCAAGGTAGAGGCGTTCATCGTCATTGCTATATGAAACGCCAACCCCACTGTCGCAAGACAAGGGAGCAGAGCCCGTAAGGGCGATGACCAGTAATGTTCATCAAACTGTCCTCTCCAATTTTCTCCTTAAAATTTGCCCGACCTTTTGTGGTTCGGAGGTTTGAATCCTCCATCGGGCACCATTTTGGCTTCATCTCTGACGTTTTTCATTTTTCGTCGGCATGAAGCTAAGGCCGTAACTATAACGGTCCTTTAAGGCGATTTCGTTTCATCACGAGTCGCCTTTTTTATTTTTAACACTAACACATCAAGGAATAAGGAAACATATGGCAAAGTTTAATACAAAGTCAAATAGGGTTAAGGCAGCAAAGCAAGTACGTGCATCCAAGGGTGCGACTAAGAGCAAGGTTGTAATCAATCGTGCGGGCGGCTTTGCGTACTCAATGAAGGATAAGACGGAACTCGTCACGCTTCTTCTAACCTCATTCGTAGCAGACAGTTTCTACGAAAAGGGTCAGGATACGGCAAAGCGTGTCCAAGAGCTTATCGCAAAAATTCCAGACAAGCAATTCGTCGCAAAGGCTGCGGTCTACGCACGTAAGACGTTTGGTATGCGTTCCATCTCCCATCTTGTTGCGGGCTTGCTTGCACAAGAGGCATCCATCAAGGGTCAGGAGTGGACAAAGACCTTCTTCGACAAGGTAGTCCACCGTGTTGACGACATGTTGGAAATCATTTCCTTCACACAGAAGGACGGTAAGAAGCCATTGCCAAATTCCTTGAAGAAGGGTTTCCGCTCTGCGTTCGACCGTTTCGATACGTACCAATTGAGCAAGTACCAAGCTGACAACGCAGGTTTGAAGCTTGTAGATTTGGTGAACATCATTCACCCAATCCCAACCGAGCGTAACAAGGACGGCTTGAACGCACTTATCAATGGTAAGTTGAAGAACCTTACAACGTCTCAAACGGCGTTGACTAACATTGGTCAGGTCGCCAAGAACGACGAAGAGAAGGCGGAGCTACGTAAGGACTATTGGAAGACCGTTCTAACCAATCGTAAGCTTGGCTACACGGACCTAGTTCGTTCCCTTACGAAGATTGCCAAGGACGCACCAGATGCGGTTGATTTGGCGGTCGCAACGCTTACAGACGAAACTCTAATCAAGAAGAGTCTTGTAATGCCATACCAGCTTTATATCGCCATGAAGATGGTCGAGAAGGAGCTTGGAGCCACCTCTGAGTGCCGTAAGCTTTCTGCGGGCCTAGCAAAGGCCGTAGACATCTCATGCAACAACGTTCCTACCTTCGGTGGTAAGACCGTAGTTGTCGTTGACCGTTCAGGTTCTATGGATAGCCCGCTTTCCAATGGAAAGACGGACGTTCTTAAGATGTCTGAGGTAGGCACACTTATGGCGTTGTTCCTTGCACGTAACAACGACACTGACTTCGTTATCTTCGGAGACGACGCTAAGTATGTTCCTTACAATGCAAACGATTCCATCTTGACATCCGTCAAGACACTCCTTGGTTACAATCAGGGCTATGGTCACGCGGGCAACTACAACGTTGGTCACGGAACGAACTTCCACGCAATCTTCAAAACATTGAACAAGAAGTACGACCGCGTTATCATCTTCTCTGACATGCAGGGTTGGGCGGGCGGTCACTACAGCCTAAATGGCGACATTGACTGGTACGCAAAGAAGTATGGTGCAAGGCCATTCTTGTATAGCCATGACCTTCGTGGTCACGGTTCTCTTCAAATTCCAGAAGAGAAGACATTCGTATCTGCCGGATTCTCTGAAAAGATTTTCGACGTTATGAAGCTTCTTGAGCAAGACAAGGAAGCGTTGGTCAACTCAATCGAAAAAGAGGTAACTCTTTAACGGTTAGTTAGTTCTAGTTTATACGGGGCAATCCTTTGGGGTTGCCCCTTTTTTGTGTTTAATTAGTGTAAACTATGTATATCATAATGACATGAGTTCGATTAAATCAACAAGAAAGTTTGGCGTTTCCGGCAAGTATAGGAGTCAGGTGCAGACCCTTGCCAAGCAATCTGCCACGTACTTGTTCGATTTGAAGTTCTTTACTTTAGATGTTAGAACGTGGAACGGGAATGGCAGCGAGAGGATTAGATTTAGCGTTCCTCCTTCTACACAATATGGAACGGTCTACGGGTTTCCTTCTGGTACTCAGCTCCAAGTTGAAATCGACACCGCGTCAAATCCCGCGTCTAGTTTTTTGTTTTGGCACGGAGGACAAGTTGGTCATAAATACGCAACCGTTAACATTGACAGAAATAGAAGGTTGGACGCAGTATTTTCGGGAGCTTTATTTTCTGGAGATACTTCGTTTGAAGATTTCGAAGGATTTCCAAGTGAAGGATACGTTATTGATTTGAACTACGGCAATAATAGCTTCTTCTTTCCTAAGCCAACAATTTTTAGAGCGGATTTCATTCAGTATTTTAACGACCTTGAAACATTTGGGTCTGGAGCGGTAGACATCTCTCGCTTATCTACAAGCAATTCTTACTCAAGAGATTATTACTATAACTATTCAGAGGACTTGATACCATTTCAAGTCGCAGATAGATTTTGTACTGATACGTTCGAAGAATACCCTTCTGGAGTTTTAGAAAAGCTTCCGAACACAACAGGATTAGGTTACTACATGCCTACTGGTTATGTCATTAGTCAAGTCGTACCTAATTATTTCGATTCGTTTGATTACTCTACGGGACCAAGAGACAGGTTCGATAACAACTACTACAATTTTACCACAACGTTTTCTACGGGAAGAGGGGCCATCTCTAGCTTTATCAAACCCGCAAACTATGGAGGCTATGACACTTTTGAGGCGTATCCTACAGGCTCTATCACAAATCTAACAAACATGAATATAGATTTTGTCCCGTTGACAAATATAACTGGAAAAATCTTACCTTCTGGAGGATAATTTATTATGGCAAGAATTTACGCAAAACCAATAGCATCTGGCTTCGACAACACTTTAATCTTAGAGTCAAGAGAAGCGTTAGTCATACCATTTGATTTTAGCGGAGGGTATACGGTGGCAAGGCTTACGGCAATCGCCTCTATGACAAGTGGAACCCTTGATAACGCAGGTCTAAATAATAACGTAGATTATAATCTAAGCGTTAACGGACTATCAAGAAATAGAGTTTATTTTGGATTCATGGATAGAGATGGGTTTCCGGGAGAAAGTGGCTGTGTATTTATCGGTACAGCGACAAGTTCAGGCACGCCAACGGCGAGTGTAAGAACGGGTTCGGTGGGTGGAGTTAGAACTAGATGGGGAGGAACGTCTTCATCGAATATGGGCTTAACTTTAATTAATCCTACAGGAGGATGTGAAGAAGCCACTAACCAGAAATGGAACTATGAAATGTCTATCGGCCAATATCATAGCGGCTCAGGAAATTATGCGTCCGTCATGGGAGTAGAAATAGGGTTCACAAATATCGGCCTTTCAAATCAAACTTGTAACGGATACAGCTTTACAGCTCAAGACCTAGGCCCTGTGACAGGATACAATGATTTGTTTACAGCGACTTTTGGAGGATTTGGAATTTCTTACGGCACCATTCAAACTATTGGTTACACTCATTCTGGAGTCCCGCTAACCATTCCAAAGTATGCAATCATCTATAATCCATTTACAGAATACAAGCTCAGAATTCATTCAGTAGGAGTTTTCAAAGTAGCCTAAATATGCCAAAAATTTACGTAAAGAATACAACGCTCGGTAACGAGAAAAGCATCATTCTAGAAGGAAGAGAAGGACTTATTTATCCGCTTCAATTCAAGAATTGGAATAGGATAAAAGTAGCCATGTACTACTCTATCGTTCCTAACTCGGGCGATGACAATCAGAGTTGTGTAGGCGGAGCCACAGAAACTTTGCAGATTCATGACATAAGAGACAGATTCATGTTGGGGTTAAAATCTAGTCAAAGCATTGCAATGCCCGGCGAAGACGGAGAATATTTTTGGGGAAATATTGGAGGAACCACAAGTAATGAAGTTGCCCCCGTAAACTCTCGCCTCAACAGTATTGGACCGGGCTCCATCTATCCGGGCTCTTCAAGACAAATGCAAGGCGTCGTCCAAAGCATAGTTCCGAACGCCAGCGTCACAAGTAGTTTTGGAGCTTATATGGGGGTTGAATTTAATTTTAGCACAACGACTACCGCAAATGAAATTTATAATCCGGGAGATATACCTTTAGAAATTTTATTCAGAGTAAACGCGACATCAATAACAAATGTTTCTAAAGAAGCTTTGAGGTCAGAGACTCTAGCAAACAATTTCTCAGCGGTGGCAGAAAAAATGAAGGTTGATGGGACGAGTAGACCACAAGCATTATTTTTATATTGGCCATTCTTTAATTACCGAATCAGAGTTCATTCTATAGGAGCGTTTCAAGTATCCTAATGTCCGTCATCGTTTCAACTAAGAACCAACTGTCTTGGGCGGGCTCATCCGCACCAACCTATGTACCTGAAGGCATTCCTTTGGTATACGCCGCTGACGGAGACACTAATGGAGCCTTCTACTATATTGCGACCAGTGGGGGAACTACAGGCTGGACGAATCCAGTCACGGCTCAACTCGTCTCAATTGTGGCCAGCACGACAACATCCAACACGGTTGACACGCTTGTCGATAGGGCACCAACCGCCTTTTACGTGCAAACAGCCGCAAATAACTTTCTTGGTATTGACCTCGGGGCAAAGAGAAGTCTCGGGGTGACGCAATATACAATTAGAGCTAGGTCCGAAAGCTCTCATAATATGAAAAATTGGAAACTCCAAGGTTCGGATTCTGTAGCGGGAAATACGGCGTCTGCATATCTTGGGGCAGTATGGGAAGATATTGACGAAAGAGTCAACGACACGTTTCTTATTAATGCAGATACGTTCCATACGTATACCTGTAATCTAGGAAATAAGAAGAAATATAGATGGTTAAGAATCCTACAAAATGGCCTCAATCATTCTTCAGATAATTATTTATGCTTGGGTGAATTTGAGTTTTACGGAAGCATCAAAGTGTTGAAATAATGTCGCTCGTCCTTTCTACTAAAAATTATTTAGAGTTCTTAAGCTCTACGGTTCATACACAGAAATTAGATGGGCTTGAGCTAACGTACGTAGCTAATGAAGATAGCAACGGATTGTTCTATTATCTTGGGACGAATAAAGGAGCTTCTGGTTGGACAAATCCAGTTACGGCAGGACAAATGTCCATTGTAGTAAGAACGCTACAATTTGGAAATCCCGCAGATTTAGTAGATAGGACAACAAATCAATGGTATACCTCGAACGTAGCAAATAGTTTTGTAGGGATAGATATTGGTCTAAATCGTTTATTAACGTTAAATAGCTACACCATAAGAAATAGAGTCGAAAGCGTCGAATATCTTCGCACGTGGAATCTCGAAGGGTCTAACAACGTAGCAGGAAATACCATAGCTGATTACGCGGCGGCAACGTGGGAAGCGATAGATGTACGAACTGGAGATAGCTCTTTATTGGCGGCAAATGCGTTTGGACATTTTGACGCAAATATGAACAATAAGAAAAGGTACAGATTTTTTCGACTCATTCAAACTGGACCAAACGGCAGCAGCAACGCCTATCTTTGTATTGCCGAGCTAGAGTTCTATGGCTTGTTTAAGGAAACGACTTGACTTTCTTGACAAGTCTGAGTAAACTGTACGGATGTCCGTAAACATCGACGTTCAGTACCTCAACTTAGTTCAAAAGATTCTCGACGAAGGCGTCCGCAAGGAAAATCGCACTGGAGTCGATACGCTCGCAATCGCTGGTGCGATGATTGAGCACGATATGTCAGAAGGCTTCCCGCTCCTCACCTCCAAGAAGATGTACTTCAAGGGCGTGAAGGTAGAGTTGGAGGGCTTTATCAAAGGCATCCGCTCCAAACAATGGTTTAAGGACCGTGGCTGTAACATTTGGAATGAATGGTGTAATCCAAGGAAGGTCGCGTATGGTAACGATGCGGAGTCAAAGGCGAAGATGGCGGCAGAGGATGACCTCGGCCTTATCTATGGGGTTCAATGGCGTGACTTCAAAGGGCCGGACATTCATATCAGAGGGTGTAACGATAGCCTAAAGGAAGGGATTATCCAGCATGGTCCAAGTAACGGAGTAATCAATACGGAAGGAGTGGACCAGCTTAAGAAAATTGTTGCGACGCTCAAGAGTAATCCAAACGACCGCCGCATGATTTGTTCAGCTTGGAACCCGCAGGTTCTTGACCAGATGGCACTCCCTCCATGTCACTTGCTTTGGCAGGTAACGGTAATCGACGGCAAATTGAATTTGGCGTGGTATCAGCGTTCGGTTGACGTACCACTCGGCCTGCCCTTTAATATCGCGTCCTACGGCCTTCTATTGCACCTTCTAGCTAAGGAGGCGGGGCTGAAGGAAGGTCGTCTTATCGGCTTCCTCATGGATACCCATATCTACGTCAATCAAATCGACGCCTTGAAGGAACAGATTGACAGGGCTCCAATGCCACTAGCCGCAGTCAAAACCAAAGACGAGAACTACTCAGTCTTCAACTGGGACCATAAGGATACGGAACTTGTTGGCTACGTCTCTCACCCTCCAGTCAAGTTTGACATTGCTGTATGAGCGAGAAAACATACGCAACTCACGTGGCCCCTTTGTTAAAAAAGGTGGATTTTCCTGTTGTGACTTTAAGTCAGGACAAGATATACAAGGTCAGCGAATTCATTGCTCGTCTTGCGGTTGAGAAGCAGAAGGAGTCCGTTCATCAAATAGATGGCAGGGCTCATACCAAAAGATTCTTTACGGGTTTTGCGTGCGAGGCGGCTTTAGAGCAATTGTTTGGAGTAGACTTCATGGATACGACCGTAGGTCAATCTGAGAAGTATCGCGGCTCAGACCTCAAGTCATTAGGCTTAGACATTGGAGTCAAGGGCGTCAAGTATGAGTACGATAAGTTCCATACAATCAATATCAACATTCGCACTCCTCAAGTTATCTGCTTTCTGTCAGCGGATAACAAACGCGTCATGGTGATGGGACTTGCCTCTGTCAAAGTGCTCAGAGAACATATGGACACGAATCTAGTTATGGACCGCAGTATGGCGGACCGCAAGACGGGCTTCTATGGTTACGACAAACTAGTTCAATTCAAAACGCTCGACGAGCTTAAGAAGTTAGCTTGACATTTTTGACAGGTTTGGGTAAGATGGTCGGATGACACTTCCAATTTTATACTCCCGTACGAGCAAGGGTCAGGTTCAGACTTGGCAAATCTTTGTAGACGGAGCGACCTTCTTCACAAAGGAAGGTATCAAGGGTGGGGCAATCTCTGAGTCCAAACCTACGATTTGTAAGGCGAAAAATGTAGGCCGTGCCAACGAGACGACGCCAGAACAGCAGGCCGAGTCTGAAGCTCAGGCCAAGTGGCAGAAGAAGATTGATGGCGGCTATTGGGAGAATGAGGCGGACATCGACAAGGTAACCACGTTCTGGCCTATGTTGGCGGAAAAGTGGAAGGATTATAAAGACCTTGTTCTAGAACGTATAGAAAGAACAGATAAGGTTTTTGTTCAAGCGAAGTTAGACGGTATGCGTTGCATCGTCAAGAATGATGGAATGTGGTCTCGTGAGGGAAAACCTATCAAATCCGCACCTCATATTCGAGAGCTTCTGCAACCCATCTTTGATAAATATCCTCACGTGGTATTTGACGGTGAGTTGTATAACCACGCGTTAAAACATAACTTCAACAAGTTGATTTCGTTAGCGAAGAAGCAGAAACCAACCCCTGAGCAGCTTGCTGAGAGTAGCGAAAAGTTGGAGTATTGGGTGTACGACATCGCAGGAGACGAAGAGATGGAGTCTTGCAGTTTTAATCTCAGAACTCAACGAGTAAGGCTGTTACTAAATCATCGTATGGACAGAACGAACAAAATTCGATATGTTCACACTTACGAGGTAAGTTCAATCCCTGAAATCGAATCGTATTTTAGCAAGTTTATCGACGAAGGATTTGAAGGTTTGATGGTGCGTCTTAACGAACGCTATTTACGCAAGCGTACCAAGTTCCTTCTGAAGTACAAAGAATTTATCGACGAGGAATTCCCATTGGAAGACCTAGAGGAGGGTGACGGTAACCGTGCGGGACTTGCAACGATTGCATACTTTAGACACCCCAAAGGTAGCGAAATCAGAAACGGCCACACCTGCTTTAAGGCGGGCGTCATCGGTAATAACGAGTATACCGCACAGCTTCTAAAAGACAAAGATAAGGTTCGTGGAAAACCCGCGACCGTCGTTTATTTTAACTTAACGCCAGACGGCATTCCCCGCTTTGGTAAGATGAAAATTATCAGAGACTACGAATAATGCATAAACAAGAATACGTAAATGGATTCCTCTTCTTCAAACGAGATGGATTCGACAAGGTTCTTCTCATTCTGAAGAACAGACCAAAGTGGCAGGCGGGTTGTTTTAACGGTATTGGTGGTAAAGTTGAACCGGGCGAGCTTCATATCGACGCGATGCGTCGCGAATTTTGGGAAGAGGCTGGTGTTGAAACAAATATTCTTTGGCGTGAGTTTGGCGTAGTGGAAGGTGTAGACTACAGAGTCTTCTATTACACCCGAGAACTAGACGCTCCTCCAGAGTGGGTGTCGAAAACAGATGAAGTTATCTTCGAATTTTTCGCGTCAGAAATTCCTGACAACATTACGTCTCCATCGAAGCAGATGCTTCAGTTAGCCCGAAGCTCAGAGTATTATACGAAAATTGTTGTAGACAAGACTGACCAAGCTAAACTATGAAATACATATCACTAGATATCGAGACAACGGGCCTCAACAAAGACCGTCATCAAATCATTCAAATCGCTGCGGTCGTAGACGACTTGAGCAGGTTCGCTCCGCTCGACAGTCTTCCTAAGTTCAGTGCGTTCGTCAAGTGGGACACTCTTCAATTTGACGAGTTCGCTCTGGGTATGCACGTGAAGTCTGGATTGTTGGGTAGACTTTTTGCAGACACTTCCAAAAAAGGTATCGACGAAACTATTCTCAACCTTACGGCATTTCTTGAAATGTATTATCCGATTAAGGAAAAAGAGAAGTACAATGTAGGTGGAAAGAACGTGGCGGGTTTCGATATTCCATTTATCAGGGCCGCAGGCAGACATCAATTCCCCGGTGCAGGTGCAACTCATATTAGACTTTTAGTAGATAGCTTTAGCCATAGGGTCATAGACCCAGCAGTTTACTTCACTGATTTTGTTACGGACAAAGCTGTCGCGAACCTTGAGCTTTGTAAGCAACGTGCGGGCATTGGAGGTACGGTATCCCACGATGCATTGGATGACGCTCTTGATGTAGTTAAGGTCGTTCGTCATATCGCTAAAGAAAATAGTTGCTACTGGATTCCTACAAACAACGCATGAAAGCAATAGCAGCAATGGCGAGTAACCGAGTTATCGGCAAGGATGGAAAGCTGCCTTGGCGTATTCCGGGCGACTTGAAGTTTTTCAAGAAGATGACGGACGGTTGTATTTGTGTGGTAGGTCGCAAGACTTATGATGAACTACCTTATTTACCTAATAGAAGGTTCATAGTTCAATCTACTCAGGTGGGCAGATATGAATTGGGAGTAGACCCAAAAACCAAGAACCACATCAGCGGAGTAACGGCGACGGCGGAAGATAGGTATCTACCAATCTACTCTGGTCGAGATGATGCGTGGGTTATTGGAGGGGCGTCCATCTACAAGCATCTTCTTCCTTTTTGCACAGACCTTTACTTGACAAGAATCTTCGAACCGTACGAGGGAGATACGTTCTTCCCAACCTTCGAACATTTGTTTAGACAATACGACGTTGTAGAGCGTACAGATGACTATGCAATTGTCCACTATAAAAACATAGACCCCAACGTCAAATGAGAATCAATTTCTTCGGTGGCCCCGGTTCAGGCAAAAGCACAACGACAGCATGGATTTTCGCCATGCTTAAAGATAGGAAAGTTTCTGTAGAGCACGTAAGCGAATACGTGAAAGCTTGGGCCTATCAGAAGCGAAACATTCAGAAGCACGACCAATTGTATCTGTTCGCCAAACAGCAACAGTACGAGTATCGTTACTTGAGTCAGGGAGTCTTGAACATCGTGACAGATTCTCCATGTTTCTTGTCCGTCATCTACTCAGCCAAGTATATCAGCGAAGAGTACGCTGACGCAATCATGGCTCTATGCAGACTCTACGATAGGGACAACCCTAGTCTTAATATTTTCCTAAGCCGTGGAGAGAAGCCCTATATCACAGAAGGTCGTTACCAGACTTTGGAGCAAGCTAAGGAACTGGACGCGGCTATTTTAGCTGGCCTGCAAAAACATTATCCAGAAAATTTTCACGTAGTAGACTATAAAAACAGAGAGAAAATCTTAGAATTAGTCTTGAGTCATGTGGAAGGAGACTACGAACGCCGTCCGTTCGAGCCCTTGAAGCATGAACAAACTAAATGACTGGAATAATTGGTCAGAGACGGTATAATATGGATGCCACAAAGAGTCCATGTTGCCGACAAAGCTTGTCTCAAATGCGAGAAAGTCTTTAACCGAAAGGTCATGCCTTCGGGCAGATTAGAGTCATTGAAAGATTATGGAGAAAGAAAGTTCTGTAGTCATCAATGTTACGCTAATTGGCATCAAGGAGAAAATCATTCTCTTTTTAATCCAGAAGGGTCTCAGAGAGACGACGGATACATAAGAATCGCAGTCAATGGAAGGAGAACTTACCTGCATAGATATTTGATGGAGCAAAAGCTAGGACGGAGATTAAACAAAGAAGAACACGTCCACCACTTAGATGGAGACAATGAAAATAACACTTTAGAAAACCTGTCTTTGACTAATAATCCTGAGCATAGAAAACTCCATTCAAAAATTCAAAAAAGAGATAGTCATGGCAAGTTCACAAAAGAAGAAGGTTGTAATTGTTAGCGGCGTGTCTGGGCAGGACGGAAGTCATATGGTTGACTACCTACTCGCCAATACAGACCACGATATTTATGGAGCGGTTCGTCGCCTAAGCGTAAAGAACCACGAGAATATCGCTCATATAAATAATCCAAGATTCAAGCTTATTGATATCGACTTGACCGATGCACACAGCATCACCAATGCGGTCATTAAGCTGAAGCCAGATTACTACATTAACTTGGCTGCACAGAGCTTTGTGGGCTCTTCATGGGATTTGCCACGTCAGACATTTCAGACGAACGCGACCGCAGTTCTTGACATTCTAGAGGCAATTCGCCACCACGCTCCAAACTGCCGCTTCTATAACGCAGGCACTTCAGAAGAGTTTGGCGATGTTCAGTATTCTCCTCAAGACGAGAAGCATCCTATTCGCCCGCGTAGTCCGTACGGTGCCTCCAAGGCCGCTGCAAGGCATTTGGTGAAGGTCTATAGGGAGTCCTATGGTCTATACGCTATTCAAAGCTGGTTGTTCAACCACGAGGGTACGCGTAGGGGCGAGGAGTTTGTGACCCGTAAGATTACGAAAGGTGTAGCGAGAATCTTTGTCGATATGATGAATGGCAAAGAGATTCAGCCTATCGAGCTTGGTAACATGTCCGCAAAGCGTGACTGGTCCGACGCCGAAGACTTTGTTGCGGGCATTTGGGCGATGCTTAATCAAGACGTATTGAACCCTGAGATTGCGGAAGGTATAGCGAAGATTGGCTTCGGTCATAATAAAGACTTCCTCCTTCCTGAAGCGGCCAAGCAAATCAAACAGCAAAATCTTTCCAAACAAATCAAAGAGTACGTGCTCGCATCAGGTGAGACCTATACCATTGCACAGTTTGTAGAAAAGGCTTTCGAGCACGCAAACATCGACGCAGAATTGAAGTTTGAAAAAGATGGAGACTGGTCTACAGCCAGCTTTGTAGTTAGAGGAACAAATCTTACGTTAGTGAAAACCAATCCGAAGTTCTTTAGGCCAGCAGAGGTCGAACTTCTATTGGGAGACCCAACACAGATATGTAAAGACTTGGGTTGGGTAAGAATCAATAACTTGGACGCCCTAGTAAAAAAGATGGTCATAAATGACATAGAAAAACTAAGAACATGAAACTAATATTCGACACAGAAACGACGGGGCTTATCAATTACAAAGCTCCAAGAATCCATCCTAGCCAGCCACGTTGCGTCCAATTAGGTGCAATCCTTTCTGATGATAACGGTAGAGTCCTTGCGGAGCTGAATGTTATCATTAAGCCAGATGGTTGGACGGTCCCGAAGGAAGCTTCTGATGTCCACGGTATTACCACTGAAATGTGTGAGAAGTATGGCGTGCCAATTGTTCATGCACTGAGCCTCTTTAATAGACTTGTAGGCATCGCCGATACTTTGGTTGCCCACAACTTCGATTACGATAACCAAGTCTTGGAAAATGAGTTTGCACGTATTGGCAAGCCAAACAACTTTGTAGGTAAACCATCCTTCTGCACCATGAAGGCGTCCACAAATATTTGTGCAATCAAAGGTCCGCGTGGTAACAAATGGCCTAAACTGCAAGAGACCCACAAGTTCTTCTTCAATGAAGAGTTTGAAGGAGCCCACGACGCTATGGCGGACGTGCGTGCGTGCAAACGTGTATTCTTCCATCTCGTACAGTTAGACATTGACTCCAAGAAAAATTCGTAGTAGAATGCGGGATTATGGCAGAAAGAAAGATTCAGCTTCCCGAGCAAGAAATCATAGACACCTACAAGAAATCGGTTTGGTGGACCGTCAAGAAGCTCGCTAAGAAATACGAGACAACGGTATATCGAATCAACAAAATCCTTAAGGTTGCGGGCGTCTTAAGGCAGACCGCTCATATCGAGAAGCTTATCATCGAACGACTGCTTAAATACGAGCGTCGTTTCGACAAGAATTCCGTAGCTAGAGAGATGATGATTGCTCGAATGTTAGTTGAGCAATGCCCAGACGAAGAGTTCTGGAAACATCTAAAGATAGGATTTGAACTGAATAGTTTAGCATATCTACAAAGCGTTAAAGGTAAAGCACTTCTACGTCAAAAATATAGTGAATATAAATTTGAAATTGTGAAGGCTCCGACGCAGAATATAGGGACGGAGAAAGTGGGAGAAGACATTGTTCTTCCTAAGAAACCGCTGTCTCTAAATGACTTCTTAAAATCGTAAATTATGGCAAAAGAAAAAGCACCGACAGTAAAGATTAGCACGCAATATGGCGACCTCATGCAACAGAAAAGAACGTATGACCAGTTGGAGGTTAAGGTTCAGAATATCTCTACAGGAAGTTTGATATTTGACATCTTCACGGGCGGTGGGTACTCTCCCGGCATTTCCCGCTTCGTTGCCCCGCCTGAGCACGGTAAGACGCTTCAAGCTTTGACTTGGGCTAGGGAATGGTTGCTGCACTATGGCGATAAGGGCGAAGTCCATTACTTCGATTGCGAAGGTCGCTTGACACCAAAGAAACTAAACCTTAGTGGCATCACGAAGATTAAGGGTTTTGAGGAAAGATTCACGGCCTATAAGTACAATGTCTACGATGATATTGCGGCGTTCCTGTACGACCTCACAATGAACAATCCAGAGGAGAAGCATTACTTCATTGTATTCGACTCCTTGGACATGCTTATTACAAAAGCGGACACTCAGAAGAACTTCGGTGAAGCTGAGAAGGTCGGTGCGGCACAGGTCATGTCCACTCTTCTTATGAAGAAAGTTGGCCCTTACATGGCGGATAAGGGTCACCACCTTTATATCGCATCTCAGATTCGTGCGAACATCAGCACGGGCGGCGGTAATCCAAACAGTCCTAAGACGAAGATGTCTGGTGCGAACGCACTAGCTCACGGCTCTGACCTTACTGGCGAGATTCAAAAGAACTACGGCGGCAACGACGGTATGTTTATCTTTGAGAATCCGGGTGCAAAGACCGTCAAAGAAAAGGGTAACATCGTAGGTCACTATTGCACGATTAGATTCTTGAAGACCATGAATGAGAAGACGGGTCAGACGATTCGTATCCCAATCAAACGCGGTGCTGGCGTATGGCATGACCGTGAAGTCTGTGACCTTGCATTGGCTTACGGACTCATCAGAAAGAAGTCTGCATGGTTTGAGCTTGATGAAGACATCGAGAAGAAGATTAACCAGTCTTTGACTGAAATCAAGAAGCTCCAATATGTTGAGCAGAAGGTTAAAGAAGAAACGGAAAAGGGTACGTCTAAAGCAGAAATCAAAAAGCTTAAAGAGCAGTTTGAAAAAGAAGCTGAGGCAGTAACCTACACAGTAGAGAAGAAATGGCAGGGTTACGAAAACTTATTCGCTTATCTTGAGCAGACTCCTGATGTAGTAGATTGGTTTGATAAACACTTTAGAGCGAATCTTCTTGCCAGCTCCGTCGCATTTGATTCTGACGAAGGTGGCGAAAGTGCATTCGAATGAGATTAAAAACTCCAAAGGGTATTCTTAGATTTAAGGATGTCTCCAAGAAGTTAGTGGACTGGGACGGTCCTAGCCGTTCCAAGTTCCAAAAAGCGGTGAAGTTTTATGTTCGACCGCTTTGGCATCATCATGTCGTCTACGAAGAGTTTCCAGTATATGGAACTTTGTTGTCCTTAGACCTCTTTAATGCGAACAAGAAAATCGCTATAGAGGTTCAGGGGCCGCATCATACAGAATTCAACAAGGGATTTCACAAAAATCAATTCGACTATTTAGAACAATTGAAGAAAGATGAAATAAAGAGACGGTTCTGTGACATTAACGGAATTACCTTAGTAGAAATCTTTTACGAAGAACATAAAGAATTGTCGGTTTCTTTTATGAAAGGTTTGGGATTGTAGTGTAAACTTAATTATGCCAGACAAAGACAAAGAAGAAGATTTCACGATTCCACCAAAATTCTTGAAAGAGCTTGCCGAATTTTCTAATGGCGGCTACTTTTTGCTTACATTTAGCGAGAAGGGAAGACCTGTAGTGCATTTTCATGCGGATACGGAGAAGGACCAAATCGCACTCGAAGGCTCTCTAGAACGCTACATGGACAAAATGACTCAGGAGCGTTACAAGGGCTCAAATCAAGAAGAGAACGACGAAGACTAAGGTTGACTTCGTTGACAAGTCTTGCTACAATAGTAGCATGGTATATTCTCAGGATTTAGAGAGACAGGTTCTAGGCGGACTAATCAAGTATCAGGAAGTTTATCCTGAAATCTCTTCCTTCTTAAGTGAGGAAGATTTCGCGTTTGATATCAATCGGGTCACGTTTTCAATCATAAAGAACGCCCTTGATAACAAGCAGGTCATCGACCGTACCATTATTATTTCGCGTCTTAAGAACCTTGGCATCGCTTTCAAGGATAACATAGACCAAGCTGAGTATATCAATGGTTTAGCTTCTCTGATTCAGGCCACGCCGAAATCTATCATCCAAGCAACTAAAGACCTCAAGACGATTACATGTCGCCGTAACTACGTAGAGGTTTGCGAGAAGATTAAAAAGAACCTTGTCAAGGGTGGCACAATGCAGTACGATGATATTGTCACGTACGTAGACAAAGAATTATACGCCAAGATGGATTCTTGGCACTCTGCGTCAGACTCAGTAGACCTGTTTGAAAATATGCAGGCTGTTGTAGAAGAGCGAGGCAACAATCCAATTGAAGATATGGGTATTCCTACGCCTTATGAATACTATAACAAACGCTACGGCGGTCTTCGTAACGGTAACGTATATGTGTTCTGTGCCCGCCCTAAACAGGGTAAGACAACATTCTTGGATTCGACTGCGTTTGCTATGGCGAACTTGAGCAAGAACAAAGTTCCTTGCCTCATTTTAGACACAGAAATGCAGACTGCGGAAATTCAAGAGCGTATGCTCTCTATGGTTTCTGGCGTGCCTACATGGTTTATCAGTACGGGTAAATGGAGAATGGTGCCAGAATACGAGAAGAAAATTCGTCAGGCTTGGAAGTACATCAATGAAGGCGGATACAAGATGTATCACGAGTACGTCATTAACACTCCAATCGACCAGATTATCAGCAAGATTAAGAAGTGGTACTACACCAAAGTTGGTCGCGGCAATCAGTGTATTATTGTTTATGACTACATCAAGATTACTGGTGAGTCTATGTCCGAACACAATAAAGAGCACCAAGTCATCGGTGAGAAGGTTAATGCCCTAAAAGAGCTGGTAGGTAAGGAAGTGAAGGCTCCACTACTCACGGCCTGCCAAATCAATCGTAATGGCGTCAATGCGGCTCAGGACGACTCTTCTGTCATCGCCTTGTCCGACCGCGTTCTTTGGTTCGCGTCTCAGGTCTCAATCTTCCGTAGAAAGACGGCTGAAGAGATTCAAGTCGAGACTCCTCAGTTCGGTACACACAAACTTATCAATATCGAGTCTCGTTGGCAGGGACAACAAGCGGCGGGCCACTTAGACTACGTTAAGAACCTTGACGGCAACCTAGTCAATAATTTCACCAATTTCTCCATTGAGAACTTCAAAGTAACAGAGCACGCAGACGCAGAGAAAATGTATAGAGTGTTGAGCGGCGAAGTTCAATTAGAAGAAAGGCCACCAGCAGACAATCCTTTTGAGGACGGTCCACAAGATGGAGCTTAAAGATTTACTTCATTCATTAGGCTACCACGAGCTTAGAGACGATGGTAGTTATTGGCGTACCCGAGCTATTTATAGAGACGGCGATAATAAAACATCGCTCCGAATCAATAAGGTTACGGGTAGGTTTGATGATTTTGTCGAAAGAATATCTGGAGACATAGACGACTTGGTTATTCTAACCACAGGCGTATCCAGTGAAGACCTTGGAGATTTCTATCACCGCCTGAATATCAATCCTGAGACGCTGGTAACTAAAAGAGAAAAGCCTAAAATTGTTATGGAAAAAACTTGGAACATGTCTGAACTGGCAAACCTAATGCCACACTTTAAGTTCTATGAGAACAGGGGCATCTCCGCAGATACACTTAGGTTCTTCAAGAGCGGCTTCGCTCATTCAGGCTCTATGAACGAAAGGTTTGTTTTTCCAATCTTTAGGAAGGATGGGCTTATCCACGGTTGGAGTGGTAGAGATATGACGGGTAGGAAGGAAGCTAAGTGGAAACATATTGGGAGAAAGAGTAAGTGGCTCTATCCCGTCTACGTTCCTAAGACAGTCGTGAATACAGATGGCACGCCGCTTATCACATTTCCATGTCTTGAAGCAATTATGAGAACAGGGGAAGTCATCCTTGTTGAAAGTCATGGAGACATGCTTGCCCATTGGGAGCGTGGAGTCTATAACGTGATTGTCACGTTTGGTCTGACACTTTCTCCTGCACTTGGGGCATTCCTCATGAGTGCGGGTCTTAAGAGAATTATCATTGCGTTAAACAATGACTTCTCTTCGAACAAGAACAGAGGTAAGATTGCGGCGATAGATATGTTTATCGACCTTCTATCTTACGTAGATTTCGACAAAATCTTTGTCGTACTTCCAAAGACGAACGACTTTGGAGACATGAAAGACGAAGAATATGAGGAGTGGCAAGCCAGAAAGGCGAAGGTAAATGTTTTACCTGTATACGCCGAAGTCTTGGACAAACTCCGATACCTTTACCAAATCAAAGAAATAACTAAAGACCAAGTAAAACTTGGCACCGCAATCAAGGAGCGTTATGAAGAAATCAAAGCAAATCAGGCTGAGTCCGTCTCGAATTAACTCGTTAAGAGACTGTTCGTGGGCGTACTATGCGAACTATCACTTAAAGCTACCACAGACAGCCAACGATGGAAATCGAAGAGGAAATATCTGTCACGCAATTCTAGAGCTACTTGTCACCCCTAGGCATCGCCACTACGTAGAGAAAATCTTGAATGTAGGCGACCCCTTCGCAATCCCAGCAATATCCAGATATTTGGAAGCTTATGCTAAGAAAGAAAATCTTCCATTGGACCAAATCGTCATCAACAAAGATAAGAACGGTTTGATGACGCATCGCGAAGAAATCACAAACATGCTTATCGTAGCTTTGGAGCAGAATTTCCTTGGGCAACCCAATGACGAAGTAATTGCCGAAAAGGAACATATCATCGAGGTTCACGACAAGAAGAAGGATTACTGTATCAAGGGTATCGTTGACAAGATTTTTGTTCGTAGAGATGAGAAGGGTGAGATTAACGAGGTTGAAATCGTAGACTACAAAACCTCTTCCAAGAAGTTTCCGGGCGATGAAATTGAAGGAAACATTCAGGGTCTAGTCTATCAGTTTTTTGCGAAGCGTCTATACCCTACCGCGAAGAAGATTACGTTCAGCTTCCTGTTTCTTAGATTCCCTCGCGACCCTATGCAGACAGTGCCGCAAGTACCAGATACAACCATCGAAGGCTTAGAGCACTACCTTACGTATCTTTCCAAATACATGTCTGAGTTTACAGAAGCTCAGGCTAAAACAAATTTTGCCAAGAATGATATGGGGGCAAAGTTCTTATGTGGTCTTCACGGCAACAAGAGCTACAGGGACAAGAAGACGAAGGTAAAGATTCCTCATAATGAACCGCAGTTTATTTGTGGTCATAGAGACCCTTATGATTATTTTGCGGTGGTTGATGAAGATGGAAACAATATCCGCTCGTCTAGGACGCCAGAAGGATTGAAGCTTAAAGAAGGTGAGGTCATGGTAAAGCGTCGTTACATGGGCTGTCCAGCTTGGCACGCCCAGACGACCAACCTTAAACGCGACTGGTCCGCTCTGCAAACTTGACTTATTTGAAACGTCCTGTTAGAATCCTTGGATGAAAGTTCTTCCGTTATTTACCTCGGCTTACAGCTTCAGGTCCATCCTCACTTTGGATAAGGTTGAGAAACCGGACCCAGCGAAGCCAATAGAGCCCGGAGGTTCAGACTCCATTATCAAAATCTGCCAAGAAGAAAAGATAAAGAATCTCTACTTGGTAGAAGATAACATGGTGGGCCTCTTGGAGGCGAAGAAGAATCTAGCGAAAGATACTCAGCTATGTTTTGGGCTCAGACTGACGTTTTGCTTAGACATGACGGACAAGTCGCCTGAATCAGAAAAGACAGAGAGTAAATTTGTCATCTTCGCGAAGACGGCAGAAGGGTACTTTAGACTCACGAAGATATTTACTAAAGCAAACGTAGAAGGCTTCTTGGATAAAGCTAGAATCGACTTCAAAGCTTTGAAAGAGTTTTGGAGCGACGAAGACCTAATCTTAGCGGTTCCGTTCTACGATTCTTTCATCTTTAACAACACCTGCTTTCTCCGTAATTGCGTTCCTGATTTCAGCTATGTCAATCCCATCTTCTTTATAGAGGATAACGATATTTATTTCGACGAACTAATCAAGCAGAACATTGAGGCTTTTGATGTAGAGAACAAGTATGAGAAGGTACGTGTACAGAGTATCTACTACAGAGATAGGAAAGACTTCTTGGCGTGGCAGACCTACAAATGTATGCGTAACGAATCGACGCTTAGAGTCCCGAACCTGAATAATTGCATGAGCGATAATTTTTGTGTAGAAGCATGGAGGCAGGCAAATGAATGAGCATCTTTTAAGAATGAATCCTGACGCAAAGTATTGCGTCTTTGACTTTGAAACAGAAGACCTGAATCTGTACACGACGCAACCTTGGCAGTTTGCTTGTGTAGTAGGAACGAAAGACGAGATATTGAGGGAGCACGACATTTACATGAAGTGGCCCAACTTCAACATCTCTAAGGAGGCCGAAGTCATCACCCGATTCGACCCAATGTATTTGGAAGCCCACGGAAAGAACCCGCATGAAATCTTCCGTATTATTACTGAAGAGTTTGAAGACTGCGATTGGATTGTGGGGCACAACATCCTTGGCTTTGACATTCACGTCTACAGAAGACAGTGCAGAGTCTTGGGCATCAAACCGTATCCAATTCAAAACAAGCTGATTGATACGATGGCTTGCGGCAAAGGTATCAAGATGGAAATCCCGTACAAACCGGGCGAGAACTTCCTGAGCTACCAGATTCGACTGGCGAACGAAAGACCGCCAAAGAAAGGATTCGCAACTCTTAACGCATTTTGTAAGCACTACGAAATCCCTGTTGACGAGACGAAACTCCACAACGCCTTGTACGACGTTCAGAAGAACTACCAAGTCTTACTTAAGATGCTCTGGAACATCGAGATATAACGGTTGACTTTCCTGCAAAAACTTGTTATAATCGCCTATGCAAATATTGGTATGGCCTGACGTTCACCATCGAGTAAGTCTCCTTCAAAAGGTATTGGAGAATCATGGAGACAAGTTTGAAAAGAGAATCTTTTTAGGCGACTGGTTTGACCAGTTTAACGACCGCACGGAAGACGCGGGGCGTACGGCAGAGTTTTTGATTAAGTTGATGGAAGACCCCAGAAATATATTCCTTGAGGGTAATCACGACACTTCTTACAAATACGGTAACGCCGTATCCTACTGCTCAGGCTTCAGCTTTGAGAAGTTGAGGCTCATCAATTCCATTCTGGACAGAAGTCATTGGGACAAGTTCAAGCTGTTCCATATGGAAGGAAACATCATCCTCTCGCACGCGGGCGTACACCCGTATGTATTCCAGCATCCTGTTGTAGGCATCAATAAAGAGCAAATGGAAAAGGATTGCGAAGTTGCTATGCAGGCGGCAAGAAGCAACATGAAGCACCCTATTTATTCAGCAGGAATAAGCTCTGGTGGCACCGCACGATTTGGCGGCATCAACTGGCTTCGCTGGTGGGAGCTGGCCCCTATTGAAGGATTCGACCAGATTGTAGGTCACACTACAGTCGCAAAACCAGAGGTTATCTATCTTCGTAAGAAGAATAGAAAAAAGCCTGACGCTCCAGAAGAGCATTGGAGATTTAGGACCGTGAGAACGCAATGGGATAACTATGTAGAGCTTCCTCCTAAAAGAGGCGTCATCTCCATGAACTACAATATCGACACGGACAACGCGTACTTCATCATAATCAAAGACGGAGTCGTTGACATCAAACTTACTTTAGATTACTTATGAGATGGACGAGAGAAGATTTGGATAAATTGAAAGAGCTAGATAGAAAAGGTTTGTCTATCAAGGGGATTGCGAAACAATTTAGAAGGCCGTGGAGAACCGTGCTCGCTAGACTTTACTACGCGAGAAAGACAAATGGTAAAATAAAGAAAAGTAAATGCAGCGAACTAACATCATCAAATGCGGCGTATATCGCGGGAGTTATTGACGGAGAAGGATGTATAATGCTTCAGAAGAGAAAAGAAGGGACGAAATATAGTCCCATTCTTACAGTATCTAATACGTACTTTCCTCTTATAGAATTTCTCAAGAAAACAACTGGAGTGGGAGGAACTTTACGTATATTGCTTAAAGAAGAAAATCGTAAACCTCAGTTACGTTGGACGATTACGGGTAGAGATACGATTGCCTTGCTAAAGCAAACAATAAGATATATGCGAGTTAAGCATGTGCAGGCGAAATGCGTCATAGAAGCTTACGAAAAATATTTAGCTCGTGGAGGATTTTATCTTACTAAATCAGACTGTGAAAAATTAAATCGTTTAGTCAAAAGAATCAAAAAGTCAAATCAAAGAGGTATTACATGTATCGTTTAGCAATTATAGGGTCTCGAAAATTTTCAGATTATTCCTTACTATGTGGTGAGATGGGCAAATTGCCCAAACCCGCACTCATCGTAAGTGGTGGAGCTAAAGGGGCAGATACTTTAGGCAAGAGGTATGCGGACGAGCATGGAGTACCTACGAAGATTTTCCCGGCTATCTGGCGTCCAGAAGGCGAGGGTGGCCCTATGGACAAAGGTGCGGGCATGAAGAGGAACGTCGATATCGTAGACGAGTCCACCGCCGTTCTTGCGTTCTGGGACGGAGACTCTACAGGAACAATGCACAGTATCAACCTTTGTATTCTGAAGAAGAAGTTTGTCAAGATTGTCTACACGGGTCTTCCAAAGAAGTTGGACGAGAAAGACATTTTCGGATTCTCTGGCAAGCACCGCTGGCTTAGTAACATGTGGCCTGTCGAGATTGAGGTCAATGGTATCAAGTTCGACTCCGTAGAGAACGCGTATCAGGCTTGTAAGTTCGCTGGACAACTTGACCTTATCAAGAAGCTGTCTACAATGCCAGCTCTGAAGACGAAGAGCGAAGCAAAAAAGCACATCGTCACAACGGTAGACTTCCACGGCAAGAAGGTCAAGTTCATGAAGATGCTTCTTAAGAAGAAGTTTGAGAACCCATGTCTACGTCAGAAGCTCTTGAATACTGGTACAATCCATATTGAAGAGACGAATACTTGGGGCGACGATTTCTGGGGATGCTGCCCGCAGGGTGTGGGCGAAAATAATTTAGGCAAACTTCTTATGGAAATTAGGCAGGAGCTTGCTGATAATGCTACGTACAAATTCGAGCGTGCAGAGGAACGCCAACAAGCATTAAAAGACGCACAGCAACCATGAAGAAAATTCTAGTCATCGGAGATAGTTGTTTAGATGTATTCATTAAGGGAACGGTAAATCGCCTATGTCCAGAGGCTCCCGTTCCGGTCTTGAATCCTACGAGCAAGACCATCAATCAAGGGATGGCGGGAAACCTAGAGGCGAATCTCCGCACTCTTGGACCAGACAATGAAATCGTCTTCATTACGAATACGTGTTCAATCACAAAGACTCGTTATGTAGATACCGCATCCGGCTACATACTTTTGAGAGTAGACGAGAACGACAAAATCAAAGACCCATTGACCCTTGAGAGTCTTTACAAGACACTTCTAGCAATTGACATGTCCTTGAAGGATTTTCACTCTATTGTGATTTCAGATTATGATAAAGGGTATCTTCCGATAGATAATTTGGAGAGCATCATCTCTTGTATAAAGCAGCATACAGACGCCATTATCTTCATGGACACAAAGAAGATTTTGGGCAATTGGTCCAAACAAGTTGATATCGTCAAAATCAACTCGAAAGAGTATCAAGAGCAACTGAAGTATCATTACCATCCAGAAGACTACTGTAAGACCCTAATTGTTACATTAGGGGCAAAAGGTTCACAAATTGTAAAAGGGGACCACGTTGTCCATGTCGAAGGTAAACGCGTAGAAGTCATGGATGTGAGCGGAGCCGGAGACACTTATCTCGCAGCTTTGGTCACCATATATGTAAACAACGACCTCATACAAGGGGCGATGCGTTACGCTAATTTTGCGGCTGCGGTCGCAGTGTCTAAGCATGGAGTCGTAACAGTCAAAAATACAGAGGTGGAGGTTTAATGGGAGTACAAAAGGAGGTCTTTACCTTCAAAAAACAAATCGGCGTAGGTAACGTGGGAGAGAATTTATTCTTGAAGACCTATGCGGGTTCAACAAAGAGTACAGACCTCAAGTACGATTTCACTTATAAAGGTAAGAAGGTCGAACTAAAGACCGACACTTACCCAATGGAAAAGACCTCGAATTTCTTTATGGAACAATACGGAAGTATTGAAGACAAGAAACTCGGCGGACCTTGGAGGGCGTCACAAGACGAAGTTGATTATTTCGTATATCTATATCTGGCGGACAAGAAGTTTTTCTGGTTTGAAACCAAAAGTCTTGTGAAGTTCTTAGACGAATGCGTCAAAGATTTACGTGGCAAATCTGTGTGGAACAGAGGCTATACAACATTTGGATTTGCGGTTCCAAGAGCTTTAGTAGACGATTTGATTATCAAGAGAGACCAAGCATGAAAGAAATGTTATTCTCATACATAGGAGGTTCGTCGATGTACGGACTTCCTAAAGTAGAGAGTTCCGACAAGGACTACTACGCTATTGGCACCTACAAAGATTTAGGTGGCGAGGCTCGCCTGTACCCACGCAAGAGGTGGAATCAGAAGAAGCGTACTAAGGCATGGGACGTAGAATATATTGAGCTGTGTGCGTTCTTTACCTACCTAATGAACGGGCATATCTTCTACGTAGAGTCTTTATTCGTTCCGAAGAACGCCGTGCATATCAAGAATGATAAGTTTGAGCGTTTGGTTCTAGACAACGTTCCCAAGCTAATAGACCGCAATCAAGTCCTCGACAATATCTTTGAGAACGCGGAGCATATACAGGCCAGAAACTTGGAATGGGTAGAACTTCTTCGAAGCAAGATTCTTCCTACCAACCCCGAGAAGAAAATTATAGCGGGCATAGAGAGGATGCATCAGGAATTTATTCGTAAGGGGTTCTTCCATAGAGATTATCTCCATGCTATCAGAGTCGCATCATCATCCATATCATTGATGAAAGATGGCGTCTATGGTACGCAGCTCGCAGACTTCGACCCAGAGGCTTTTGAGTTTTGCAGTAGGTTGAAGCAAAGACCAGAAGATTTTGAGAAGAAGGACGTAGACCAATTCTTGGAATCTCGCCTAGACATACTAAAGAAATTCGACTTCATATTAGATGACCAATTCGAATTCAACACGTCTTACGTGCAGTCAGTGATTAAGGAATTCTACCCTTGACTCTTTTGACACTTCTGAGTAAGATAGGGTATGCCCTTTGCTGACAGCTTTAAGCCTTACGGAAACCTTGGATTACACGGCGTACGCCTTCCACAATTTCAAATTGAAAAGAAGTATTACGACCGCCTGAGCATTTCCGACAAGGCAGACAACGCAACCTTTCTTAAAGAGCTTTGCAGAAAAGCCTTCGTCGAGAAAGGTCTTGGGCAAGCAACTAACAAGGCGGAATACGAGGATAGAGCGAAGATGGAGCTGGAGGTTTTTAGAGACCTTGGCTTCACTGACTACGTACTTCTTATTTGGGACATTCTTAATTTCTGCCATGAGAATGATATTCCAGTAGGTCCGGGTCGTGGCTCTGCCGCAGGCTCTTTAGTCCTTTATTTAATTGGCATTACGAATATCGACCCAATTAAAAACGGATTATACTTCGAACGTTTCGTATCGAAGAGCCGTGCAAAGAAAACGGTCGTTGACGGCATTACGTACTTGGACGGCTCCCTCCTTCCCGACGTTGACTCTGACATTTGTTACTACAAGCGTTACAAGGTCATCGACTATATTCAGAACAAGTTCCCGGGCAGAACTTGCAAAATTCTCACGGTAAATACTCTGTCTGGCAAGCTCGTATTAAAGGAGGCGGTCAAGACCGTCCTTGAGTATGCGGAAGATGACGTTAAAGTATTAGCAGGCTACATTGAAAAGGTTTTCGGCGTAGTTGAGAGTCTACATAAAGCTGAAACCAAAGAAGGTGAAATCAAGAAGTGGGTTAGTCTCCCTAAGAAGAAATATGAGTTTACAACCAATAAGCAGACATATGAGATTGCCCGCAAGCTAGAAGACCTTCCAAAAAACTTTGGCGTCCACCCTTCCGCTCTCGTAGTCAGCTACGATAAGTTGGAGAACTTCTGCCCTGTCCAATTGGCGAAGGTTAAGAAGGAAGAAGAGGGTTCTGAAATCCATACCGTATCGGGATTCGATATGAACTGGGTGGCAGAGTTTGCAGTTAAGGTTGACGTACTTGGTCTCCGTTCCGTCTCCATTGTGGATGACGTATGCAAAATGTTGAAGTTGGATATCAATAGCGTTGACCTAAGCGACCCGAAGATTTATCAACCACTTCAGGACTTGAGGACGCCGCATGGTATTTTCCAAATCGAAGCGAATACCCAGTACAAGGCTTGCAAAGATGTAAAACCAAATAGTTTGGCGGAGGTGTCTGACCTTATGGCTCTCGCACGTCCGGGAGCCTTGGACTATATTAAGAACTATGTCGAAAACAAAGGTGGCAAAGAGGTGGTTAAAGTTCACCCTGAGCTAGACAAGATTCTCGGCGAGACTAAGAATGTGGCTTTGTATCAAGAGCAAATGATGCAGATTGCCCATAAAGTTTTTGGCTTCACACTTGATGAAGCTGAAATTTTGCGTCGTATCGTTGGTAAGAAGAAGGTAGACCAAATGCCTGAATGGAAGGAGAAAGTTTACAAGAAGGCTGAAGAAAACGGACTATCCAAAGAGATTGGCGATATGTATTGGAAGATTCTGGACGACTCTTCTAATTACTCATTCAACAAATCTCACTCTGTCAGCTATGCAACGCTGGCAACGTGGACTCTTTATCTGAAGTTTAATCATCCTCAATACTTCTTCCTCGCTCTTTTGAAGATGGCGAAACATGAGCCAAAGCCTCTTGAAGAAATTTCCAAGATTTCCAAGGAACTTCACTACTTCAATATAAAACTCCTGCCTCCTGATTTGCTGTTGAGCGATATGGAATTCCGCATCGAGGGTCGCGATATCCGTTACGGACTTGGCTCTATGAAGAGCGTGTCCGAAAAGACTATGGCGGCATTGACGACATTTAGGAGTGAAGACGTTTCCAGCAAAGTGACTAACAAGTTTCAATTGTTCCAAGCAGCCAAACAGGCGAAGCTTAACATTGGCGTTCTGTCCGTTCTAATTCAAGCCGGTGCATTGGCGTCCCTAAAGGGAAGCCGTAGCTACAACGTCATGGAAGCTCAGGTCTTTAATAAACTCTCAGACACAGAGAAGAGATTCTTATTAGATATGGGCGAAGAGTTTAACTATGATGTATTCGTGGCCCTAAAGACCATTGTCAAAGAGAAGAGGATGAGAGAGAATGGCAAGACGCCAATCATCAAGGACACTCGTTACGCAACCATTCAAAAGCACTGCGAAAAATATCTGAAGATTTATCAGATGAACGCTAAGAACGAGCCGCTTGCAAACTGGTTCTTTGAAAATAAGCTGTTAGGTTATTCTTACAGCAGCACGCTTTATGATATCTTGAAAGGGGAAATTAAAGGGCTCTCCCCATTGGAAGACTTCGACACTTACGAACAGAATGATAAGGTTGTGTTTGCGGGCGTAGTCAAGGAAGCTAAAGCAAGCAAGAGCAAGAAGGGAAAGAATATGTTCCGTCTAGTTGTAGAAGACGGCAACAAATCTCTTGGGACAATCATGTTCGACCATACCTTTGACGAGTGGAAGATGGACCATAGGGATGAAGCGGGCAAACCAATCTTTCCTGAAGAAGAGGATATTGTTGTCATCGTAGGCAAGAAATCTAATGACATTGTGTTTCTAGATAATATGACGGTACTAGACGGCAAAGTATACCTCAAGCTTTCTGAACTCAAAGACAAGGACGAATAATGTCACAAGAATTCTTGATGAACAGAAAGATTCTGGCTAGACATAAGCTTGTAGACTTCTATGGCTGCAACCCAAACATACTAAGCTTTTCAAAGTTCCTAGAACCTATCATGATGGAAGCGAGCCAGAAGGCTGGCTGCTTTATGGTTGGAGTGAAGGCTCACCAGTTTAATCCAGTAGGGGCGACCGTGGTTGTATTGGTTGCCGAATCGCACCTATCCATTCACACTTGGCCCGAACATCATAAGGCTCTCGTAGATATCTTCGCCTCTGGAGACCTAGACTTTGAGGCGGCAATCAATCATATTCACAACGCACTTCAAGCAACTTCACGTAAAGTGATAGACGTAGAAAGAGGATAATGGACGACTTCATATTTGAGGAGATTACTATTAACTCCCAAGGCAGAAATTTTGCCGCAGCAATCAAGGCGAAGGAACAGCTTTATAAATCGAAGAACATCGAGGTTTACGATACAGAAGCGTTTGGCCGCTGCCTGTATTTGGATGGCTCATTGCAGCTCTGCGAGAAATACGAGCACATGTACCATGAGGCTATCGTACATCCCGGACTGTACAACGTCCCTAGTCTTCAAAAGGTTTTGATTATTGGTGGTGGCGACGGAGGCACGCTCAGAGAGGTCTTGAAATATAAAGGTCTCAAGAAGGTCGTGTTCTGTGAAATCCTTCCTGAGATTGTAGATGTCTCTAGGCAACATCTGCCATTTACAAAGCTAGAAGATAGCTTGCAGAATCCTATCGTCGAATTGGTTTATCAAGACGGTGCAAAATACGTACAGTCTACTAAAGAATACTTTGACGCAGTAATCGTAGACTGCTCAGACCCGCAAGGTAATTCTGAAGTCTTATACTCTAGAGAATTTTTGACAAATTGCAGAGAGAGAATTTCTCAGGATGGAAGCTTTGCCATACAAGCAACCAACGCATTTGTAAGAGACGCGTTCGTAAGAAAATTAGAGTACGAACTTCGTCGTATATTCGGTATGGTAAAGTATATGTTCGTGCCCATTCCTAGTTATGTTACAGGTGGCATAGGCTTCTTTTTCGCTGGGGATAGAAACAGCCCCAAAAGCGGCCTACCCGCAGACCTCAAGTTTATTAACGAGAGAACTATTGCGGCTGGGTTTGCAATGTGTCATGACGTACTCTATAAAAACAAACTAGAAGAGTTGTTCGATAAATACTGCGAAACATTCCTTAACTGGAAAGAAAAGCTTAGTCCCGCAGAACTTGAATACGTGCTCAGTTCATTTCAGTTTGAAAGCGAGCCCGTGTCTGAAGAAGGGCAGGTCAAACATTTAGAGTTTGGACATTCTGTAATGAAGGGTGGCGTTAGCTGCGAATACTTGACGGTCATGACTGAAGAGAACGACGAAGAGATGCAGCCTCTAACCAAAGAGCTTATCAAGAAAAGAAAAGCCGTTATTCCAAAAGGGCTGAAGGTGAAGGGAGTTCGATTCTGCACAATGTTTAAGACGTGTGAGTACATAATGGTTTTGACGTTGGACGAACTCCGTGTCCACTATCCAGAGCTTTATGCCAAGAAGCCAGACCGTTGTTACGATAAAGTTCGGGTGCATTTGGCGTATTCTAACACTAGGTTTTGCATGGCCTCTGCCGTATTTTCAGACCTCAGTCGCAGATACTATGTCGGTATCATGGATTGGGAGGCGGAGCTTATTCGCCCCGGAACAGACATAAAGCTTACCAGAGACAAGTTGAATAGCTACGGAAAAGTTCTAATTGACGCATTCGGAAGAGAAGGAGTCCGCCCTTACGAGGTAATCTGGAAAAACAAGGACTGCTACGACATCTCGTTCGCGGCATAATTTTCCTTGACTTTCAGTTAAATGTCTGCATTACTCCTCGTACAACCATGAAAATCGTAGCACCTCAAGACCGTACTACCCTTCTTCTTAACTCAGCGTACATGCCCATCAACATCACGACGGCAAGGGCTGCGTTCAACCACGTCATTACGGGTAGAGTTAAGCCAATCGACCGCTTCGGTATGCCCCACGGCTTCCCAGAGGACGATAAAGGACATCTTATCACGGACATCACCCAGCATTACTGGTTCTTGTTCAAGGACGTACTTGACGGTACGCAAGAGAAGGATGGCACCGTAACCCCTTATGACGAGCGGGATGGCATCTACTTTGCCAACCAACCCATTCTTCGAAGTGCCCAAGGCTCATGGCCTATTCCTACTATCGCTCTCACTACGAGTAAGTTTTTCCGCAACAAAACGAGCGGAAAGATTACAATTCAAAGGCTTGCGAAGCACTACAAGAACGTTTGCCAAATTTGTAACCAAAAGTTTCCAACGGCTCAACTTACCATTGAGCACGTCTTTGCCCGCTCGAAGGGTGGAGCTAACGACGAAACCAACTGCATTCCTACGTGCCAGCCATGTAATTCGCAGAAGGCGGACATCGTTCCATACTTCGACAGCAATGGCGTGAACCTTGAAGACAAGATTCAACCTCTTCCTTCTTTCTTGGTTGCGAACCAATCAGACGCTCGTCCCGAGTGGAGTCAGTACATCGTACCTACGTACAAGCACTAAGCATCAAGCAAAGAATCTTTAACCGGGTTCTTTGCTTGACTTTTTGTAAACGATGGGTATCATGACTACATGAACGAAAATCTGACGCCACGTCTTAAGGAACTTCTTAAAAGGGCTCGTAAGCGGGCCGTGGAACTTAAAAACGACTACATCGGAGTAGAGCACGTTTTCCTAGCTTGGCTAGAAGGAACTAGCTCAGGACAGTCTACGGACGTTCTTAAGAAAACGGGTGTTGCGTTTGATAAGATTAAAGAGCTTATCTACAGGGCAATCTTACCAGAGGTAGGTAAGGAAGCAGATATTACGAAAGCTATTGACCTGAACGCAGAGCTTGTAGCCAATATAAAAGAAGCGAAGACTATTGCAGATAACATCGGCAATGAGTATGTAGGCATTGAACATTTTATCATAGCTCTCTTCAATAATGAAGACGGCTTGATTTTCAAAACGTTGGACAGCTTGTCTGTCAACGTCGTAGATGTTAAGAAAGCTATCTCAGACAGTCTTTCGACTAAAGAGGTTGAACGTACAAAAATTCCTTCTGGCGGTCCAGTTAAAGACGAGTCTGAAGGCAAGACGGGTGGAGACTCCATGCTTCGAAAGTTCTCTATTGAACTTGTGGAGCGAGCGTCTAAAGGGGAGCTTGACCCGGTTATCGGTCGTGAGGACGAAGTTAAGCGTGTCATCAGAATTCTTGCTCGCAAGAAAAAGAACAATCCTGTCTTAGTTGGTTCTGCGGGTGTGGGTAAGACTTCTGTTGTCGAAGGCTTGGCCCTTCGTATCTACGAAAAGAACGTCCCTCTTGCTCTACAGGACAAACGCATCTTTGCGTTAGACCTTGGCCGCATGATTGCGGGTACGGTTTATAGAGGTCAGTTTGAAGAGCGTCTAAAGAAAATCATGGAGGAAGTGAAGGCGAATAAGAATTTTATCGTCTTCATCGACGAGCTTCACACGGTCATCGGAGCAGGTGGAGCAGAAGGCTCTATGGATGCCTCCAACATGATTAAGCCCGCTCTTGCACGTGGAGACTTCAATTGCATAGGTGCAACCACACTCGACGAATATAGGAAGTACATTGAAAAAGACCCAGCTTTGGAACGCAGATTCCAAGGCGTACATGTGGGAGAGCCTAACCCAAAAGATACCGTTCTTATCCTTAAGGGTGCGGCAAAGTCATATGAGAAGTTTCACGGCGTCAAGTATCCTCTAGAAGTCATCGAAGCAATTGTAGATTTGTCTACTCGCTTCATCAGAGATAGATTCCAACCCGACAAGAGCTTTGACGTTCTTGACGAAATTGGTGCGGCTGTAAAGCTTGCGAATGGTAAAGTCTCTGGTGATAGACTTGAGACGGAAACAAAGCTCACAGAAATCAAAAAACTTAAGGCTCAGGTTATCAAAGAAGAGAGATATGAAGAAGCGGGCAAACTCAAAGAAGAAGAGGCTCGTCTTGAATTCGAACTCGCAAAGTACAAAGATACGGAGAAGACGAAAAAGAGTGTAGTTAAACTTGCGGATGTCCACGAGGTTATTAGCAAGTGGACGGGAGTTCCCGTGGGTGAATTGAGCAAGTCTGATAAAGAGAAGCTTCTGAATATCGGGGCGACTCTCAAAGCGGTCGTAGTTGGTCAGGACGAAGCAGCAGACGCGGTTGCGAAGAGACTTAAGAAATACAACACTCCACTCAAAGACGAGAAGCGTCCAATTGGTGGATTCCTGTTTGTAGGTCCAACGGGCAGCGGCAAGACACTACTTGCCCAAACCGTCGCAGTGAAACACTTTGGTACTGAAGCGGAGAAATGCTTCCTAGAACTCGACATGAGCGAGTACGTAGATTCTGTATCCGCGAACAGACTGATTGGTCCTCCTCCCGGATATGTAGGTTATGATGAAGGCGGCACACTTACCAAGTTCGTAAGAGAGAATCCGTATTCAGTTATCTTGTTTGACGAAATTGAGAAGGCTCACTACCAAGTAAGACTCCTCCTTCTTCAAATCTTAGATAAGGGATGCTTGACAGACAACAAAGGCATTGTGGTCGATTTCAAGAACACAATCATCATCGCCACCACGAACGAGGCTATGGACGTTGCAAAAAGCATGGGCTTTGGAACTGCGGAAAGTATCAAAGAAAGTGTGCGTTCAAATATGATTACAAAGCTCAAGCAAACTTTTTCGCCTGAGCTTATCAACAGATTTGAAATTGCTTTCTTCAATAAATTGACAAAAGACACCGCTCGCCAAGTGGCAGAACTTGAAATTGCAAAGCTGAATGGACGCCTTATAAAAGCCAAAGCCAAAGTTAAATGCCAGCCTGACGCTCTCGACCTCATATTGAAGAAGGGTTTTGATGACACGCTAGGTGCAAGGAATATGCGAAGCGAAGTGGAGCGTCTGATAGAAGATGCTTTGACAGATGATTTCCTTAAGGAGAATATACCAGAAAACAGTGTAATTGTATTCAGAGCGGAGAATGATTCTCTCGCTTATGAAATAACAAAAGAAACATATGAACACACTACTTCTCGTATATCTAGTCTGGCTACCTCTTAGCACAGTCTTCTATGAAACAGTTAAGAAAGACCAAATCGTAAATAAGAAGAAGAAAGCCCTTTTCTTGGCTCTCACGCTTCCTTCTTCATGGTTCTTCGTTCTTAATGAAAGCGTAGCAAAGCTTGCAACAAAACTACCATTCGTCGCGAAAGTTGCGAAATGGTTTGTTAAGAAGTAATCTTCTGGGCCGGTAGAAATACCGGCCTTTTTATTGTTGACTTTTTTGACATTGTGGATATTATAGATGATGAAATCCGCAGTAAGTGCGGCTTGTCTTAACAATCAAAAGAGGAAATACATATGGATATCCACGGATATTCCGCACACATTCTTGTGAATGGTCGGAAGGTAAAAGAGTATCGCCACAAGGGACTTACGTTCATTGAGGCCAAAGACGGAACAGAGTTTACCGTCGAAGTAAAGAATCATACAGGCCAGAGAATTTTGGCAATTGTATCGGTCGATGGACTAGATATCATCGACGGAAAATCGGCAACGAGCAAGTCTCGCGGTTATATCATTAACCCGCATTCAGCAGATACATTCTCTGGATGGCGTCGAAGCAAAGAGCAGGTTGCTTCTTTCAAGTTCACAACTAAAGAGAAGAGCTATGCAACAGAGAAGGGCGAAGGTCAGAACAACGGTGTCATCGCAATCAGATTGATTGCGGAGAAACTTAAGCCGTTCATTCCACAGTTTGTCGCTCCCGCACCTGAACCGTATCAATGGCCGTCTCAACCACGTACCCCATTCCTTCCTCCATCCTTTGGAGACCATGTGATTTCAGGTACATCAGCACCTACATTAGGTGGAGGAACAACAACCAGCAACAGACCGCGTACTCGTGTAACGTATAGTGCTAACGGACTATTTGCAGGTCCAGCCACCAGAGGAGTACAACCAGCTCAGGCGGAAACGTTCAACTACTCTGTACAATCAACTAGTCTTAATGAAGAGTCTGTGGCAGTTGCGGGTGCATCATTTGATATGGGCACGGGTTGGGGCACAGCCAAAGAAGAGAAGGTTGTCGAAACTGAATTCGAATACGGCGTAGAGCTTGGCACATTAGAGTTCTTCTATGCAAGCCGCGACGCACTTAAAGCAATGGGTATTCCATTGGTAACGCAAAGAGAAGTCCCAGCCCTTCCACGAGGATTTAAGGACGCACCATACGCACAACCACCAAAAGACTGGAGAGGGTAATATGCAAAACAACATTTCAAAAACAGCAAAGAAAATCGCGAACCTTATCGTTGTAGATAGAAGTAGCTCCATGTCTACTATTAGAGACAAGGTTATCCTTGGCTTTAACGAGCAACTTCAAAGTATCAAAACGCTGGACGAAACAAATGGAACGAAAAGTTCTGTCAGCATCGTCTACTTTGATTCAGGCGTAGAAGTTCCAGTCACGAAAGCGGACCCATTAAGTTTGGAACCTCTTACATCGACAAGTTACGTGCCGAATGGTATGACTGCGTTCTACGATGGTCTTGCAATGGGTATTAAGAACTTGGAAGACGCCCTAGGTTCAGAGCTAGGTGAGACTGAAGTGCTTGTCACGACAATCACGGACGGTCAAGAGAACAGCTCTAGGAAATATACGGGCTCACAGGTCGCGGACCTAATCAAACAGTTCCAAACGGACTACGGTTGGACCTTTAATTTCATTGGGGCAAACATTGATACCGAACAATTGGCACAGACTCTAAACGTCTCTGCATCAAACGCTATCAACTTTGCAGCCACAGACGAAGGAACAAAAGTTGCATTCGACACTTTAAGAATGGCAAGAACTTCGTACTATACTAAGAAGCTTTCGGGAGAAGATACCACTCAGGACTTCTACTCGGGATTAAAATAAATAACGTTACATATATGGAACTACAAGGTAAAATCATCCTTATCAAGGAAACAGAAACAGTCGGTGCGAATGGCTTTCAAAAGAGAGAGTTCGTAATCGAGACAGCGGACCAATACCCACAAAAGATTAAACTTGAATTCACAAAAGACAAGTGCGGCTTGCTCGACAACTATGCTGTCGGTGCAAACGTGAAGGTTGACTTCAATCTTAGGGGTTCAGAGTACAACGGTAAATACTACGTCACGGTTCAAGCGTGGAAGATTGGTGCAGCAACGGCAGCAGCAGGTGGCTCCGCTCCACGTGCAGGTGGTCCAACGACCGCTCGCCGTCCAGCAGCAGGTCCACGTGCGGGAGGCTCACCAGCCCCTCGTCAACCACAACCGCCTGTAAATGATGCAGGTGGCGAAGACGCACCGTGGTAATCGACTTGATTAGTGTATGATTTATGGGGAGTCCAGAAATGGACTCCCTTTTTGTTTGACAAATTCGAAAGCTTTGAGTAAGATGCGTGGATGCGTATAGCACTAGACTTAGACGGGGTACTCGTCAACTTCACCAAAGCGGCCTGTAAGAAGATGGGCGAACCGTATCCAAGCAAGCTAGTATTCCCTAGTTACTCGTGGATATTCGACAAGTACGGCAAGCAGTCTTGTTACAAGAGGCTTCGCGGCCACCACTTCTGGGTAGAGATGGAGAAGTATCCGTGGGCAGACAAGCTCGTGAGTCTTGTAGATGAATTGTCTGATGGCAATTGGATGTTTCTTACAAAGCCGATGAGAGACCCGTATTGTTTCTCTGGTAAAGCTGAATGGTTGATGAAACACTATCCACAATACATGGATAGACTGACTATCATCAGCGGACCTAAAGAAGAGTTCGTCAGGAATATGTATGATATTCTCATTGATGATAAACCTGAGAATATTCAGGAGTGGAGTAAGAGTGGAGGCAGTCCCTTTTATTGGCACGAAGTATCCGATGACATAGACGACGAAGTTATTGAGGAAAGACTCGAAAAGCTTAAGAAGCATATTCTCGGTCTAGTAGAATACAAAGAACGCATGAGCGGCCACAAAGACTTTTAACTCAACCCATATCATATGAAAATCAGTATCGACGCAGACGACCTAGAACTCATTCTCCGCAAGCATAAAATCGACCAGAAGGTCGCGGAGTTTATTGTCAAAGATGCAGAGCAAGTTGCAGAGGACAACAAGCCAGACCCAACGGGCAAGGCACCAAAAGCCAAGTATAAGTATTTGGTTGTAGCCTCAGACCCAGACGGCTTGATTCCAAACCTTGAGAACGTTCCAATGTGGGTGTTCAAAGTACCAGAGGAAGAAAAGCACACGGAAGTGATGGCTCGCTTCTTCAAAGGTGTCTACGACTTCAATGCCAAGTCCAGAAAGGGTAGGAAGAATCCTATTAAGTCTGTGGGTGACGGTATCCAAGCGGTGGGTTCAAAGCACTTCAAACCAGCGAAGAGCCCAATCGTAACAAAGGAGCCAGTCATTGTTCTCGTCACTGATAACAAGATTCCTAACTGACGCAATATAATTGCAATTGTAATATAGAGAAAGGAGATGACCGCACTCAGAAACTAAATTTCAAAATGTAGGAAACGAGAAGGCCGCAAGAATATATTTTCGTGTAACCTTCGACGAGCGAGTATCACTCAAGAAGAGTGCGACCGCTTTAACGTTTTTATCAAATCTACACTATGAAAATTAGTTCTATGAGAACCGACACACTGCATGTTGTCACGGTCATCTCCAATCCAATCAGATTCAAATCTCGTTATGCACTATACGAGAATTTCAAGAGACAAGTAGCTTGTGCGGGAGCGAAACTCTGGACGGTAGAAATCGCATTTGGCGATAGACCGTTTGAAGTTACTGAGGCGGGAAACCCATATCATCTTCAGCTACGAACCTTTGAGGAGTTGTGGCACAAAGAGAATATGATTAACCTCATGATTCAAAGACTACCTTTGGATTGGGAGTATGTAGCTTGGGTTGACGCAGACATTCTTTTCCACAGACCAGATTGGGTTGAAGAGACCGTCCACCAACTTCAACATTATATGGTCATCCAAATGTTTAGTCATGCAATCGACTTGTGTCCAAACTACAAGTGCATGAAGCAGCACAACGGATTTGTATGGTCCTATTTTCAAAATGGATTTGAGTCTCCAAAGGGCTACGGTTACAAGAAGTATGGCCTATGGCACCCGGGCTTTGCGTGGGCAGCGAGACGCGAAGCGATTGACACTCTTGGAGGTTTGATTGATTTTGGTATTTTGGGTGCAGGTGACAGACATATGGCAACGGCCCTTATCGGTTGCGTCGAAGACTCCGTTCCTCCAAACATTGGTAAGGCTTACTTGAATGAGCTTAAGATTTGGGAGAAGAGAGCGGCCAAGTTGGACAAAGATATTGGCTACATGGAAGGAACCATCAGTCACTATTGGCACGGTAAGAAGAAAGACAGAAGATATACAGAGCGTTGGAAGATTCTTATCGACAATCAATACGACCCTGACACAGACATCAAGAGAGATTGGCAAGGTTTGTGGCAGCTTGCGGGCAATAAGCCAAGGCTTAGAGACCAAATCCGCTCTTACTTCAGAGCGAGAAACGAAGATTCAATCGACGTTTAACAGTTTAAGACGCATCGTAAATGGTGCGTCTTTTTTCTTGACTTTCGCAACAGGATAGGCAGAATGCACGCTATGCCTATCCCTAGCGAATCCTTCGGAACAAGTCCGTTCGACTCTAAGTTCGACGTAGTTAAATCTGTCACGCTTCAAATGACGGACTTTGCCGAGGGAAACAACAAGTTCTATCAGATGGAGCTGCACAAGGGCGATAGCGGCAAGTTCCGCATCTTCTCCGCGTACGGACGCACGGGCAAGACTCCAGTGAAGGAAGAGCGTATTCCTCGTGACGAAGCTCACGCTATCTCTGAGATGGATAAGATTCAAAAGTCCAAAGAGAAAAAGGGCTATCGCAAAGTAGATATGGTTGCGACGAACCACGGTACGGACGTAGGCAACGCGAAGATTCTTTCTCAGGATTTCAAGAAGGATAAGGTAGTTGCCCCAAACAAGAATCAAAAGGCCGCGATTCAGCTAGAAGCCTCCATTGTGGGATTGGTAGAACGCCTGTACTCTGAGGCTGGACAAAGCTGTAAGAGCCAGCTTAACGGCTCCCTGCAATCGACCGCATCCAATCCTCTAGGTACGCTTTCTCTTACTCAGCTTCAGGAAGGTAAAGACATCATTCTGAAAGTTAACGCTCTTCTGTCACAGAAGAAAAGCCTTATCGACTCTATTGAGCCAGAGGTCGTCGAACTTTCAAACGCGTTCTATAGTGCAATCCCCCAAGAAATCCCATTGCGTCCAAAAGATGCAGACGGGCGTAAGGAATGGATTCGTAGATTTGCTTTGAACAACTCAAAGATTCTTGACGAAAAGAATGACTTGCTAGACCTGCTTGGCGACGTTAAAGGCATGATGGCTGGTTTCGCCACAGACGATATCGCCGTCAAGTATAACGAGCTGAATTGCAAAGTCGAAGTCGCTCCTACCGACAAGTTCCGTTGGGCCAAGGACTATTTGGAGTCTTCCCAGTCCCGCCACCACAATTGGAAGCTTATCGTTAAGAAAGTTTGGCAGATTGAAAGCAAAGGACAGAGCGGCTATCGTAGTACGGTAGAGAAGATTGGAAATGTCCAGCAACTTTTCCACGGCTCCCGTGCATCAAATATCATGGGTATCTGCAAAAAAGGCTTGCTATTACGTCCGCCCGGTGCATATGTTACCGGAAGCATGTTCGGCAACGGTCTTTACTTTGCCGACCAATCCACAAAATCTTCTCAGTACGCCACCGCACGTTTCGGAGGAAGCTCCTCAAGCTATGGTAACTCGTATTTCATGTTCATTGCGGATGTCGCATTGGGCAAGATTATGAAGTATCAAGACTCCCAAAGCTATCTACAGAAAGCTCCTCACGGCTACGACTCTGTACAGGGCGAAAAGGGCCGCAGTCTAGTACACAACGAATTTATCGTCTACGATATCAAACAAAACGAACTCAAATACTTAATCGAATTCGAACAAAGGTAATATATGAAAATCGCACAACTCAAAGTCGGAGATAGAGTCTTTCTTGACGCGTCTCTTGGTAGGAAATGGGACGAAGGTCAGGACAATCCATACTCTGACGGCCAATACGGAAATCTGGATGGCGAAGTTACCGCTATCAAATCTACTTGGGTAGATGTCAAATGGGATAACGGTCAAATCAATAGCTATGGAGATAATGACCTTAACTTGGCAGCGAACAGGCCGCAGGCTCACGCCCCAGCTTCCGCCGCTCCAAGCGTCACGGTCACTCCTACTGGAACGACCACTGCACCTGTAGCTTCCAAGCCAGCAGAGGCAAAGATTATCATTACGGCAGCGGCTTTGGCCCTCCCTGATTTGGAGACCGCTGTAGCAAGAGTCGTTTCCAAGTTCACGAACGATTCGTTGACATTCTCCGCCTATGATGTCACGTCTCGCCTTCGTCAGGAAATCAATTCGAAGCAAATCGAAATCTCCAGCATTCCAGTGTCCGATGTAGACGGCGTACAAACCCGTCGCATTGTTCACGCTGACGTTCGCCCAATCGTCACTCGCCTTGTCGCGGGTATCCCAGCATACACAAAGCGTCTTAGTGCGAATGGTGACTACATTGAGTACGCAACAATCGTTCCTACTCCAATCCGTACTGCGAAAGCTCCTACTGTTACGGTGACGCCAACCGCAACGACGACCTCTGGCGTCTTGGGCTCCAAGACATCCGCGTCTCCTCGTGCTCACAAAATCACGCAGGAATACGTTACGGCAAAGCGTACCACCACGCTTAAGGCAATCCAGAGCCGTATCAAAAACGACGCTCCAACGGTTCGAGAAATCGAAACGATTGCAGTGGGGCTCGGGTTCAAGGTCACACCAAAGACCCCGTACTACGCAACGGAAGTTTCAGTCTAATCTACGAACCCTCGAAGAAATTCGGGGGTTTTTTCTTGACTTCTAACCCAAAGTCTGGACACTGTACGTCATGATTACAGAACGAATCGGTAACCTTCTGACGGACCCGCAAGTGAACGTCATCGCTCACCAGTGTAATTGTTTCCATACAATGGGAGGAGGTATCGCTCGCATCATCGCTCAGATGTATCCTGAAGCCGTCCGTGCAGATAATGAAACCCCTCACGGTGACGAAAGTAAGATGGGTACGTTCTCCGTAGCGACTGTACAGAGAGGCGATAAAAAAATCCGCATCGTCAATATGTATGGTCAATACAAGACGAGCAATACGGAGCGTATGACCCGATACGACGCTCTACACGACGCTCTTTTCGAGCTTGAGGCAACGATTCGTGCCAGCGTTAACGTAGACCAATACATTGTAGGAGTTCCCTACGGATTGGGCTCGGCTCTTGGCGGAGGTTCGTGGACCATTGTGCGGGCAATCCTCGAACGCATCTTTGGTAAATCGCCCGTCCAACTTCATATTATTCGACTTCCTGATGTTCCAGACCTCGAATAAGCTTGACTTTCCTAACACGTTAAAATACCGTCCACTCGCAACATGAATATCCAACTCCTCATTATCGACCCGCAGATTGACTTCTGCGACCCCAAAGGTGCCTTATCTGTCAAAGGTGCCGACCAAGACATGGTTCGCCTCGCCGCGATGATTAAGAAGCATCACGCTTCCATCGACGACATCCGCGTGACTCTCGACAGTCACCAGAAAATCCACATCGCCCACCCAATCTGTTGGGTTGACGCACAAGGTAAACATCCTGCCCCTTTCACCCTCATTACTGAGGCGGACGTTGCGGGTAGCAGCCCGAAGTGGAAGGCTTACAATCCAGCTTGGCAGAAACGTCAAGTTGATTACGTCAAGGCTCTCAGCACGGGTGGCCGCTACGTTCTCGTTATCTGGCCTGAGCATTGCCTTATCGGCACGCCCGGTCACGCGGTATACCCAACCCTCGGCGAAGCCCTTGCGGTATGGCAGGACGAAAACTTCGGCATGATTGACTTCGTGACCAAAGGTTCGAATCCATTCACCGAACACTATAGCGTCGTCAAAGCGGACGTTCCCGATATCGGAGACCCGACTACAAATATCAACACCAGCTTCATCAAGCGTCTTGAAGATGCGGACGTGATTTTGGTTGCGGGTGAAGCTCTCTCGCACTGTGTCGCTAATTCGGTTCGCGATATCGCACTCGAATTCGGCGACGAACATATCAAGAAATTCGTTCTTCTTGAAGACGCAACAAGTCCAGTCACCGGCTTTGAAAAGATGGCCGACGACTTCGTGACAGAGATGAAGGCGAAGGGTATGCAAATCGCCAAGACCACGACCTTCTTCAAGTAAGAGGTCTCAACGCCAATATCAATCTCTATATTTATGCCTAAACTAATGGGTAAGAATGATTCCGTGGTACTTAGCACGGTATCGAATTTCGGGTTTTCAGGTACACGTCCTGAAGCCCTCGGTGCAAGCGAGTACACAATTGTGTCCATCGCTGTAGACATTTCGGGCTCTGTAGCAAGTTACGAAGCAAGTCTCGTAGAAGCCTACAAGAACATTATCGGCTCTTGCCGCAAGAATCCTCGTGCCGAAAATCTTCTGGTGCGTGGAGTGACCTTCAACGAAAATCTGAGCGAGTTGCACGGCTTTGTAGGTCTCGACACTATCAAAGAAGACCAACTCAGTCTTCACGCTCACGGCGGCACAGCCCTCTTCGACTCTGCCTTGGAAGGTGTTGAAGCTCTTGGCAAGTACGGCAAGACGCTCTTCGATATGGACTATTTGGTCAATGGAGTTCTCTTCATTGTGACCGATGGCGACGACACAAGCTCCCGCCTCGCGTCCCCAGACAAGATTAAGGCCGCTTTGGAGAAGGTTCGCAAGACGGAAGTCCTCGAATCTATCAAAGTGATTCTTATCGGTGTGGGCGACCAGAACTCGGTTCAGCAATACCTCGACACTCTCCATAAGAACGCAGGTTTCGACCAGTTCGCGTGGATTGGTGGTGCAGATGCCAAAGCCCTCGCCAAGATGGCTGCATTCGTCAGCAACAGCATTAGCTCCAGTTCGCAGGCGTTGGGTACAGGTGGCCCATCCCAGAATCTTACAGTCTAATGTCTGAGGTATCCAAAGAGCTGGCTCAAAAGATAGCCGACGAAATCAGGGAGAAGCTTATCGAAAAGTACATCACTGTACTTAACGAGGCTTACGATGCGGACCCTGCGGCTATCCACGCCTTGCTCCTCAACAGGATTCCCTGTAACGAAAAGCTCGCAAATCATCCTACGATTCAGGTCACTGAAGAAACCGTTCCAAAGCAAACGTACTATTCGGTTGGCGTACTAGGTCTACTAAATGGACTTATTGCGTCAGCTACAGGTACGTGTGTGGCGGCGAAGTTCTCCGAGCCTGATAAGGAAGGGCGAGCGACGCTCCTAGGGTTTCAAAAATACAACGGATAACCAACGGGGAGGGTAACCTCCCCTTTTTAATTTATGAGTTCGCTATTTATAACGAAATCAAGGTACGACCATATCACTAACTTGTTCACTTCGCTATCTATGGAGAAGTATAAAGCGGGCGTACCTATGGGTAAAGAATTCGTCTTTGAACTTAAGAAGGATAAGTTCATGAGCCTACAAGAACACTTTGGAGAAAACGCAAAATCCTTTTTTGATTCAGCGATACAATCTGATGGATTCTACCTCGTAGATGACATAGGTGTTCTGTCGGGTTGGGCAGGTCTCCGCCATATCAGAAAAGGTAAAGTGACGAACTACATAACTTATAGGTCATAATATGGAATGCTATAGAATCGAGAACGCCACCGCTATTGGCGGACAAAGATTGGTGGGTGTAGATATGAGCAGTTACCCAATCAAAAAGGGAAACTGTTTTGACGTAAAGGTGGGTGAGGAGTACGTAGGTATAGTTAATTTTGGAGCGGAGAATTTAAGAGAGCTTGTTAAGAGAGGTCTGACGTGGCCTATCAAAATCAAACGTCTCGCTTCTAACGTAGGTTTGATTGTGGACGAGCGTATCCCAGACCACTGGTATCAAGATAGATACTGTGAGGTATGCACTCCTGAAGCGTTCCTCAATCACTTCCAACTTATGCGGCGTGAGCGTGCGGTGGCACGTGGAGACCGTGAAATTCTACCGGGCGGATACGTAAGGTCTAGAATAGGTCCGAATCCCGTTTTTGACTACGTTGGAGAGAAAAAGATTGACTTTAAGAACTGGCATTTCAAGATAGAAACCGAAGTCGTGCAACAGTTCGGCGACGACGGCAAACCACTATGACGATAGGCAAATACAAAGTCTACCCATTCGAGAAGGTCGAAACGATTGACGGCGTTTGGGGAGACTGGAAATGCGAGATAGAAGACACTGCGGGCAACCTCAGCATCGGCTATATCGAAGGCGACGGTGGCCTGTTCGAAGAATCTACACTCAAAGACGAAAACGGAAATCTTATTCCTCATGATTAACACAGACTCATACTATGAAATTGGGGCCGGGCATGTCTTCAATCAAGACTATGCTGATAGCGGTTTCTTTACTACTCCCGAGAATGGGAAGAAGTATTACTATGCCGTGGTATCTGATGGATGCTCTGGGTCGAAGGATAGTGACATCGGGGCTCGCTGGATGGCGAAGAATTTCCCTATCGTTGCACGTGCGGCTCTTATGGGTGAGACAAGCGTCTCTCTACGTGAGAACATCGAGCATGTTCTTGTAGAGAAGATGAAGTCTGAAGAGCGGCTTTGGTCGATTGCTGGCGAAGCGTACGACGCAACGCTCGTGGCGGTCATCTATGACGAGACCCTAGACGTACTTCATTCCTTCGCTTGGGGCGACGGACATATCTTACTCGTAGCCAAAGAGGGCGTATCATTTCTTACTTCAATCAAGTATCGCTCTAACGCTCCATACTATCTATCGTATAGAGTTAGTGTAGATAGAGAGATGCGGTATGAAGAGTTTTTTGGAAACAATTATGCCGACGTTACCTACAATCTTCTTACGGACGAAAATATTGTCCGTGTTGTAGAGAAGGATGAATTCAAAAAGAAGTTTGTGTATGACGAAGTTCCGGGGGCGTCAAAGCTTATCAAGCACGCTCTAGTTATGACCGATGGCGTAGAGACGTATCATAGAAAGTTCGATGTAGATACCACTATGTCTATGCGTAACGTCTTCAGTCAATTTTCACAATACAAAAACACTCACGGCGAGTTCGTCAAACGTAGAATGCAAAAGGTCAAGTCCTTCGCAGAGAAGGAAGAGTGGCAGCACTTTGACGACATCAGCGTGGCAACAATTAGTCTGGTATGAGCGACCACAAACCAATTCATTTTCACGTCTACGACCCATCTACCTCTTTCTTCAAGTCGAGCAAGAACGATGCGGCCAAAAGATTCGTAGTGCTCTGTAACAATTCAGAGAACTGTGAGCTTCATAAGAAAGGCACGTGCATACTCAGAAGCTTTTGGGGAGGCGGATGTCCGTATGGATATTGTTCTAATGAAGAAGGCTATACAAGAAGAGCCAGAGGGTTTGGGACATGGATTCGCAAGCAGGGAGAGATGTATAAAGGCGTCCCGTCTATTTCATCGCCTCCGAAGAAGCTTGCGGTGGTGGGAGACTACATCTATATCCCGTACGCTCATGCAAACATGAACAAGGAAGTTCCTTTCCTTGGTCATGGTGGGTTTATGTCCTCTGGTAGCAACTTCATTAAGAAAGAGGATTGGACCATACATAATATTGCGAAGATAGTCGCGTTCCATCCACAAGCTTTGATGGGAGGCTATATCGACTCATATTGGAAAGAGGAAGTCCCCCTTTTCCTTTCTCACCTTGAAGAGGTAATGCCTGACATGTATAAAGAGTTGCTGGCGACATATCCGCAATTCATAAAAAGCTTCAATCTCCTCGCTCCCAAAAACTACGTAGGCCGCAAAGCTAAAGTAAAAACTCTTTCGCCATGTACGTTCCGTACTAAAGGTTCTCAAGACGGGGACTATAAAGTTACGTGGATTTGGGACGGGAAAGTATTGAAGACGGCTTCGGATTCGGTCTACCAGTCCATATGGGGAAGTGTCAATAAATATGAGAGTTTGGAAATGACGCTCATACCTAATGACGACTCCGTTATCGAAATCACAGACAACGCTCAGGTAAATGCTGGCACCGTATTCGTTGACTGATGTCTTTATTCAATAAAATACTTTCCGCATACGGGATACGTAAAGGCGTAGGGAAATCTTATTTCAATTTCAATCCATATCTACCGCCCCCACCGATACCAATGCCGCCAGTGGCGACGCCAATGCCCACACCGCCTCCTCCTATTACGCCAATAGGCAAGCCGTACAATCCTTGGGCGAATGTTAACGTAACTTTTAATCCATACACTCTAAATAATAAAAAGAATCTCCCGGCGTTAGGCGTGTCCGGTGCGTTCCCTACCTGCATGGTTACGGGTCTGTCATCGCCAAGTAGTGGAAGTTTTTGGCACACCTACGGCAGAAGTAATCCCATTTATCCTGCACCAGTTAGCTCCGAACTAGAAGCCGAAGAGTTCCAAACCCATTTTAGTAGAAACACCTCAGCACGAATTCCAACCAATATGCTAAACAACTTAACAGTTAACGGAAAGAAGCTTTCCCTTAAGCAGTCTGACTATAAAGCGTCGGGTGGTGAAGGCGTCGTGTATGTAAAGCACGGAGAAGCTTTCAAGATTTATCATAATCCAAGTAAGATGATTCCTGTAGGTAAGATTCAGGAACTCAAAGAACTTGCACTTGGAAATGTCTTGGGACCAACCGATATTATCTACGAAGGTAATGCTCCAGTTGGATTCGTCATGAAGTACGTAAGCGATTCAGAGTTCCTGTGCAAGTTGTTCACGAAGGGATTCCGTGACAAGAATCAAATTACGCACGACAATATTAACGGGCTCGTACTGAATATGCAGAAGACTTTGGAGCATATTCATACTAAGAAAATTTTGGTGGTAGATTACAACGAGATGAATTTCTTGGTGAACAACGCCTACGACACCGTATATCATATCGACGTAGACTCATGGCAGACTCCATCATACCCAGCCACGGCAATCATGGAGTCGATTCGTGACCGCTCTATCAAGAATAATAAGTGGACTGAAGGCAGTGATTGGTTTAGCTTCGCCGTCGTTGCATTTCAATTGTACTTGGGATGTCATCCGTATAAAGGTCGTCATCCAGACTTTGCTCCAAAGGATTGGCTGAAGATGATGGACCAGAACGTAAGCATCTTCAATAAGCAATGCAGGCTTCCGCCCGCATCACAGACGCTTGACGCTATCCCAAAAGGTCACCTCAAATGGTTTGAAGGCGTCTTTGAACGTGGAGAAAGAAATGCTCCGCCTCTTCCAGACCAAATGCCAGCCTTGGCGAGACTCAAGCCTACTATTGTTCAGTCGAACGCGAAGTTTGATATTTCGGGCGTACGCAAGTATAGTTCGAACCTTCAGATGATTCGCTTCATTGACGGAATTTGCTATGCTCTTACTGAGACGGGAGTTTATGGAGACTCTAAAGAGTTCGCCACATTCGCAAAAGAAACCGGCTACGTTTCTCGTAGGACGGTTAAAGACATCGTGCCCGTACAGGGAGACTCGCCACTTATTATTGAGTGGAATAAGATTGCGGCAAAGCTTACCTACAAGACTTTTGCTGGCGTAGAGGTCGGAGCGATTGAGTCGAATGGCTTTTTCGTTTCCAATCGTTGCGTCTATACCGTGCTTCGTGACAGTTTGATTGAGGTCTCGTTTATAAATAAAGGCGTCAAGATAAACGCTCCGCAGCAATCAGTGGCGAACATCTTCCATAATCATCAAGTCTTTGACGGATTCGTAGCACAGAACATGCTTAACACTTGCCGCTTTGCCATTCCAGTGAAGGCGGGTCTGTGTGTCAATCTCCATATGAAGGAGCTGGACAAGTACCGCATCATTGACGGCAAGTATGAATCGGGCGTTCTTATCGTCATCGTCGAAAAATCGGGTAAGTACGATAGGTTCACTTTCATCCTCGACAAAACCTTCAGCAGCTATACATATCGGAAGGAAGAGGGCGTGATTGCTTACGACATCAACTTCGCAGTTAAAGACAACGGAGTGTGCGTCGCAACCAATGACGACAAGATTGAAGCTTTTGTTACCTACGACAAGGTAAAGCTTTTGGAGTCGCCACTAGACGACAACGAACCTTTGGTGGCGTTTAAGAACGACATTTACTTCTACGCGGGGGACGGCTTATTCAAGCTGGCATCTAAATAAAGTGTACAGGCTGACAGGTACGATTAGGTATGGTAACTCATGGGCGTGGGTGGAATGTCCTTATGACGTAGGGGCATACTACCGGCATATCGTCAAGTGGTTGAGCGGGAAACAACTCAGTTCTCCACTTAACGGGGCTCATATCACTCTGGTTGCTGGAAAATACGAAGCCAACGCGAGCACGCATCCAATGTGGAGGGCTCACGAAGGCAAGCCCATAAACTTTACTTACGGAGTCCTTTCCGGCATTGAAAGCTATTACTGGCTCACAATCGAGGAAGATTCTGAGTTGAGAAATTTTCGTCGCGAATTAGATTTACCGCCAGAGCTAAAGTGGCCCTTTCACCTAACGATTGGGAAAGAAAATCCTTGACTTTTGAAAACGACCGTAAAAGCTCGTCCGCATGATTATCACTAGTCTCCTCGACCTCGACCTGTATAAGCTGACGGTAGGCCAAGTCATCTTCAAAAACTTCCGCTTCGTCCGGGCGAAGTACCGCATGACGGTTCGCAATGGCAAGCAGATTAACTTCTGGCATGGAGACATCGCTCGCCAGATGGAAGTTGAGATTAAAGCTCTTGAAAACTTGAGTCTACAACCTGACGAGGCAGACTATCTTCGCAAGTTGGGTTTGGGATTCGAAGAGTCGTATCTACGTTTTCTTTCGAACAAGCCTATGGAAGGTTGCTTCGTTAGATACGTTCATCAAGAAAGCATAAAGTTTACAGACAACGACTACGTTCCTGAAGTACATGGAGAATGGTGCAGAGCTATGCTTTACGAAATCTTCTGTCTTAGTATCGCGAATGAAATTTTCGCTAGGCAGTATTGCAGGTTCAATAATGTCAAATACGATTGGCTTACAGAGGCGGGAGAGGTTCGCCTTGCAAAGAAGATTGCATATCTTCAAGAACATAAAGCGGGAAACTACTGTAAACATCCGATGTCGATTTCGGAGTTCGGTACGCGTCGCCGGTTGAGTCATGCTTGGCAAGCTCATGTCGTCAAGGAACTCTATAGCAGCGGAGTAATCAATGCCACGAGTAACGTTTACTTCGGAAAGCTATTCGACATTCCTGTTCGCGGCACTTTCGGCCACGAGTTCACAATGGGTATGCAAGCCTTAACCCGCGTGCAAGACAGTCAGAAAGAAGCGTTGTGGCTTTGGCATAGAGAGTGGAATGGAAAGCTTTCACTTGCTTTAGACGATACGCTTGGCGATGCGAAGTTCGTCCAAGATTTTGATAAGGACTTAGCTATGGCTTATTCGGGCCTTCGTCACGATTCGGGCGAGCCAGAGGCGTGGACGGAAGACCGCATCACTATGTATCATAGGCTCGACGTGAATCCAGAACAGAAGACTCTTTTGTACTCAGACGGGCTGGACGTTCATAAAGCGGTAGCACTACGCAACCTTGTGGGCTTACGAGCCATTCCGAAGTTCGGTATCGGTACGAATTTTACCAACGATACGTTCTCGCCTGTCCCGCAGGTTGTCATGAAGATTGTTCATTGCAACGGTCAACATGTTGCAAAGCTTTCGAACAATCCCGCCAAGGCTTGCTGCGATGACCCTGAATATCTCCGCTACATCAAGCACATTTCGGGAGTGAAAGATTCAGCTTGACTTTCCTAGAACGATTTTCATCCTCCTAACCCATGAAAGTTCTCCTCGCCCAGCTTAATCCCGTCGTAGGTGACCTCGAAGGCAACTTTGCCAAGGTCCGCGAAGTCATTCTGAAGCACGCGGGCAGTCATGATTTGATTGTCTTTCCCGAGTTGACCCTCACTGGCTACCCGCCAAACGACCTGCTTCTCCGTAAGGGATTCGTGGACGAACAACTCGTCTACGTAGACAAGGTTCGCAAGCTTTCCTACCGTACGCCCGAATGCACCATCCTCATTGGTGCCGTGACGAACAATGAAGAGGTGGGTAAGCCTCTTCGCAACTCCGCCCTTGGGTTTAACAACGGACATCGTATCGTCACCTATCACAAGCAACTCCTCCCTACCTATAATATCTTCGACGAGAATCGTTATTTTGAACCGGGCAATGGAGATGGTTGCGTCTTCCATATCAATACGAAGAAACACGGCAAGGTTGTCTTGGGTCTTCTTATTTGCGAAGACTGTTGGAATGATGAAGCTGTGTGCGACGCACCACTCTATCCAACCAATCCTGTTCAGAAGGTATTCGAGAACGAGTTCGACCTTCCTAAAGTACAGGCCGTCATCACTCTCAACGCTTCCCCTTCGGACGTAGGCAAGCATTCGTATCGCTACACTATGTATTCGACTTTATCGGAGAAGTGTGGCGTGCCGTTCGTCTATGTTAATTCGGTAGGTGGGCAAGATTCGCTCGTGTTCGATGGACACAGTTTTGTTGTGGATGGCAAGTCGATTTGGTACGCCAAAGGATTTGTTGAAGACCTATGGAGTGCGGAGATTCTGGTGCCACAGCCAAACATGCCCGCCCTTCAAGTCCCGCAGTATCATCGCGAGATGCTTATCATTGAGCATTTGAAGCTCGGCCTCAAAGACTATGTTACCAAGAACGGTTTTCAGAAGGTTGTTGTAGGTAGCTCGGGCGGCATTGATAGTGCCGTCGTACTCATGATTGCGAAGGAAGCCCTTGGTGCAGAGAACGTCTTTGCGGTTACTATGCCGTCGAAGTTTTCGAGTGAAGGTAGTTGGAAAGACTCGGAAGTCCTCTGTGATAACCTTGGCGTCAAGCTATACAACCGTCCAATCATCGACGAAGTTCTGGCTTCGATTGAAGCATTTAAGAAGTCGTTTGGTGTAGAGCCAAGCCGCATGACCATCGAGAATATGCAGGCCCGCATCCGTGGCCGCATCCTCATGGAGTTCAGCAATCATTTTGGTGCCCTCGTTCTATCGACTGGTAACAAATCGGAAATGAGTGTGGGTTACTGCACTATCTATGGTGACATGTGCGGTGGACTCAGCCTCATTGCAGACCTCTATAAGATGGAAGTCTATGCGGTCGCCAAGTTCCATAACGAGAATCATAGCGAGCCAATCATTCCTAAAGACATCGTGGACAAAGCCCCTTCGGCTGAACTCTGGGAAGGTCAGAAAGACACTGACAGCCTGCCTCCATATCCAGTCCTCGACGCAGTTCTAAAGCTTTATTTGGAGCGTGACCTCATGTCGTACGAAGAGATTCAAGAGGCGAAGCTCCTTATCGAGAACATGAGCCTGAAGGATATCAAACGAATCCTCAAGATGACGGACAACGCAGAGTTCAAACGTCGTCAGGCCGCACCTGTCATCCGTATTCATAAGCGTGCGTTCGGATTCGGTCGTAATCTACCAATCACCCAACGCTACAAGGTCAGCTACGAAAACGTACTGTGAATAAACTCAGGGAAGCTAAGAGGCTCGTCAGGTCCGCAAAGACCAAAGCGGATTTGAAAGCTTTAGGATTTAGACAGACCCGGGTCTTTAATAGTACGGTGGACTTTATCTACATTCACCATGAGCTTCAAGCCGTGGTGAAAGAGTCGTGGATTGTAGGGGAACGCCCTCCACGTCGCTTACGAATTCCGACTGAGAGATTTTTCTGTCCAGCATTCAACAGGTTGGTAATACTACAACCCTTTGCAGATACAAGGGAAGGTGGTAGAGCTTTAGACCTACTGAGAGTTTCCTATCTCAGTGCCGACCCAAAGTCTTCGAATGCAGCTTGGTTTGACGGCAAACCCGTTTACATCGACTGGTAAAGCTTGACATTCTGAAAAATTCAGCTACTCTCTGCACCATGAGACGCAAAGCCATTTTGGGTGGAGCCTTTGACCCAATTCATAACGACCATATCCGCATGGGCTACGGCATCATGTACATGGGACTGGTTAATGAAGTTCACTACACTCCTTGTTACAAACACAAGTTTGGCAAGGATATGGCAACCGTAGACCATCGTCTAGCTATGGGGTTCGAAGGTCTTCAGGAAGCAAGAAAGAAGTACGCGATGGACTTCCGACTTTCGAGAGAAGAGTTCCGAATTCAGCACGAAGGCAGCACGTACGAATATCTAACTCAACATATTTATCCAAAGTATAAAGAAGCTCAAGACGAATACTACTTCGTCATTGGCTCTGACAACGCGGTCCAAATCGAAAAGTTTCATTGTTGGCAGGAGTTGATTAAAATTATCAACTTCATCGTTGTACGTAGAGACGGCTTTATGGCGTCGGGCAACGAATGGTTTATGCAGAAGCCTCACCGCTTTGTTGACCTTGGGCTTGCAGGTCTTTCCTCAACTTTGATTCGCGATACGATAAAGAGTCAGGGTCATATCGGCATCAAAGATATGGTGCCCGAATCTGTCTACGAGTATATTACCAAGCACAATCTATACAAATGAGCAAGAAAAATTACCCAATGCCTTCTATCACTGGTGACGTTATTGTATATGACGTGTTTTACCAGAAGATTCTTCTTATCAAACGTAAGAAAGACCCGTTCGCCAATACGTGGGCTATCGTAGGCGGATTCTTCAATGCAGAGACGCATGACGAAGGCGTACAGGACGCATCGGTTGAGGCGGCAGCTATTCGTGAGCTGAAGGAAGAGACCAATATCGACCTCGCACAAATCACGCCTTTAGGCGGATGCACGTTCCGCTTTCTCACGCTCCAAGACGCTCCCGGTCGTGACCCTCGTGGCCGCGTCGTAACTGCGGTCTATACACTCCGCATTACGAGTGGACAGGTCATGGACAAGATTCGCGTGGAAGCCAAGCCGCTTGACGACGCTGAAGATATGAAGTGGTTTTCCATCTTTGAGCTTGTTGAAGAAGACAAGATTCCTTTGGCGTTTGACCATAGGGATTCGATTCGCCAACTCTTCTATCAAGAATTCGGAGGCAGACCGTGGCTGACGAAAAAGTAACATGGGAAGGAACGTCTTTTGGCAAGGCTATAGACTCGCACGTAGCTGAAATCAAAGACTGGCCTTATGTTATTGTTTTTTGGTGCGGATTAAAGGAGCAAGAGTACAACGAAGCCGTCTTAAACAATACTGGATTCCCTTACGCCTTCCTGTCTTTAATGAAGGCGGACGGTCCAGACAAGGTAGAGAACTATGAGTTCATTTACTTTGTTAAGATGACCGAGGAAATGTATGAGTCATACTTTGGCTCAATGTTTGCGTCAGCTTTCAAAACAACTTACTTTAGAATTTACTACAATGGAGACTTCGTTGGAGGATACATCAAAAAACCCGTCACGCCGACCGGCGATTGAGGGCGAGTATTATTCGAATATCTTAATGTTGTCGCGGGAGAATAAACCTCTTGCTTCAATAGGGGAGAAACGTGCGAATTGGTATGTCCAGCGAAAAGGTTTGGCAGAAGACGTGCAGGATGAAGAAACTAAGAAACTCTTCCCGTCTTTTCGCCGCATCATTCGTCTTAAGTTCAAAGCTAAGATGGAAGACCGGACGGACCCGTTCTATCTAGAAGTTAAAGAGACGCAGTGCGTTGTTTGTGGTGGTAGAGAAAATCTCTCACTTCATCACGTTGTTCCTTCGTGCGTTCGCAAACATTTTCCTGAAGAACATAAGAAACACTCGCATAGCTGGTGTGTTCTATTATGCTCCCACCATCATCACCTCGCGGATAAGCTTGCTCTAGAGCTTCATGAACAAGAACTGAAGGATTTGGAGGAAGGTATCCGCCTACACGCGGCACAGGCCCGCGAAGCGTGGGGTCGAAACTTCATTGCTCGCCAAGGTGGGCTCGAAAAGGTGAAAGAGCTTTACCGAGAAAAGTTTCTTCAAATCGAACCTCAGCATCTTCCGTCAGGATTTCTCGAAGACCATCTAACGCTTGAGAAATTTCTTGACTTTCCAGAAACATCGTGCGACAATCCGCCCATCAGTTAAATTCATTCTATGAGATTCCTACTTATCCCTCTCGTCCTCATCCTTCTCGTCTGGGTACTTATCAAGTTCTACAAGTCCCGCCGCGTCGATAAATTTTTAGACAGCGTAGTCACGAAGCCAACTCCCAACAGTGCGGAAGCTCTTGCTCAAGAGGTAGACCGCATCAAAGAGGAGGAGGAACGCACAAAACGAGCAATCGAAACCCGCAAGGAAGAAATCGCTCGCGAACACGACTCTCTGTCTAAACTAACAAAAAACACAAAATAACATGTCCCTCCGCAACTCAGATTCAGAAGGCTTCGGCTCTTCTATCAAAGACAAGTTCAAGATTGGTGCAGGCATCTTCGCGGTGCTCATCGTACTCAGTCTTTTCTTCGGTGCCATTGGTAAGAACGATGACCAAAACTGGCAAGTCCTCCAATACCCGAACGGCAACGTCCAAGTCATCAACACTCCCGGTTACTACTTGAAGTGGTTCGGCTCCGTTACGACCTATCCTCGTAACTGGCAGGTCGAATACAACGCTCATGACGGAGCGGACTGGTCCACCAAAGTGACGTTTAATGATGGTGGCTGGGCTCATATGGATTCTATCATCCGTTTTGCCTCCCCATCTGACACTGACAAGCAGCGTGCATTCCATCGTTTGTTTGCCGGTAGCGAAAAGAATGTAGAGTCTGCTGTTTGGGCTCACTTGTCTGACGCTATGAAGTCCTCTGGACCAGTAATGTCCACGTCCGAACACCAATCTGCCCGCCGCTCTGAATTCAACGCACTCGTACAAGAGCAGCTTGATAAAGGTCTCTTCGAAATGAAGAAAGTTGAGAAGCAGCTTCTTGACCAGACCGACGAAAAGGGTAAGCCAATCACGGTCTACGCCACCGAAGTCCTCGTTGACAAGGAAGGTAAGTCCCTCGTTTCTAAAACTTCTCCTCTTACAGATTTCGGCATCAAAATTACGCAGTTCTCTATTACGGATGTCCGCTATGACGAGCAGACCGTCAAGCAGTTCGTAACAAAGAAAGAAGCGTTCCTCGCCGCAGAAAACTCCAAAGCTCAACGCGAGAAGGAAGTTCAGGAACGTCTCATGGTTACCGAAAAGGGTCTTCGTGAGAAGGCTGAAGCTGAAGCCGCAGCTAACAAGCAAAAGGCCACAGAAGTTATCAATGCCCAACGTGAGAAAGAAGTCGCCGAACTCAACGCTAACCGTGAGAAGGTCGTCGCTGAAACCAACGCCGCTCGTGAATACGCCGTCGCCAAGCTCACTAAAGAGCAGGCTGAGGTTAAGGCAAATCAAGAGCTTGAAGTTGCCCGCATCGGTCGTCAAGCCGCTGAGGAAGACGCCAAGAAGCAGATTGTCCTCGCTCAGGCCAAGAAGGAAAGCATCGCCCTCGGTGGTGCAATTACAGAGCGTGACCGCGTGCTTGCCGAAATTAGCCGCGACCGCGACGTTCAGGTTGCAGCTCAGTTGTCCAAGATTGCTACACCTTCGACCATTATCAGCGGTGGTGGAGCAAATGGTGGTGGCGATACACAGTCCACTCTCATGAACCTCGTGCTTATGAAGAGCATGGGAGTTCTCCCAGAGACGCCAGCCAAGAAGTAAGGAAAGTCTAGTTAAGTTTACAAGCCGCTCAGAAATGGGCGGCTTTTTGCTTGACAAATGCCAGAGGTTACCCATAGTGAAATCATGTTCGGAAAAGCGTCTCAAGAGATTTCCAAATACCTCACGACAGGTATGCATCACTCGACTAACGAGGCTCAGGAACGTGTGACTCAAATCATAGAGAAATGCGTGGCTGAAGAAGCTCGAAACCATACGCCTTCAGAATTTGCTATTAAGCTTTTCCAAATTGCATCCTCACCAGACTATTCCATATGAACTTGTTCAATATTGAAAACGCTTTCGAGCGTAATAAAGCTCGCGGTTGGCCTACAACCTATTTCGCTATCGACATCCACGATACCATCTTCAAGGGTGCGTACAAACTCGACAACCCCGGCAAGACGTTCTATCCTTGGGCCAAGGAAGTGCTCCTCAATCTAACCAACAACCCGGGCGTCTCTATCATCCTCTACACCGCCAGCCACCACGGACCTGCCAGAGATGTAGAACGGTGGCTCTATGAGCACGGAATACGCATTCTAGACATCAACCACAACCCGGACCATCGTAGCAACGAGCTGTGCGATTTCTCCAAGAAGTTTCACTTCGACGTTCTTTTGGATGACAAGGGCGGCTTTGAAGGCTGGCATGATTGGTTCCTTATCATGCATGAGTTGAAACGCATCGGTCAATGGGTAGACGAACCTAAAGCTACTGAGTCAAAGAAGTCACTCACAAAGAATTGAACTTGACTTTCCGAACAGCTTGTCAATACTCAACCAGCAATCTCAAAACTATGAAAGCACTCATTATCGTAGGCGTAATCGCCCTCCTCGCTGGCCTTTGGGCTATAGCTAGTTACAACGGTCTCGTCAACAAAGACGTAGAGGTTCAAGAGAAGTGGGCTCAGGTAGAAAACGTCTACCAGCGTCGCTTCGACCTCATTCCTAACTTGGTTGAAACCGTAAAAGGTGCAGCCAACTTCGAAAAGTCCACCTTCGTGGAGGTCACTGAGGCTCGTGCCAAGGTAGGCCAAATCAGCGTGGACATGAAGAATGCGGCCCCAACCGTCGAACAGTTGAAGCAATTCCAGCAAGCTCAACAAGGCTTAGGTGCGGCAATGTCCCGCCTTATCGCAGTTGCGGAAAATTATCCACAACTCAAAGCGAACGAGAACTTCCTCGCCCTTCAGACTCAAATCGAAGGTACAGAGAATCGCATTTCAGTTGAGCGTCGTAATTATAACACGGTCGTAGCATCATACAATAGTGCGGTCCGTCGTTTCCCCGGTAACATTTTTGCGGGCATCTTTGGCTTCCAAGTCAAGGCTCCGTTCGAGTCTGAAAAGGGTGCCGATAAAGCTCCTAAAGTTTCCTTCTAATGAAGAAGTTCCTTCTAGTCCTCTCTCTGTTTTGTGCGACGTTCGCGTTTGCAGAGACAGACCTCGCGGCCCCAACTCGCCTCTTCACTGATAAAGCCAATGTAGTGTCTTCGGACGTTGCATTGGATGTTGAAGTGAAGCTCAATCAGCTCAACGAGGCAACCACGACTGAGTTCGCGGTCTATATTGTTCCGACGCTCGACACAGAGTCCAGCTTGGAAGACTATACACAACGTACGGCTCAACGCTGGGGCACGGGCAAAGCCGACAAGAACAATGGTCTCGTACTTTTCCTGTTCGCCAAAGACAGCGAAGGTTATAAACGCATTCGTTTCGAGACTGGATATGGACTAGAAGGTGCGTTCCCGGACGCCAAGGCAAAGCTTATCATCGAGCGTGCTATCGTTCCCCTTCTGAAGGAAGATAAGTGGAATGAGGCTGTACAGGCAGGCGTAGATGCTGCCATCGCAGAAATCAAAGGTGAGTACGAGGTTCCAAAGGCTCCAAGCAATGCCAAACTATACCTCAAGCTTGGGGCGTTCCTTTTCGGTATCTGGCTCGTTTGTATTTGCATTTGGCCTAAATATACTTGGGAGATTACTTGTATGTTCCTCGACGTACTTTTGACCTCTTCAAAGAGTAGTGGCAGCAAGGGATACTCGGGCGGAGGCGGAAGCTTCGGTGGCGGTGGAGCGTCAGGGAAAGCTTAACATGGACCCAACTCCCCTTCATCAACAATCCGTCCTATCGGTATGCCTTAAGCTCGTGGTATCCATTGGGATAGTCGTAACGATAGCGAACCTCGTTCCTGATAAGGTAGCGACGCTTCTTATGACGTGGAGCATTCTTGGCTTCATAGCTTTTCCTATCCAAACCACAACTGCGTTGTGGAAACATTTCCTTCATAGCCCTATAATAGGTTTCTATGAAATCTTAGACCGCATTCAACAAAGGTTCTCCCGTGGATAAACCTATCCTGCCTCAAGAGTACGCCCATGAGTGGACGATTACTATCAAAGCTGACGACCCAAAGGGAGCAATGGATGCAGTATGGGCATGTTGGGAAGCTTGGCAAAAGAAAGTGGAGCCGCTTGGAGGGGCGTGTCCTGCGTGCATGGGCAATCGTATGACCTATGACGTTCATAAGACTAAATCACCTCCTAAAACAGAATAATTATGCTTAGAAATCAATATCTCCGTGCCCGCCACAAAGCCTTCAAAGCTCAAAAGAACTTCGAAAAACATCGCATAGGCGATTGGAGATGGTGTTATTGGTACGCCGTCCATAAGAAGTGGGCTATCAAAGCTGACAAACTTTCCTGTATGTCTACGGCTGAGAAGGCCGCAATCCTTTACTAACATGACTCCAGTCCTCTATATCCTAATGCGTACCGACCTTCCTAGCATGAATGCTGGCAAGGCAATGGCTCAGGCATCGCACGCTTCAAACGCTTTTGTTAAAATGGCGGAGGGAGACCTACATGAAATTCGTGCTCAAATGACAGAGCAATGGAAGACTGAAACCAGTCAGGGCTTTGGTACGGTTCTTGTTCTCGCAGCCACACAAAAGGAAATCGAGGATGCTGTAGAAGCGGCCAGACTCAATATGCTTATTGCGGGTCAAGTCACAGACCCAACATACCCTTATCGAGTAGACAATATCGAAATCGCAAACCTCATTCCTACGTCTGTTGATACAGCTCCTCGCTCTGTACCTTTAGATACAAAGACTCCCGTAACTCTCTATAGAAGAGAAGTGACTTGCGGCTTTATATTTGGCGACAAAGACGACTATGCTGGTGAGGTAGTCAAACATCTAAAGCTCCATCCATAGTTCAATGAACGTAAAGTGGCTGATAGAGGACTTCGACGCGGACAACAAAATCTGGGAGACGGTCGCGGAGGTAAGACGCCTCGGCCTACCCTGTGAGATTGCTGACTACTACAATTTCTATCTCAACGGCAACGTTGTAGAAGATGGGAAGAAGGTCTTGTCGAAGTTTCAGGATGACGATTGCGTCATCTTCCAAGGCTCCATTCAGCTCGCCCTCTGGATTAAGAGGAACAAGCCGTGGGTGCCGGGAATGTGGTTTGAACCTGAGAAGTTCAAATGCACGTACTTCTACTCGTACTTGGGTGAATTCCTATTCAATCAAGACTATATCTTTTCGACCATTGGAGAGTACAAGCGTCGTCGCGACATGTTCTACCACCTTGTTGGCAAGGATGATTGCTTGTTCATGCGTCCTGACAACGGGACGAAATCATTCACTGGTCAAATCTTTAAGAAGGAAACCCACAATACAGATTGGGCTTTCTTCGACACGTACACAAAGGCTGAAGACATTGTAGTCATTGCTCCACCAAAGCGTATTCACGCTGAGTATAGATTTGTCATAGGAGGCGACGAGATTGTAGGAGCGAGTATGTATCGCTATGAAGACAAGGCCCGCCTAATGCCGGGAGCCCCAAAGCGTGCTCATAATGTCGTCAAGGAAATCGTCAAGGTCATCAACAAAGACATGAAGATTGGAGCTATGTATGTCGTTGACATAGCGGAAGACTACGATGACAAATACAGCCTCATGGAAATCAATTGCTTCAACTGTGCAGGTCTATACGAGACAGACAGGAAGGCGGTCGTAGCCGCAGCGAATCAACTCGCTTGGAACGAGTATCAAGAGTATATGAAGGTAGAAGAAGAGTTTTCTCAGTCTTAAGAGATGAAAACCATAGCATACATTCAGAAGGTTGGTGGCGAGTTCCCCAACATCAACTTTCTTACAGCTTATATTGCTCTGAAGAGATTCTTTGGATACAGGATTGTATTCTTTGAGAACGTCGAAGAGATACTGGACTACGTAACTAAAGAGACGATTGTCTTTGGCGGCATTCCTGTTATGGATAAGGTCTTTAAGAGGCTTGGCGTCAATCCCATTATCCCGTATTATCCTTATAGGCTAATAGATTTTACTGGACGCAAGGTCTGGAAGATGAGCGTCAAGAACGTTCGTCACGACGTTGAGAACGGAGCCGCATTCTTTGTGAAGCCCGTAGAGGAAATGAAGAAGAGCTTCAACGGAATGATTATGTCGAAGTTCCTGCATCTTCTACCCATGCATCATTTAGACGAGGATGTTATGGTATGGTGTTCGGAAATCATCAAGCTCGAATCAGAGTACCGATGCTATATTCATAGAGAGCAGGGAGTGTTGGGTTGTAAGCATTATGCGGGCGATTGGAAGAAGATGATTGATACATCCCTTCCTGAAGTAATGCGGCATATCTATTACGACAAGTCTCCTATCGCCTATAGTATCGACCTAGGAGTAACAGACAAGGGAGAGACCGTTCTCGTGGAATGTAATGACGCATTGTCACTTGGATGCTATGGCTTAGACCCTTCTTTGTATGGATGTATGATTGTAGACAGATGGAAAGAAATAATGAATGAGCCAAGGTAAGAAACAGGTCCGAAACAATTTCCGCGAATCCGTCTTCAAGAGAGATGGTTACAGATGCCGCGTATGCAAGAAGGTAGACGCTTTAGACGCTCACCACATCACGGACCGTAACGAGATGCCAAATGGCGGCTACGTCAAAGAGAACGGTATCAGCTTGTGTCCTGAGTGTCACCTCAAGGCAGAGAAGTTTCATATCTACGGCGGCAGAATCTATGAGACGGGCTTCCACCCCGACGACCTTTACAGACGCATCAACTCTTCAAAAGAAAAGGCGACCAAAGCAAGTGAGCTACTATAAACCATCCTCCATCAAGCTCGTCGAATACAATCTCTTGAAGATGTCGGACGAGAAAGTTTGGGCAAGACTTCTCCCTCTTACGCTTCCAATGGGTTTGGCAAGAGGAGCGTTCGAAGATATACAGTCTCGTAGTCATTCTTATGAGAAAGCAAAGATTTGCGTAGCTAAAGTGAATGGCCGCATTGTAGCGTGGGCATTCGTCAATAAGTTGGCGGGTATGACCTATTCCAGTTTGTGGGCGTTCACGCATCCATCTTATCGTCAAAAGGGATTACAGAGTGAGTACCTGATGCCGTACTGGGCCAAACGGGAAAAGAAATGCGGGTATCAGAACGACAACCTGCGTCGCAAGAAAACCTTTGCCGCTTACGAGCGAGCCAAAGCTTGACTTTTTCGAAACGTTAGGGTATCTTAAAGGGATGTCTGAAACCCTGCCAATCCCTTCATGGGACGAACTCTTCATGCGTCACGCCTATCTGATTGCGTCCAAGTCGAAAGACCAACGTACAAAGATTGGTGCAATCCTAGTAAGAGACAAACACGTCATTAGTGAAGGGTTTAACGGTCTGCCAATGGGTGTATGCGACCATGACCCTCTCCGCCAACTCCGCCCCGAAAAATACTTCTGGTTCGAACATGCTGAACGCAATTCCGTTTATTGTTGTGCCCGTTACGGCATCCGCTCCGAAGGAGCTGTTATGTTTACTCAGGGCATCCCCTGTGCGGATTGTGCCAGAGCAGTTATTCAAGCGGGCGTATCCGAAGTCGTGGTTCATAAACAATGGCAGGAGTTTGAGACCAAGTTCTATTGGGAGAAATGGTTGGACTCCAGCAAGCGGTCTTCGGCAATGCTTAAAGAGGCGGGAATTCAAGTCAGAGTATATGATGGAGTTTTGGGACTCAAAGGTATGTTAGATGGGAAAGTGATAGATGTATGAGCACTGCATACCACTTTATTATAAAGGAAATCGACTTAGTAGATGATTGCAGGCATAAAAGATACTTCAGACTCTCTTTAACAGGAACAAGAGCAATCACCAGCCTCAACTATTTCTTTTGGGGCACAAAACGCAGAAACTACAAACCTAGCTACGTCAAAGGCACTCACCTGTACTATTGTCAAAGAGAGCATGAGTTTAACGAAGACCAAGAACGCCATAAGAAACAAAACCTTCATTGGAAGGGCGAACTAATAGAGGTAGACTCTATCTGGGCATTCTATAAGGCAATCGGCTACGACTATAAGAAACAAAAATGGGTATGAAACTAAAATTTAGAGTTTGGGATAGAAAACAATTTCGCTACCTTGCGACCGTAGATGGTTCTTGGTACGAGCTATTCTCCACCCGTGAAGAGTCTCTTCGAGTCGAACGCTCTGGTCAACGCGGCTTCCTATCTCTTGGGTACGCCATCCAAAGAGACGACCTCTTTATCGTCGAACAATATACTGGCGTAAACGATAACTACGGTACAGAAATCTATCTCAACGACATCGTTGAAGTGAACGGGCAGAGCAGACGCATCGTCTATAGATACAGCGGTTTTTATTGCGAAGGTTCAGACTATGGGTTAAATACTGTTTGGTTTAGAGGGGGAGACCCCAAAGTCGTAGCCTGTATGGCAGACACAATTCTTACAACATCATGATTCCATTGAATAAACTTAAAGCGGTCCATATCTTTGGTGGAGGCACGGTCGCCCATATCACGAACCACTTCGCGGTATCTGCCCCTGCGTACGGAGCCACGGCCAGACAGCTTGAACTTATTATTCGTACGAACGAGCATGGATGGTTTGACAACTGTTACACAGAGACGCATTTTACAAAGATGGCAGACCCGCAAGGCGACTCTAGGTTTGTCCTAGAGACTAATGAAGACGTTGCCGCCCGCATTGAAGGGTTGAAGAAAAGCCCGAACACTAAAGTTATCTTCTTTAACTGTGCGTTGGTAGATTGGACACCTACAGAAGGAACGTTGTGGCCTCGCGACGGCTCAGACAGTTACGAGAGTTTGAAAGCCGAGAGTCTTGGGAAGTATGGTCCTCGTCTTAATTCCAGAGACCATAGAGACATCGACATTAGATTCAAACCTGCTGAGAAAATCATCTCCAACATTCGTAAAGGCCGCAAAGACATCTTCCTTGTAGGTTTCAAGACAACTTGCGGAGCGTCCAAGCAAGAGATGTTTGAGAAGGGACTCAGGCTTTGTAAGGAGGGTTCTGTTAATCTTGTCCTCGTAAATGATACAAAGACGCGTTGGAATATGATTGTAACGCCCGAAGAGGTGACTTATCATGAGACGAGCGACCGCATTGACGCCCTCCGCAACCTTGTCGAAATGGCGTGGCTTCGTTCTCAGCTTACATTCACTCAGTCAACAGTGATTGCAGGCGACCCCGTACCGTGGACAGACCCGCGAGTTCCTAGCTCGCTCCGTAAGATTGTAGACCACTGTGTAAGCGGCTCTGCGTATAAAGTGTTTAACGGTGCGACCGTAGGTCACTTTGCTTGTAAGCTTTCTGATACGGAATTCCTGACTTCAATCCGTAAGTCTGACTTCAATAAACTTTACGAGAACGGTCTTGTCTATGTAAAGACGGACGGACCCGATAGCGTCATTGCTTACGGAGCGAAACCTTCAGTAGGTGGACAGTCTCAACGCATCGTCTTCAACGACCATAAGGGTTTTGACTGTATCGTTCATTTCCATTGCCCACTTCGCCCCGGAAATCCGGGCAACATTCCAATCCGCTCTCAGCGTGAGGTAGAATGCGGCTCGCATCAATGCGGTAAGAATACTTCTGACGGTCTCGGTCATTTTACAGTAGCAAACAGCACGGGTTCGTATGTTATTAAAGCGGTCATGCTTGACCAGCATGGCCCAAATATCGTCTTCCATAAAGACACGCCTCCTCGGCTCGTCATCGACTTTATTGAGAGAAATTTCGACCTCACGAAGAAGACGGGAGGCTATCACCTATGAGTCCGATTAAACAAAAAATCGCAATCGCGGAAGCGTGTGGTTGGGCGTGGCTTATGTACAATGCACGTCCCGTTCTGTTTGACGCGGACTTTTGGGCCAAGCATCCAGAAACAAAGAAGCACCAAATCACCGCAGAAGAATTGGCGGACTCGTATCAATTAGAGATTGGGATGGGCGGTCTTCCCGACTATCTAAACGACTTAAACGCAATGCACGAGGCGGAGAAGTTTTTAACATCAACAGACCTAGGTTGGAAATATATTGAAGTTCTTAAGAAAGTGACTTTCGAATTGCCTTGGTGTGCGACGGCCCGTCAACGAGCAGAAGCATTCCTTAAAACACTCGACCTTTGGACATCGTGAGATACGAAGACAAAACACTTGAATTTAGGCACTTTCTAAAAACCAACCTTCCGGGTCATGAAGCACTCGTTGATTACGTACTTCTGAATCCGAAGTTTATGTTATGGAGCGGCTGTTCTCATAAAGACCGCCATCATTACGGTATTGGTGGACTTCAATATCATACGTGGGAAGTTGTTCACCTTTGTAATGTGAACGCCTACACTATGGACATAATATGTAAGGGTAAGAAGGAGATAAATAAAGTTGTACTTCTCCTCGCCGCTTTGTATCATGACGTAGGCAAGATGTGGGATTATGTACCCGTAAAACCTTCAAGGCCCTCGGAAGACTCTCCTGTAAGAGAGGTTGATTTTCAAGGATTGCAAGACTACGCAAGAAATGGAGCGGCAGACTTTATTCAATGGAAAGGTGCCAGTCACAAACGTACTATCCATCATATTTCCCGCTCTGGTGTCGAATGGACTAAAGCTGTAACTCAGACTGGCGTGGGCAAAGAGATTGAAGACGAGGTTCTTCATTGCATCCTTTCCCACCACGGCCAAAGAGAGTGGGGCTCACCAGTTGCACCAAAGAGTCGTGAAGCATGGATGCTATTCCTTTGTGACGGCATCAGTGCAAGAATGAACGACGCGGATTCATTTGATATGAAGGGGCAGGTTAAAAACGTATAATGGGCGTCCAATACGAAACCTTCATGGGTGGTTACACTCCGATATGTAACAACTGCGGGGTTTCTCTATGTTGGGATATCAGTCCAAATGATTACGAAGAAGATAAAGACTTCTGGGAACAGTGGACTTGCAAAGATTGTAATCCGAACTATCAAGGAGCCTTAAAACGTTGGAGAGTCGAAAATGTCAAACGAACTAGAAGCGGAAGCGGCAAGACTGAAGGTCATACAAGACAAGGACCAGAAATGGCGAAAAGGCCCAAAGATAACACGTAAAGATATAGACCTTGCAATTAAGAACGGAGGCGAATTAAGAATGCCTCCAGACGAATTCGAGCAAGTAGACAAGACAATTAAATTTGGAAAGCACAAAGGCAAAACATATAGCTTCGTATACAAAAACGATTCAAGATGGTTCTATTGGGCTATGGACAACATCCAAGGGTTCAGAGCCAAAGCAGAGGCGGCAAAATATCAAAATGATTAAGAAATTTAGAGTAAGAGACATGGCACGCAAGTGCTGGTTAGATACCACAGAAACGTCACTACACGCGTTTACAGACTACTTCATAGACTTTAGTGGTCTTGTCAGGGCGACCGAAGGGGCTATAGGAGAGTCTTCTAAAATGGAGTATGCGAATTTAGACCATACAGATTATGGAGTGCGTCCTATAGTCTTTACAAGAGAAGAGGAACGCTTCAAGGTCCAGCAATACATCGGAATGAAGGACAAGGACGGTAAGGAAATCTTCGAGGGTGATATTGTAGGAGGGTTTGGCCGCGAATTTGTAGTCGAATTTGGCATTGCCCGACGTACTATAGGTAGTGGTACGTCCGCTTACGAGATTGACATTCCCTGTTTCTATTTCCTAGATACATCTACAAGCGAGAAAGTCTTTCCTATATGCGAGACAGACTCCCGCCTTCACGACCTAGCCTCCTTAACTATTACTGGCACTATATTTGATAAGTAAAATGGTACTTCTTATTGGCGACGAATCCAACGCGACGCCAGCTTCAGATAACAAACTAACATTCGGTTGCTATAAGGGACAAACTTATCAGTGGCTTTACGAAAACGACGGGGAATATTGGACATGGTGTATGAAAAACGTGTCGTGGTTCAGAGATAAGGTAAACAAACTAGTGTGCTGAAATTGGTCTTGACTTTCCCAAAACACCACCAACACTGACCGCTTATGAAAATCGTCCTCTCAGATATCGACCCAGAGTCTTTCATGGTTCATCCGCACGAGATTGCGGGTGAGACCTGCTATCTGGTTCAGCCTATCCATATCGGTGCAAAGTGGACCAAATCCAACTTGCACCAACGGTCCTCCGTGTGGAACGCTCAGGGCGAACTCGTTTCCGCTTCCTTCAAGAAATTCTTCAATTGGGCAGAGCAGCCAGACCTTGCATACACTCCTTTCTCCCTGACGGCGAACGGTGGATGTGAGTTGATTGAGAAAATCGACGGTTCTACTCTTATCGTTTCGAGGTATAAGGGCCAGACTATCATCCGTACTCGTGGTACAACCGACGCCTCTAAACTCGACAACGGTCATGAAATCGAGTGGTTGAAAGACAAGTATCCTCGTGCGTTCAAGTTCCCAGATAAAGATGGGAATGACTACGAGACCGCACCGTACTCATTGATTTATGAGTGGGTATCTCCAGAGAATAAAATCGTATTGAATTATGGTGAAGACCCAGACATTTATTTGACTGCGGTTATCAACCATGACACCTATACACTTTGGCCTCAAGACGAAGTAGATGTTCTCGCAACCCTTCTTCTAGTGAAACGTCCAGCTCGCTATAACTTCGCGTCCGTGGCAGAAATGCTTGCGGCTGTCGAAGACCTAAAGGGCAAGGAAGGTCTCTGCGTCTACTGTAACAAGGGTCAAGATATCCGTAAGGTTAAGTCCGCATGGTATCTCGCGTTGCACCGTATGAAGACGGAGTTTGGTTCGTACGAGCGTGTAGTAGACTTCTACTTCACGATGAACAAGCCAACCTATCAGGAATACTACCAGTTCATTGTAGATAACTACGATTTCGAATTGGCAGAGCAGTGCCGTGGTCATATCTCAAAGGTATGCGACGGCATGAAAGAGGTTGCCGTTCTGATTGCGGCTATGACCGAAAAGGTTGAACCACTCCGTACGAAGTCCCGCAAGGATGCAGCCGCAGTAATTCTTCAAGCTTATGGCTTGACAAATCGCTCAGGCATGGCATTCTCCATCCTCGACAACAAGCCACTCAAGGTAGACGACTACAAAAAACTCCTGTACCAAGTAACGAAGGACTAAAATGATTCCCGACAAGCTCCTTAATCTCAGCTATACCAAGCACGCGATTAGGGAAGCTTGTTGCGAACGTTTTGGTAGTATAGAGCATCGTCCCAAGAATTTTATAAAGGTGGGTTGCAAGGCGGTGACCGAAAGTGCAGAGAAGCCTAACGTTATCAAAGCTACCTATATCTATGACGACTGGCGAGATGTCATTTTAGTCATAGACACCATAACTAAAACCGTAATTACAAACTACCTCAAACCCGCCCAAAACAAAGGCGTATTCAAAGGTCGATTTCGAATTCAGCCAAAGCATGAGCTACAAACTTTTTCTCGACGATGAACGCATTCCTCAAAAAGTTTTTTGGGTTCCGCTTCCACTAGGCCCTTGGGTAATTGTCCGTTCTTACAACGAGTTCGTAGAGCACATCACAAAGAACGGTCTACCTGAGTTCATCTCTTTTGACCACGATTTATCCTTCGAAGACCAGAACGTTGGGGGAAAATCCCCAGACGAATACAAGGAAAAGACCGGGATGCACTGTGCTCACTGGCTGGTTAACTTTTGCCTTGACAATAACCTCAAGTGTCCTAACTTCACGGTCCACAGTATGAATCCAGTTGGTGCCAGAAACATCCGCTGCCTCCTCCAAGACTTTATCATCTCACAAGAATGACGCTTTCAAATCTAGCTTTCAAACTCGCCGTGTTCTACCACGAGGGACAGACGCGTGAAAACGGTGTACCGTATATCACTCACCCTATCGCCGTGGCAGAGATTGCCGTCGAATCAGTTGGCAACCTCTATTCTGAGGAAGTCATCGACATCATCAAAGCAATCGCTGACCTCCACGACGTTTTAGAAGACTGCGAAAAGAAGGGTGCGAGTGTCCAGTCTCTCAAGGAAAGCTTTAAGGGCTTCGCCAGAGCTGACGACGTAATCGACGCCGTAGTTTGCCTCACGAAAGTTGCGGGCGAATCATATTTCGTATATCTACAACGTGTCAAAGCTAACGAGTTTGCCAGAATCGTCAAGCTCGCAGACCTCCAACATAACCTCGGCGACCTGCCTCCGGGCAAACGCCGAGACAAGTATCTCCTCGCTCAGTATTTCCTCCTCAACTAAAATGAAGATTCCAAAGTTCGATACAGTTAAGACGAAGATTTTCTTCGGAAGCGACTTCCACTTGTCGCACAAGCAGCCATTCATTTGGCAGGCACGTGGCTTCAATTCGATTGAGGAGCACGCTAATTTCATCATTGACGAGACGAACAAGGTTGTTGGTGAAGACGACATCCTGTTTTACTTGGGCGATTTCTCGCTCAACTCGACGCCTGACGAGACGCGTGCATACTTCCGTCGATTCAAGACGAAGCACATCTATTACATTTGGGGCAACCACGAGTCCAACACTTGGGCTATCTATCAGGACGCAATCCGGGAGAAGTTCAAGGGTCTTCCATTCGTGCCTCCAGAGGTTTATCATTTCACATGGGAGAACGTGACGTTCTTTGGTAAGAGCCTTATGGTTAATATCAATGGACAAATCGTAATCCTATCGCACTTCGCCCATTACATTTGGGATACGATGCAGCACGGTGCGTGGAATATTTGCGGCCATAGTCATGGCAACTGTGCGGAGCTTGTACCAGAGGCGGCATTTGGTAAGGTTCTAGACGTTGGCGTGGATGTCGCCGTAAAGCTCAACGCAAGTCCTGTCGTATCGTTTGAAGAGGTGGAGGAAATCCTCTACAAGAAGGCGATTCAAGTTCGAGACCATCACAATAAGCAGACAACATGATTTCAGAGTTCCATATGTTAGTTGGTATCGTTGGCTCTGGCAAGAGCACGTTATGCAAGAAGTTACTTGTAGATAAGCAAGCGACTCTTGTCAGCTCTGACGATATACGCCTAGAGGTTTGTGGCAACATGACAGACCAATCCAAGAATGGCTTAATCTTTACAAAGATTATTCCTGAGAGGATTAAGGCTGGACTGAAGGCGGGCAACGTTGTGTACGACGCAACGAACTATAACCGCAAGTCTCGCCGTGAGTGGTTGACTCTAGCCAAGTCTCTAGGTGCGAGGACGGTAGTTCATCAAATGCTAACCCCATTCGATGAGTGCCGTCGTCGTAATGCCGCACGCCTAGAGCGTGTTGTGCCTGACTTCGTAATCGACAAGATGGTTGCGGGTTGGGAAGCTCCAGACATGAACATCGAGAAAATCGACGAAATCATCCTAGTATCTGAGAGTGGCGTTGCGAAAGTTGCTTGACTTTCCCGCCATTCTCGGTACTCTTAACGTTTTACCTAATCAAATCTTACTATGTCCAAAATCAATCTCGCCAAAGCCCTCAAAGTCAAAAATTCCCTTATCAGCGAAATCAATCGCTCCAAGGCTGTCTTTGCTCGTGAAAACTCCCGTAAGGAAGGCTCCACGTCCAAGGTTGACCGCGAACAGCTCTGGGACCAAATCTCCGTCAAAACCCAGCAGTTGGTCAAGCTGAAGGGGCAAATCGCCGCCGCGAACATTGCCATCTATCCAACGCTTGCCCTTATGGAGGAGGCTAAGTCTGCAATCACGTTCCTACAGCAGCTCAATACTACAGACGGAAAGGTCGTTGAGCATAGCCGCTATGGTACGGGTCCAAACCTTGAGACGAACTTCTCCGCCTTCATCACGCAAGATGGGGTGGATAAGAGGGTCAACGAGTTTCAGAAGATTATCGAAGACGCACAAGATGCGGTGGACGCCTATAACGCAACCACATTCATCGAAGTCTCATTCGTCTAACACTTTGGGCCGCTGGTTCGGCGTCTAACAGGCACGGGAGTATTTTAATGACGAAAGTCATTGGAAATCTATCTATAACGATAATGATAAGGAGTAAAGGCTTCGGCCCTAATAAGGTTCAACGCTCATGAACTCAAAAGTTATCAATTAAAGATTAAGAATCAAAACTCTGTTTCCCTCACGTTTGTTATTCGCCGGATTAGCGGTTCATTTATTTTATGATAAGATTCGCCATCGCGTTCTTATTGGGAGCGGCAGTCGCACTTTGGTTCCCCTTGTTTATCAAGGCGGTCCTCTGCCTCATTGGGTACGTAATCGTTGCGTCCTTAGCTACTCTCCTCTTCTTGGCTATCGTGGGTAGCAAGGCTTGACTTTACTGAAACGGCTACTAGAATGAATTTCATGATTAACTCCCAACCCTAATGGCTATTGTCAAAACAACCCGCTATTACCTGAATGTTTTTGGAAGCATTCAGAGAGACTTCAAGACTACAGCGTCCGAAGGCTCCAACAATAGAGACGACGTATTCGAATATACATTCCCAAACGACGAACTATTCTTTCAGCATTTTTATCGACTCAATATCAAAACCGCTCAGGGCAAACTTCTAAAGGGTAAAACCTTGGTGGGGGTCTATACAAGAAGGGGTCTGGAAAAGAAAGACCGCCCTCGCCCCCGAATGAACAGCCAAAAATTCAGAGAACGCGACGAATGAAAAAAGCATTTACATTAGTGGAAATCATGGTCGTCGTTTGTATCATAGGGGTTGTAGCCGCTATGGCAATTCCCGCCTTTCAAAAGCTCAAAGAGAGTAAAGCGAATGCAGATAAACGCAGGTCTCCACACAGAGTCGAACAAGTACAATCCTATACTCCTCCCGAGGAAATCATAATCAACGGTTATAAATATCGCCTAGTAAGGTAACAATGGCAGTGGCAAGAAAATTAGCGTCCATCCAAAAAATTCTAGACATACTTCCCCATGCAAACGCGGACACGTTAGAGATTGCCCGCGTCTTGGGTTGGAAGGTTTGCGTCAAGAAGGGCGAGTTCAAAGTAGGAGACTACTGTGTCTACATGGAGATTGACTCTATGTTGCCGCAGAAACCTGAGTTTGAATTCCTTCGTTCCAAAGGATTCAGGATTAAAACCGTCAGGCTCCGTGGAGAAGTGTCTCAGGGCATCGCATTCCCACTATCTATCCTTGATGGATATAAGGTTCACGACCAGCATCAGGAGATACCTTACTTAGAAGATTTGGATGTCACTGAGCTTATTGGCGTCGTCAAGTACGAGCCCGCAATCCACTTCGCTATTGGCGGAGAGATTAAGGGTCATTTCCCAGAGTTTTTGAAGAAGACGGACGAGACCCGCATCCAAGCCTTTCCTCGTCTCCTAGACCGCTACAAGGGCGAACGCTTCTACGTTACAGAGAAGTTGGACGGCTCTTCCATGACCGTATATTTCAAAGACGGTATGTTTGGTATTTGCAGTCGTAACTACGAACTTAGAGAGACTGAAGGTAACGCTCTATGGGCAACCGCAAAGAGGCTCCACCTACCCGAGAAACTTACGGCTTTTGGTCGCAATATTGCGATTCAGGGTGAGCTTATCGGTCCGGGCATCCAAGGTAACAAATACAAGGTCAAAGAACATCAGTTCCGTCCGTTCAACGCTATCAACATCAATGAGGCGAAACGTATTGGAGCTGTCGAACTGTTCTCTTTGTGCTCTGCACTAGACCTAGAGCCCGTTCCTGTAATCGACTTCTGGTTCGTTCTTAACCATACTGTAGACGATATAGTGTCGTACGCAGAGGGTAAGAGTGCTTTGAATTCAAACACGGAAAGAGAGGGTGTCGTCATTCGTTACATCGAAGAGAAGTACGACGAAGACATTGGAGACTTGAGCTTCAAAGTCATCAGCCCTAACTTCCTGCTTAAATCAGACGAGTAATATGCTGGCACCGGCCTATGACCATAAAGACAATCTCTCAGAGGTCTGGGTTCAGTATTCGACGCATCCAGACTTCAAATTCTGGAATGCGGAGCCAACATATCATTTCACTCCAGACATTTACCCTACTCAAAAGAAAGAAGAGTGGGTAAGCGTAGATGATAGCGGCAAGATTCATGGCTACTTCTGTGCGTGGGTAGACAAGAACACGTTCTGCCTCAATGATATTGGCATAGTAAGGTTTGTGGAAGGTAAGCGGTTTTCGCTTGACTTTTGCAGGTACATTGCTAGTATCAGGAAACGGTACAGGCTAGCACGTTGGGCTTGTATCGAAGGCAATCCCGCCTCAGCGTCTTATGACCATATGGTCAAGTTGCTAGGCGGCAAAAAGGTCGGAACGTTCACCAATAAGGTGCGGCTATCTGATGGCCAATTCTACAACGAAACTTGGTACGAAGCTCCGGGCGTTGTGCCGCTAAAAAATTACTTCAATGCTAAGAAACAAGCAGACCGACAAGGATAAAAGCATTCTCAAGCTTCAAAGAGAGTTGAGCCGTCTATGGCAAGCTAAGTGGAACTATCCGCTAATTGAAGTGGACGTTCCATATCAAAACGGTTGGACGAAATCATTCGAACTTCGTGACGACATTTCCCGTCGTACAGACGCGGCGGTATTCAAGAAGATTCTGAAAAGGATTAACTCTAAAGTATTTTGCCGAACCAAGAACTTCCTAAAACGAGATGGTACAGCAATCCCTCATGACCTAGACGTAATTGGAGTAAATGAGTGGGAGGGTTTGGGTTGGCCTGAGCATTACAAGAAGTATTTCTATTTTGGCTACATCATTCGCCACCGCCGCATTATTAAATGCTATAGCTTCATTAACTCCTACTATTTCGTAGATAAGATTGAGCCTCATATCATAACTCATCAACGCGTCGTTATTCCTCAAGTAGAATCTCGCATTGCAGAGATTCGTGCAAAGATGAGTCGTGGTCTATGGAATAGACTGAATAATCTCAAGGGATGTCGTCGTATGTCTGACGACTGGCGTCTTTCTAAACAGCGAGCTTTTGAAGCTTTGAACACTAAAGAAATCGAAGATATCCGCTACGAGTCTATCCGTTTCAACCCTTACAAAGACCAAACCAATGATTGACCCTATCGTAATCAAAGAGACCCAAGTCCATCATAAAGGCTGGGGTAAAGAAGTATGGATTGCCAACAACGCAAAATATTGCGGCAAAATACTCTATTTCAACAAGGGTGCAGAATTTTCCATGCACTACCATATGCTGAAGCATGAGACTTTTTACATTCTTAGTGGCAAGATTGTTTTACGAGGATTCGACCTGAGCGACGCCACCCCGCACGAAGAGACCTACGGACCGGGCACGGTCATCGTAATCCCCGCAGGAAACCCACACAAGATTTTCGCCATCGAAGAGACCGTCGTCATCGAAGTAAGTACGCAACACTTTGAGGATGACTCGTATAGGATTCAGAGGGGCGACTCTCAGAAGACCGTCTTCGCCGAGGCGGTAAGAACCGCTTGACTTTCTGGAAACGCTAGGGAGAATGTAAAACATGCAGTTAACCGAATTCGTAAAACAAACAGTCCGCAACTTCGACTCGACCGTAAAAAAAGCCGAGGAAAAAGCGGAAGAGATAGAAGCCGCCAAAAGCTGTGCAAAAGATGAATTATCTAAATATCTAGAATGCTATATTGAAGAGTTCGTTCTTGAAGGTCGTGTAGTGACCTACCCTCGTCCTCGCAACCTTAAAATCTCATTCGACAATCATGAGGTCGTCTCAATTTCAATTACGAATCATGAACTGGGGTGCCGCGTAGTAATAAACTGCCCTCTATCCGATAAACACAGCGACACGTTTGCATTTCGAGTTAGCTCCAAAGAAGATGTAGACACGCTATTTACCAAGAAAGATAATCTCGACCTATTAACTTTAATCAAACAATCTATCTTAAATCATTTCAACTCTGGCGTAAAAATCGTTCTTGACTCAGTTCTAAGTAGGTTATAATATGTCTCCAGCAGAAGTCATCAAGCTTTGGAAATCAATCGAACAAGAAAAACAATTTAAGGACGCACTCAAAGAAAGCGGGTTTCGTTACATAGGAAGCGGGCTAGAGTCCGTGGTGTATGCAAAGCCTCGGTCAGAGTTTGTAGTTAAAGTTTGTGATGGTAGGATAGCGACCCATAAATTAAAAGACCCACAATTAGAAAAATATCGACTAGGCTACATTTTTACAAACAGACGAAAAAGCGTCGGTATTCAAATGCGAGTAAATAGGTCCAACCGTTATAGAGCTTGGGCTCAGATTAGAGACTCGGTAAATACAGACCTTTCTGAATTTGACATACATCAACAAAATGTAGGCTGGTATAAAGGTAAGCCCGTAATCATTGACTACGTATGAAAACTAGGTATAAGGTAGCTATTAGCATCATCGCTCTCGCATTAACCGCACACTTCTTTAAGATTTGTACGTACTCAGCGTATTACGCAGGCAAATTAGATGGAGCAAAAGAAAATGGCGACTATGTTATTCAGGTCAATAAGCAGGCGGCAAAGGAAAGGCAAGAAGGCATCAAGAGTGACTGGATAAAGATTCTCACCCCAGACGGCAGAGCTTATTATAAGACAGATTTGGCCGCTCCTACGCTCTTTGTGGAGCAGATGGACTACGTTTCATTCGACAAGGGAACCTACGCCTTCAAACCGCAAGACTTCGATATCTTTGAAATCTTCTACATCGTCCACAATCATCCTGATGACGGCATCAAGTTTGAAGTACCGGCTCAGGAAGACCCAGAGGATTCAATCCCTGAAGGTAAGTATGGCGGCAAGTTTCGTCTTCTTTGAAAAGTCTCTTGACAAATCGACCAAACCAGATATACTCTAGCACATCAAGTTTAACATATGGCGTTCACACTCAAATCCAAAAAATCTCTCTCGACGATTCTCTCGTCTTTTCAAAAAACACTTGCAGAGCTTCAAGTTCTAACCGAAGCAAACCAAGCTGAGGTAGCAACCAATCAGACGAGGATAGCGTCTCTTCAGGAGACCAACGCAAATCTCGACGCAGAGACGAAACAGGCGGCAGTGGTGGCGACAAACCTCAAGTCAATCTTGGGTCAACAGTAAGTTCTTTCAAATAAACAATTTAAGCGAATTTTGTGGAGTGTGCAAACCGTGCTTCACAGGGGAAAAGATTAGTGTTCTAAGTTTTGAGTTGACAAACGGTTCGAAAATTTCCTCAGATTTCTAAAAATAAAGCTTGATTTTCGAAACATTCAGTGTAATATAGGTTGTAGAAAATTAAGAAAGCAGCAGATGTATAAAACAATTTCCAGTTCATTTAGTAACCCGGCCTCTTCAAGAGCTGCCCTACCGTTGTCCCATCTCTGGGTCCGCGTAGGAAATCAAGAAGATAAGGGTAATCAGGGTCTCTCTAAGAAAGAGATATAAGGAATAACAAAACACTTTTGTAATCCGAATATCGTAAAACTTAAAGAGGCCCAAGAAGAAATTCTTGGGTCTTTTTTATTAACAATTCTCAGGTTGTCGGTAACCACAAAACCGACACTAACGTCCGAAGTCACAGTAGGGCGTCCAAACCAGAAGTGCGTCTAGTTTAACTAGGGCCGCTGAGAGGGACGAAACAAATGCCAAGTTTTACGGTATTGGATTATGTAATAGGTGGCGTCGCGGCCTTGCTCTATATGAGCAGAACGGCGACAAATGGGGATGTAGCTCAGTTGGTAGAGCACCTGCTTTGCAAGCAGATTGTCGCAGGTTCGACCCCTGTCATCTCCACCATTTCATTGACGCGGTTGTTACTACACGGGTTAGTCAGGAAGTAACATTTGGGGGCAAAGCATTGCTGGCAATGCGTCTGTCTTGCACACAGAAAACTGCGGGTTCGACTCCCGCTGTCTCCACCAATTTCGTATCAGTGAGTTCAATAGCAAAAGCCGCAAGGTGAAGTAACTATTATTCATAAGCTCTGTCTGAGCAAGTCGGGTTAAAATCCGAAAGCTGATACAAGCCCGCATATAGGTTGCGGGTGTTAATTTATGGCCCGGTAGTTTAGAAGTTAGAATACCTGTCTTTCACACAGGAGATGAGGGAGCGTTACCCTCTCGGGCTACCATTTATATGACGGCGTAGAGGTTCGGTATTACTACGACTCGTAGATACCGTCATTAGCTTGAGATTAGATACCTCAAGCGTTAAGGAGAGGTGTCAGAGCGGTTTATTGAGTCTGTCTTGAAAACAGAAGGGTTGTAAAAGGCCCCGTGGGTTCAAATCCCACCCTCTCCTCCATTTTTCTGTTGTGAATGTTCAGCGGGCCTAGCGACCCGCCTATAGAGTGAGCAATGGGAAGCAACTAGCGGGTTGCTTTTTGTGTCAGAAAGGGCACGATATAAAAGACGAATACGATGGAACGCGGTCGTCTCTAAATAATACGGAGTTCCACCACGGAGAGTTGGGCGAGTGGTTTATGCCGAGACTTTGCTAAAGTCTTGCTGCCGAAAGGTGGCCGGGGGTTCGAATCCCTCATTCTCCGCCAATTTGGTTGTATAGTGTAAAGGTCGCATTGGTAGATTGTCAATCTACAGGTCGGGGTTCAACTTCCCCGTACAACCGCCAATTTATGGTTCCATCGTTCAACGGATAGGACAGCATCCTTCTAAGTTGCATATGGGGGTTCGATTCCCTCTGGAACTACCATTTATAGAGTCATCGTTCAACGGATAGGACTTAAGTTTCCTAAACTTAGTATCAGGGTTCGATTCCCTGTGACTCTACCATTCAGTTTATGGACGATTAGCACAGCGGCTAATGCACCTGCTTTACACGCAGGCTACCGGGGGTTCGAGTCCGTCATCGTCTACCATTTAGGTTTGCTCACCAGCCTTTGTAATAGTGAGTCTTTTGATGATTAAGGTGAAAATCATCCAGTATACATAGTGGATTATGTCATCGTCTTCTTTACGATAAAAGAAAATGGGTTGTAAGCATAGGTGGCGATGCTCTAGGCTCTTAACCTTGAGAACGGGGTTCGATTCCCCGACAACCCACCATTTTGACGCGTTAGCCAAGCGGCAAGGCGGCTCTCTGCAAAAGGGTCTAGACTGGTTCGACTCCAGTACGTGTCTCCAATTATGAATTATAAGGAAAGAGAAAATAGAAACGCAGAATAGTTATTGGCCTATGATGTAATGGTAGCGTCTTCGCTTGATAGGCGAATGGTTAGGGTTCGATTCCCTGTAGGCCAACCAGTTTATGACTCGACACCGTTGTGGCGAAAACCTTTTTGAAGGTTAATAACTCGCTCTTCGCTTTAGAGTCTCTTTGGAAATATAGCTCAACTGGTTAGAGCAGCATCCTTTTAAGTTGTTGGTTGTGGGTTCGAGTCCCGCTATTTCCACCAATTTCCGTTAGTAGTAACACCCCTATAATTAGACGAACCTTAAGTCATCGCTCTTTTTGAAGCTGGGACTACGTGTTTACTCGTAGTAAATAGTCTCGTGTGGAAACGAGTAGCTACGACGGAATTAGTTTATGGACCTTTAGTGTAATGTAGCACGAGAACCTTTGAAGTTCTCCAGTGTAGGTTCAAGTCCTACGGGGTCTGCCAATTTTGGGTTTATGGTGTAATGGCTGCACAGCGTCCTTTTAAGTCGTATGTCACGGTTCGAGTCCGTGTAGACCCACCAATTTATTGTTCTATTGTGTAATGGTTAGCACGGCATCCTTTGAAGTTGCTTGTCCTCGTTCGAATCGAGGTAGAACAGCCAGTCTCCAACGGCGGGTAGGCCCGTCAAACAATATAGGAAGTCCTAACAAAACATATATCAGAAGGAGTAGGTGAAATCTTCTGAGCTTCCACTATGCAAGTGTCGTCCAATGGATAGGACATCAGATTACGAATCTGAGAACGGGGGTTCGACTCCCTCCACTTGTACCAATTTATGGATACGTGAGATAATGGAAGTCTGCTTGTCTTCGAAACAAGTTCTATGTAGGTTCGAGTCCTACCGTGTCCACCAATTTGCGGTCATACCGCAGCGTTTAGTAGTAATAGTTGCGAAGCAAAGTTCAATGCCGCATGTTAAAGTCAAAGTCTTCTTTGTAAAGATGATGAGCCCAGTACGGGTAATGTGCGAAACGTTTAAGCTAGACGTAGAATTTATAGAGGGGTCGCATAGTTGGCCTAGTGCGTTCGCTTGGAAAGCGAATGGTCGGTTAAAAACCCGGCCCGCGAGTTCGAATCTCGCTCCCTCTGCCAAGTTTCTTATGGAGATGACGCCGCAATTGGTAGCGGTATTCGGCTGTAAACCGAACGCCTTCGGGCACTGTGGGTTCGAATCCCTCCAGCTCCACCATTTATGGGAGTCATGACAATCGGCTAGTCGCTTCGCTGTAAACGAAGTAACCCGCGAAGGGTGGCAGGTTCAATTCCTGCGGCTCCCACCAAGTTTATAGGGTGTTCGTCCAATTGGTAGGACAACTGTCTCCAAAATAGTGAATCTCGGTTCAAGTCCGAGGCACCCTGCCACCTTCCGACGCCCGTCTATAGACTCGTCTATAGCTTGCGAAGAAGTTTGTGCGTTTGGGTTCGCCTTAAAAAGCCCTATGGGATGGTAGCTCCAATGTAGAGCAGATGCCTGAAGAGCATCGTGTTGTCGGTTCAAGTCCGACCCTTCCCACCAATTTATTATGTCGAACGAACCATCGGTTGGACGACCTGACTGTTAATCAGGTGAAGCAAGTTCGAACCTTGCCGACATAGCCATTTTATTCCGCGTTAGCTCAGTTGGCAGTAGCGAGTGTCTGTTAAACACTAGGTCGTACGTTCGAACCGTACACGCGGAGCCAAATTTCAGTTGAAAAATTAACGAGTCCTGTTAATATCAGGATGTCGGTTCAATCAGATAGGGTCAAACTTTGGAGAAAACAAACCAAGCTACGTATCGTTCAGGCGATGGGTGGAAAGTGTCAGTGTTGCGGATACAACAAATGTGTAGACGCCTTAGAGATTCATCACCTAGACCCAGAGGAGAAGTCCTTTACGGTCTCTGCATTAAGAGCGAATCACGGAAGCTGGGACTCCATAGTGAAAGAACTTAGAAAGTGTGTAATGCTTTGCGGCATCTGTCACGCAGAGTACCACGCGGGCATGAGAGAAATTCCCGCAGACGCCCAAAGATTCAACGAAGAATACGTTGACTACAAAGCGTTGGGCAAAGAAAAGAGTTTCTGCCCAATTTGTAAAGAAGAGAAAGAGGAGTTCAACAAAACATGCTCGTACAAGTGTGCGGCTGTATACAAGGCTCCAATAGATTGGTCTAAGTACGACTTGAAGAAAATGTACGTGGACGAAAAGAAAACTCAAACAGAGATTGGCACAATAGTTGGCCTGTCTGATGTTGCGGTTAGTAAGCGACTTAAAAAGTTGGGTCTCAAATAATTTTTATACGAACGTAGTGCTAGTCTGGTTAAGCGACTCGATTTGGAATCGAGATTTCGCGGGTTCAAATCCCGCCGTTCGTACCATTTGTTAGTGTTAGTATATCCGTCATTAGCGTAATCTGGCTATCGCGTTTCGTTTGGGGCGAAGAGACTGCTGGTTCGAATCCAGCATGGCGGACCATTTATTCACTCGTAGTTTAGTATAAAATTCCCTCGCTTTAGAGGGTGACACGCGGCTTATAACCCGTCGAGTGAGCCATTCTTGCAAGACCGTGAAGCTTGAGGTTGCAACCTTGAGTGAGTGACGGAAAGCGAAACGTACGTGGTGAAGTAACCCAGTGGAAGAGGTAGGCCCGTTAAAGGGCCTCAAGCGTTGGTTCGAATCCAACCTTTGCCGTATGCGTACTGAGTAGCATAACTTTATCTAGTGGTTCGCCACTTAGAACCTTCAGGTCTCCATGAAGCAAAACCGGAGACATTATGGGCGTGTGGCGTAATTGGTAAACGCGTTTGACTCAAAATCAAAATTCTGTCGGTTCGAGTCCGACCTCGCCTACCACTTTGGGGAGTTAGTTAAAAACTAATCATCCACTTCGACATTTCTCTGGCAACAGTAGCTATGAAGAGGATTACATCGGAAAAACAAATGCCTGTAAAGCGTTAATAGGAGGTTCGAATCCTCCACTCCCCACCAATTTACTTTTCAACGCTCGAAGTCCTACGGGACAAGGGCCGAAAAGAAACAGAAAGGATAACAATGGAATTCGTAACTATTGCTATCGCTGCTTATGCGGTTATCGGTTTGCTATATCAAATGGCAAAAGCGTACCCGGCAGTTAAATAAGAAAACAAATGGGGGCGGCTCTGTAATGGGGTCGCCCCTTTCTATTGATGAATGGTGTAACTGGCAACACGCTTGATTCTGACTCAAGAGACTCTAGGTTCAACTCCTAGTTCATCAGCCAATTTATGGACGCGTAGCTCAGTTATGTAAGAGCATCGGCTTGAAACACCGAGGGTCGGCGACTCAGCATCGCCCACGTCCACCAGTTTATGGGCGTCTAGTGTTGAATCCGTAACTCGTACGGAAGTTGAAATACAAGGAAGCACATCGCGTAGTTGAAGAACGATGACCGCGAAGGTACGGGTTCAAATCCCGAACGTCCACCACTTTTAGCGACCGCACCAGCTTACGTGAAGATTCGTACATTTCGAAGCGTGGACGCACGTGTAGGACCGCAGGCCCCTATATCTTTCGGTATAGAGATTTCCCTGAGACGGGCCGCTAAACAATTTCCAGTAGTCACAGTCAGACATTCATCGTAGCTTAATGGTTAAGCAATTGTCTCAAACACAGTATATTGTAGGTTCAAATCCTACCGATACCGCAAGGTATTACCTGTCTGGCAAATTTTCTCTGGAAAATCTTTGGTTGTATAGCTCAATGGTTGAGCAATCTCTTGATAAGGGATAGGTTGTCGGTTCGAACCCGGCTGCAACCACCAATTCTCTGTTGGCTTGACGGAGCTAAAAATATTGAGCCTTCTTATGGTGTCGTAGGTGTAATTGGCTTTGCATACTAGACTGTGAATCTGGGGGAACGAATTCGAATTTCGTACGACACACCATTTATGGCCGTTTAGCCCAATTGGCAGAGGCGTCTGCCTTAGAAGCAGAATGTTGAGGGTTCGAGTCCCTTGGCGGCTACCACTTTAAGGTACTAAAATGTTTTTACTACCTACAGATACTAAAACTATGGAGGATGCTATGACAATGCTAAACGCGAAAGAGAGCAAGCACATCACGGGCTTGACAATCGGAAGTTAAAGAGAGTTAGGGTTAGAGAACACCATCATAGAGATTACGATTTCTATTTGAGTTATGGAGATATGCTTAAACGCTTTCCCGTAACTAAGCAAGGCGACCCAGAAGGCTACGACCCAATTCAATGCTACGTCCTAATCGACTCGCATGGAGAACGGAGCGGGCCTCACCCTTGCAATGACCCTGACACTTTAGACAAAGTTTTAAGAGGCAAAGAGAACGTAAACCTGCAAATCAAAATGTGGGTTGAGTCAGTAATGGACAGCACTCTTTGGCCTGAAGAAGTGAAAGAGTATACGAAAGATTATCCTGAGTGGGTATTCAAATCGTTCCTCAATCAATTGCATAGAGAGATAGTTAAGAAGATAGGATTCGTTCCTACCTTTATGAAAGTTTCGCCGCAGTGATGCGGCTTTGTGGCCGGATGACGGAATTGGCATACGTATTGGTCTAAGAAGCCAAGTTTTGTGGGTTCGACTCCCACTTCGGCTACCACTTTTGGGAGTGTAATGTAATGTAGCATCGCACGTTTTATAAACGTGGTGCAGTAGATAACTGCCGAGTATGGGTTCAAGTCCCTTCGCTCCTACCATGAGAGTGAGGTGTAATGGTTGCACGTTGACGATAGCAGGCGAAAATATGAGTGAAGCTGGCTAATAACCAACCGCTCCTCAAAGCATAGCTGTAAGTCTTGAAACATGTCAAAGGAATGGGTCCGAATCCCACGCTCTCTCCAATTTTGTGAGGGTAGGATAGGTTGTTGCAAATGATAATGTCTTTAGGTAACTTGCCGCGTAAAGAGTCCTATCTCGAATCACAATCAATTTTATGGCGATATCTTCTAATGGCTAGGAAGGCTGGTTCTCAACCAGATAATCGGGGTTCGATTCCCCGTATCGCTACCAATTTATGGCGAAGTGCGAGAAAGCTTTAAGTCGCGGTTAAAGTGCAGTGCTTAATAAGCCACTTACGTCACCAATTTATAAATACACTCTAGTATCAAATTTCCAGACAGCATAACGAGCGGTTCGACTCCGCCCGAGCATCCCTAAGAAGATGCCGAGGGAACGCTGGAGAACATTTCTAACTTGAAAAATAGTTAGAGACGGATATAATTCGGATGAAACAAAAGATTTTGAAACTCCTATCCGAAGGAAAGAGTCAGAAGGAAGTGGTAAGACTGTTGGGTTGCTCATCGGCGACGGTCTGGTATCATTCCTCAGATAAAGCGAAAGCAATAGTTCTACGGAACAACGCAAAGAACAAAACCGACTCTAAGAGAAGATTGAAAGAAGAGTTCGGAGGAAAGTGTATGTGTTGTGGATACAACAAAAGCTTCAGAGCGTTACACTTTCATCATAAAGACCCGTCTAAAAAGGACGACGATATCAATAGCCTTGTAAGTAGAGGTCAGATTACACAAGCACGAGAAGAAGCAAAGAAATGCGTTCTTGTCTGTGCAAACTGCCACGCGGAAATCCACGAAGGTATCCGCACCATATAATTTCAGTAGTTACGTAGAGACTTTCATCGTCTATTAAACGAGTGTTTGTGAGGTTCGAATCCCACTCGCCCCACCATTTATGGGGCGATACGCAAATGGTAAAGCGGCTAAAATCGTCTCTGCAATTTTTCTCTGAAAACTAAGCTGTAGAAGTTCAAAAGGTTGAACGACTCATTGGTAATGAGTAGGCAGCGGGTTCGATTCCCGCCTATAGCTCCACTTTCAACTTGAAGATTACGCCCCTTTGGCGTATAATCTTTAAGACATGCACCAGTATCATAGCGGCTAATGAGCTACTTTGCCAAAGTAGATATCGCGGGTTCGAATCCCGCCTGATGCACCAATTTATGATTAAAAGACTAATAGGCCGATTTCAAATCTGGCGTTTCAAACGTCAAAACCCAAAGAAAGCGATTGACGTAGAGATGCCCAATTCCGCTCCAGTTGTTGGCCGCTTTGAACTTAAGCCTTCAGGTCTAGATATTAATTGGCTATCAGAACCTACGCAAAGATTTCCTTACAAAGAGTCTTCACTTAACGAGTGGAAATTTCAGTGGGAAAAAGAGCGTATGAGATTGATTAAGGTTGACCAACCTGAAAAAACTTCGTAACATGGCCGAGCGTGAATATACAGAAGTTGGAGACGGAGTTTACTTAGGTAAGACCGGCCCTATAGAAGAAGGAGACATCGCTCCGCCAAATTCTAAAAGTCGTCGATGGGTTACGCAAAAGGGTCTAGAAGACGCGGGTGGACAATTCAAAGACGGTAAGAAAGTTCCTCCTACAGAGACAGACATATAACATTTTTCGCGGGATTCATATATCGGCTATTATGTGAGTTTTCCAAACTTGACAGGTGGGTTCGACTCCCTCATCCCGCACCATTTCGCATCGGTAACTCAATAGGTAGAGTGTCTGTGCTCCACACAGAAGGCTGCGGGTTCAATTCCTGTCCGGTGCTCCAATTTCAAGCTGACATAGCACAACTGGCGGTGCGTTTCTTTCGTAAAGAAAAGGTTGAGGGTTCAAATCCCTCTGTTAGCTCCATTTTATGCAGGTTCTAGGGATGCTGGCTTCCCGTTTAGGCTCATAACCTTTATGTCGTGGTTCAATTCCATATCCTGCTTCCATTTATGATAGAGTTATCTAGGACAGAAATCATTCGTTTCATTTGCGATAGAAGAGCTGTACATGAAGGAAGAATGACAAAAGAAGTCTTTTACGCAAAGTACAAAGAGTACGTTGACGAAAGGCCGCACCTTAAGAAACGATATAAATAATTTGCCGCTGAAGTTCATATGGGTGAACGCCTCACTTGTAATGAGGATGTAGTCAGTTCAAATCTGACCTGTGGCTCCATTTGCCGAATTGGCTCAGTGGCAACAGCACCGCTTTTGTAAAGCGGCGAGGGAAACCTCTACGTCGGTTCGAGTCCGACATTCGGCTCCACTATCTCACTCTCTTTGAGTCTGAGTTCAAATTGCGAAAGTTAGGAGTAAGAGAATGACAGTTTGGACACAGTAGTTCTAAATTCTCTTCCCAACTATTTTCTGCGTTACCGTCGATATGATTAACTTCTAAAGGTACAAGTTGAGTAACGGGATGTTTGGCTGACCAGCCGCACTTGCAGCATTTAGAATTGTATTTCTGAAATAGATACTTACGAACGAATGGTTTTATTTTCTTGGTTATTCCTGTCCAACCGATAAGCTCACGAGCTTGCCAAGTCCTGACGCTATTTTCGTAAGTCGTTTTTCCCTGACATTTTAGGGAGCAATATTTCTTTTTAGCAGGAGCGTTACAACAGATACAAACCATGCTGATTATAACTTTAACCTCGCAACTTTCAACAATTTCTGTGATGTGGTTAGCTTAGAAGCAGCGAGCCTTAATGAGTGTCGATGTTCCCCGCAGGTGTAAAGATTGCGGACCAAAACATCTTAAACAATTGACCCGTGTGTGATAACAATTCGATAGGGGATGTTTATCGGTGGTCTGTCGAATGGTCACCAGACTTTGGCGTAACAGCACGCGTCCAGAATTCCTCTTGACTCTTTTGACAAGGATTACTAGGATAAAGAGGTGAAGTACCTCTTAGTTCTACTGGCTCTTTTGGTCGCGGTTCCTGCGGCTCTTATCCTCACCGATGACCGTAAAGAAGTTAAGGTAGGTTACGAGTCAGCCCGCGAAGAAATGATTCGCAAGCTCCGTAAGCACGAACAACATATTAGAGAATTGGATGGAGATTACGAGTTCCAAAAGTACCGCGTAAACTACATTAGGCGTTCAAAGCAACTTTGTGACTACATAAGGACTCAAGACGTAAAGTTCTACGAAGGCAATGAAGACCATGCCGTAGCTTATGTTAAAGGATTTGCGAGCTGGTTGCCCCGCAGTGGCATCTACATCAATCCAGCGTTTCTCAGCCAACTCCAAAGTGGAGATGTGATGACGCAACAAGTAATTTTGAATGAGTTAAGTCATATGGCGTTTTGGGCTGAAGACGCTCCCGTAGGTAATTGGGAGGATTTGCCCCGAGCTAAACTAGCCGACTATTCGGACTGGTACGACGCTTTGATTATGTTTGGAGATAGGCAAGAGTATCTAGATAAAATCATTTTAGGGAAAAGTCTTGACTTTACTAACAGAATCCGTATGATTAAGTCATCATGGCAAGAACTCATAAATCCATTCTTTCGGGCTCCAAAGGTCGCTTTGTAGCCATCAACGTACATAACACCAGAATCGACGACACTACGTTCGTCGGCAAGGTACTCAGGGTCTCCCCTCAGTATGTTACGATTCAATCTTTCGCCAACGCAGGCTTTAAGGGCGGCTTTGAAACCGTTCGCAGAGTCCGCAAGTTTCACAGAGACTCTATCGTCTCCGTAACGGGCTAACCAATTTGTCAGTAGCTAGGGCCAGACATTCATCGTTATTATCAAAACAACCAAAAACTGTCTACCCATTTTTCTCTGACGAAAATTTTTCATGGAAGTAAAAGAACTAGAAGGCAAGGTCGATAAGCTCAGAGCTGACATCATGCATCTCATAAGAGAATTCAAGCGTGAAACGAACTACTCTGTAAGCGAAATCGAAGATATGACCGTTCAAACAATAAGCGGCCCGCCTGAAGTTGTTCACCTCCATATAACGGTCTCTTATGATGGACAATCAACCTTCAGAAAGTAAACCAAACCTCACAAGATTAGAGGAGTGGTGTAAGCAGGAACAAGAGAAGGGTCTAATCCACGCTCACGTTTCGCATCTCACCAATGAAGACGTAGAGAGCTGGAATAAGCTGACTGAAGAAGAGCGGGCGAAGCAAGTCATGGACCTTATCGAGGCTCCCACCGTCCCTGACCCAGATTTCTTTTAACTTTGGTTCGCAAGAATCGAATGGTGGAGGGTGCCAAATCTGGCACCCCTAGCCCCTCCCTAAAAAAGAGGGGTTTAATTTTTTAAGAAAGTTCGTATAACAAGAATATGAGCGAGAGCGAACAGATGCGGGCCGAACTTCAAGAGACCTTGAATAAACTTCGTAGCAGATGCGAAGAGAAAAGGGGAATCTGGATAGAGACGGACTACGAAGACCTTTGTGTTTACATGGACTCTGCTTTATTCTATTTAGAATTGAATGAGTTCGCGAACTGCGTCAAAGAGATTCAGTACGCTATTGACCTCGTAAAGAAATGCGAAGAGGACGTGGGTCCACAAATTTAATATGGATAAAGTAAAACAAGAAGTTGCAAGTTACATAGAGAATATTCTCAGAGTATGCTATCACGATTGCTCCGATTCGGCTGAGGAGGCCGAGAAGTACGAAGCCCGTTTCAACGCCCGCAACGACGATACGATGACTATAGCAGCTTATATTGAAGAATTCGCTTTAGACATATACGCAGAGAAGTTCCAAGCTATCTACGACGCGGATTTGAAAGATTGTTCTTACTACGATACGAAGAAAGAGTTGGAAAATCCTGTGTTTAGTTTACCAGTACCTCTTGAGAAGATTTGGGACAAACTCAAATTAGACGAGAGACATAAGAAATAATTTTAGGGTGTTAGCTCAGTTGGTTTAGAGCGTTTGCCTGTCACGCAAAAGGTCGCGGGTTCGAGTCCCGTACATCCTGCCAGTTTATGAATACATATAGTTATATTTTACTCACATACATCGACGGCAAAACCCACAAGTTCGTCTATAACGACGTGAACAAATGTAGAAAGATATTCGGAGAATATAGAAAACGTATTCAAGATGACAAGGAAAAGGGGATTTGTAGAATCTTGGAAGACTCAGATGACAAAATCTGGATAGAGCTTATGTATCACCTTGCACCTTTGAAGATTTTTAGCGGAGTTGAGAAGATGGAAGAGATTGGATTTGACTAACATGAACAGCGAACAGCAACTACTAGACGAAATCTTCGGCACCAATAAGTATTGGAGAGGTCGCAAAGTTAAATGGTGTGATTCGTGTGACGTTTGGACGGTTGGCTGTAATACATGTCAAGGTTCGACGTGCAACTCAATGCAGTGCGACAAGTGCAAAGAAGACCAAGCTACATTCCACGCTCTCAAAGCGTATCCAGAAGTTCATATGACAGATGCGGAGCTTAAAGCGTTGTACAAATACAAACGTCTGAAGCAGCTTATCTACATTCTACTTACAGAGAGCGTTCACACTTTAGATGCCGCAGGTTGGGAATGGCTTTACCGCTATGGTAGACTCTGCGACAACGATTGGGCGACTTTCAAACTCAAGTTCCTTCCTTATGACATCGCTGAGATGGAAGGTGAAGAGTTCTATTTTTAATTTTCGGGTATGTATTTCATCGGTTAGACGGTCTCATTGACATTGAGAAGGTAGCAGGTTCGATTCCTGCCATGCCCACCAAATTTAGTTCTTGACAAGGTTCAAGGCGTCTGTATCGTGGTTCTCGTTATGCGAGATTCCCAACGACAAAAACTCTATGACGCAGAAATCCTAGCGTTACAAGTCAAACCGGCTCCATACTCCGAAAGAAGTTGGAAGAACAGGCAAGCCCGCCACTTCAATCATATCAAAGTTCGCCTCCAAGAACGATATAATCAAGTGCAGGTCTCAGGAAATCAACTCCGTGAGATTCGCCATGATATTGAAAGCGGCTTACTCTTCTGCTATGGAAAGTTTTTCGAGAAGAATCGTAAGTTCGACAGTTGGTATCGAGCCTTCTTGAATGCGGCTGAAGTGATAGTCATCTTCAACGAGGGAGTCATAAAGACCGTGTTCCCCATCGAAGCCAAGACGCGGGTTACGCGGGCACTAAAGGAAGAGTACGGCCTAGAGAAAGCACTGAGAATTTTAATTTAGCTTGACGAATCAGAAAATTCGTTAACAATGGTTTTTGCAGAGTAGAGCAATCCGGTAGCTCGTCACGCTCATAACGTGGAGGTTTCAGGTTCAAATCCTGACTCTGCACCCAATTTATATGTTCGACAAAGAAGAAATTCAAGAAATGATAGAGCAAAAGGCCAACGCAAATGAGGTCTTTTTGAAGCATCCGACTCTTATTGAGAGTACGGCTAAAATCGACAGAAGACTTTATCAAGAATTGATGGCGACAGGGTTCAATGCGGACCAAGCCCTCATACTTGTCGCCGCTCATATCCAAGCGTCGAAATAATTTAGGTGAGTGAGAGACGGGCTAGCACCGACTCATTCTACTCTAAGACTCGCCCACTCGCACGTAATTAATGCGGGTTCGGTTCAAGGGACAGGAAGATACTCGTGAGTCTTCCACTATGGTAGCGTAGCACAACTGGTTGGTGCAGCACCCTCATAAGGTGAAGGTTGAGGGTTCAAGTCCCTCCGCTACTTCCAATTTTCTGAGAATTGTTAATAAAATGTAGGGGTTACCCCTAATGCAAGTAAAATGCCAATTTTTGGCTTTACTTTTGGAAAAAGGAGTAGATAATGATGGTCGTTAAATAAAAACAACTATGATTATCAAAGCCCTCTCCTCCAAAAACGTAGCGTTCGGTTCCGGCAGCTCTTCTGCCCGCAATTCGGACTTTTTCCTCTCCTCTGTTGACTACTCCTTCGTTGGACGTGTCCAAGGAGCTTCGGTCACCAAGCTTGTTACCGCTATCAGCGACACGTACGTAGTCGCGGCAAAGCATTATAAAGTCGTCGTAGGCGACGTAATCGCTTTCGTCAACAAGCTCAACGAAGCGGTCTACGTTAAGGTTGCTCGCATTGTCCGTGCGACAGGCGACGTTCAGGTTGTCGAAGTTGACCAGAGCCTTTCCAGCCTCGGCATTTCCTATGCCGAAGTCACGGAAATCAATCCGGGCATCATCTCCCAATTCCTGAACAAGCTCGGCCTCTTCCGCAAGCAGGCTGTGGCTTTCGGCGTCAATCTCGCCACTAACGAGGTCACCGCAGCAAATGCGACGGTTTACTCTTTAGTGCGTGCAAATCCCGCAAACATCGCCAACTTCCGCCAAGGCACTGACGGTGTTACGCTCCAGCCGGGAGATAGCGGAGCACCAGACTTCATTCTCGAAAACGGCAAGCTCAAGCTCGTTGGCGTCCATTCTGCTATCAATGCCGCAGCGTGGATTACGTCCTCAGCTTATTGGGCCGTCTAATCCAAACAATTTTCCTCAAAAATAGGAATACTAAAACATGAAAACGTTCAAACTGCTAACTATCGCGGGCCTCTTCTTGGCGTCGCTTGCTGTTGCTTCGGCCCAGCTTATCACCACCACGGTCGCCACATCCGCCGCGAACATCAGTCTCCATAACGAGAGTCCGCATGTTCTCAATACGGGTGCGTTGCATCTCGGTTCGGAGTTCGTTTCTTCTACGGACATCGGAGTAGTCTTTGACTCTCCAATCCCGTTCAAGCACGCTCAGTACCTTGCCGCAGCCTCCGACCCGTCCGCACTTCTCTGGACGAAGACAAACGACGCTCCACTCATTTCCCTGTCACAGGGTTACGCAGTAGATGTCACGTTCCTTCGCGGTGTCGGTGCGACGCTCTTTAACACCTTCGGCGTGAAGTATACTGACGAGGACAACCACGTTGGTAACAAAAATCTCTTTACGTCATACAACGCTTCTACAAACCTGAAGACGATTCGTCTCACGTCCAATGAAGATTTGAGCCTCGACTTTTGGGGTTTCAATTTGAATATCGGTAAAGAATATCTCGACACCTCGTACTTCGATGTCTACACCGCGTTCGACTTCACGACCTTCTCAACACACTACATCGTCGGTGCAAACAACCTCCTCTCTGAGCAGGGTTATTGTTTCGGTGACGGTTTGTTCGAGATTACGGTCTACGGCGAGCCAATCAATCCTCCAAATCCAGTACCAGAACCGTCCACGTACGGCCTGATTGGTGCGGCGGTCCTTTTGGGTGCAGTTGCGTATCGTCGTAAGAAATAAGCTTTGATATAGTTGTAAGTAACCAATAGTGGGGTCATGCAAATGGCCCCACTTTTTATTACCCTCGTTATGCGTAACACAATTAAAAGGACTCTAGATATCTCGGTCGCTCTACCTATGGTTGTTGGCGTTCTGCCCTTCCTTGTGGTACTCACCTACATATTTCAATCTATTCAGTCTCGCGGCCCCATCTTTTATTTTCAGAAGCGTGTGGGTAAAGACAGGCGGACTTTTACCATTCTCAAGTTCAGGTCTATGCACGTGAACGATAGCGAAGCTGTGCAAGCCACTCAGAACGATAGTAGAGTCTACGCGTTCGGCCACTTCCTTAGAAAGACCAGCCTCGACGAATTTCCTCAATTTCTTAATGTCTTGTTCGGCCATATGAGCATCAGCGGACCCCGCCCCGTCCTCGCAGAACACGACAAACAGTTTTCTAGGGTCTCGACCCGCTACATGTCGCGATACGCCGTTAAACCGGGCATAACGGGCCTTGCTCAGGCTTACGGTTTACGAGGCGAAGTGCGTTGTCCTACAGACGTACGTAGTCGTTTGGCCCATGACCTTGTGTTTGTAAAACGTTGGTCGCTCCGCATGGAACTTATGATTCTAGTGCTGACAGCTTTACAAGTGATTCGCCCCGCAAAGACCGCGTACTGATGCAAGTAATTGTGATTTAGACCGTAGGCTCAGAATTTTCTTGTAAAAAGAAAAAATGCCGCTTTGATGGTCTGTATCGCACATGACAATTGACTATCACCTAATCGTCCAAGCCGAGAATCGAGCCACCGGAGCGGTCATCCACGACCTGAAGGGCCTACTTGGATACTACACTTTATACATTGGCCTCATAGAAAAAGGTCACACCAAATTCACGCCATTGGTTGAATACTTTGAAGTAGTCATCCGTCGTTTTATAAAGACGGGTAAGTTCCCAAAGGATTGGGCGACGTGTGAAGAACGGCCAAAAATATCAGCCCGCGACTTCGTACATAAAGGTGATACGTGCTTGCTTACGAGTGGGAACTCCTGAGCGTGGAAAATTGTTTGCAATATTCGTTGCGGTATTTTTCCATTTTCATTTTCATCTGTGTAAATATACATAGTCCGATATTCCACTAACCAAGCTCTTAAGCATAGAGATATTTCATATCCTATACCACTATAAAAGAGCGAGGGGAGAGTAAGTGGATAAGCGGGCTCCAGTCATTGTAATAATCTCTCCCCTCTTATGGGCTAATCGGGTTCATCCCCGGTTAGCTCACCTTTTACTTGACAATTCGGACATTTGCACCATAATAAGGTAGCATGAAGCAGAAGAATATAGTCAAAACTTACCGTAATGGGCAGAGCGTGTTTCTCCTGCCATGCATCGTATTCTTGTCCAAGAATATCCTCGGTACGGAGCATTACGTGAGAGAGCAGAGAGTTGGCTTCAAAGATGACAAAATCGTCTTCAAAAGCAAGACGGAACAAGAGGCGGTCGAAGCGTATAACGCAACTGTCTCAGCGACATACTTTGCAAAAGCAAAAAATTATCTAGCTTAAGCCGTGGATACTACACTCAAAAAGATTGACGCCCTTTTTCGTCATATCGAGGGTGTGCAGAGCAATTGTCGCATCCTTGGGGAGAGGCTAATTGAATTGGGACGTACAGATTTGGGCGTTCAACTTATTAGAAACGCACTTATTCACGACCAAAGTAAGTTTAGCGGTATTGAGTGGGACAATCTTTCTAATGAAGTGGAGACTGCCGAGTCTAAACTTCTTCTTCAAGAAGCGATTTCACATCATAACCGCACCAATCCGCACCACCCTGAATTCTGGGGAGGTATTAAAAATATGCCTCCAGTCTACATAGCGGAGATGGTTTGCGATTGGAAGGCTCGCTCAAGTGAGTTCGGGACTTCATTGCAGGAATGGATTGACGAGTCAGCTACCGTGCGTTTCGCGTTCACGAAGCGGGACAAAATCTACAAGGACATCAAAGCGTTCTTATCGCTCTTATTAGAGAAACCATTTAAGCCAGTGACGTAACAGTTTTTGGATACGTAGCCCAACTGGCAGAGGCAGCAGACTTAAAATCTGTTCAGTGTGGGTTCGAATCCCATCGTATCTACCATTTATGACAATCAAACCAGTAGGAAATAGAGTGTTAGTCAGTCAGGTCGAAGAGACCGAAAAACAAGTTGGTGGCCTTTTCGTACCATCTTCCGCTCAGAACTCAGGTACATTGCGTGCAAACGTCGTTGCCGTAGGTAATAAAGACATTCCAGAAGACATCGTAGTAGGTGCAATTGTACTTGTGCCATATCTTGCCAGCCCAATCGTCATGGACGGCAAGAAGGTTTATATTATGAGCGTCGAAGATATTATTGGCGTCGTATCGGAATGAGAGAGACTAGAGAGCAGACCCAGAAGCGTCTCAACAAGTTCTTTGAGAGGCGAAGCCCCAGCTTCCACGTAAGGGTAGCTATGGGTGTTCGTCAGTTTAAGGGTAGGTTCTGTTATGTAAATTGCGACTGCCACTTCCGCCCTAAAAAGGGTTGGCTTGGAGGCTATGAAGAATATCGAGTTCGGCTTTCAAAAGAAGGTATATTTATCGTATGAAAGTTCTTGTCACAGGTCATCGTAAGTTCAAACTAGAGAACTACGATTGTGGCTGGATTAGACTCGCTCTACAGCAAGCTATCTACGACCTCAAGCAGAAGCACGGCGGCTTTCTAGGCTATGCAGGAATGGCCTCTGGCGTTGATTTATGGTTCTGTGCTGAGTGCGAGAATCAGGACGTATCGTTTGTCGCCTGTATTCCTTTCGAGGAGCAGGCAGAAACTATGGATAAAGAAGACGCGGAGATGCGTGAGCACTGGATTGGGGCCGCAGGCTTCGTTAAGCACGTAAAGAATTCATGGATGGTCGAAGAGTGCGATATGGGAATTGTCGTTTGGGATGGAAACAAAGGCGGCACTCACAACGTAGTCCAACAGCTTATTGAGAAGAAAAAATCCTTCATTTGGATTAACCCGGTCGCTCAGAAAGTTTGGGATTGTTCTTGACAGTTGTTAGAAGAGTCTTACTCTGGCGTCATGATTCTCTCTCTTGTCCAAATTCAAATCAGCAACGTCCTCGAAACTCCCACAGCTCGTCAAGCGTTCAACAGCATTCAAGCGGTCTTGGAAGCGTCCGACCTGAAGCTTGAAAGTCTCAGGCGGCAACAACCAGAAGGTACGAATCTGAACGCTTTGGCTCTCGTCTCCTCGCCACTCAAACATCCATTCGAAATCCTTAAGGGCGACGTTTCCATTCGGTCGATTCCGTACTGATTCGCCTTGACTTTCCCGACAGGACGGAGAAAATATCCCGATGCTTACAAGATATTTCGGCCCCACTCCCTACTCAGTTTTCGGCTCTCTAGGCGGCACACGAGATGACAAGTACGTTATTTTTGGCGTTGACAATAAACTTTACGCCTATCATCTTGTAGGTGGAAGTATTAAGTGCCTTACTCATTGGAAAGAGGCGGAAGTCGCAAAGACGCTCAAAAACCAACTCTGGCACCAATTCACTGTAGCTGAGTTGGAAACGTTTATTCCCGGACAAATTGTAGGTGTAGAAATTGCGGGCGTCAAGTCGTTCTTCGAAAGCTCGCCGAACGCGAAATTTTTAATTGACAAGCCTACCGTCGATGGTCAAGGCTTCATCAAAGTCAAATCCAAACAAAAAACTAAAATGGCAGTCATCGGTCAACAACCAGTATCCCAAAACGTCGTGGACACAACTCCACGCACAGTCACCAGAGGTCAGCTCTACTATAATCTCGCAGAGAAGCAGGTTCAGCGTATCATCGAAATCCAAGGTCACCTTTATTGGGCGTCCTATCACAAACAAGCAGCAAAGCCATACGGCATCAAATCTTTCCGCAAGGCAACAAAGGCTGAGGTAGATTCCTATCTCGCTAACGCCAACTAATTTTCAAAAGCACGTCTACGCTGCCATAGGTAGGGAAGTCTCTGTTCGGTTAAGTCCGGCCCTGAGTCCTATGGTAGAGGAAGTTCGCCGCTTCTTAACACGCCGCAGGCAGACCTAGTAACTGGGAAACCAGCAGAACAGTCGTTATGACCTCATGGAAGAAGCAACCCTAAAGTTCCTAGAGTGAGTGTTACTCGACAATGGTAAGGTTGGGGCAGTTTGCTATTAACACGCAACCAGACGCAAGTCTGAGACAAATGTAGACCTAATACAGAACGGCGGCTATTACTTTTGAAAACTCAACTCTCCCGAGTGTATGCCCCTGTGGCAATTTGCACAGAGGAGAGTTGTTTTATCTAGCTCTTTCTTGATACGTTCGAACGAATGATTTTTCGCCATAGCGATAGCAATCGAATTTTCCTTGACTTCTGGGTCAAGATGGTGAAACTCTAAAGCAGATAGAAATTTATTGAATCCGCAGCACTGGCAAGCTCCACCTTTATAAGCGACCGCTTTTACTTTCATTTCCCTACGTTTCTTCTGAAGTCGCTCACGTCGATTATTCAGTACGGACGCTCCGCAATAGTAAGCTATCGTTCCACGATTAACTCCCGTCTTTTTCTCAATCTCTCTGTAACTTAAACCCTCTGACCTAAGCTTCAATAGTATGTCTTTCATACTTTGATTTACACAGGTTGGACTTTTATGGGAACACAACCATACAACCTCGCAGAAAATAAAAGAGTGGCGAACGCGGCAGTTCTTGCGTTCCTCCAAGCGAATCCTTCATGGGTTTTCGCAGGCTATGTATTAGTCGATACTGATACAGCTAACATGCGAATCTTTGCGGATGGTAAAGAGCGTATGCTTATTACGCCCGAGCGTAATGAGTTGATGGACCCGAAGCTTCCATGCTTCCAAGTCAATATGGACAATCTCAGGAAACAGATGGAGCAGAGCGGACACGACTAATGATATACTCTAGAAGAAAAACAATCGCTCGAATCATTTACTTGCTGAATAGTCCGACTTTTCTATTCATGTCTCAAGGCTTCGCGTTTCGAGGAAAAAGACTTCGAATCCGCTATGTAAATCGCAAGGCGAGCCACACAGAGTTGAATAAGCTTGACACCACGACTCTTCGCCTTCTTCATGACTGCATGATTATAACTGAGTCCATAGCTCCTAATCTCAAAAGAACTTTAGGCAACAACGTCTCAAAAAGAGGATACGAATGGAACGTCCCATTTACTCCTCGCAACCGCTTTTCAAAGTGAGTAACATTCTTTCAGGTAAATCTATCGAACTCCTCTGTGAATTTCACGGAGGCTCGCATCTTTACGGGCTCAATACGCCTGCCAGCGACATCGACGTTCGAGGCGTGTACGCAAATACGGACTACACGTCCATCCTTGGTACGAAACGCTTTGACGAAGAGCGTAGGCAAACGGCGAGCATCCAAGAGGATATCGTCTACAAAGAGGTGAGTCACTTTATCCGTCTTCTTAAACAGTCGAATACGGAGGCGTTGGAAATTCTTTTTGCGTCTGAGTCTGCGTTCTCTATACTCTCCGACTCCATGAAGTTGATTCGTTCCTACCACGAGTCTCTTGTCGATTCTGAGCGTCTATACAAATGCCTTTGCGGATATATGCAGGGCGAGTATCGTCTTGCTATTGGAGAACGTAAAGGCCAGATTGGCGGCAAACGCTACGAGTCTGTACAGAAGTACGGGTTTAGTCCGAAAAACTTTACGCAGCTCTTCCGCCTCGCCTATGCAGGCCAGATGTTCTTTGAGCAAAATCGCTTCCCAGTTAACATTAAAGAAGAAAAAGACCCTGACATTTGGAACGCTTTGATGAATATCAAAACGAAGCCAGAACTCTTCACGAAAGACGAGCTTACGCTTAAATATGCTGAGGCTGAGTTGGCCCTTGAACAGGCTTACGAAAACCGCGTCGTAGAGCGTAAGTTTGATGAAGACAAAGCGAATGAGCTTCTATTTGATGTCTATATGCCGCACCTCGTCAATGGCTATCAGGAAGCGTTGTCGAAGCGAATTAAGAGTCGCGAATGAATTGGTTCATTACCATTCTCCATAGGGAGGGTGCGGACATCACACGCACCTTCTTTATTGATAAGATTGAGGCTCAAAAGGCGTGGCACAAAATCATAGCGGAAAAGAAAGGATATAAGAGCGAAACCTACAAGATTTGGTCAAAGAAGATGGTGACTGAATGGGGAGTAACGCTTATACAGAATCAGGATAGTTCAAGCGTGTATGCTATCGAACTTTGGGACCGCTCCCTATGGTCAAAAGATGCACCAGAAACAATTTCCGGTTAACAATCCGAACCGTCTGTGGCCGTACCAAGCTAACCCTTGACTGCCCGCCCAAGAAAATAACAGAGTGGCACAAAGCGAAGGTCCAAACTGAGTGAGTAAGCCGCTAGTAATAAAAGGATTACATTTTCTTCGAAAAGGTCTTGACTTTCAGAAACCAGCAGTCATTGTCCATCTCGTAAGTTATCGTTCTTTCAAAATTTTGTTCGTTGCTGGTAGGTAGGATTAATAGTGTCCATCCTTTAATAAGTCGCCAGTGGAATGAGTTAAAAGCGTCAGCTACTTCGATTCGGGTAAAAGCGATAGCCCGACGTAAATCCACACGGGAAGGAAGTAAAGGGAGGCTCATGCTCGGCATGAGAGGTGCCCTCGAACGCAGTATACGCGGTATGATAAAGGGGTGAAGCCCTTCATCCAAGTCATGGGGAGATACGCAAAGTCCCTAGAAACAAAGCGGCGTATGACCGAAAGAGCGTTTAGTGTCTAAACAAGCCAGCAGCGAACAGATTTTTTCGAAAAGTTCTTGACGAACGCAAAAGAGTCTGTATTATAGTTCGTATAGTTAGTTGTTCTTTAATAATTTCGGGGAAGTAGCTCAGAGGTGGCGAGACGCAAGTCTTGTAGACTAGAGTCAAATCTAGGTAGAGCGAGCGATAACTTCGCTAGGTCGGTGGTTCGAATCCATCCTTCCCCACCAATTTATGCCGCGTCGTCTAAGCACTAGGACGCCACCTTACCCGGTGGAAATGCAGATTCGTAACCTGCTGCGGCACCAATTTAGCGGTCGTCTAATATAGGACACTTGAGGCGTAAAAAGCATCAAGGAATGCAGGTAGCCACGCCCGGTTACTTCGCCCGCTAGCAAATTTTGCAGACGTATTCTGCAAGTCGGGGTAGGTAAGCCTGAGAGTCTATCTGGGCTCCCCGTCTCTATACATCAGTACGAAGTAGACTTCAGCTTCGTAAAGTTGATTGAGGTGAGGCGAAAAACCGAATTTTGTTCTTTGTTAGATTATACGACTCTCTAGGAAAACGTTAATCCGCTTGGCTCGCAAGGCTAAGAGAACTCTGTTCAATTCGGAGGGGAGCCTCCAATTTTGTGAGCGGTCAGTAGGCCACTGACGCAGCAAATCGGGTCAAACCGTAGCTCACAGAACAAGCCAGTGTTCGCATATCGACTATAAGCTGATATTGACCCCGCAAAGGCGATATTAAGACAGGGTGAATAATAAGTCGCTCCTACGTATACTAAAGAGAAATGCGGCTCCCGCCCGCTATGCGAATCCAATTTCCAATCCAATATATGAAAACTGAAATGTAGCAATGTCGCGAGGTGGTCTTCCACTTCAATAAGTTTAGCATAGTCGATACTACGGTCCCGCCGTGGGTCATTAAAGCAAAGGGTCAAACCTTCTATGTTAAACATGTTGAATGTTGTGCCGCTTGGTCAACAAAGGAAACACCAGACAACCCTCATACAAAGGGTAGCCTCAAGTTCAAAAACGTAGACCTCCGTATAGAAGATGAGGTCGCATACATCACGCAAGCCACCCCACCATGATTTTCTTTTTGACAGTTATCTATGTCCTAGCTAGTCTAGGAATTGCTTTTTTGCTTGTAGACCTGCATTTTTTTCTCGCCGACCCTAGCTCGGCTAAGGTGGTATGGACACTTATCCTGTTCTTTCTTTTTTGGCCGCTTATCTTTGTGTGGTTTGGGCTTATTGTCATCAAAGATTTGCTGGCAGAGTTCTTTAACAATCTCAAAAGTAAATCTTGACTTTCCATTCGTGGCGTATCAATCTCGCCTCATGCTTGGGTAGCTCAATGGCAGAGCAGGCGTCTCTAAAACGCGTCGGTTGTGGGTTCGACTCCCACCCCTTGCACCACTTAGGTTCGACATTTTCTTACCGTTTTGGCCGTAACCTTAATACGGGGCGATAAACGGAACAGGTTGGAGCGTTCCAGTAAATACGCTCTTGTTCTTTAACATTTGGGCGGACTTAGCGGTTCGCCTTCCCTACTCTGGTATCAGCAATGGTGTCGGGCTCACAGAGAGTAATCACAGCCTTCCCGAAGGTCGTAACGCTCGGGTGGACTATGAAGTAGGGAGAATTTATTGGAGAGTATGGGGTAACGTCATCCCCACCCGCGTGGGAGCGGGAGAAGGTAATACTACTAGCGTTATGGGTCTAATTAACCTACCCGCAGGAATAACTTTAGCTGTAGGTTTAAGTCCTACCTCTCTGACCATTTTAGGCTCCGCGAAATGCATCTAGTGGAGCCTGTCTGTTGTAGTATGCCGGGGTAATCTGTATAGTTCCCGCTTAGTCGCACGTCATTGCAGAAGACCATTGCGAGCCGCAGACGAATTTCTTTTATTACGTACAGGTATGTAGTCTAATGGTAAAACACGAGGCTATTTCCGAGTATCTTGGTTCGAATCCAAGCGTACCAGTGCGTAAGTTTATAAAGAGGGCTCAGACCAACTGAGTTGTAAGCTCGAATCAGTAAAACGGACATGAGCAGGTTCGTTCTGGACGCAAGTCCGCCTCTTTATTAAAATCCCTTTTGACTTAGTGGAGGAACATACCTCTATGAAGATGGGCGAAATACTGCCTTCCTAAACCTCCGATTGTTGTTGTAGTGGCAGCGAAGATGCAGATTCGTATCGACTGTCGTTGGTCTTGAGGTCGATGGGTTATACTCGCTCATAGAACGACTCCATAGAAAGAGCGGCCTCGCGAACCGCAGCCTCTATGCAGTTCAAGAGGAGATTGGCTATAACTTAAGCCGCGATGAGTGGCCCACTTTAACTTTCCGTTCTTTTCATTTTCCCGGTCTTAAATACCTTAGCATTCGTCGTGCTATTTGTCGAGTAGACCATCCGTCCCGCGTTAGCTCAGGGTAACGCAACTATTCTTTCTGTCTGCAATCCTACGTAACGGTTCAGGTTGTGGAGTTAGGACAGGGGATTTGATGGTGAAAGAGGAGCCCACCCTACAGGGCCATTCAGTGAGATGACCAACTCAACACGTAGGGCGGGAATTATTTTTCTAAGAAGTGTATTTCTCTATGGCAATTAGAGCACACGAGGATACATTTCTTTATCTCTTTGAGACCTTTATTCAAGCTATCAAAGAATGGAGTAGGGTCTTTTTCTTCAGGGTTTACATGATGAAAGTCTAAAGAGGCAACGCATTTATCATACCCACACTTCACGCACTTTCCTCCAGCCGCTTTAACGAGTTCTCTTTTGATACTGTTACGGCGAGCTTGTCTAGTCTCGTTCTTTTTAAGTCTATATTTCTCTTCCCTGTGGTATAGAACAGTGCTCATAGATACGTTGAGAGCGTCGCTTATTTGTCTATTTGTTTTACCGTCGTTTATAAGTGTGGTAATCTTTTCTTTTATAGTTGACTCCATGTCTTAGTTACACACTAAGGGAGCCATCGGGAAGTTCCTTTCGATTTTCCTTAGCAGGTCAGGGATTAAGGGCTAATTAGTTTGCTCCGTTGCGTTTGCAACCCAGCTTACTTTTTAGCCCTTTTTTCTTGACAAAACGGAAGACGCGTGCATCGTAAGAGACATGAAACGAACCACCTACATGTTTGCCCATCCCGAATCCGAAATCGGGCGTCTCTACCGCCACGCGGAACAAGGAACTGATGGCGACGGACACCCCGATTGGAAGCTGATAGCTATTAACCAAATCGGTCTTTACGTCCTCAAACGCAAGAACTGGCTAGAAAAACTTTTCCGTCTATAACATGAGTTTCGACAAATACGCCACTCACGCCTCTTCCGTAGCTAAGGCCGCATCCGCATCGCCCAAACCAATCACAACCCAGCTCCACGCCACCACCCTTACCATTGGCGAGAACTTTGCAGTTCGTATTGGCGACGGCTACACTGTCATCTCCGATGTTGTTAAAGTGGACGGAAAGCCCGCTACAGGGCCTAACTCGTACCAAATCAAAACCGCAAAGCTTGACGAGCTGATTCGAACAATAGTTTGTGCGGAGACCGCGTTCAAAGCGGCCAAGACTCTTGAAGAAGGATTCCCTAAGTGATTCCGTTCGGTCGTTGCACCCTAGTTGAATCTGGCAAAAGAATTCTTCAATGCCGTTGCGATGGTTCGACCTTAGTTCTCACTCTGCCCGCTCCCTTCCCCGGCTCGTTCTGTCAATACTGCGACCTGACTAAGTATAAAAATGAAAAATCTATACAGACGCTTTCTACTCTTCCTCTGGGTTCTCAAGACGGACAAGTTGGAACTAGTTCATATAGTGATAGCTCTCAGCCTTCGTCAGGCGAACGGACGCAGTAATATCAAACCGTATAACGATGCCAAGCAGCTCGTAGAAACAATTCCATACGTAAACTCATACGCCAAACTGCACGATTAAAATGAAAACGGTAAAAATTCCTTTCACTTACGCTCGCGTTCCCAATGGTGAACCTCTGAAGTTTGGAGACCTGTACGATTGGAATGGAAGTTGGCTTCCCGTTACGATTGGTAACGAGACAGACCATTTGGCGGTCGAACCTTACGTCTACATTCGTTTGAAGCAAGACCTTGTGTCTTGTATCATGCGGGGTCTTATTCGGGCATTTGTTTGGTGCCTCAGCTTTCGCTTCGTGGAGATTCCGCTCAGGACTCTCATGATGACGTGCATTCTTATGACGAGCACTATGTTTTTCATTGGCCTAATAAGCCTAGTCAATGGAGACTCTGTAGAGCGGGTTCAGCAAATGCTATCAGTAACTCCTCGGACCATCGCCTTGTTTGTTCTCCTGCTTATCCCGGGCTATATCTCTCAAAGAAATCTTGTATGAACTTGTTCGACCTAGACTGGCCTAAGCTTGCCACACACTATTGCCCACTCTCGGGCACGTTCTACATGGCAGACAGGGGTTTCATGTACTTGTGGAGTCCCGAGCAAAAACTTTGGTTGGAGGCTGGCGTCGCCCAACTCAATATGTTTATGCGGCGTCCGGCCCCGGTCGAATTTAACAATCGCTACAAGGACGAGTTGATTCACAAAATTTCCGTCGCGACTCAGACTGGTACTGGTCCTACTGGATTCCCAGAAGGTCAAAAGGGTATCTCAGACCGCTATGACATGGTTCGTGCGGCAATGCTCGAATACGACATGAAGCTCTGTGTACTTATGGGCCTGTCTAAATACAGTCCGGGCCAAAAAGTTCGCATAGACCTCAACGCTCATATCAAGAAGGTTCGGTATGGCTGGGTCGATTCCGTCAGTACAATTGGCGGCTATTGCGGTGCAAGTGGCGTCAAGGTGGAGAGTGGCGAACACCTCTACTACGTTCGCATGAAGCAACAAAAACACGTGCGTCCTTTCCTATACACTTTCTGTGAAGCCGCACTAACCCCTATGCTTGAAAAAGCTTCTGCCACAGTCAAATTCACCGCACTCGCACCTGTTTAATATGAACGTTCTATCTATTCATCAACTCGCCGTTATCTACAAAGCTTTGAAGTTTGCGGGTCACTGGTATATTGTATACGTTGGGCCTTGGAGTCACCCACTCAATACAACTCCTAACTGTCTCGCGATTCTCTTTGACGGCTTTGTACAGTGTAAGTTTTCTGTAGGTGAAGATGGAACACTCATGGTTGCAGAGAAAAAGAGCGAGCATTATCTATCTCTTACAGCTATGGGGTTTGCTATCGGGCAGACCATTACTATAAATCAGCTCGTAGACGGTATCGTCAAACATCGTAGAGAGGGTAACCACGGCATAAACGTAACACAAAGAGTTCCCCTCTCTCAATGTAGGGAACTTGTTATTAAGGGTATTCGTAGGATGGGCGAGGACCAATACTACGAGGAGTTGTCGCCAACATGACCACAACGAAATGCCCCGAGTGTCTATCATTGTGGACCGCCCATTTAGATGTCATACTTTCTAATGAGCGGGTGTGTGTCGCGTGCAGACCTCGCGTCGAACCTAATCCCGATAAAGATTTACTCGACTGGATTCAACGCTCTCCAAATCCCCGACTACATCAAGTGGTGCGGGCGTGGACTCAAAACAAAGGCGGCTTGTCTCTCCGCTCTGCAATAGCCCATTGTGCATTAAACTCTCGACCCGACTAATATGCCACGTGAAACCAAAAAAGATTTAGAAGATAAACTGAAGGCTTCGTCACTGAAGCTTCTTCCTATTGCCGTTTTCTTTTTCTCATTCAGCTTTATTTTTTGCGTCAACGCCAAGACGGGTACGCAAGGTTTCTTTGGGTTCGTAGGTATCCTGCTATCAGTGCATATCGCTCAGACCTCGCTTAAAAATCTGAATAGGTACTACAAGTAAAGCTTGACTTATTCAAAACCTTCCCTCACCCTACCCTTGTCATGAAAAACTTCTTCCTCTTCCTCGTATCTCTCGTGGCGTTCTCGCCACTGTTTGCCCAAACAGCAATTCCGCCAGCTCCCCAGCCTCAACAGCAAGAGGTCATCGTTCGCATTCAAAACGAACAACCCAAGGCCATTCCTCAATCCACCGTGGTTGAAAAGGCTCACGAATGGGTACAGTTTGGCGAGCACGTAGGCAAGGCAATCGACGCTGGCCTTGGCAGTCTCACTGAGCACGCTAATAAATTTGCAGATACCGATGCGGGCCGCTTTACAATGCTCGTCATTGCGTGGAAGGTTGCGGGTCAGGACGCCATGACGTTGCTTGACAGGTTTACGGGAGTGGCTGTTGGCGTTCCTTCGCTTATTGCATGGTGTGCCTTGTGTATTTGGTATATTCGACGCATGTTTGTCCGTCACACCATCGTCATCGAGAAGTCCGGCTTCCTTTGGTGGGGGACAAAGAAGTATAAAGTCGTTAACGACGAACATGAGTGGGGCTCCGATAAGACCGCAGGTATGTTTGTTGCCGCAATTGTATTTATCATTGGCTGTGCGGTCCTCGTCTTTGCGGTCATCCTCTAATGCAATTCACGCTCAAAATCAAAGGCGTCACCGTATTCTGCCCCACGTTCAGGCGTCTACTCGCCTCAGCGTGGCACTTTACTAGTGTGTGGCCGGGTTCTGGATACAGGATTTGGTTTGCTCCTAGCTGGAACTACGAAAGGCTCAATAGATTCATTCTTGAAGCGTCACGAGTCGAACCTATAAACCCGGTCATCTGATTTTATTCTGCGTCAGGCCATTAAAACCTGATGTCTGACTAGCTGTGGGTTCAGCGACCACCACAATAAAAACGGGCAGACTATTTATGTACGTTTTCCATCTGTTAATTAGCGTCTACGCCCTCGGCCTAATACAATTAACCATTCACGAACTCGGTCACGTCTTCACTGCCCGCAGCTTCAAATGGAATGTCGTTGGGCTTAGGTTGGGCATTGGACCTAAAGTTTGGTACGGATGGTTTCTTGGTACAATCAGGTTCGAGCTTAATCTCATTCCTCTCAGCGGAGATACGGTCTACATTGAGTCGTATGGGTTTGACGCGGGCTCAAACGAGGGTCGAAAGAAGTTAATCAAGTTCTATCTTTCGGGCCTTATTCCCGAAATAATTTTTATGGTAGGGTCGTTCTTACTGTTCCTAAAGCTAGGTATTGGCGTCTTGTGTATTGCGTCAGGCTTCGTTGCCCTCGTGACCATCGTAAGCCTACTCTTCAGTTTGAAAGAGGCGTGCTCAGACCTTCGCAGACTCGCAAGCCTATTGAGTAGCAACAAGTAACGAATTTTCCAGAAAAAGCTTGAAACTCACGTTCGAATCTGCACCTTCCACGTCGCCATAGTTTGCAATCAGGGGTGATTGCAGCTAGCATCGGAAGTCAGTGACCGTTACTACGGATTGAGGTCCGCTCGAAAGGGCGGGCCTCTTTTCTTTAGAAAATACTTGACTTTTCAGAACGGGTAGGCAGCCTCTTTGTATGAACTCTGAAAAAGCTCTTCATGCAGCAATCATGGATTCTCCCGGCCACTGTGCGGACTGGAAAGGTCGTATCCAACTCCGTTGGTATGTCATTCCTCGCCGTCGCAAAGGCAAGTGGGTGTGGAGTGAATGGGGCCGCTGGTGTTATATCACAGACTGTCATGGTGATGAGGTTCGCGTGTGGTGGGAGCCTGAAATTGTCAAATGAGCCTCTTCCGTAAAACTTCGGGTTTCACCCCGCCTCAGCCGTCGCGTCGTCAGGTATCTACTCGTAAAGTACCTTCGACCCGCTTTGTCAAGACGCCTTCCCAGCATCCTCTCTCTACACCAAAGCGTCAGCCTTTCGAACCTAACTCTGCCCGCTTTGTAATCAAAAGCGTCGCTGAATATAGGAAGGTGACCGCAACAGGAAATTACCTTCTTGTCGTCATCAATTACCCTGACTGCACAAACTTTGAAGGAAACAAGATTCTCGTCTTCGAAAACCTTTCCGAACGTGAGCTTAAGCTCATGCGTAACATCGACCCTCACTTCTTTAACGATTCACGATATAAAACACCTATCGCTAGATTCGAGCCCTCGCGTAATGGTATGCGGGCAGCAAAGGACTTCTGCGATATGATGGCACGGAGAAATTAAAATGCACGCCGAATATCTTCACGCGATTAACGTCAACAAACGTAAACGCTCCGTCGATTTCGTATTAGAGGAAATCAAAACGAAGGGCATTGAGTTTGATACTATCGCCGTTCGTGGGTTTAGTGGGACCAGCGTCGGTAGTATGGTGGCATATCTACTAGACAAACCTCTCTGCTACATTCGTAAGAAAGAAGAGCTTTGCTGTTCATGTAATCGCGTTGAGTTTGACGATAACGATAAAATTGGGAGGTTCCTAATCATAGATGACCTGATTGACTCAGGAAACACTGCGACTCAAATCATCAAATCTGTAATGGAGCACGATTCAGAAGCCGAATGCGTGGGTAGCGTATTGTACAGGACACGCTATTACTATCCTCGCAAAAACCTATTTGAGTTAATCGGTATGGAGCTTGCCCCACCTCCACCCAAGCCCGAAGAAAAGCTACCAGAAACACTAAACGACTTAGACTTCTCGGTTCGTTCTATGGTCGCACTTGACTTCGAAACGTGCTCCTTAAATAGCTCTTATCCTCCATATATCACATCAGGACCAATAACAGTTCGAGACTTTAGATACACCCCTCCAGATTTTATAAAGCAGGATTCAGACTTTAGCGACACCTTTTCTAACTACGATAAAGTAAGTAAGCTGCTCAAAGACAACTTCACAAAGAAATAAAACATCATGAGTCAATATCATAACCTCGCGGGCCAACGCAATCGTGACGCAGAAATCAAACGTGAGTTGATTCGTGTAGGCGTAGAGCCTTTGCAGCTCATGCAGCCCGCAGAGCATACAGAGGTGCCGCATACCGTCATTGGCGAAATCAAGACTCGTCACTTCGGAACATTCCGCTTTCACAGGGCTTGGCGTTATTGGATTGTCGAAGGGCTCATGCCTTTAGCCGTAGCTGAGAAGATTTACGCAAATCCAATCATGAAGGAGGAGGCGAGGGCGGGCGGAGATTGCGGATGCCGTAAGCCTTCTACATGGTCCAAGAGAATGAGGGAGGGGAAGGTAGTACCCTCTCCCGGAGAATTACAAACTGTAAAGGCGGCACTTAAAGATGGGTCCGAGATTTATCAAATGGTCTATGACGACCCCAAATTCTACTGGACTGAATCAGAGGAAGAATTTCTTTCTTATCCTCAGTTCGTTAGTACGTATCATATCGACTCAGAACTCGCCATGTATCTATTCGTTGAGATTCTGAAGCAGGAAGGCAACGCACTAACCAACGACGAATTATGAAACAGGAAATTATTCAGGCGGATAATCGTACGCGTGATGGGCTGACAACTCCCGAGTTCACCGCCGTATCCGAGACAGAGTACAAGGCCGCAGACGGCTCCACGCTTAAACGTGAATATGGGAAGACGCCTAACGGCAATGATATGAATGGTCGCTGGGTTCTTAGAAATCCCGAAGGAAAGTTCTTGACTTTCGACCAATACCGTAGTGACATCGCAGAAGAATACAGTCTCAAACTCATTCCTCTCAAAACATGAACTTCGAAACGGTCAAACTTCTCCACACGAGCGACGCGGTACACGATTACGTTGAAGACCTCTGGAAAACAGACATCTTCCGCTTCCTGCATAAGCGTGGCCGTCCCGGTCAATTCGTCTTCGACATCGTAGACCAATTCGCCAAGCTCCCCCGCTTCTTCTTTGAGATGACGGACAAGAAGCTTGAACACGCTCATTTTTCTACGTGGTGGGGCGGCATTCCATATCGCGAATACGACAATCCCTACATTCATGACTTGTACTTGATTCATGAATTTGCTCATGCGGGCACTATGGTATATCTGCCCGACATGAATTACGAGAACTTCCTTCGCGAGATGACGGACAATGAGCTTTATGCCAGTGTCGTTTCGGAGATTCAAGTCTACTTTGAAATTCCTGAGCTTCGTGAACTTTCGTTCAATCATCCTATCTACGCGGACCGTTTCTTGCAGGACAAGGATTTCATGCGTCGTTATCAATATGATAAGCGTTCGGCATTTCGCGAAATGAAGGTTCGTCGCCGCAATACGATGATGAACTCGAATGCAGACAACGTAACCGATTTCTGGATTCACCGCTTCTACAATCAAAATGCGGCGTGGGGTGCGTGCTGGGCTCATAACTTCAACAAGGTGGAGAAGGCTATGGCATTTCTTCGTGACAAGTCGCTCAACGCAACGGACGCACAAAGAGCTGACGCACTGACGGTCTTTATTCACTGGTTAGAGAATCAATCGACCAACAACATTCCATTCCTTCGTGAAGCTGAAGCGTTTGCCGGTATCTACTGGGGTAATCGCGGCCACTACGACGACCAAATCAACAAGTGAAAAAGTCGAAACGAGTGCCCAAAGAGGCTCCAGATAATACTATCTACTTGACCTCAAGTGGTACGCGTGTTCGCATTGTTAAGCAAAAAGAATTTGCAAACCACGCTAGACTCGAATCGGAGAATCCTCCTACCGGGATAAGCTGGCGTACGCACAACATTGTTCGCGTAAGCGACGGACATGCAATATGGTGCATATGGCAAAAAGAAGACTTAAAACCAGAATGAACAACTCTCAGCTATATTTAGAGACGCTAGGCTTCGTCAATGGTGACATGAAGCAGGACTTTGGCGACCTCAGCCTTGCCAAATACGTAAAGTATTTGATGCGTAAAGTCGTGAGCCCTTCTGGCAATCGCTTTGAGTATATCTGGCTAATTTCCTACGAGGATAATGTAGTCGAAATCGTAGGTGAGGTCTATGCGGCCAAAAAGAACACGTACAAGCCAAAGGGCGGGGTCAAGCTTGAAGACTTGATTAAGAAAGGTTTTGTCCCGGTCAAGTTGGGCATCATCCGCTCTCACGATGAACTCGTTAAATTTTTAGCCTAATGAAATCGTATATTCTCGCCACCATCGCCGCAGGCTCATTACTTTTTGGAGTAGTCACGAATATCTTCAAAAAGGAAGAGTCGCCTATGCCGTGGGTACTTACGAACAGCATGACCCGCATTCACTCCTCTCCCATCCTCGGGATTATGGCTGTGAACGTGGAGTACCATATGAATTTGCCCCAAGAAGTCGTAGAGCCAAACGAGCTATACCCCTTTCTGGATGCGGCAGTTAGGGAGTATCGAGCCGCATATCCGGGCAATATCTTCGACGGAGATAGACGACCGCTAGAAAATTACCTTGACAATTGTTTGAAAGCCGACTTGTCTCTTGCACGTCAAGGCTACGTCATCACTAAAGTTTACATCGTCAACTAATATGAACCCTTCCGAAAAGAAAACGTTTTTCTGGGTAGCTGTCGCTCTGGCAGTTGCCTTTTGCGTCGTCTCCATTTTTTATCAGTTCTTCACTTACGTCGCCCCGGAGTACGGATGGTTGAAGCGTCCTAACGGCGAGACCGCAATCGTTCTGGGTGGTAGTCGATACTTTAAGTCTCCCAACGATAAAATGACGTTCTATGCCCGCTATAATCATTTGGAGAAAAATTATGCATGTGAGCGTTCGGATTCCGCCTGCGTCAAGGCTAAAGCGTCGGTCATTTATTCTTTTGACCCCGAGCATATGTCACTTTCTCCAGAGGGTTACGCAGAGCTGATTAGCGTAATACTTAGTGACGCCATACAAGACGCCGCGTTCTGGTCTAAAGACGAAGGGGAATTTGTACTTCACTTTAGAAACAGGTTGGAGAAGCATACCAAACACACGGGGCTTACCATTTTCTCTACTCTTGTCTCTGGGTACGAAGTTGTCGAAAGTTCTGCATCTAAACGTATCTCCGATATGAATACAGAGACGCGTCGCCGCCGAGCCTCGCGTCAAGCTCAGGTGGAGATGGCGAAGTGAGAATAGGGTCCATAATTTTAATCACGCTATTTACGTTGGCGTTATTGTTGGGCATGGTAACGTGCTCAAATAACTACGACAAAGGAAATATCTTGAAGTGGCATCGGGAACGTGGACAGGACGTATCTAATGTAGAGAGACGTTTATTCTTCGACGGTCCATATCTCATTTCCAAGAATCGCCGCATATACAAAGTTACTACTATCAAAAACGAAATCTTCTGGTGGCGTTGTGGCAATATACTCAGCAATGACGTTATCGAAGAGCTTCCTAACGGAGAATATAAAACGTGGCAATGACTCCTCAACGCACTCTTCAAGCAGAAATCTTTTTCGCCAAAGCTAAGTTTGTACAAATCAAGTATAAACTTGAAAAGGATTTTGCAGAAAAATTAGATACGTTCTACGAGTCAGCCTCCTTCTTTGCTTATATCGGAAACCTAGAGCGAGCCCGCGAAGAACTCGTGCTTGCAAACATTCAGGTACTACCTCACCTCACCTCATGACCTCCGTTTCGTATCGTCCAGCAAACCGTTCTGTCGAAGCTCTACGGGCCGAAAGCTTGCGGGAAATTCGAGCGAGATTGGAAGTGGCTCTGAGCGACCTTAAACGGTTGCAGGGTTATGACTCCCCTTATCATATTAGAGGCGGTCAGCTAATGTACTCAATAGGTATTGAGCCTACATACGTAGCGACAGATGTCTATCCCACCGATACCGATATTACGGACAATCACGGCGACGTTCGAAATGCAATTCTGAATAATGAGTATCGCCGCACTGAAGACAACATCACGTTCTTAAACACGTACTTCCCGCATCTAAAAGCTCATAAGGATGGTGGGTGCGTAGAATTTAGCTCGCCAGTATACAGTCATCTTGACGCACTCATGTCCTATTTTGAGTCGGTCAATATGGCACGGTTGACTCGCCCGCTTGCTCCGCAGCACTGCTTTGATTTTAATGGGGAAAAGTATCAACTGGGTAGTGGAGGATGCCATATGCACGTAGGCTTCCCACAAGACTTCAAAGGTAAACAGCTAGAGCTATTCAAGCACAACATGTTTATCTTCGCTCACAATCATCCGTTTATGCTTTTCCTGTTCCGTAGATACTTTATCAACCATTACGACTTGTGGAATAGGCGAAATTGTTGCGTAAAGGGGCATAAAAACATCAGGCGATATGTTAAAGACGCCATTAAGTGTGGGACTCGTTATCAACCTATAGCGGTGCGTGCAAACGTTCCTACCGCATGGAAAGGTGGCTATGACACATCGGAGTTCCGCTGTTTTGAGACGCCAGAAGATACTCAGGGTCTTATATTGATTCTGAATTTCGCAACTCTATGCACATCATACATTCAACGCGTGACTGAAAGAAGAATCGAGCTTCAGTGCTCAGATAGAATCTACCGCTTCCGCAACAAACGTATGACGACGAAGATTGTATATCCAGAGATTCAAAACATGTTTGACAAAATCAGTCTGGACTTCACGGGCTACCGTAAGTTTCTCGTAAACATCCGCGAACGTATCGAGTATAACCCCGTATTCTTTGGTTGACTTAATCGAAACGAAAGCGTATCCTTTAGCCATGACACCAGACCTCTATCTTAAAATTATGATGGGATTCACCCTCTTAATTGCGGTCGGGACGTTTCTTCACCTCCATTTCAAAACAAGAAAATAATGTCCGATTCAGATAAACCTATCGAGCCTCTTAAGCCTGAGAACGCACCAATCCAAATCGACGAACAGTCTGAGGCTGCAATCGTTGCAAACATTGAGAAAGTGTTTAGCAACCATGACCCTCGTACCTCTATCGTTAAATCAATGGTGGATTTCAAAGCCATCATGGTAGAGAAGGGTATGACGCCTGAGTTCGTCAACAGCTTCATTGGTAAAATGCGTTTTGACGTAGACCCAGAGCTTTACGGCACTGGCATCTATCTTAAGATGATGGAGCTTTGTGCGGATAATGCATTCAAGCTCTACGAAATCTTCCTCCAAGACTTCGACGCCAATACCTTCGCAGACATGGCTAAAAACCTTTCTGTCCGCGTCAAACTGCCACGTATCCAACTTCCACCACCTCCCGAAGATGTCGAGTAAAGAGGAAATTCTAGACGAGAAGGCTGAAAAGCTAACTCAAGAGAGTATCAAGTCTCTTCGCGAGGCCCATGCAAATGAGTTCAAGCAGGGACTTGGATTCAAACTTCCTATCGGTGCCGTCCTTCATGAGGAGATAAAAAGCCGCTTCTATAAACGAATGGCGGACTTGGGCTGGAAAGTCGATATGGTAACCAGTGACGGTCAATTCAGGGGATACTACGCAGAATGAAAATAGGACCGCTACAGTTTCTTTTGGGTGGAATATGCGTTCTTGCGTTTGGACTTATCATGCTCTCTATTGGGCAGGCTTCGGCCAAGGCTCGTGCTCCCGTCCGCGAGATTTATATTCCTGAGCAGTACAAGGCCGTTGCTGCCAAGTTGTACGCTGAGGTGTATGAGTCCGCAGCTAGGAATTATGCTGGGCCTATGGGCCATGTAGATAAACCCGCCGACGCTGCCCAACAGGCGGTCGAACGCATGTACGGACAATGATTATGTTCTTCGAAGAGCTATTCAAAACAGTACGCATCGCAATCATTCTCACGTTTGCTTTCGGAATCTTCTATTACGTTGTCGTGCGTAAATCTAACGACCCCGAAGTCATATACAGAATACCAGAAGGCAGGCAAGAGGCCGCGACGCGTATGTATAATGAGGTGTACGCCAAAACTTTTAACGGGGCAAACCAAACGTCCGCCTCTGATTACGCCAGAGAGGCTGTCCTGAAAATTTATGGAGAGCCTATTATCGTTCCAAAGGGTCAGCCAGAAGCAGACCCATTAGAGTTTATCAAGCCAGAAAAGAAGCCGCCTAGCCGTATACAAAAATAACATGGACACCATCTCATATCGCAGGGGGATTACTCCGCTCAAAATTATCACGTGGAGCTTTACGGGATTCATCGTATTCATTTTTGTGATTACGAGCGTGAAGTGTACGTTCTCTACTTCAGATATTCCTACTGGACCCCGTGAAGTCATTAAGTATTCTATACCGGAAGAGAAGCGTGTCGAAGCCGCAAAGCTTTATACGGAAATTTATAGGGCAGCTATGGACAATGGAAGCACGGCTGGATGGGCGACCGAATCCGCAGAGAAGGCCGTTGAGAGAGTTTATGGCATGAAAGAAGTCTCACGTGAGATTAGACAACCAGAGAAAGCCCGCAAATAAACATGATTCCTAAAAAATTCTATCGTGGTGACAATCAACCAATCGCCGAAAACGTTGGAGAATTAAAAGCTATCCTCAACGAACTGCCTGACGACCTCCGCGTAGACGGTGGATGGGGAAACCCTGTCCAAGTCGTAGTCTATAATCATGGCAAGCCTGATATGCGTTTGTCGTTCGAAGAGGCAGAGGAGCAAGATTAAAGTGAGTTTTCTTCGCGTATCTATCTTTGGGTTCCCGCCTGCAAGCTGGGCTCGCAAGCGTAAAGAGATTTGCGACCGTCGCAGGCTTGTAAATCTACGTCGTGTCACAATAGCGAAGGTAGACGTAGACATCAGGCAGGCCGCGAAACGTCAAAACTACACCCATATCTCCATACCCGAGATTTTCTCAGAGGAAATCATTGAGAAGCTAAAGAAGCAGGGTTACATTATAGACGTGTGGAAGGATGACTATGGATATAGTGACAGTCATAGATACGTGAAATTGTCTGTGCAATGGCATGAATGGCCCGCAGTATGAGCCTTCTATCCTATCTCAAATCGAAAATTTTCCCAGAGACTAAGCCTATCAGGTACGTCTCTAGGCTTCCTGACGTTTCGGAGCTTCCACCCATCCATGAGAACAACATCCTGAGACGCGAGCAAGAACGCCAAGAGAGATTGAATGTAGTCTTTGACCAGACTATGGAGAAGATTACCGAAAGGGTAAGGGCGGCAATCTATAACCATGTCGTCGTATTCGTCCCTAATGTAATTGAAGATAGAGTTCGAAATGCAGTGGAGCGTAAAGGATATACCGTAACAGTCATGAATCACACCAGCCCCGAAAGGACGCTTTGGAAGATAACATGGAAACACAAACTATAAACCTTGACCCCATTGTTGGGCCAGTGATTACCTCTAAAGAGCTTTTCGAAGTGTCTAGAAAGGCAGTCGAAGAGAGTATGGAGTATCAGGAATTTGTACAGACTCTAAATAAGAACATACTTGCTACAGCTCAAAGTGGCAGATTCTTTTTGAATGTAGACGTACCCGTACACTGGCATTTAGTCCTTTTTATAAACTACCGAAAGAACGGTATAGACGTTCATCTAGATTCTATCGAAGACGAGCACTATAAAGCTCGCATTGCGTGGGCAAATGGATAATTTACTTTGGGTAATTTAGACTACAAATACAAAATTCTACAATATGGGTCCGCTACGTAAACAATTCATCACCATAAGTCTCGTTGCTTTAGGTCTCGCCTTTAGCTTCTGGGGCTTTATCATTGCCGGACTTATCCTCATGTACAATAAGTACATATGGATTTCGCTGCTATCACTTATGCTAGGTGTTATATGCAGGGTAATTACATTGCGTCTAGCACGTCGATTGGTGGGTCTCATTCCTTATTTGCATACGGAAGACCTTTTAAGGCAAGTTAGCGTCCTCAGCCCCAATACCAATACAGTGACAGATAGTAATGGAGAGATAGTGGGTATAGTAGAAGAGAATAAGGAAGACGTAATATCAACGACTTACAAAACTAGTGAGGAAGAAGAGGGGAAGAAGGGGTATAAATTGGGCGAATAGGCGGTGGTCCGACCTCTCTTTCTCTCCCAAAGCGTCCCCTTTCGCCCCATTTCAAACCCACTTTCAAAATTCTGTCAAGACTTAAATTTTTACATAAGTATTTGGCACGTTAGCAGCTTACATCAGAAATCCCACAAAGTCAAGTGAGGAAATCTGGCATACGCGGACACAAATGAGCTTGACTTCTTAGACACATTCAGAACTATGGGCAACTTACTCGCTTGCATCAGCGGGCGGGTCACACAAAACATGAAATACCTAAAAATGTTAGCGTTTGCGTTGGCTGCGTTCTTCGCGGTCAACTTTTCTCAGGCAGCAATCGTAGACTACACTTATCGTAGTGGGTCTTTGCCGGGTGGCGAGGGTTGGTATACCACGGAAACTACGTGGAACTGGTTCTATGCGACCTCGTACTCATTCGAATACTATCATGACGACGCGACTGGTATCTCCTACCATTCGTATCAAGTCTCTGATGGCACCACGACCCTCTACATGGACTCACAGTGGACTTCGACCACGTTCTCCATTACTTCGTACAATCATTTCTCGTTTTATAACGCGGAATTTATGGCAGAACTGTGGCCGGTAGCGGACAGCTTTTACGCTTTGCACCCTGTCCCCGCTCCGCCCCCACCCCCAGAGTGGTAATCGAGGCCATCACTTCACCTCAGACCCTCGGCCCACTGTAAAAGGTGGGCTTTTTAGTGCCCAAATTTGAGCGGGTTTTGGCGTAATAAACCCATATCTGAGCGTGTAAAGTCTTAATAAACATGATTTTATAGCAAAAAACGCCTCTTAAACCCGAATCAGGAACGCAAAATTTACTGTGGGCGGGCATTCGGCCTTATTCGTATAATTTTCGACGCATTTTATGTCAAGAAATCGCTCTGCCCCGCGTTTTACATCTTGACTTTGAGAGAAGATTGCGATTAACTGTCCTCATGCTCCTGATTCTTCTTGTTTTAGGCGGGATTGCCTATTGGCAGTTCTTAGAGCATCACTATTAACTTTTGACCCCCTCTTTGTATGGAAAATAAATGGATAGCAGACAGAGGCTACGGTACGGGCATGTCGCTCGCCTTCCAAGGTGACGAGGAATTTGTCCGCCGTAGCATGAACTTTGCTGCGAACTTTCTTTTGTCAAGTAAGGCTCAGGCCCGCCAACAAACACCAAACTTCGCCCTCGTCAATACAACGATGGCAGAGCTTGAAGACGCATTTCGAGCGGAGGGTTACGTAATAAAGATGCGTGAACTCTATGCAGCTCGCCCGCGTGTGCGTCTGGAGGCTGAGGATTTTCCTGACGATTTCGACGAGCAGGTTCGTAAATATACCCATGAACTCCTATCCGGGAATGAAAATGCTGTGGACCCGACACAGTACATGATGGATGAGGAGACAGATGAAATGCGGGAAATTTCCACACAATACGGTGAGGAGCACGCTAAACGCGAGATGGCTAAGTTGGAGTTCGACGCCTACATGCGTTTGGTTTCGCCCGCATCAGTTGTAACGCACGCTGTTGTTGAAAGTTTCGAAAAAGGTTCTTGACTTTCCTAACAGATATGCGATAATCGCCTTCGTAATCGGAAAACATTCCAAATATAACTCAACCCACTAATACAATGCCCATCAAAAAGTCCTCCGCCAAGAAAAAGACCGTCGCCAAGAAACCAGCCGTCAAAAAGGCCAAGGTCGTCGCCGTCAAGTCTGAATAAGTTTCGAGTCAGGAGCCCTAACACCTAGACAGTTAAAAGAGTAGATGGTGGTAAGCTCTTAGACGAAAACGCACATCCTTGACTTCCTGTTGGAAGCTGGGTGGTTAATGTGCCCGCTAATCGTTCCTGACTCAGGTTAATAACCCTTGGATTAGCAAGAAATTTCGTAATAACAAAGCTCCATGTGGCTGAACCTCTGGGCCTCTCAGATGCCCGTCCCTACCCGGTGAGATTGAGAAGTAAGGGGCTCTTGGAGTTAAGGAACAAAGCCAAGTATTTAACAGGGTGTCCTTAATAAGACATAGACCTGAATGACAAAAGTGAATTCTGTATAATCGAGCAATAGGCACAGCTACACGCCCATAGGAAACGCTTAAGTCTTAATAAGACTAAGGTGCCCGGTTCCTTTGAGGGGCGACGAATCCTGCCAGCAATGGTTCAGGTACAGAGCGTGATTCGTGAATTCTTTTATGGAAGCCATCTTTAACCGGGTGGCTTTCTTTTTTTATTGACTTTTTGCAAACGAGTGAACTCTTTCGTAATATGAACATCATAGACACAATCGAAGCTGGCGTAGAGGTATGTGAGAAACTTCAAGAAGCGGGTCACCAAGCAGTATTTGCAGGTGGTTGTGTACGCGATTTTCTATTGGGTGTAGAACCCACGGACATCGACATTGCTACGAGTGCGACGCCAGACCAAGTTGAAGCCCTCTTTCCCAAGACTGTAGCTGTGGGCAAAAGTTTTGGTGTCATCCGCGTAATACATGACGAGGAGGAGTTCGAAGTGGCTACCTTCCGCAAAGATTCCAAAGAGGGTGACGGTCGCAGACCTGACTCTGTAGAATTTTCCTCAATGGAGGAAGATGCCAAGCGTCGTGACCTTACGATTAACGCAATCTTTTTCGACCCAATCAGTGACAAGTTCCATGACTTTGTAAATGGTCAGCGGGACTTGCATCACAAAATTATCTGCATGGTGGGTGACCCTGCCGAACGTATCAAAGAAGATAAGCTGAGAATCCTTCGTGTGATTAGGTTTGCTGCCCGGTACAAGGGTGCAGTCATCGAATCAGAGACGGGTCAAGCCGTACTTGAACATGCGAAAGAAGTTCTCGAAGTCTCCCATGAACGCATTGGAGATGAATTGACGAAAATTCTCACGCATAAGAGTGCGGCTGTGGGCCTAGTCCACCTAAAGAACTACGGTTTGGATTTTCTGGTGCAGCCAAGTACGCTAATGGGCCGCAATCATATCCGTAACGCTATCGAAGTGTTTACGTTCGCATCGAAGCATACGGCTGGTAATAAATCGCTGGCGTGGGCCGCAGCTCTCCACGAGTACGGCTACGACGCAATCGTACAACACCTCAAGTTCCTTCGCTTCGACACGAAGACGATTGACCGTGTGGTAGGCATCACGGATTTGCTCAAAGGCTTCCCCGGATTCAAAACGCTCCCTGTATCTAGCAGAACGAAAATGCTAGCGACGGAGTATTTTGATGACACATTCCGTCTTTTCTCCTGCCTGCCTAATACGAAAGAAAGCCTCTGTGATTTTATCCTTCACTTTCAGGCTTCAACGCCTCTTTCGCAGGTAAAACCAGAGCGTCTTGTAAATGGTAATGACCTGATTGCTATGGGAATGAAGCCCGGTAAGAAATTCAAGGAAATCCTTGAAGTCATTGATACCCAGCAGCGTGAGGGTATTGTTACCTCGCGTGACGAAGCTATGGAAATCGCCAAAGCAATGGTGGCGAAAATTTCTGCATAAATATTCGAAATGATGCTTGACTTTTGATTAAACATAGTATCTTCTCTTCCTCGTTCAATCGAACAAACAACTCAAAACTCAAATACATACTAACATGTCTGCTACCGCCTCCTCCGCCGTCTCCGCCACCGCAACCGACTCCTCCCTCTCGTCCATGATGAGCGAGATGCAGTCCGCCGAACAGAAAGCCACCGCCCTCCGCGAAGCCTTCAATGCTGAACGCACCAAACGCATCGCCGGTCTCCATGCCGAACTCGGCTTCGAGAACAGTGAAGCCCTCATCCTCGCCATCCGTGCTGCCAATGGCAAGGGTCGCAAGGCTCGCAAGGCGGGCGGAACCCGCAAGGCCCGCACCGAAGTCACCTCCGACATCAAAAAGGCCATCATCGCCGACGCCAAGGAAGGCAAGCTGACCGGCCTCGAAATCGCCAACAAGCACAAGGTCTCCATCGGCACCGTGCAGAACATCAAGAAAGCCGCCAACCTCGTTGGTTAATCATTTTCTCGGGGTTCATTGAATAGGGGTCGGGCGTTATTGCTCGGCCCCTTTTCGTGCATATACGCTTGACTTTTTACAAAAAGTCGCTAGTATTAGGATATGTTGAAGCCCGACTTTATTCCTGAAGACGCAGCCCCACTAGAGAGCGTCGAAGACTTGACTCCATCCCAGATGATTAGCTACAACTCCTTCGTCGCACATAAGAATAGAAATATTTACGTGGAATTAAATGATGGGAGCACGTACACTGGGCTACTCAACGGTATTCGCGGCTTCGATTTCTATGTAGGCTCGAAGTCTCCCAAACTCAAGTACGTAAATGTAAAGAAGTACAGAGTGACATGACCATCTACCACGTAACCAACTTTTTATTGCAGCGTTTCATTGACGTGTGCATATTCCTTTCATACTATGCAATCTGAAAATAAAATCCTTGTCGCGGATGATTCTACATCCCTTCCTCCAAACGTAATCGCTGAGGCTAACGCAGCGGCCCAGACTGGCAAGAAAGAGATTAGTCCTATCGAGCGTGCCAAGATTATGGAATACTTCCGTTACGAGGCACAGAAGAAGCACAAGAATCGCCACAACACCCCATTCGACGCACAGCTCCGTAATAAAAAGCGTGCCAAGGTGAAGCGGTCTCGTAGAGCGAATTTGGACAGATTGCTTAGAGATAAGCGTTGACATTCTTAGCAGGCAGGGTATAAAGGCGGGTCTAGAAATAGGCTCGCCTTTTTTATTTATGAAATTCTTAATAGCATTCATCCTGTCTTGTTCGTTATGCTTTGGTGTGACCGATAATGAAAAGGTTGCCGCCGTAATAATCGGTGAGGCTGGAGGCGAAGGGGAAATCGGTATGCAAGCCGTGGCGAACGTAATAGCGAATCGAAAGGGAACGCCGTTTGAGGTAATATCAAAGCGTTACCAGTTTTGTGCGGCTCGCTCCGTAATAGTAGACAAGACTGAGACTTGGCAGCAGCTTGTTGACAGGCGTAAACGTCATCCACGCTGGGGACTCGCACTTGAAATGGTAGAAAAAATCTACGAATTACCTGATGTGACCAATGGGGCGACTCACTTCCATACGCCTGCCGTGAATCCTAAATGGGCAAAAGTTCTTGCGTTTAAGAAAAGAATCGGGAATCACTTGTTTTATCGAGAAGGGGCTTGACTTTCCTAAAACGACTGGTCAACGTGATGGCATGAACTCCTACACGTTGGAACGAGCTATCGAACTTCTGGAAAACGCCTCAGCGGTCATTATCGACAATGACGTGTTGATTTATCCTCGCGTTGACGATGGTGACGACGAAGAATTCCTCACCTTGTCTTGGGACACTGAAGGCGAAGAATACACCTACAATTTTCTCCGCAAGGATAATCGCGTCGTTAACATCAAAGACAATCAGCTTGTTTTGGTGGCCGACGAAGGCACCGAATTCAACGTCACTCTTCTCGAACCTCAGACACTTAAATCGTGAAACTTACCGCTACAGTTTCGAACTGCGAGGAAATCGAAGACGGCATCAAAGTAAGCCTTGTCACTAACGGACAGACGGTGCAGGTTTATGATGCTACCAAATTCGATTTACTCGTCACCTTGGAGCGTATTGAAATGCGTTTCCATATGGACGACGATAAGACCGATATGACCCTTACAGGCTATCGTTGTGTAAATGTCAAACGTGGCTTTTGGGAACTCGTAACCATCGACCTAACCTAACGTGCTAATTCTAGGAATCATTTTCCTATCCATCCTCTACGCAATCCACCTAACATACCGAAATCCTCCTTGACAATTTAGAAAACGTCCCTCAGCGTCTCGTACATGAACTTATTCGCTCTCTACCAACTCGCAAAAGTCTCCGGTTATAACGCTCAGAACAAAGAGATTTATCGCCGCGAAGCTCTCAAACAGCTAAAGAAATTCGCAGATACAATGTCTCTAAAGCCTGAGACGTTCAATGTTCGATTCAATGCGGGTGGTATCGCTGTGGCAGGCGAAGCAATTCTTCATCACGACAAATTCTACTTGCAAATTAACGAGTACGGCGTATATTGGCGTACAGTTAAAAGTCAAAAGGATTACTTGGGTGGGCCTAATCGCTGGCTCATCTCTATGACAGGTGCAGACGACTCTCAGGGATTCGAAAAACAAATCATCAAACTGCTATCATGAAAATCGTCATTTCTCAACATGAGGTGGAAAGCCTCATTCGCTATCACTATAAGCTTAATGGTGGTGACCGCATTATCATCAGTCGCCCGCGTAAGCGTAAAGCCGCTACTGACATCAAAGTTTTTACGGCTAAACTGCCCGAACCTATCAAAGGAGTCGTTCAGAGTGTTGACGAATTCCTCGCCTCCGGTCAAATGATTGGTGCAATCAAAGCGTATCGCACCGCTACCATGCTCGGTCTCAAGGAAGCGAAGGACGCAATTGAGGACTGGCAGCGGGTTCGTGCGTTCATCATCACTAACGCCCGCTATCCTCATCAATGAGCTTGTCGAAAGAAATCAAGGATAAGGCTCACCAGACCGCGACAGAGCTTTTAGCCGCGTCAAAATCTGGCCGCTCAATTGTCCTTAGTTTCGATTCGCTCAGACTCTTAATAGAGAATTGTATGGTAGACGGTATGGCTTTGTATAGAGACAAGCTTACTGGTAAGTAATTTTTCAGGTTTGTTTATGGGAATCGGCCACCTCGAAAGGGGTGGCCTTTTTATTTGAAAACGAACTAATAATTCGCTAATAAGGTAAATTGAAAAATGAGCTTGACACGCTTAATAAAAGAATAGGGCGAGAGATGTCGGTCTCGCGGGCTCGTGCGTACGCGGGCGTGAGTATCTAGGAAACTGTTACTGGTACGCTATTTGTAAAAAGATTGTAAACAAAAATAATTCAAAAAAGCTATTGACGCGTTTTTCGTGCGTGCTATTGTTTGCGTATGGTTAAAACCAAAAAGTCGATTTCAGTAGTGCAGGTGGGAGAGATTTACCGCCTCACCAAAGCAACAAACCTTTTAGACTTTCGCATGGGGAAAACATTCACCAAAGCAGAGTTGCAAAAAGTTATTGACTCTGACATCATGGTAACGGTAACAAATAACAAATGAACGCTTTCATTTTGGCCGCGTCCCTCGTCTCCGCCACCTATTGCACAGGCAAAGCTATCGAATCTCTTTTAGGTTTCTACCTTTACAGACTTGACCAACAAAGAACTTCCCGCGATTCAGTGTTAAAGCGTCGCAAGAAATTCAAGTGGCCGCAGTATATTTTTCTTGCCGTTATTTGTTGGGCAATTTTCTTTTCCCGTATCACCACTAATAAAACGACAAACAACCCTTTGTTAGATTCATCAATTCAACTCAATCAAATCTCCTCCCATGAATAAAGCAGACCGTCTAAACCTTATCCGCTCCGCCTTCAAACGCAAACCCGCTTTGACTGAGCAAGCATCCGCAATCATCGAAGAGCTACAGAAAGAGGATGCAGACCTCGGGGGCGTTGCCTCTTATGGCGAATGCCTAGCCGCTGACAATGTGAAGGTTTCCCGCGTCGAATCCGACGACGACGAAAGCGAGGCAAACACTGAGATTGTTTCCCCTTTCATGCGTGAGATTCAACAGGAAGAGGCACGCGAGCGGAAAACCTTTGAATCCGCCCTTGCGTGAGTCAGCAACAGCAAAACGAAATTGCCGAGGAGTTAAAAGCCCTCGGCTTTAATCTAAAGCGAAATATCCATCGCCGTTTTATAGTATGGAGCGGCGTTGTTGGTGACGTAGAAATAAAAAAGTTCGTGACAATAAAGGCAATCCGTGCGTTTATAGCAGAGAAGAAAGCAGAATCCCTAAATAAACAAACCAAATGAAAATCTCCGCCCTTGTAGTTTATCGCCTGACCGTCGAAATGGACGTTGACGAAAGCAAACTCAACGATTCGCAATACGTGGAGGAAATCCGCGACGCTATCAAAACCCGTGCCGAAAAGGATTTGATTGACGGCGTGCAAGGCGTCATTCACGAATGCGATGCCCCTGAGCTAGTAGAATAATTCAAAAACAAATACGTAAACGCCTAATAACATGACGACGAAACAAGTCAAAGACCTCCGCGAACAATTGCAGGAAGATTTACGCACTGCCCTTGACGGAGCCCCGCAAGCTATGATTGACGCGGCTTGTCAGGTAGTGGTGAATCGACTACAGCCAACAAAGAAAGGGCGGACTTTCATCCTCACTTTCAAAAACCCGGACGCAATCGACAATTCCCTTGTGGATGAGCCGACAGCGGTGCAAAAGGCCGCAAAGGCGTTTCTCCCTAAGTATGTCAGAGATGGGGAATACTTGGATTTAGAGGTGGACGTGGACAACAAAACGTTTGAAGTTTTGAAGACTCCACGCGGCTATTGATAGAAAAAGTCATTCGTAAGTGTCAGCCCTTCGCCTAGTTACGCGAGGGGCTTTTTATTCTGCGAATTTTTCTTGCGTTTAAGAAACGTCCTGCCATTCCTTATGGCATGAACTCGACTCTCACCGCTCCCTCCCCTGTCAAACGCAAAAAACTAGTCCGCAAGGTTTCTCTCCGCTTCTTTGAAGACCAAGCAAATGGCGAATACGGCCTTGCACACGTCGAAACGTTGCAGGGTCAAGACGGCAACGACGGATTCAACGCATTTTGGAGCGGTCAAGGTTTATTCCATGACGTGTTTGAGCACGCACACGAGCACACGGACAAACATTTCAAAGGCTGGTTTGCAATGAATGCGGGCGGGGAAGTTGCGGCAATGGGGGCAATGTGGTTTTATTATTCACAGTGCGGCATGTCGAATCGCTTAAATTCAAGCTATCACTCCCCGGATGAAATCACGATTTCAGGCACTTGCGAAATGATGAAAGAAAGCATTCAGGAAGGTTATTGCAATTTTGGTGACACGTTAGAAAGCAACGTTCCGAACCAAAAACCAGTAAACGACGGGACGCTTGAATGGATGATTGAGGAGCATTTTGACCGCATCCAAGCAACAGAGCCGAAAGGGCACGATGAAAGAGACGTTGAACGCGGGCAGGCGTACAAGGCAAGTGTGACCCGTGAAAAGCTGGCAAACCTTTATCGCTACGGCTACCGCATGGCGGAAAAGCTTGTAAGCACGGAAACCTCATGGAATGGAGATGCGTTGACGACGTTCAAAGCGTTTTGGGATAAGTTTTGCACTCAGCACAAGGCGGAAGAGTTGGCAATGCGGTTTCGCGGTCTTGACTTTTCAATCTATCGCAATGCGGAAGGGTTGATTGAATGGAAAGCGGAATTCACAAAGCACGCGGGCGACTACGAATTTACGCCTGTCCGTATCGTCGCAAAAGCAAATCAAAACCCCTATATCGACGGAGAACTTTTTTAAGCTGACTTGAAAGATTTTTCTTGCGTTTCACCTCTTCCCGCTCATTCTCCCTCTCATGAAGCTTGAAAACTTTCACGAAACCCTGTCCTCTGCTTTGAATAACGCTCTCGCATATCACGCTGCGGAAGGCGTTAAAATGTCGGAGGCGGAAGAGTATAACCTACGCGAAAAATTCGCTTTTGATGGGGTCAAGTACGAACAAACCAAACAAGCAAGCGGACCGATTGAAAGCATCAAAGGAAAAGCAACTAAAAAGTGGTTGCATATCTCAATTTATCGCATGTCATCCGGTCGTTACGAGTTGACGACGTATTGCCTTTAATCGAAGATTTTTCTTGCAAGTAAACTTTCACCCTCTACTCTCCACCCGATGAAACTCTATTCTCTCAACCGCTCCCGCCTCTTTGAAATCATTGCGAGCCTTCCGCAAGTTCCCTTCCAATTCGCTCACGTCGGGGAATTGTTCGTTGACGTTTATCTGTCAGACTCTCACGCCTTGACGATTCAAGCCAACTTTAGCCATTCAATCTCCCTTATCCGTCCCGAGGTGGGGCAGAAATTCAAGCTCACGAAATCGGGCTTGCGTACCATATCGGACTCTTGCCGCTCAATCCACGCTTATCCCTCGCAGAATTTTGTTGACAAAATTTCGGACTATGTGGGGCAAATTGGTATTGCTTCCCATACCTTCCCGCCCGGCTTTGATATAACATTGCAGTTTTCAGACGGTCAATCATTCCACGCAAAAACGCATTGGTTAGAGTTTGCTTGAAGATTTTTCTTGCCTTTCAAGTTTCCCCTCTCATTCTCTCACTCGTAACTCCCTCCCATATGAACCTAAAAGAAATCACTGCAATCAATGGCAAGAAACTGAAAAAGTCTCATGTCAATCTCCTCGTGAAGCTGGCGGACAAATTCAATGTCACCGCTTCCGACGTTAAGGAAGTCCGCTCTAATCCGTTCACCGGGGCACGTAAAGAGCTTGAACCGCTCGCCGTTGCCCTTTTTGATTTCATTGTCCCGAACTATCACAAAGGACTAGTCAAAGGCTCCACGGCTGAAAGCATGTTAAACCCCAACGCAATCCCGACGCAAATCTGGGACTCCTCCCGCCATTTCTTTCTGGAGTATTGGCCGGAAGAATACTTTGCACTGATTGACTAAGCAAACGGCTTATCATATCGCCCGCCCTCACAAGGGGCGGGTTTTTTGTTTGTTCCACGTGGAACTTTATTCGCGGAAAACTTTTTCAAAATAAAGTGTTGACGCGTTCGCGGTCGTTTGTTCTCCTCATGTCATCGAAAGGGCTTGCGGAACGCTCCCCTTGAAGAGTTGAAGGTGATTCCCCGAGGGGTGGCCTAAGAGTGGGGGACCAAGGGGCGGGCTCAAAACTAACTTCCTCGTTTTTACAATTCTTTTACATTGACAAAAAGAAATTTCCACCTGTCAAGCGAAAAGCAAAAACCTGATTCGATTTATTTTTAACTTAGTGCGGAATTTTTCTTGCGTTTCAAAAAACGCTCCTCATCGTCTAGCTCGTTAGATTAAACCATAAACAAAACTAAATCGCACTCATATGAAA